GCGAGATAATGAGCGTTGTGCAACCCTAAGTTGTCTTTGTGCTGATTTTAAGAAATCTTTATTCTCGAATTTCTTTCCATCAGACGTTATTAATAAGTCTTTTATTCCCAAATCTATTCCAACAGAAGTAGATTCAGAAATTTGTTTTTTTGTTGGAAGGTCTTGTTTTGTGTCAACCAAAATCGACACAAAATATTTGTTTGTTACAGTCTTGGAAACTGTCACGGTTTTTATATCACCTTTAAATTCTCTGTGCAAATCAATTCCAACCCACTTTAATTTTGGAATGAATATTTCTCTATTGTTTTCAGAAAACGAAACTCCTTGTGGCAAAGAAAAACTTTGTTTTCCGTGTTTGTTCTTAAATTTTGGGAATCCCATTCCACGAAAGAAAGCATGGTATGCATTATCCAAATTTCTCATCGACATCTGTAATGCCTGAGATGGAGTCTGTTTTAGCCAAGTTAAATCTTCTTTTAATTCTGTTATTTGTTTGTTTAAATCAAAACATGTAAGGTTTTTCTTATTTCCAGCATAAGCGTCGATTTTTGTTTCCAAACCAAGATTGTATACAAACCTCACTTGTCCAAATATGTTTGCCATAACATTTTGTTGTTCTTCGCTTGGAAATATTCTGTATTTATATGCCTTTAACATCTTTTCTTACACATTCTATATATAAATATGTAAAAATTTTATAAAATCAAATTTATTTGTAACTATTTTAAATAATTTTCATATATTTATAATAAAAGTTGCAAAAACAAATTACAAATTTTTTAAAAAAGTAACATTATGAAATTTATTGAAAATTACAGAAACAGAAAATGTAAAACATGGATTGGAAAATTTTTCCAAACATTAGTTTTTACCCATGTGGCTAAACTAATATTGTTTGGCGGACTTGTATTGTTTGGAGCTGTTGGCATTGGAGTTATTGAAAGTAACTCTATTATATTCGCTTTATGTTTTAAAATTGGTTTAGTTGGATTGGCTGCATATGCAGTTATATTTATGGTGTATGCCTGGTTTATCAATCCCATTAGAGAATATCTAAAAAATAAAAAATGATTACATTAATATTAATTTTTTTTCTTTTAATAATATCTGCAGCCAGCAATGCTGCAATGGATATTTTAGATTTTAAATTTAATAGTTCCATTTTTTCCGAAGTCAGCGAAAAATGGTACAATTGGTTTAACCCAGAAGAAAGTTGGAAAAATAAATATAAAAACAGAGATCCGCAACAAGGACCAGCTTTTTTTGGAAGTACAACTTTCTTGGTTTGGACAACTGATGCCTGGCATTTTTTTAAAATGATAATGCTCTCTTGTCTTACGGCTTCTATAACAATTGGAATCGGATATATAGCATTTGCAAATTATCCAATTTTAAAATTGATTTTTGCCGATGCAATTGTATATTTTATTATCAGATTCTTATATGGATTTATATTCGAAACTTTCTGGACAAAAATATTCGTTAAAAAATAAAAAACCCCTCAAAAAAGAGGGGTTTCTTTTATTGTATATGTGGTTGCCACCTAAGCTCATTATCCTTAATTGCTTTCCTTATCCATCTCATTAAAAGCATAGTTTTCTCTGTCAAATTAAATGTAGCATCTCCCACCTCTGCCCTATCACTTACATCAACTGGAACAGTGTATTTTACATCCTCTACAATAAAACTGTACATTAATTTCGAACCAATACAGCAATCAAGAGTTGCCATATTTTGATTTCTAACCATCTCTGTGGTTGTGTGTTTCAAATTTTCCATATTGCTAAATTTTAAATAAACTCGTACACCTGGAGAGATTCGAACTCCCGACCCCAACGTCCGTAGCGTTGTATTCTTAATCCACTGAACTACAGGTGCGAAAAAGAAAAGCAGGGACTTGTGGGAATTACCTAGGGGGTACCTACCCGTTTGCGCCTTGCGACACTACACAAGTTTGCTTTCCAGTTGTATGAGTAAAGGGAGTCGAACCCCTTGATACTTGGATGTAAGCCAAGAGCACCAGCCGTTATGCGCTACTCACATAATATTTAAAAAGACAAGATGAGCATAGCCAAGATTTTGTTTTATTTTAGCATTTATCTGATATAATGAACTCGTCAAAACATCGTTAGCCTCTACCAGGCTATTATAGAATTGAAGGTACCCATTCTAAGCCCATTTGAGTTGCACACCGCTAATTTTAGCTTCTTACCCGAAGTAAGAGTTGCATCGGTATAACGATTTTTCACAATCTCCCGATTCCTTCTTTTTGATGTGTCTTGAACTTCCTCATACAAAAGTATGCGCTAAATCCTCTTTCTTGTCTTTATTAATTTTCCATTGTTTTTTTTGACAATTATCAGAACAATATTTTTTATGATTATATTCTGTATCAAATTTTTCTCCACAAAACCCACAAGTCCTATTTAAGTAACTTTCATGAACTATAGAATCCCACTTATGATTGTAACACACAACTGGACTTATTCCTATAAAATTTAAAAATTCAAAAACTTTTTTATTTGGAATTATAATTCTATTTACCGTTTCTTTTAAAAAAGCATCAAAATTATAACAATTTAATTTTTCAATTAAAAATTTATTATCTTCTTTTGTAAAAGAATCAGTACAAAAAACTGCTCCAACTTGATTGTCTAACGTACCATCACCAAGATACCAGTGTAAAATAGTCGTTTGATTTAACTCTATATCCTTTGGAACTATTTTAACATCATTTGGATACCATTTTTTTCTTAAATTAGTAAAAAAAACATTTGCCTTAGAATTTATAGTATAATAATCAAACCCGCTATTGTTTTTCCCTTTGAATTTTGTTAATTCAAAACTAAATTGTTTAATAAAAAAATCAATATATTCTTCGAACTTGCAAGAATGAGTAAATGACGAGTTTTGGTTGTTAATAATTCTTCGAAGATGTCCATCAGAAAGCAAAGACCCGTTAACAATATCCAAATCGTTTTTTGTTAAAAAAATTTCTTCTAAATTCTTTTTTGATTCATCTGAGCATTTATACGAACAAAATTTGTTAGATTTATGCTTTCTTTTATAAAAAAATTTTCCGCATTGTTCACAAACTCCTTTTGTATAATATTCATATCCTTTTCCATTCTTTCTTATCATTCGATATGAACCATCTTTAATTTTTTTAAAATCTCCTGTCATATATTTATGTTTTTATATAAATATAAACAAAAAAGGAGAAAAAACAAAATTAATAAAATATTTTAATATTCAAAGAACTTTATTGTATTATTTTCTCATGAACTTCCCGTTTTCTCTGGTTAAAGCATCTAACCAATAACCTTTACCATCTTTTGACATTGACCAGACATTCATTACTTCATTCATGTCCAGTGGAAGTTCTTCAAATTTTTCCATGGCAATTTTTACCTTTTCCATTCTTCTGAACATTCTATTTGCAAGTCTTTTATCTTGTTTTTCTGAATGTCCTGCGTTGCCAAATATTGGCGTTTTTCTTCTTGAACGACTCATTGTTTTTTAAATTTAAGTTATAAACTTAAAAAACTGCTGCGATCCTTTCTGTTGCTTTCATAATTTTTCCTTTATTATAAATATATTAAAAATTTGTACCCCCAGTAGGATTCAAACCCACAACCCCGTGGTTCGTTGCCACGCACTCTATTCAATTGAGCTATGGAGGCATTTGTGGAACTGGATGTTTTCGATGCACCGACTCATTGTTTTTCACACAATTGCTCTTCCATCTGAGCTACAGTTCCAAATTTTATTTTGTGGTGTTGCCTGGATTTGAACCAGGGGCTGACAGATTTTCAGTCTGTTACTCTACCAAGCTGAGTTACAACACCTTATGTTCTCTAACTCAAGTGGTGGGGGTAGGTTTATTTCCAAATATACACCACTCAAGTTTGAGAATATTTTTTTAGCAATATGTCAAAGATCATAGTTGTCCAGCAAGGACTCGAACCTTGACATGCCTTTTCCTCCAAAGGGAAACGTGCGACCAATTACACCACAGGACAATATTTAAAGAACATAAAACAAAAAACCCCAGGATTTTTGACCTTGGGGTTTTTTAGTAAATGACGTATATTGTATTAACGACATGACACACCCAAGGTCTTTTGTACTTGTTGCACAAAAAACACAACCTGAAAGCGGCTTTGGCATGTTATGTTAATTAAATTTTTCATTCTTTACTTTTATTTAAATAGTCAAAAAAAATTGTTTTCATCAATTCATACGCAAAGATAAGAAAAAAGTTACATTAAATCCAAGTTTTTTTCTTACTTTTTTTAAAATAATTTTTAATTTGTTGAATTTTAATTAGTTTTAAAAAATTCTTTAATAAACAAATTCTGAAAGTGTTTTAAATTTTTTATCTAAACTTAGCAGTGCTATTTCTACTTCTTTTAAACACTCATTAATTCCACCGCCCAACAATATAATATTGGAATAGTTTTTTAAGAAACTCATTAAATCAGGTATATTTATCATATCTCCAGCGTTTTCTAATAAATCTCTTACATCTTGTTGATTGTGGTTTGTTTCTTTCATATAATTGTTCCACATATCATTGTCAATATCTCTACTATCATTTACATTATGTTTAATCATATATTTAATCAAGTCAACGATATTATCTTCATCAATAGAATTGTCAATACAATACCTAAAAAAAGCATATCCTTTATCATAGAATGTTGCATTTTGTATAATATCTTCATCAATGTTTAAATTAATTAACCATTCTTGGAAAGAATATTTGTCAATCATACCAAGTGTATCGGCGCCATTATATAAAAAAACTATATTATTAAGTTCTGCGTTTTTGTTAATAAAATTAACCCATTTTTTTAAATCAAATGTTATAAATTTTTCATATTCTGGTTGAATATCTACATTAACAATCGTTTTACCCTGTACTTTGCTTTCATTTATTAATCTTAATTTTCTTTTATTTAAATTGTTATTTTCGTTTAAATATTCACGTATAGTAGTTTTTATAAGTTTTCTTAATTTCATATTCTTAAATGTATTTATTATACATATAAATATTATGAAATAAATTATAAAAAAATTACCGACTTACTTCTACTTCTGCTTCTGGATATTTATAGCAAGCATTTAAATAATTTTCTACAAATTTAACCAATCCTTCGTAGGAGCCCCATCCGTTATCTGGATTAAACTCCTTATATTTTTCTGGATTTAACTTAAGTTTATGTAACCCTTGTCTCAAAGGTTCAATCAATTCTTTTGCTTTTGTAACACCAATTTCATCTGGTCTCCACAAATGTTCATAAATTCCAGCTTGTTCGGCCATTACATTTAAGTTATGAGTAATGTTTGAAGAATACACTTCATCACTTTCATTAGTTTGTTCTGGAATTCTTACGGGTTCTATACCTGGGTGTTTTTCATTCCATTCTCTCAATGAAATTTCTTTTGTTTCTCCATTTTCACGAACAAATATTCCAGATGATTCACGGATCACCTTTTCTCCTTTGGAGATTAAACTAACATCTAAGCTCATTGTTTTAATTCTTTTACTTTATTATACCATTTATCAACTCCTTTATTCAACTCTTCTTTTATTTCTTCGAAAGTAAACCCATCGGCCAGGATCATGTCATAAATAACAATAAGAGCATCTGCATATTCTTCTTTTTTATTATCTCTTACGCTTTTAATAGTCATTCCTTCGCTACGTGGTTTCAATCCAAGTTCTCTCATGTGAGCTGCTGCAATTTCACCAATTTCCTCTTGTAGTTTTACCATCTTATCTGAAACTGTCATAGATTTTCTTGGATCATTTTCTCTTGCCAGTTTTATTTTTTCTAAAATTTTGTCATCCATTATTAATGCATTTTTTGTGAAATTTTATAATTTTATTTTTTTCTGATTCTGAAAGAAGTTTCCACCAATTAAATCTTTCTTCTTTGTTTTTTAATTGTCTAATTTTTAATAAAGGGCAATTTTTTTCTTCTTTGTTTTTTGAACATCCGAATATTAATCCAATATATGTTTCTTTGTATAAGAACACTTAGAAATTTTTTCATAAATAATGTAAAATTATTCTAAAACAATTTCTCCTTTTAAAATTTTTTCTCTTATTTTGTCTTTTTCTTTAAAAACATCTTGATCAAAATGTACGCTATTTTTATCCGTTAGCTCATCTAATTGCATTAACAAAAATTCCATATTTTTTTTATAATTAATGTTTATTATCTTACACGATTTTTTCATTTTTTTAAAGTTTTAAGTAATTTTTTTTATAATGAAATCTACACAAGCGTTGTACATAGCTTTATGAGAAACTTCCAAAACAACATTTTTGTAAATTTCTTTTTCTGTTTCTTCTTTTTTTAACTCACAAGTCTCTTTGTGGCTAACCACATTTACATACCCATCTGGTTTCGATGTATTATGCCACTCTTGAATGAAAACTTCTGTTTCATCATCTTTCATTGAAATAATAGTTCTCATTTTATATCCTTCTCTGGGATTATGGTTTATTTTGTGTATAACCCATCTTAAAATCTCTGAACCAATCACTGGATCATGAGGAGCAAATAGTTTATAATCCAATTCTTTTTCGTCATAACCCATGAATTTAAAAAGAGTTTTGTTGTATTTTTTATAATTTTCTAGATAATTTTCCATATTAAAAATTTAAAGGATTATTGACATATGACAACATTCTTTGACTTAAATCAGAATGACTTCTTCCACATATTTCTTCTAAAACATTCTGGTTCGATTCATTAACAAGACTTGATTTATACCAATATCCATATTTCGAATCATTTTCAATAATTGTTTTAGTTTTTACAAACCAAGAGTTGTATTTGAAGCTATAAAAAAACTTACCCATTCTCTTATATAAAACCCTTTCTATTGGAATTTCTCTTTTAATTTTTTTTTCTTTTGTTTTGTTAGAAATCTGAATTTTTTCTTTTTTTAAGAGCCATATTAAAATTTTTGCCAGTGCATTGACCATTTTTTTATCAGATCTTGAAATCCACATGTCTTGCCCAGTCAAATCGTTATCTTCATACCAAACCATAGGTAACCCATGTTCTCCATCATATCCCATACAAAGATAATATGAAGAAAAATCGTTCTTCCCATGTTGTATTTCTTTTGGAAGAATTTCTAAAAGTTCATCTGTTGTAAATGTTGATATGAACTTTTTTTGTCCTTCTTCGCTTTCTCTATTAAAACAAAGTCCAGTAGAGTCTGTGATTGCAAATTCAAAAGGAGAAACAAGCTTCCAATCATCAGAATAAAATACAGAAAAACTTTTTGTCTGATCAACGCCCAGATCTTTAAGGATTTTTGCGTATTTAAGGTCGCAAACTATTTCTTTAAGCTTCATGTTTTTTAATAATTTCTTTATACCAAAAAAGAGTTTTTTGAATTCCGTCGTTTATATTTGTTTTAGGAAAATATCCTAACTTTGAGATTTTCTCAATATTAGAATGTGTTTTAAAAACATCCCCAACCCTTCCATTTGCATAATCAATTCCTTTTATGTCCGAAATTGACTTAATCATATAAAGAATGTCAATAAGAGAATTGTTTCTTCCACTTCCAACATTAAAGATGTCTCCGTGAAATTTTTCAATTGAAGTCGCTGCTAAAAAGTTGGCAAAACATACGTCTTTTACATATACAAAATCCCTAATTTGACTCCCGTCACCATCCAATCTAACATTGGTTCCAATCACAGCACATTTAATCCAAGCACATATAACAGAAGAATAAGCATTTTCAGAATACTGATTTGGGCCATAAACATTAAAATATCGTAAACAAACAGTTTCAATGTTGTATAGTTCAGAATACAACTTACAATATTCCTCTATTATTCTTTTTTGCAAAGCATATGGTGATTTGGGAGATATAGCACAAGATTCTGAAGTTGGAAATTCGTTTGTGTCTCCATAAATAGCCGATGATGAACTAAAAACAAACCTTTTAACTTTTTTTCTAGCACACCAATCCAAAAGAATTAAAGTTTTAGAAACATTGTTTTCATTTGTTGTTTTTGGATATTCTACAGAATATGGAACACTTGGAGTTGCTGCAAGATGAAACACTGTGTCAAAATAGTTTCCTAAATAAAAAAAATAATCAAATTTTTCCTCGATGTTTTTTATATCTTCTTTATAAAAGTGAAGCCTACTTTGATATTCATTTTCCAGTGGCTTAATAAACGTTTCGTATATTTTTTTCCCAGCTTGAAGATTGTCTATAGCAAAAACTTCAAAATCTGTATTTTCAAGTAAGAACTCTACAAGGTTTGATCCAATAAACCCAGCGGCACCAGTAACTAAAACTTTTTTCATATTTTATTTCATTAAATCATCAAGTTCTTTCCACATAGAATCAATATGTCCAACCAGATAAAGTTCTTCTTTAAAATGAACATATTCTTTTTTATATTTATCCCCCATTCCATGTCCACTTAAAACTGATCTTCTTGCATTTGCAATTCTATCAGCAACTTTTATTTTTATTGCCTGTAATCTAAGCGGACTTTCTTTTATTTCATCATAAAATTTTTGTGGTTTTCTTGCATCCCTATTCCTTCCTTTGAAGTCTGAACACAAATACACAACCTCAGCGACAGAATGACCAAACATTTTCTTAACCTCATTATAAGAAACTCCACCATCCTCTAAAACATCATGTAAATTTGCCTCTATCAAAGAATCATCTTCAACCTCTTTGTGATCTCTTAAAACCTGTTCAATATCTTCAAAGTGTACATAATAATGTTCTCCATCATAACTTGCTAAAGCATGTTGCCTGGCAGCAAATCTTATTGCTTTTAAATATCTTTCGTTACATTCCATAATTATGATCTTTTAACCTTTGTGTTCCAAAAATTCAAGCACTTTTTATTTTCTTTATTTTGTTTTATAGCAAGTTTAATAACTTTTTTGTTGGAATACCCTTCTGGCAAATATCTCAAATTAAAAATACCATTGTCTTTGAAAATATATTCAATGTTTTCTTCAAAAAACAAATCAAAAAATCCAGTGTTTTTTTCTAAATAACAAAGAACATCCTCAAAATGAACTTTTTCGAATTTCGAAAGCTCATCGACAATTTTTTTCAAAACTTCCTTGTCTAAACAATCACTTCCTATTAAACTAAAAATATTATATCTTCCACAACTATTTCTCCACCTTAAAATTGGTTCAATCATTTTTTTTGTTATTACAAATTCTTCTTCTACCATTTTTTCGTAGTAAAAAGGATCTTCTTTCAAAATATTTACAATTTGATCTTCACTCAATTCTTTCGGACTTATGTAGTTCAAAAACACAGGATTTATTTCATAGGCAACTCTCTTAATTTCTTCATTAGAAAAACGTGTTAACGGAGAATTAAAACGACTTTTAGTATTGTTTATGTATTTATCCCATAAATTTTCCATATTTTTTTTATCCTTTGCAAGACATAAAACAAACAACATCATTTCTTCATCAACATATGATTTTTCAATGGAAAATATTAACTTAATATTCTTTTCAATAGCATTCATAGCTTTCTCTTTCGAATATCTTTTTGCAAACAAAATAGACGAAGGTTCTAGGTCTATTGCCATTTGGACATCTACATCCGTTGGATTAAGAATGTACTTAATATTTGTTGGATTTACATTAATTACAATTGCTTTTGAATGTTCATCCTGATCACTGGCAAACTGAATGGCGGCTGGATTTTGATAAATTGCAGTTAACACCATTTCTTTCGTTTGTTCTGGCATAATGGAAAGCTGCATACCATCCGCTTGTAGCCTTTGTAATTTATTAATATACCGCTCAACATTTAATCTGTTGACACCTTCTTTGTTAAGACCAAGTTCGTTGCATTTTCTTGCAATTTCCTCTGTAAAACTTCCCAAAATTTGGGGATTGTAAATAGCTAAATTCATTTTTTTAATTTTTATGTTAACGATTTTTTTCTTTTAATTCTCTGGGCGCATTTCTTTCTTGATTTTTTCTTTTTTCTTCTTTACGCTCTTTAAATGTTGGTCCAGAATTTTTGTCTTTTATGTTTAAAATTGGAATTAAACGATCAATAACATTGGCCGTTGGTTCATTTAATCTTTCTATTGTTTCAGAATCTTTATAAGCCCCTTTACATTCATCAAGAGTACCTTTACAAACTGATGTTGAAAAAATTCCCTCCATTTCTTTTTTAAAATATTCTAAATCAAGTTTTTCTTTTGCCATAGAACGACTCATTTTTCTTCCAGCGCCATGACCACAACTATAATTAAATTCTGGATTTGATTTTCCTTCACATATTAATGATCCATCTTTCATATTAAGTGCTACAATCATTTTTTCTCCAACGTATGAGCGTATGGCACCTTTGCGAATAATAAAGTCTTTAAAATCGATATAATTGTGTACTGTTTCAATAATTTCGATTGGTTTAATGCTTCCTAAAATAAGACATGATGTGTTTAACATCATTTTTCTATTAAATTCTGCATATTTTTGAGCAACTACCATATCAAGCAAATATTCAAAAGCATTTTCACCTTCCAGGAACTCCATGCCATTAATGTTAAAATCAAAATCAAGTCCAAGTTCTTTTTTTGCAGATTCCGTTAGCTGTGGAATTGTAGTTTTATCTTTGGTGTTTTTATTTATAAATTCAATTTTTTCCTTTAACTCCACATTTCTTTTATCACTTAAAAGTTTTTTTGCTTTATTTTGATGATAGTCACAAATACATTTACCAAAATTTCTAGATCCAGAGTGGATAGAAATCCATATGTCTTCCGTTTTTTCAGAAACTCCTAACTCGTAATAATGATTTCCTGATCCGAGTGAATTTATACTTAATTCAATGTGTTTTTGCTTCGCTTTAATTTTACTGCACAATTCGCCAAAGCTCCTATAATCAAATTTTTTAAATTCATAATTTGTTTTAAATTTGTTGTTATAAGCTCTCGTAAAAATCAACATTTCATTATTAAGTTCATCCCAAGGAAAATGTTTTCCAAATAAAAACTTTTCATTATTATTAATTTTAAATCCATTTTCATTAGCATTAATACCCATTGGAATACTTTCTCTTATCTCTTTGTCAAATTTTTCAAAAGTCATATTTAACTTTTTTCCAATGTTTGCACATAAAATTCCGCATGAAATATCGACTCCGATTGTATTGGGAATCAAATATTTACCAAGTGGCATTGTGAACCCAACAACAGAACCTTTTCCAGCATGAGCATCTACTTGCAATACAACATTGTTATCAAATGCAATATGATTTATCATATTGTTAACTTGATTAATACATTGTTCTTCAATTTCATCATTAGTAATTAATGCTCTTGTAAACTTTCCTTTTATTGTGTACATAATTTAATTTTTATTGTAATATACGAAAATTTTTCAAAAAAGTTTCAAATTTATCTTTTTTAATTATATTTATAGTTACAATAAAATGAAATTGATAATTTTTTAAAAATACACTTTATGGAAAACAAAGAACTTTCTTATGTTATAGGATTATTTCAAACTGATGGAACATTAAATGAAGAAGATGGAAACAGAGGGAGATTTAAAATAGAACTAAACATTAAAGATGAAAATATAATTCATAAAATTTCTAAATTAATAAAATATAATTATAAAATTAGTACAAGGGATAGAATAACAAATTTTGGAAAAAGCAGTACTATTACAATTACAGTTTACAACATTAATTTTAGGAATTTTTTAAAAGAGCATGGAGTTCCATGTGGAAAAAAATCTGAAATAATATCTCCACCACTTCACATTAAAAATTTATCTATAGTTGATTATGTAAGAGGATTATATGATGGAGACGGTTCTCTTGGAATGACAGAGAAAAATAAACCATTTATAAGCTTAACTACAAGTAGTGAAAATATAAAAAAATTTATTGTAAATTATATAAACGAAATTACTGGAACTCCAAAAAAGAATCCAAACAGAAACAAAAGAGATAATATATACAATATTAGTTTGTTTAATGAAGATGCAATAATATTTTCCAACCATTTGTATTATGATAATTGTTTGTGTATTAACAGAAAACTTGAAAAATCAATCGAAATGAAAAATTGGATTAGACCTTCTAATGTAAAAAAAAGAGAAAATAGAAAGTTTTGGACAAAAGAACAAGATGACTTCATTTTATCAAACTCTATTGGAAATTCTATAAAAGAATTAAATAGGTCAAAACAAAGCATAGAAATGAGATTGTGGAGATTAAAATAAATTAATCTCTACAATCTCTTTTAAATTTAAGATTATACATTCCAGCATAATACTTATAATGAGAATTTATTTTTCCCATAGATTTACTGTTGTTAATAAACTCTATTTCATCCACTTTTTTGTTTCTAAACAATTGATTAACAGCATCACAATCTTCAATTGGAACATCGGTGCCTATTTTAACCTTATACCAGGAATCTTTATCTGAAATATCTATAAACCTACCTCTTATGTGACTTAAATCCAGGTTTATAATTTCAAATCCCATATGAATATGAGAAGAAAGACTAATTAAATTTAATGGAGATATTTGTAAAACAAACCTACCGTGTTTTAACATTGCATTTGACAGTTTTTTTGCCAATCCATTTCCTCTGTATTTCTTTTTCACATAAGTATAACTCAAATAACTAGAATTTTTAGGAAGATTGTTATTTAGAGTCTTTACAGAAAATGCAATTGGTGTTTTATTTAAAAAAGCAGTAATACAAACATAAATTTTAATGTCAAACCCATGCCTATATCCCTCATAGAAGACATTTGTATATTTCCACATTTTCTTAGCATCATCAAAACTTGTTCTTCGAAAAGAAACATTGTTTAAATTAATACTTGTTTGACTTGAATTCATACCATTCTATTGCATGTAATGCGTTTAAGTAATTTTCATCTTCAGCATATCCAACTCTGGATAACCAATGGGGATAATTTTCTCCTTTTCGCATGGGAATTGATTCCATTCTTAAATCTTGCCACATTTTGTAATCATACAGTGAATATACCCAGTGTTTATATTTTGCATGACCAAACATTTCTCCAATAGCACATGTTTCACGCTGTCCTGGGAATTTCATTCCAAATAAGTTGTGCGCTTTTGTACAAGATTCGGATGAAAATGAAGTTTCTTGAATTATTTGTTTTCTTACGTAATACCAGTGTTTTATATCCATTTCTGATGCAAAATAATCCAAATTTTCCTTGTTTAATTCAGATCTTTCTGCTGGAATAAAAATCGTATCTGTCCTAATTATTAAACCGTCTAAATATTTTTTTTCATGTTGAATATAAATAAATTTCGGTTTTTCTATATAAAACATACAATTTATATGTCCCTATAATAAATCCAACAACAAAAAGGAAAAAAATGGTTTTTAACAAAAATCTTTTTAATTTATATCTGAAAAAAATCATCGTTTTTTCTCTAACTATGTGATTAATCAATGGCCACACATATTCCATGTAGAAAGCTAAAAGTTCTATGTGTTCATCCAACTTTGAGTCTGTTGGAATTTTATCATCGTGAAGTGTCTTTTTTAACAATTTGTTGTCAAAAAATTTTCTCAACTTTATCCATCCAAACATTTTAAAAAACGCTCCAAATAAAGCCGAAAGGAACTTTGGATGCTTTCTTATAGAATTATTTTCTTCCATAAAATTATTCTTTTTTATTTTTTATCTTTTTTATATTTTCCTCTGTGTTCTTTTTTATATCTTCCAAAATCATTTTGTCTTCATAATAAAAAAAATCTTTTAATCCAAAAGATGGTCCCTCTTTTTCGTTTATAGAAGTTCCCATTTTTGTATAATTAAACAATAGTTGTGCAAATCTTTGTTCTGGACAAGTTTTCCACAATTCTTTTAATTGAGAAAGAAAAATATCAATTTCTTGTTCTCTTTTTTCTTTGGAAATTGAGATGTTTTTTAAGTTTTTAATCTTCCAAACCATTTCTTCCCAACAAAATTCATCTTTTGTTTTTTTCATATTTCTTAATTTATTTTTTTGCCTTGTGCTTTTATTGTGCTATACTCATTTGAAAATGAATGTTTTCTTTTGCATAACAACGACACCGCATCACTGCCAGATAATTCAAAAAAATTGTCTCCGTATTTTACTTTACCACTTTCAAATTTAACTAAATATTCTCCGTTTTTATAACTTTTAAAAATCATCGTTTTTTCTTTATCTCCAAAAGAAATTTCTATAACATCACCATGAAAAGACTGGACAACTCCATATGTTTTTGTAGGTATAATAACTTTTTCGTGTACCAAAGTCTTTTTTGTGACTAATTTTCCTTTTTCATAAGTAGATGTATCAATATAATACTCTCTTTTTAAAACAACTTGTGTTGAGTTGTAAAATTGAACTCTTTCTAAAGTTTCCATTGTAACATGATACTCATTAACTACATCTCCAGTTAACGGTTTTGCTGTTCTGCATGAAATTAAAATAACTGCTAAAACAGTTAAAATTAAAACATTTTTTTTCATCGTTTTCCTTTTTAAATTTGTTTCGTCTACAATATTATACGAATTTTTATAAAAAAAGTTATGTTTCATAAAATATAAAACACCACAAACATCAAATAAATTTATATAAATCAATGTTTTTTTTAAATTTTTAAACAATTTGTTAAAAAAAATTAATATTTATTATAAAAAACATTTATTATATGGAAAATGAAGTATTGACAGCCATTATCGGAGCAACCGCAGTTATATCATCAACAATTGTTGCTGGAGTTTTTAAAATTCTAGAAATAAGAAAGAAAAAAATTGAAGATGCAAATAAAAGGGAGCCATTAACACAAATTAGACTATTTGAAAAAGACTTGTTCAGTAAATCTGAATATTGGGTAAATTACACAATAAAAAGACTTGGTTTTGAACAAGGTGACAGAAACTGGATTTATGAAACAATTATGAGAGTAAAAATAGAAACTGTTTCTAGTAAATCAAAGAAATTTTTAGAACAAAACGACTTAATGTCTTTATCAAATTCAAAATTTGAAAATTTAATATTTTCATTAATATCTGAAACAATAGAAGAATACAATTCTATAATTAGAGAAGAATTTAAAGAATATTTTGGAAAAAACAAAGGCGAAAAAATATTTGATTTGGTGATGGATAAACAACCAACAAAAGAAAGTCAATCTATTGGATTTAATGTATGGCATGTACCTACAATAACTTATCTTGAAAAATCTATAGCTGATCATTGTGCATCATATTATCCTAACAATGTTGAAAAAATGGATATGATATTAGATGAGTTTAAAAGTGTTATTGGATCAGCACATTCACATTTATATAAAACGTTTAGTAATTTTAATGGTGAATTAAACTATTTGTTGCTTTTGTAAATAAAAAAAGGGGCTATTGCCCCTTTTTTATTCTTCCATACCGAGCTTTAAAAACATTCTGTCTAACTTTTTCTGGTCTATTCTTTTGTATCTGTTTCCAGAACACATTTCACAACTACAAATAGTAGACATAGTTTTTAATTTATTCGACCAAGATGTGAGTTTTTGTAAATCCTTCCAATTTGGATGATAAATATATTCACCATCTTTTAAACGAATTCCATCAAACCCACTTGCATATTTTTTAAGACGTGCAATGTGCTTAACATTCTTCTTGTGTCTCCTGAATGCTCTTTTAAAATTTTTCATAATTACCTCCTTTTTTAGTTGTAGGTAATTTCACCGAGCCGTGAAACTACCTCAAAGACTGGAGGTAATGCAAAATTCTGTTTTCATGTTTAATTTTTATTATAAATATTTACTTTTTTCTTTCATACTCGAAAACAAATTTGTTTTGGTCAACCAACTTAATTGATACTGGTTTTTTCCCGTTTTTATCAACCCATTCATTTTGCGATATTATAACTGTTGTGCTATCAAAATTTGTTTTAAATTGTTTTACATAATCTTGATATGGTTCCAAAATACATTTGTAACATATAGCATTTTTATCAATCCAACATGAAATTTTACCAAATAAATTTATTCCTATTATACAAGGAGTTTCATCTTGTTGTATTGTAACATACGTATTTGTGCTTTTTAAAGATTCTACAACTTTTTCTGCACTAACACCTATGTAATGTTGAAAAAACAAAAAACTTGTCCAAAAAAAACAAAACAATAATCTCATTTTTTATTATAATTTTACAATTTCAACTCTTGCGTCTCCATTCGTTGGAATACACATTTCTTTAACATTCTTATTTCCCTTAAACCCAAAATAGTTTTCTTTATACTTTTCTAACCTTAAAGCTATTTCTGTACTAGCTAATCCCATTACGTTTACGTAATGGATCACGATAAGTTTCTTTTTTTTAAATATTCCAAACATATTATTTATAATTTAACACTTCTATTAATACATAGTGATCTTTTTTTCTTTTTTGATAATTCCCATTTTTATTTCTTCTTCAGATGGAACAAAATAACCATTTCTACCATCGTTATAAACAACAATATTATTATTTGGCATATTGTTATCAATTATTACTTCATATCTACCACCTAACATCATTTTGTCTCGAAAAAAATATTCTAAATCACAAATAATATTAAACACACAAATTCCTGTTCTAATTTTATTTGCACCACCAATCATACTTTTTTTGTAAACTTTAGCTGATGCTTGATTTATTTTTGTAATCAAAGTTTGATTCCAATCCTTTTGAGTTGAATGTGTTTTTTCACCTTTTTCAGATCCTTCATAATCCCAAATAAGCTCATCAAAATATTCTAAGTTTTTATAAAAATCATCATGTTCATCGGTAAATATTTCAATATTAACCCCACACTCTTTTAACATTTCAAATGAAACCTTGAAAGATTTGCCCCAGCGCTCATTATTAAAGTCAGGTTCATAAGAAACAAGAGTCTTAATTCCAGAATTAATAATTGCTTTAGCACATTCATTACATGGAAAATATGTACAATACATAATAGAATTTTTTAATGAAACTCCATTTCTTGTTGCATTAGCTATTGCATTAATCTCAGCATGAACTACATACATATATTTTAATGGTCTTTCATTGCGTTCTTTAACTTCGTCATTTAAACTTCTTGGATGACCATTATAGCCCAAACTTTTAATGGTGTTTTCTTCATCAGTTATTACACAACCAACTTTTGTAGAGTCGTCTTTTGACCATTTAGAAATGTGCCAAGCCATTTCCATCATTCTTTTTTTCCAGTTTGCTTTCATAATTACAAAATTTTTTACAAATATAAACATTTTTTATTGTTTTACAAAATTTTATCATATTTATGTATAACATTAATTATACAAATATGAAAAAACTAAAATTATCAACAGAAAAAGATGTAATATGGCCAATACGAATGAAACAAAGCTTAAAAGATAAATTTAAATATTTTTGTGATAAAAATGGATATTCCATGAATAAAAGAATAAAAATTTTAATAGAATTAGATATAAATAACGTGGAATAATATGGGAAGGAAAAAATTAAATTTATCTTCAAGAGTTTGTGTAATTTGCGGAAGCGAAAAAGACATAAAAGAATTCAAAAGAAGAAAACATTGTAAAAAATGTGAAAGTGAAAAACAAAAAAAATATAGAAAAGAAAATCTAGAAAAAGTACGTTTAATAAAAAAAGAGTGGAGAATTAAAAATAGAGATAAAGAAAATGAAAGAACTATAAGATGGAAAAAAAACAATAAGGAAAAAGTTAAAACAACTCGTAATAATTATTTAAAAAATAAAAGAAAAACTGACGTTTTATTTAAATTAACAGAATCTATGAGACGAATGTTGAGAAGATGTTTAATTCAAAAAACAGACAGAACATTTAAAATATTAGGATATACTCCAACAGAATTAAGAGTAAAAATCGAGTCTCTATTTACTCCTGGTATGTCATGGGAGAATTATGGAGAATGGCATATTGACCATATAAAACCAATGTTGTTTCTCCAGAAAATTTTAGTAGGCTAAAAGAGTTAGATTTAAATGAATCTAAATTCATTAACTGGTTACTAAAAGAATATTTTTATAATTTAGAGAATTGGGGAAAATAATTATGGAAAATGTAGAAAAAAAGATATGTACATGCTGTCAAGGGGAAAAACCTTTGAAACTTTTTCATAAAAACAAAAGTAAAAAAGATGGTCATGATTATATTTGTAAATTTTGCAAAAAGATCAAAAGAAGGTTAAGAACAAAAAACAACAAAGAAAAAACTAAATTAAAAAGAAAATTGCAATATATCAAAAATAAAGAGAAACATAAAATTTATAGAGAAAACAACAAAGACATAATAAAAGAAAAAGATAAGATACGTAAAGAATTGAACAAAAATGTTATAAGTGAAAAGAAAAAAGAAAATTATAAAAAAAATTCATATAAAATAAAACAATATCAAAAAGAATATTATAAAAAAAATAAAAACAAAGTAATTAATAGACAAAAAGCTTACATGGAAAGTCACAAAGAAGAAAGAAATATCAGACATAAAATTAGAATAAAAGAAGATTTTCTTTATAAATTAAAATGTAACATAAGAGGCTTAATAAAAATTGCAATTAAATCTAAAAACTTTAAAAAAAATACAAAAACAGAACAAATACTTGGATGCTCTTTTTGTTTTTTTAAACAATATATAGAAAATCAATTCAATGAATGGCAAAATTGGAACAATTGGGGTATATTTAAAAAAAACGAGATAGCACAGACAAATAGATATTGGTCAATTGACCATATTATTCCTTTATCTTCTGCAACAAAAGAAGAAGATGTTATAAGATTAAATCATTACACTAACCTGCAAGTTTTAGATAGTTATATTAACCAATATATTAAAAAAAACAAATTGTTAAAATAATTCTTCTTCTATTATTTTTTTAAGAAACCCAAGTGGCATGGCTCCAGAGTTGAAAAAACAATTTTTTCCTACAGGGAAAAAAACTAATGTTGGAACTCCTTTTATTCTAAACATTGTGGTTAATTCAATCTCGTCTTCTATGTCTACTTTATAAAAATCAATCTTTTCTCCATATTTTATTTTTATTTCTTCTAATATGGGCATCAAAACTTTACAGGGAGAACACCATTTTGCTGTAAAATCTAAAATTATTGGTTTTTCACCTTCAAATTTCCAATCTGGGCTGTTACTGAAGTTTGCAACTTTTTGTTCAAATACTTCTTTTGTTAAATGTTCTATCATATCAATTTAATTTTATACAAATATACTAAATTGACACGGGAAAATAAACAAAAAACCCCACTTTTTTGTGAGGTTTCATGTAATTTATACACTTTCTTCTTTTGAGACCCTTTCTATATCTTCTGCCCACATAAAATATGCTTCATCTCCAGTTTTTTCATATTCTTCTTTTAATCTTCTTATTAATATTGGTAATTCTGAATTATGGAAATTTAGAACAATTTTGTTTTCTTTTTGTGAAAAATTAGATTTTGTAAATCCTTCAAGGTGACTATCTATTCCTTGATCTATAATATTTTTAAAAATTTTTATGTCTGAACTGCCAACTGGAATTGTTATTGGAAAAAATTCCCAATTCTCACTATGACTTATTTCGCCTTCTTTTAAAATTTTTAATTCTTTTTCAATTTTATTTTTTTTACTTTCCAGTAAGGTTTTTTTGTGAATCTTTAAAATTTCTTCTTGTATAAATTCCATTACTGGCTCACTTTGTTTTGACAAAAACATTGCATCTTCATCTTTTTCAACTCTACCAGTTGGATAAAAACTTAAATCGTATGAACTCCAATTATCTTCTATAGTACCAGCTGCGTGCGCTGTTAAAACCCAAGGAAATTTAACAGGAATCCCCTCTTTGTTTTTAAAAATAAACTCTACTAAGTATTTCTTCCACTGAGGAGTTGTAGAATCAACAGTCATTCCGCCTGGATTATATTCTGCCTTCACAATACTCATATCAATATTATGATCCTTAAAATGTTTCCATATTGCAGATATGTTTTCCCATCCAGTATCTTTATATCTTTGTCCGTGATCTTTTTGTTTATAAAGTTTGTATATGTAATTCATTGCAGACTTTGTGCTTCTACCATCAAGTGGATTTCCAGAGGCAAGTGCTAATCCTGAATCTGAAGTTTCTTCATCTATTCCACCCCACTCTTTAGCCTTAACTTTGTAATCATTTCTATAATCATCAAATTCTGGATCTGGACCATCATCAGCTTGTTTTTCAAATTCTTTTTCTAAAGCAGAATTAATTTCACTCCAATCACCACTTTCTTCATCAAAAAGAGCTTTTATTGCTTCTTCTCCTTCAATAACACTTCCGTCATCACTTATTGCTCTGTCTATAGAAGTATTTGTTCCACCATGAAAGCCAACTGAGTCATCTGGCGCCTCAACTTCCATTGAAGCTTCTATTTTATAATGTTTTCCATCTGCAGAATTAACAAAATCAATTGTTGCGTTTAAAACATAATCTCTACTTCTTCTAAAATTAGATTCTTCAATTAGTTTTTCAACTTCTTTTGTAACAAACTCTTGTAATTTCATATAGTTTAATTTCTATATAAATAGATAAAAAAAACCCGATTTTTTTAGTCGGGTTATTTGGTTTATCTACCTTAATCCATATCCTCTCATACAAGATGCACAATTGGGAATAAAAATATCATAAAACACTTTGCTGAATTCTTTGAATCTTTCTCTAAATCCACCTTTTAAATATTCTTCTACTTTTGCATAATCCCAAACTCCAAATCCACATTTATAAATTTTTCCTATTTCATCAATAAGAAAACTATATTGATGTTCTGGATTATGACAATAACATGACATTGTTGAGTAAAAATTATATTCATACATTGATCTTCCAATTGGAACAATATAGTCGTCTTTTTTATCAAAAAAATCAGTTTTAACAAAAATTTTCTTCTCTTTTAATATTTTTTCTGCTTGATCTACGTGTTTATTGGTGTGAAATTTGTCGTTTGATAATGCAAAATAAACGTTTTTAAATTGAGAAATAAATTTTGGAAATGTTGAATCGTGTTCTACCCAATCAGAATTACTTACGATTCTTGCAATCCCTACACTTGGAATTATTTCAGATAAAATTTCTTTATATTCTGGATTACAAAAAATTTCTCCACCCATCAAATTTGCTCTCTTAATTCCATTTGCTTTAATAAAAGTAGCAATTTTTTTTGCCATTGGAATCGTCATCATATCTTTTGATTCTGGTGAACAATCAAAGCAACAGTGTTTACAACTTTGAGTGCATTTCGTTGTAATTCTTATTGTAGCAGAAAGACCTGCATGTTTAGGACAATTATCTTTTACTTTGCAAGTTTCACAATTACACTTTCCATTGGTGGGACATTTTTTTTCAAGACAAATATCACAAGGACTCATGTTTAAAATGTTTTTGTTTTAAAAAAACCCCCGCATCTCGTATACGGGGGAACTTTTGTTTTTCTAATCGAACTTCCATCTTGGACGCATGGGCTGGCCTATTCTAAACTTATCTGAAGGGCATCCGAGAATCCCAGGAATTGCTTACAACCACGAAGCTGAATCTACCAATCTATACGCAAACTTTTTAAAAAAGTTACATTCAAATCAAAGACAAATCTCCATTAAGCTCTTTTTTAACAGCTTCGTCTCCGAATTTCCCTTTAATTCTATCAAGCCAAATTTGAGTTTTCAACTTAACCATCCAAACTATATCATTACCTTTGGTTTTTCTTATTCCTTTAGCCATGATACCTTCTTGAACATCAAATTTACCAATTTTTACATCATTTACGAGCTCTTTATTAAGATTGCCTTGATACAGCACCCTTGGAATTCCAAGATGCTCAAAATTGTCTACAAACTCTTTTGGGGGAACCCACCCTTTTTGAAACAAGTTTACATCAAAAAGAATTATATCCATAATATCTCCTTCTTGATGGAACCCAGCAAAAGAGTTGGGACCATAATATTCAGAGAATACTACAAAATTTCTAATGTTTCTATAACTCTTGTCATCGATAAATACTTTGGCAAGTCCTTCGCCGTACTTATTTAAAAACAAAGTTACCGCAGAGCCAAACTGTTCATGTTTTTCATCAATCATGTTGTTTCTGGTACCAAATTTATACCAACCACGTTTTTTGGTAAACTCACATCTAATGTTGCTTCCATCTAGTTTTTCGAAGCCCCATACTGGTGCACCTAATATACCTTTATTCCAATATTCTATATGTGGATAATGTTTCATAATACAAAATTTTAAAATTAATACTGATTTTGTCGTCTGGAAAACCCAGACAAATAGATGCTGTATAATGACAATGTATGCCAAAATTTAGCAAATAGCATGTTTTTATCTGGAGAATCCAGATAACTTATGCTTTATGAAAAGAATCTAACAAATAGACGCATTGTAATCTTTATAATTTGTGACCAAAAGGAGAGTCGAACTCCTACACCTTTCGATACCAGCTTCTTAGACTGGGTTGTCTACCAATTCCAACATTTGGCCATTTGTATCCCCTCTGGGATTCGAACCCAGAAAACTTCTGCTCTTGAGGCAGACGACTTTACCAATTTGCCCAAGAGGACTTATTTATTTAATTCTTTTTCATAATATTTTATCCATTTTCTTATTGCATTATCTGATACACCATATTTTATTCCAACTGCACGATAATTTGTTTCTTTTATTTCTTTCAAAAGTTGTTCATGTGAAGGACGATCTACTTTTCGTTGATTTATTTTTGCACATTCATCACATGTTTTACTCCTGTTTTGTATTTCCTTATTACATTTTGGACAATAATGTTTTTTATGTATTCTTTTGTTTTTTATTTTTTTAATTATATCTTTTTCTTTAAATTTCAATCCATGTTCAGACATTAATTTGTATATTGCTCCATGATTATTGCTTTTTGTACTCATTCCACATTTTTTCAATACTTCTCTTACACTATTAGATTCTTTTATAATTTTTATTGCCAACTGTTTATCAAGGTGGTTTTTTGTTTTTTTCTTCCCCTTTTCCTCTATTGCATGACAATTTGGACATAAAACAATTAAGTTTTCCAATTTGTTGTTTTCACTGTTCCCGTCTTTATGATGTAATTCTATAGGAATTTCATTTTTTTCCCATTCTGTTCTATTACATTGATAACATTTGTGTTCAAAATACCCTTCTTCAATTAATCTCTTTTTTAAAGAATCAGATTTTATAAACAATTCGTTATTTAAATATTTAGAAATAGGTGTTTTGTAACCCAAAACCTTTCCTTTACTCCAAGAACTTCCATAAAAATGATTAATATTAATGTTAAATTCTTTGATTTTATTCTTTAATGACCTATAATTTCCGCCTGCTGGAATTATTCCAAAATTATTCATTACTTCCCTTAATGAAAAAGAACTATTGACTACATTTTCCAAATCTTCTTTTTTTATTTTTTTTATTTTCATATATTTTTTTATTTATAAATAGCACAAAAAATTAAAACGCAAAAGAAACACTTGAAATGCCTTTACCTTTTTTAATTTAATTATTCAAAGAACCTTTTTGTAGCTCAGATCGGAGTCGAACCGACACGGATTTTACAACCCGATGGATTTTAAGTCCATTGCGTATAACCAGTTTCGCCACTGAGCCATTTTGTGCGGGTGAAGGGATTCGAACCCCCACGTCTTTCGACGCTACATCCTAAGTGTAGTGCGTATAACCAGTTTCGCCACACCCGCATTTGAGCACATGGAGGGATTTGAACCCCCGACTCTTTCGAGATAACAGTTTTGCAGACTGATGGCTTAGACCACTCACCCACATGTGCATTTTGTATCCCCACTCAGATTCGAACTGAGAACGTTTCCATGTATTCCACAGGGTTTAAGCCTGCAAGCTTTTCCAATTTGCTCATGGGGACATTTAAAATTTAGGGGAAAAGCAAAAAGAGTGTTGAAGATTTCTCTTCGGAGGATTTGAACCTCATTCCCTTTCGGGAGATTGATTTTTGGTCAATTGCGTAAACCAGTTTCTCCACGATGTAACTCTTTTAATGGCCACCTAAATTAAATTTTCAATATTTTAAAGAACATATAAAAACAAAAACGGGAGCAAGTTTTTTTAACTGCTCCCGTTTCTGGTTTATTGGTTTATCTCGCATTTATGCAAAATCATTCCAGGTCAACTTGCTTTGGGAGCAATTTGATAGTAAGAGGCATAAACACAAAGATAAAGTTTTCATAATTTCAGTTTATATTAAATAGTCTAATTTTTCTAATTTCTACGCAAAGATATAAAAAAAGTTACATTAAAAACAAGTTTTTTCCTAATTATTTTTTATCTTGCTGATTTTCAATACTCTTTTTTTCTATTCCTTTTATTAATTTCTTAATTCTTACAATTTGTCTTCTCCAATTTCCTTTTTGTTCATGAGTATAAACAGAAGAAAAGTATATAAAAGCCGCTAAATCTTTTTGATTTTCAATTAAAGATTCAATTCCTCTTTTTTTACAAAAATCTTCCCAAGATTCTCTTTTGTTTTCTTTAATCATAATATTTTTTTTTCAAATATAGTAAAACTTTTATTAAAAAACAAAAAAACCCCAAACGAATTCGGGGTTTTATAAAAAATTTTGTTCTCAACATTATACTCCAGAGAAGAAAGTTGCAACAACAACTTGTGGAGTTATATTTGTCATTACCAGAGAATAGAATGATTCTCCAGATACGGCACCAGTTACATCGCCAATTTTACTTGTTCCATTTACAGTAAATGATCTCAAAGGAGTTTCTTCGTTTGTTGATGCTGACATTGTAATTGTTACTGCTGTTGGAATATATCCATAAGAAGCTGACACGGTATTTGTAGTAGCTGTAATTCCACTTACAATACAAGACGACGAACCAGACAAGGTTCCAATCACAGAATTTAAGAAACTAACTCCATTAAAAGTAAACGCACTTAAGTTTGTTGCAGTAGTTGCAGATGTACTTCCAGATGCGGTAGATATGGTTCCACCACTTGCTGATGCTGTTATAGGAATATTTACAATAGATGCTTCCATTGAAAATGTTTTTGCTGTTGCAACGTTTGCAAATTCTGTTGTTAAAGTATTTGTATAAGCAGTAACTCCACTTATACTGCAACTCGATGATCCAGACAAGGTTCCAGTAACAGAATTCAAGAAACTACCATTGTTAAAATTAAGTGTTTTTAAATAAGTTGCTGTAGTTGCAGTAGAACTTCCAGATGAGCTTATACTTCCTGTGCCAACTACGGATGTGTCTATTGTAAGGTTTACATTAACTGATGACATAGAAAATGTTCTAGCTGTTGTTACAACATCAAACGAAGCGCTTAGAGTGTGTGCTGTAGATACATTTGTTATTGTATAAGCAGATGTTCCACTAGCAACATAAACCAAACTTCCCATTTTACTAACTCCATTATCAACTAAAGTAGATAAACTTGGAACAGATGTAACCACAACATTTCCCGTTGGAGTTATTGTTCCTAATGTTGGACTTTGTTCTGTAACAACTATTGTTCTACTGCTTGCTGGTAATACAAGAGTAAATGTAATATTTTCTCCTTCCGATACTGATGATGAAGTTGGTAATATAGTACCTGAATAATTTCCAGTAACAGATGCTGTTAAGCGAAATTTTGAAAATTCACTATCACCTGGAACACTAAATGGGTTTGTAAAAGATTTTCCCAAATATGTTTCTATGTGTCTTAAACGTCTTTCATAGGTACTTAATTGGAGTTGATCTATATGCGTAATTTCTTCAATATCTCTTGATTGTGAGTATGCGTCAATTGTTATATGTGAAATTACTCCATTTACCTTATAGTAAAGAGTTCTCTTTTTTGGTGTGTTGTTTTTTATAATCATGACTTTTTTATTTTAATATAAATATCAAAAAAAACAAAAAACACGTTATAAAAAAAAATTATTGTTTATTATGTTTATAAAAAATATAGGTAATAGTCCAAGAAACCCAAATGAATCCAATTGAAACAATAATTAAACATATTTTCAAAGAAGGATGTGGAATTGGGTCAAACATTTCTGTTCCAAAAAATCCAAGGGCAAAACTTGGAATTGAAACAATACTGCTCAAAAATTCTTTAAACAAATTTTTTTCAAGGAAAAAATTCTTAATTTTTAATAATGTTTTCATTTATTCTTCTTTAAAATAATCAATTAAACTTTCAACACAAAGTTTCACTTTAGGCTTTATATCATATTTTTCATCATTCATAAGAGTAAAAACATTAATTCCAGCATGAGTAAGTTTGCTGTGAATATCAATAGTAAAATCTTGATGTCTAATAATTTCATTCATTTGTTTTTCCGTCATTCCTTCTCTGGACATGATCCTTTTTTTTCTTATTTTCAGCGAAGCATCAACCAACACTACATGGTCAAAAAGTTTATAAGTTTTTCCTTTTGTAAGAATAGCGTTTTCCATCATAACAAACGGACATTTTTCTTTATAAATCTTTTTAAATTTCCAATCCAAAAAATTTTTCAAAACAGCTGGGTGAACCAATCCTTCAACAATTTGTAATTTTTTTTCATCTGAAAAAATTATTTCTGCAAGCCTTTTTTTATCTAATTCCCCATTCTTATAAATGTCGCTACCAAATATGTCACAAAAACTACAAAAAACTCTTTCATCTTCGACCATTACTTTTTTTGCAGCAATATCTGTGTTAAATACTGGTATTCCAAATTCTTCGAAAATATTGGATATATAAGTTTTACCAACTCCAATACATCCAGTTATAGCAACCATTTTGTTAAAACTCATAATTATTCAAGATTAAAACTGCTTTTATATATTTTCATATCTTTTAGATCAAGAAATTTTGACATAATTTCTGGTTCATATAAAGATATTTTAATATTATGACCACCCTTCAAAAGATATGGATAAAAATTGGCACCAAAAGCTATTTGGTTTTGTTTCTCTGGAAGATTCTTGATCAAATATTCCCAATCAATTTCTTTTTTTTCGGCCCTACCTTGACTTCCATATGGAAGAAGAACAAAATAATCAACTTTATTTTTCCAGTAATCATAAATCTTTACAAAGTAATCAATAGACTCTTTGTCGGAAATAATAATATGAAAATTGAGTTTTATTCTGTGTGCATGAAAAGTTAAAGCTGAATTATGCCAGAAATGTTCAAGGTGCGGATGGCAACTAACAGCAACGCCACCACAATACTTTTGAGTTGCATCTATAATATCAAACCAATTTTCTTCTTGATAAAACATTCCATTTGTGGTGTAATTTGGACAAATGTCAAACTCTTCTTTTAGAACTCTCAAAAGCTCAATAAAATCTGGATGCGATGTTGGCTCACCACCTCCGAGAGCAACCTGAAAAGGCAGATTTTCCTTTGGGATATTATTAAAAAAATCCCTGGTTTTATCTATAATATTTTCATAATGTTCTGTTGGTTTGCTATCCATATAACAATATGGGCAATTTCCATCACAATTTCCAGTAACTTTAATGTCATAAAACTCTGGATACCTTAATTCTGTAATTGGTTTTGAGGGGTCAATAGCAAACCTGAGTGTTTTTCCACCGCACCATATTGCTTTATAGTTGGCAGATTCCTCTATTCTATTTTTTATTCCAGAAACTTTATTATTCATCGTCTTTGTATTTTATTTCAATTGTTGTAAAATATTTTTTAATAATTTCCATCAAAAACTCTTCATTTTGATCTATGCGACACATATAGACATTGCTAAGATTAATATTGTCAGGAATTAAAAAATCACTTTTATACTTATAATTTTCCCAACTTTCTATTCTTGTTTCTCCACCACCCTTTGTTTTTATAAGCTCAAATATGTCTTTTAAAACTCCTTCTGTTGTTGAAATATCAACAATGAACAATTCTGTACTTGAATTTGTAATCAAACTTACTAAACTATGTAGCTTGATAAATACTGTTTTTTTATCCATCTCTTGTTGCTTCATGATCTGTTGAATAAAGATATTTTAAAAGTTTATTGGCCAATTCGTTGTATTTTTTGTCTTTAGGAAGTAACTCAAGATTTGAAGGATAACTAAAATATTCAAAATGAGTATTGCTTTCCTCCGCTTTAACCATCCATTTTGGTTTTTCAATCTCACCTTTTAGAACCTTAATTTTAATATCATTTATAAAAGCGTCTCTATCTGTCACATCTTCTGGAAAATCAAATTCTCCATCATAATAATAGTAATTTTTAGAAAGAAAAATGTCTGCATAAAATAAATCGTCAAATGTTTTATCTTCATTGCCAAAAACCTTTAACATTTCATTTATAAGACTTCTAATTGCACCAATACTTCCGTTGCTATAAGTAAAAATGACTGTGCTTGAATTAGTAATCAAATCCACTGAACTGTGCAAAATAATTTTAAATGTTTTCATATTTTTATTTTTTTAACCTAAATGATAATTATGTCCATTTAATTGACGATTAATAATTTCCCAAATTTCATAAGGAATAGAATTATCGCCGCTTCCTACAATTATAACACAACCATCCAAATCTTTTACAAGCGTGTTATTATGGTGATATTTCCAAGGAACATTCCACCATTCTGGTTTTATTTCTTCAACTTCGACTTCTTTATATATTTTGTCAACCTCAGCTTTTTTAGCATCATAAGAATATTTTCCATCCTTATCTTTAGCATTCATAAGTCTTTCATGAAATGGGTTTCTATCAGAACTCCACCATCCACCAGAATTGTCACCGCTTTCTATATAATTTTTGCGAAGATATTCTAGATCTTCCTTATCTTCATCATCATAGAACCAGCCTTCAATAACACCATATTTGTTTCTATCTTCAGATTCCCACTTTTTTTCCCAATTACCAGTTTCTCGACATTCATCTTCAAGAATTCTGTCTTTTTCTCTCCATTCTCTGTATTCTTTCAAAGAAAAAACAAATGACTCCCTAAACATATCCATTGAATAATGACCGTCAACCATCATGTTGTATCCAGCAATGATTTTTTTAAGAACGTTTTTTACCATTCTTAATGTTTTCTTTGTTTGACATGTGAATAACTCAGTTGAACTATTTGTTATTAAATCCACAAAAGAATGTGTTTTAATTACACTAATGTTTTTTTTATTTTCCATTTTATATTTTTTATAATATTAACAAAATTCTACACCAATTAAATCAGTATATTGAATTGGGCATTCTGCTAGAATTTCATTCCTGAATGTAGATCCAGAATAAATTCTACCATATTCATCTTTTACAAATAATAATGAATTTGCCTTAATTGGTCTCATTGCCCAAGAAAAAGAAGAACAACTTGCAACACCTGTCTTTTTTTCAAACTTTTCTTTGTTAAATCCAAGTTCTCGACCAACAGAACTGTTTTCTAAACCTTCTTTTTTAGGTTTTTTTCCACATTTAGGACAAACCTTTAATATTAAACAATTACAAATTAAACTTCCTTTGTGTTTGCAATTATCAGCATGAGACTTATGAACACCACTTTCTCCTTCTTTGTTTAGTGGAACTCCACAATCCCAACAATATAAACCTGCAGCAGAACGCTTACCAATATGTTTACCTCTTAATGTATAAAAATTACATCCCATAATGCTTTTTTTCATCTATACGAAAAAAAACAAATTATGTTACATGAATTTTTCCATTAAAATATTTTTCATTTATCTTTCTATTACATTCTTCTAAAGACATACTTTCAAATTTTTCTACAAATTCGTATCCTGGATGACTATCTTTATCAAAACTATGAGACTTATAAAAAAGGAGAATTCTTTTTTCTTCTATATTTCTATACACTTGGACTATCATGTGTATAAATAGTAAGAAACTTGTGGAAATACAAGAAAATCTTATAATTTTGCACCAATTTCTTTTCCAACAAAAACTCTATTTAAATACTTAATACCAAACTTTTCTATTTTTTTTATTTCTATTTCTCCAGCCAAAAAAAATAAAATATCATTTTTTTCTACTTCTTTTTTTTCTTCTATAATTTTCAATCTATCTCTTTTTTGAAAATACTTTCCTTTCGTTTCTATTATTGTTTTTTTTTCTGGAAAATAAAAATCAGAAATATAAGTTCTTTCCTTTCCATCAAAATAATATTCAATTCTTTTTTTTTCATAAAAATACATTATTTTATTATTATCCAAAACATCCATTACTCTTTTTTCATAAGAACTTCTATAAAAAACTTTTTTACCATACCACGTTGTATGGTATCCTGAATGAAAATTGTTGTTCCCAGAAGATATTGGCTTTCCGTTTTTATATGTCAAACTCGCAGACCTTGAAAAATCTCTTAATTTAATTCCATTATCATTTAAAAACTTCCAAACAGTTCTTTGATATATATTGTGTTTTTTATATATTTGAGGCATACTTAATTTGTTCTCAAAATATTCTTTTTTTAATAATTCAATCGCATTTTTTTTTGAGTTTTTCAAATTTTTCTCTACTACTTTTAATTTTACAAGAGTTTTTATTCTTTTGTTTATTTTTGAACATTCTTTGCAATATAAAATGTTGTTTTTTGTGTAAAATTCATCTCCGCAGCTTTCACAAATTAGTGTTTTTAAAACACTTGTTCCACTTTTATATTTTCCGTTGTTTTTTTCTATAATACGAAGAATTCTTTCATCAGACATAGATTTTTTTAACATTTTTTCAGAAACTTTTTTATTAATTTCTTCCCTTTTGTTTTTTGTAGAATATGCTCTTGCACACTCTCTACTACAGAATTCTCCAGTAGAGTATTTGCTATATTTTAAAGCCTCATTTTTTTTGCAGTTTTTACATTTCATAATAAATTATTTTAATTTATTATAAATATGTAAAAAAATTTGAACTTCAGGATTTTAAAATATAAAGTAAACTAAAATAGTCGGAGAGGAGGGGGTCGAACCCTCATGTGACCAAATTATCCTTTCTATTGTGTATAAGACAAAGGGAATACTCTCCGTTAAATTTGTAGTCAAGATGGGAATCGAACCCACATTTTCAACCAATTACCAGACTCCTGTGTATCAGACAGGGAGGTTACTTGACTATTTCGTGACCATAGTGGGAGTCGAACCCACATCCTTATGATTAAGAGTCACAAGCTCCACCAATTAAGCTACAGAGTCTTTTGTACCGCTGGTGGGACTTGAACCCACAGCCCACTGGTTAAAAGCCAGTTGCTCTACATTGGAGCTACAACGGTGAAACATTCGTGCTGTCACTGGGACTCGAACCCAGAACCCACTGGTTAAAAGCCAGTTACATCTACCAATTGAGCTATGACAGCGTTGGTGTACCTGACTGGAATCGAACCAGTGTCGCCACTTTAAAAGAGTGGAGCATATCCCCTTTGCTACAGATACATAATTTTTCCAATCAGGTCTGTACCAAAAGAGACAGACCTTTTAACGTTTTCGCTTATATTTCACCATATTTAACATCATTTTATTTTTCCTTTCTTTATTTAATTTTTAATTCAAAAAAAAACCCCAAACTTTCGAATGGGGTTTTTGCTTATTTTTTAATTGCTCTGAATTATGCAAAAATATCCCATTCATTAAGTTTTTTTATCTTAATGCTAATAGATTTTTTTATAATTACAGTTGTCATCATATTCACTTTATTTTAAATAGTTCAATTTTTTAATTTATACGTATGAAACTAAAAAAAGTTTCATTTTTATTCATTTATTTTTTTAAGTGCAGTAAAATATTCTTGTAAATGATATTGAAGATTTATATACTCTGTATATTCTGAAAGAGTTTTTGATTTTGCTTCTGCAATTGCTTTTAATTTATCCGCCCTGGTAACTGGTTTATTGTCTTTTGCTTTCACATTTCCACTTTCATCAATATAAAGATCTCTTCCTTCTAAATGAAAAGCATTATTAATAGTAAAAGTTTTCATATTACTTATATCATATGAAACTGTGCTACCAATACTACATCCTGCAATAAGATGCATTCCAAAGCTTTTTTCTTCATCTGTTTGTGGCACAACTTCATTTTCACTCTTTGAGAATTTTTTTGACAATTCAATAAATCTCAAAACTTTTTCAATTTTCTTTTCCATAATTTTTTATTTAAATTTTATAAAATATAAACAAATCAATTATAGAAATCAAATATTTTTTCACACTTAATCAAAGAACGTTTTCTTGCTGCTGAAGGTGGATTCGAACCACATTTTAACCGTACTAAGCCGTACTCTGAAGTGACCTTGCAAGGAAAACACCTCTGCTTCAACAATTTGTTAATAACTTTTACCTTCTTTGTATCTTTGTTTTCTTTTTTGCCTACCATTTCCATTATTTAAAAATTTATATGTTGAGGTTAAAGAATGGCAACTTGGACACAACAATTTCAAATTTTCTAATTTATTATTCTCACTATTTCCATCTATATGTTCTAATTCTATTGGAATTTTATTACTATATTCATTTGTTTTATTCCATCCGCACTCCATACATTTTTCTCCGTATTTATAAATTAAATAATTTTTATAATTTTTTTCTGGCAAAGAAAAATCTCCATTTTCAATTTTTTTAAATATTGTTTTTCTTTTATATAAATTTCCGCATATATTGCTACAAAATTTTTTTTGTTTACAATTTAATTCTTGACCACAGTTTATGCATAATCTTATTTTTTTCCTTTTATGATTATTATATTTTGCTGCACAAGAACTATTGCAAAATTTTTTTTTATTTTTTTTTGATATTTCAAATTCTTTACTACAAGTTAAACAAGTTCTTTTTTCTTTTTGTTCTATAAGATAAGAATATCCTTTTTTGTTTAAAAAAACTTTTGTCGCTTTTGATGTTCTCTTTATTTCTTCTGCAATTTCATTAAAATTTTTTCCAAGTTTTAATAATTTTATTGATTTTTTTATCTCTTCATCATTCCATTTTTTGTTTTTCATACTTTTATATTTTATTATAAATAGTATAAAAAAGTCGAAAATGAATTTCGAAACGATATTAATACAAAAAAATTTTTTTATATCGTTTCGAAATTCGAGCCGATGGAGGGATTCGAACCCCCGATTAAACCTCACGGAACTTGATTACAAGTCAAGTGGAGTAGACCACTGTCCCACATCGGCATATAGGGCTTTTCACCCCGTTTGGCAATGCTTGATTTCATTGAGTCGGCATTTGCTGAAACGACCAGAGCCAGTAGAGGGAATCGAACCCCCGAAATTCTCTTTACGAAAGAGACGCAATCCCCCTATGCGATACTGGCATTAAATGTTATGACCTCCAAGTTCCGAGTTTAGCTAAGGCTCGAACTTATGCTTGCCAGCTGCTTGAATACCCATAACACTTTGAGCCGTAGGAGAGACTTGAACTCTCGACCCTTCCTTACCAAGGAAGTATTCTACCTCTGAACTACTACGGCATTGGGGTGTCTGGAGAATTTTGAAATCTCGACCTTCGGCTTCACAAACCGCCACTCTGCCTCTGAGCTACAGACACCATATAAAAAGGGGTATAGAATAAACAGGTTGTCTTGGTTGCAAATCCTGGAGTTTAACCAGGACCCATTGAACTAAAGTCAATTGCTCTACACAGAGCTAATTTGCGAAGTAACTGTCTAAATTGCCACCTTTTAAATTTTAAATATTTTAAAGAACGTTATGGTATGGGCTCCGATGTGGTGTTACCCACATCGAGACTACTGCCCCCATCTTTGCAGATCATACATTAACCAGTAGTTTGGTTGTAAATGTACATCAGCCATTTGGGTGTTAGAGGGAAATCGAATCCCCGTCAAGGAGGGTCACAACCTCCACGGACAACCAACAGTCCACTAACACAGCGGGGAAGGAGGGATTTGAACCCCCGACCTCAAAGTTAACAGCTTTTTGCTCTACCACTGAGCTACATCCCCATTTTATAGTTTATAATTTTCATTTAATCCAGCATGAATTTCTCCATGACAATTTCTACACACCAAAATACATTTATCAACTTCTTTTTTTAACATTTCTAAACTACAAGATTTTCCAGATATTGTAAAATCTTTTTCTTCTGGATTTAAGTGATGAAATTCTAAAGATTGAGAACATTTTTTATAACCACATTCAACACATTCCCCTCCCTTATATTCTATTAATTTTTGTTTTACTTTTTGTCTCCAACTAATAACATTATTAGAGCGTCTTTTTTTAATAGTTTCTTCATCCATTTTTTTTCTATCTATGGTTATAATATATTTTAAAACAGTAGATTTACTATATTCAAACTCTTTTGCTGTTTTTATACAAGATTTACATTTATCATAAAACTCTTGCATTTGAATAATTTTTTCTTCCGTCGGTTTTTTAAACACTTTGAATTTAGATTCTTTTCTACAATGAAAAGAAACTGTTGATTTAGCACAACCAAGTGCTGTTGCAATTTCGTTATAACTCAAACCTTGAGTTCTTAACTTTAAAATTTCAGTTTTCATACTTTTTACCATTTTATTAACATTTTATGTTAATAAATAGGTAAAAATTTAAAAATTATAAACACTATTTCAAAGAACTTAAAAAAATCCAGGGAAAATTTGCAAGGGTATAAATTACGTGCTCTACCAACTGAGCTATCTCTCCAATTTTGTTTCTATTGCGGAGAGAGCAGGACTCGAACCTGCGACAACGGCATTAACAGTGCGAAGTAACCCTAACGATGGCCACTGGAATTATTTTCAATATTTTAAAGAACATATTTTGCGGGTATCAAGGGATTCGAACCCCCATGGTCTTGGTTAACGGCCAAGTGCTTCATCCAGTTCAGCCAAATACCCATAAGAAAATTTCGGGGAAAAGCAGCAAAAGTGTTTTTTCTATTCTCTACCACTGAGCTACATCCCCCATGTTTTGTATGATATTTCATACATTAATGCCGTTTTTTGTACATAATGTAGTACATATCCAACATTATTTGGAGGGATGGTGGGATTCGAACCCACGACCTTTTGAATCATAGTCAAATGCGAAGTAACTCTTGCAATTGCCACCGAAAAATTTTCAATATTTTAAAGAACGTTGTAAAACAAAAAACCCAGACTCTTTCGAAATCTGGGTGCTTGTTTTTGTTTTATATGATTTAACTCATAATAGACATATCACACCCAGATAAACATGTGGTATTATGTTTATGTGTATTCGTATTAATATGTATATTACTTGTTCTCATTTCTTACTTTATTTTAAATAGTTAAAAAAATTGTTTATTTACCAATTTCTACGCAAATATATAAAAAAAGTTACATTAAAAGCAAGTTTTTTTATATATTTTTTTAAATTATTTTTTTATTAATTGATTTCCAGTGTTTTATATTAAGCTCAAAATTGTCCTCTCAACAATTTTTTTCATATAATGCATATCTGTTTTATTTAAATTATAGTTTGGTGAAATAAAAGGAGCATGTGAATCCCATTTTCCACCCGTATTTCCATCTGTGGATTTTAATATTGTTTGTTTTCCCTCTCCCCTAAATGCTTTATAAGCGCCATCCTTTTCAGCTGATATTTCTAAAACAACATCTTCATAAAGCACTTCAACATCAACTCTTCCTGGTGCCCCAAACATTATTTTATAATCTTCTGTGATTAAATCAAAAACTACAATTAAATTTCCTTTTTCATTAACACTTATATCTTTAATATTAATTGATTTTGGTTTTTCTTCAGCGCACATTTTACTTATAACCCACTTTATTTCTGAATCAATTTCTTTTTCTGTTTTTTCTGGGATCGGTATAATATTAAATGGATTTGTCAAAACTCTATTTCCGCCTGTAAAAAGTAAATATTCTGCTCTTTCTGGAAACCATTTCAAAACTTTATGTTCGCCATATACTGGTTTAATATTATACACTGTTCTTCCAACTAAATCTTCAAATTTTTCTATTCCCAATTTTTCTAATTGTTGTTCATATTCTTCTTTTGAGAAATCTCTAAAATTTGTAACATCAATTGTTGCAAGTTCTTGCAGTCTTTTTTTATATGATTCTGATAAATTCATTTTAATAAGCGTAATTATATTTTGATTTTTTAGCTTTTTCCTTTCTCCATGTGTCATATTCTGAAGATGTGTTTTCGTCAAACCCAAAGTCAACCACAACAATTTTTGGAACTCCATCTCTTAAAACTTCTCCATAAGAAGATGTTCTTCCAAAATCTCCAGGAACTGGATATTGATAATCGCTTATAAAATCTTGCATATCTATTGCAAATTCGTTTTCACTTAAGTCTGGAGCATTACTTCCCCAAAGTCTATCTCCACGCATACTTGCCAACCACCTTACAAGATCTTCTGGAGTTGTTTTTGTTAATTCTTTAAATCTTCTTGGACTTACTTTCTTTGCAATTTCCATTTCTATCCACATATCATCTTGATCAACGTCAAACACTCTTGCTAAAACATCATAATTTTGTTTATATCCTTCTGATTCTGCACTATTTTGAGATATTCCCCTATCGTTTAAAGCAACCTTTAATACCTTCTCATCATCAATTTTGAACACTGCTCTAGATGAGCCAATTCCAACTTTTCCGAGCAAACGTTCTTTTGCATATTTTTGTTTTCCAGAAAAAGATCTTATATTTTTAAATTCATCGAAATTAAAGCTTGTTGGATAAGCCATTTCGTCAATGTGAAAATCTTTGTTTTCAGCAAACATTTCTTCAACACATTCTCTTATAATTTTTCTAACAAAATTCATTTAATAATTTTTATATAAATAGTTATAAAATGGAAAAACCCTCACGTTACTTATGCAAGGGTTTTTTAATATAAAGCAATTTTCTGGGAATTCTAGAGTGAGCGGTCACCTCGTATATCTCTGTTCAATTTCCATTATGGAACATCACCTAGTGAGGAACAAAGTTTAAGGCCAAATGTTTTAAGGTGTTCATTTTTCAACCCATAAACCTTAAGGGTTCATGTAATCTACTCTTTGCCTATCAATTCACCCAACACTTAAGTCGCAGCTTTAATATTGATTAACGTAAGGCTATGACATCTGAGCCGTTAGTCATTCTTTTTTTTAATGGTACTTAATCGTTGTCGAAGTATCTCAACATCTTTACCACAAAAAATTGCTTCAAAGAACTTATTAACTTATATAAATATAAAAAAAATTTTCATTTTCTATAAGCCTATACGAAAAATTATAAAAAAAGTTTCAAAAAAATTATTTAAAATATCTAAATCCCTGAAACCCCTTCATAGGAATAGGTTCTATTTTGTGAAAAGGACCAGATCTCTCAATAAATTTTCCACTCCAATTCTTTCCAGTGGTTGTACAATTAAAATTTTTTTCGGACATACCAACAATTTTCATCCAACCGATTATCGCTCCATTATATAATAAATAACATTTATTTCCAGGTTTAGTTTTAGGAAAGTTGTTTACTTTAAAATTCATTACCTGTTTATAATTTTCTACAGCCTTTAATTCCTTTTCATAATCTTTCCATTGAATTGATTTTGGAATAGTGACAATAATATCCATTACATTGTCATTTATTCCAGCCAATTCTTGTAACCTGTTTTTATAATTTTCTGTTATCATAAAAACTAAGCTTTTTTATAATTATATTTTGATTTAATCATTGTATCAAAATAATTACCTGGAGAATCTGACTTTATTATTCCATTATATATTGTTTCTGGAACTGAAAAGTATTTATATTTTCCGCCTTTAACAAAATCTATTGTTAAAATTTCGGTGGAGTTATTATATTCCACCGATCTTATTCTTGATGAATTTAACTGCATATTCTTTTTATTTTAAATATACAACAATTTTAAAATAAATTCAATTGAATTATCTATAAAAAATTATTATATTTATTTAAAAAAGACATATGGAAAGAAATAAACCCAGGTTGGCCATAACAATTTCTCCTGAAATTGCAGAGAAATTAGAAAAACATAAATACAACAAATCAAAACTTGTAGACTCATTGTTAACAGATTATTTCAAAAAACTAGATGAAGATGTTGTGAAACATAAAAAAAATTAATTTCACAAGTGCTATTTTTATTTTTCTGCATATTTATAATAAACAATTAAATATTATAAATTATGGCACGTAAAAAAATTAACCCAGAAAACAAAAAACAACATCTCTCTATTGTTGTTTCTTCAGAAAACTTTAACAGATTAAAAGAATTAGATTTAAACGAATCTAAATTCATCGACTGGTTATTAAAAGAACATTTCTTTAAATTAGAAAATGGAGGAAGGTAATTATGGAAACTAAAATATGCTCTAAATGCCATGTTGAAAAACCTAATGATGAAGATTATTTTCCTAAAAGGAATAATAAGCTTGAATATAGATGTAAATCATGTCGTAAAGAATATTACGATATATGGAAATTTAATAATGCAGAAGCTAAAAAACAATATGATAAAGATTATAGAGCTAAAAATTATGATAAACTTAAAAAATACACAAACGAATATAATGAAAATTTTCTATATAAGAACGGTGTAAAACGCCATACAAAATACTGGCAAAACAACAAAGAAAAAATAAAAACAAGAAGAGAGAAAAACAGAAATAATGAAAATATATTAAGGAACAAAAAAAGGAATGAGAGGCGAAAAGTTGACCCATTATTTAATCTACAAGAAAAAATAAGAACAAAACTTAACAAATTGTTTAAAAACAATGGATATAAGAAAAACAAAAAAACAATTGATGTTATTGGATGTTCGTTTAAAAATCTAAAACTATATATAGAATCTAAATTTGAATCTTGGATGAATTGGGAAAATCACGGATTATATAATGGACAGTTATATTATGGTTGGGACATAGACCATGTTATTCCATTGTGTACTGCTAAAACAGAAGAAGAATCTTTAAAATTATGGTATTATACAAATCTCCAACCTCTTTGCAGTAAAATAAATAGAGATATTAAAAAGGATAAAATTAATTTTAACTGTGCAGCAATTTTAAATTTCCCTTAAACACCTGTTTAAGGCTTGCTTTTTTCCCTGTTATATGGTCATGTACCAAATCGCTTTTAAAAGTATACATTCTTCTTTTATCTCCCCTAAATCCAGTTCCAATCTGTTCTTTTCTTTCTCTATGCTCTTTTTCTTTTTTATTAGAATCATATAGTTTTTGTACCCTTCTTGTCAATTCTTTTAGGGCAATTTCTTTGTTTTTTAGTTGACTTCTATCTTCATCACATCTTACTACCAGTCCAGTGGGAACATGCTTTAAATTCACACAAGAATAGGTGCGATTTCTTGCTTGTCCACCTGGACCTGTCCCATTTGTGATTTTAATTTCCACATCACTATCCTTTAGTTGGATTTTTACTTGTTGCCCAGGCTCCATTACAGCCACAGTGACTGAACTAGTGTGAACTCTGCCTTTTGATTCTGTTGGTGGAACACGACTAAACGTATGACCTCCAGCTTCATTTGAAAAGAATTTTTTTACGCCAGCACCGCTAAAGACATAAAGAAATACATCCATCTTTCTCTTCTAAAGTAGAGATGGAAAAATTTTCAACCCTGGCCGCTTTTCTATAAACATCAGCCAAATCTTTTGCAAGAAGTTTTGAATCCATTCCTCCTTCTGCTGCACGAATTTCACAAATAATTGTTTCCATAAGTTTTGGTTTTTGATAAATATACGAAAATTTTTCTTAAAAGATACAGTTTTTTCAACTATTTATTAAAAATATTTATATATGGAAAAAATTGAACTTACTTTTTTACGCCCAGATGAAGATACTGGGAACTTTATTTATAAAGGTACAGATGGAAAAATATACATTAGTATTGATGGAATAATTCATGATGTAACACAAGAAAGAGAGCCTCTCGGTCCTGTTTACAACACATTTGTAAAACCAGGAGAACCTGTTTATAATCCAGAAGATAGATTTGGTAGAAATCCAGGTAGTAAAATTCAAACAGAAAACCATAAAAAATTAAAAAACTTTATTCAGGAAGAATTAATAAAACTTCACAAAATAACACTTCTTGAAGAAGAAAAAAGACAAATCAATAAAGAACTAAGACTTTTAAAAGAAGGAAAAGAAGATTTGGTGGATTATGATGTTCCAGAATGGGCAATGTCTGCTTTAATTAATGGAGATTTAAGTGGATTAGAAGATGAAGATATACAAAAAATAAATTCATTTACCGAATCTGTTGCAAAAGCTCATGGAAATGCTCATTTTATGCTTGGCGATATTGATGGTGAAGATAATCTTGGATTTAAACACTATAATGATATTGATAATTTAGGAAGCAATGTTTATAGGTTATATATTAATCCAGACAAAGAAACAAGTTTTAAAGATATACCATTTAACAAAAGATTACAAGGTGGAGAATATTTTGTTAAAGAAACAAAAGATGTAGATGCAATGTATAAAAAAGCTGGAATGGAACCCCCACATCCTGGAAAAGGAATACATACTAAAAAATTTCACAAATGTGTTACTTCAGTTGGTGAAAAAGGTGGAAAAAACCCTTATGCTATCTGTATGTCCTCTTTAGGAAAAAATAAAGCTGTAAAAGCAGATCATAGAACAGAAGAAGGAAGTTCTCCAATGGTAGATGAAATCAAAAAACCAATTGTTCCAATATCCGAAAAAACAAAGGCTGTATTAAATAAATGGATTCAAGAAAAAGGATCAAAAGAAGCTGCAGTACAATTGATAAATAGATTAAGCGAAACAGGTATGGTTTCTGATCTTCCTGATAGTATGGAATATGGACAAGGAGTTAACAAAATTGAAGCTTTGTTAAAAAGTGGAAATTTAGATCAAGCATTTCATCTTGCAAAATCTCTAGCAAAAAAATTAGAGAGAAAAGCAATGAAAGACTTTGGATTTTAAAAAGAAAACAAAAAAGCCCCATCTCTGGGGCTTTTCCTTTTAAACATTTGGATTAACCAATTTCTGATCAACCCATTTTCCATTTTGTAAAACTTTGTTGACTTTTTCAACTCTTATTTCCCAAGAATTTGGAAAATCAGCCAACCTCGTTCTTTTTTTAGCTTCTTTGAGTGCCTCAATCTGAGCTTCGTGATATCTTTCACGTTTCTTAGATTCAGTTTCCACAAAGAAGTGTGGAGCCTCGTAACCCATTCTATGGATTGAACGTACCTTCCACAACCTGATTGTTTGATACATAAAAATTATGTAGATTTGATCCTAACATAAATTTTCTAATCAGGTTGAATTAAAGAATGTAGAGTTTTTTGTTTTTTTAATCATAGGAATTTTTTTTCAAACAAATTTCTTAAGTGGATTTTTCCACCTTTGTCTTAAAAGACTCTTTAAAATAGATATAAATATCTTCCTACTATAATAAATAGTAAAAAAAAATCTCAACCCTTTCGAATTGAGATTTTTATAAAACCCTGAGATTATAGGTTTAGTGAGTCAACTTTCGGGGGATTATTGGTTCCCCACCTTATCCACATACCTTGCGGCATGTACCAACTCAATCTCGATTGGTTAGACCAATCACCTCTTTCGTCATAAACTACTCTACTGCTACTACCGCCATAACAAGAGTGCCCCCCTGCCATAACATTTCACAATAATCCGTTAAACCTTGCGAGTCAAACGTCCCCAGTTCAACCGAAGTTGCCAGGATCTGAGAGACCTTTCGCCTATAACGCCAGCGGAACTTTTGCTTGCTTGAATTTTTTTCATAAAATTGAAGTTGTGCTTTTAATTGAAGATGTGCCGCTGGAACAGCTTCGTTCCTTTTGGGAACGAAATACTATACACCCTCTGCGCCCTTTTGCATCGGTACGCTCTCACCTTCGCCGCCCTGTAACTCTTACGAGAACGAGAACTCCAAAGATAAATGGAACACGCTCTAAAGCTTGCTAAACCTTGAACATTATTCCTCGGCTTTTCCTATTGCCCCTTTCGGAGATCAACCGCCTCAAGCACTTCAGAGACGATATTTCACTCAGCAGTTGCCCTTGTGAAATGTACTAACCTATTGTATGCTCGACTTCTTTTCAAAAGCGACAAGATATTAACCTCGCCTTTATCCTGGTCACCCAGTTTATTTTCCTGACCCTTTCGGATCAGGCTTGACCACCAGTAGGTTGTCAACGACAGCACACTGCCATAAATTTTTTATCAATATTTTAAAGAACGTATCTTACTTAATTTTCTACTCTATACGCAAAGATAAGAAAAAAGTTTCAAAAAAACAAGTTTTTTTTATTTTTTTTTTAAAAAACTTTTTTTAAGAGACGTAACCAGGCTGCTCAACCACTACCCTTGCTTTCTTCCGAACCTGGGGGAGTTCGTAGGAGCCTGCCTGTTACGCTTTATCTTAACTATATAAAGAACCTTTGTGAATGTAAATATTTAAAAAAATCTTATTTACACACATCTATACGGAAAAAATTTAAAAAGGTTACAAGAAACAAACATTTTTTTTAATATTTATTATAAATACATTTATATAATGAAAGAAAATCTAAGAAGCCTTATTAGAGAAGAAGTATCAAAACTATTTGAAAATTGGGAAGATGATTATATAAGCTCATTTGAATATGAAGATATTCCAGATATGCAACCAGGAGGAGAAGCTCATAAATCATTTTTAAGAGATCTAGAAAAAGAACCAGAAATGGGAACTTATAAAGAACCAACTGAACAGGAATTGGAAAATATAATTCAAGGATTACAACAAGCAAATTTAGAATTACCAAGCGATCAAGAATTAATTAATCAAGCAGAAGAAGATATGCAAAGAAAATTAAACAATTCCGAAATAGAAAAAATAAAAAGAACTAAAAAAAGAATGGAAAAAATTGCTGGAGCAGGAACATTTAATGAATCTCAAACAATATAATTATGAAAAATTTTATCAGAAAAATTATAAAAAAACAAATAAACATTTTATTTGAAAACTCCTTAGAAGAACTAAACTCTGGACTCACAAGAGATCAAAAACAAATTGATATGGCAAGGAGACTTATGGGAGATGATTCAATTATTGTTTTAAACAAATTAGACTTTGGAGAAGAATTAACTTTCAGTGAAATGGAAGAAGCAAGAGACAAATATCTTGCAGATTATATATTCGCAAAGGCAAAATTAAACGGAAAAAGAAAAGTTGTTAATCCAATAAACCTAGAAGACTTAGAAGCTATATTTAATGTAAAAGGAAACGTTTTAGATGGATATATGAATATATTAGTTAATAAATTTTCAAACGTCGAACAAATAAGCGATCTGGAAAGAAGCGCTTTGTTAAACATTGGAGGAGTAGATACCCCAACTAATGCAAGCAATGAAATAGCAAAAAAATATATCATTAAAATGCTTTTAAACTTAGATGTTCCTCAAGCTGGAGACAATAAGTGGACAAGAAATGATAGCATAGAAGCACACAAAGCTTACCAAATTGCAATGACAGATGAAGAATTTAGAAATATTGTTGAGAAAGTTCTGCAAAGAAGTGGAAAACAAAATTCTAGATTATATAGAAAATTGAAAAAACTTTCAATTCCTCCAGTACCAGAAAAACCACTGGAAGAAATAAATTAACAAAAAACCCCCAAATTTCTCTGGGGGTTTTCTTTTTATAAACCGTATTTTCTGAAATAAGCCGTATTTGACATACTGGCATGTTCACTAGAACCACCCTTATCAAGAATGTAAAGTTTAAATTCTTCTGTGTCTAATTCAATTTCAGACTCAACTTCCATTTCAAACATCTTAATAAAGTCATCAAACATACCAACTCTATCAATTGGTTCAACTAAACTTAAATGAAGTCCATTTTTCCCTTCTTCTAAGTCTTTTTTAATCTGCTCTAACTGTGATAAACCCTCAAGTTTATAAGCCTTTTTTGCTTTTGCATACTCAACAATGTGATTTTCTTTGTTTTGTAACAAGGCAGCAATAACCTCTTTCGTTTTTACTTTGATTTTTCTTTGCATAATTCTAGAAATTGGTGTTCCCATAATTTTATTTTTAATTATATGCAAATATATAAAATAATTATTATAATACAAAATAAATAGCAAACTTTTTAAGTTCAACTTCAATTATCGTTTTTTATAATATTTATATAAAAAATAAATTATGAATAAATGTTTAAATTGTGAAAAAGAAACAAAAAATGAAAAATTTTGTTCTATAAGTTGCCAAAATAAATTTCAAAAATCAAAACAAATTGATAAAAGACTGGGATTATTTATTGAGTTTACAATTAAGTGTTTTAAATGTGGAGGTTCGCTCGTTGTTAGAGAAAGAGAAAAATTATTCCCACAAAAAGAAAAATACTATTGTAGTAGAAATTGTGCTAATTCAAAACCTCATAGTGATAATACAAAAAATAAAATTAGAAAAAAAGTCAAAGATTTTATAAGAAAAAATCCAGATAAATATGGGAAGGGCGTTGTGAAAATAATTTGTAAAAAATGTCTTAAAGAGTTCGTTGTTCCTTATGGACAAAGAGATAGACAGTTTTGTTGTAAAAAATGTGCTTCTGAATGGATGAAAAATTCTCCTTTATCACAAACAACTGGGTTGTTATCTTCACAAATACAAAAAAAATCAAGAAGAAGTAAAAACGAAATGTATTTTGCTGAATTATGTAAATCTTATTTTAATAAAGTTTTAACCAACGAACCAATGTTTAATGGTTGGGATGCAGATGTAATAATTGAAGATATAAAAACTGCAGTTCTTTGGAATGGAAAATGGCACTATGAAAAAATAACAAAAAACCATTCTGTTAAACAGGTTCAAAATAGAGATAAAATAAGAATTAAGGAAATAGAGTTAAAAAACTACAAATATTATATAATAAAAGATATGGGAAGATATGATTTAAAATTTGTTAATAAAGAATTTGAAAAATTTATAAAACATGTTGGAAAAATATAGTAACAGTGTAGCAACAGTGGGATTCGAACCCACAAAAATCCTCCGCCTTATGAGAGCGTTGCGCTACCAATTGCGCCATGTTGCCATTAAAATAATGATGTGTGAAAGCCTCCTACTTTCATAATCTCACTGACTTACACAGTTAGAGAGTCTCGGAATTTCACAACAAAGACAATTACAATCAAACAAATGCTAATTCTTTACGAAATGAGCACCTTGCTTTAACCGTGTTGCCAAACACATCGCCTTTGTTGATCTACTGCTGAACTCTTAATTACAGCTCTTATGCAAACACATCACTTGCTTAAAAACAATTCATGCATTAATTGTTAGAAAGCGGGGGAAACACTCTCTCCTTTGCAAGTAAAGATTGTGAATCCTTTATCTTATAATATTTAATTCCTTTTCAGTCCATACCTCAAATGGTATGTTATTTTTTTTACAATATTTTTTAACAGCTTTAATTTTTTCTTTATTATTCCATCTATTTAACAATCTTTTTGGCTTAACTTCAACTATTTTTTTTAGTTCTTCTTTGTAAAAAATTTCAAAATCTATAATTGTACTTCTTTTTCCATTCCTATATTTTATATTGTATGGCTCGTAATTATAATAAAGAACATTATCATCTTTTTCTAATATTTCCATAGCTATTAACTCATAAGAACTTCTGTATTTTATTTCTTTTTTATTTTTATTACTATAATAAATTCCACCTTTATATTTTTTATGTGATGGAGAAATCCCAAACATTCCATTGCTTTTTCCGCTATTTTTTCCTTTTATAGAATTTGATATTTTCTTTTTCACATCCTCGCTTTGTGATGCACATTTTTTAGAACAATAAATGTTTTCATGCTTATTAACTTCTTTTCCACAAAATTTACATCTTGGTTTTTCTTTTATATTTTTTTTCTTACCTGCTTCAATACGCTCTATTAAAAATCCAAACGCACCATTTTCTCTAATGCGTTTTTTTATAGAATCTCCTATGTTTTTTTTCGTTTTTTCTGATTGAATTCTTTTGTTTGCACAACTTCTAGAACAAAACATAGAATATTTTTTTTTCTCAAAATCTGTTTTTTTTAAAATAATCTCATATTTTTTTCCACATCTCAAACATCCAAACTCATACTCTAATCTTTCTATTTTTCTACTATTAGATGCTTTTTGTATCATGTTTTTTTTGTTTGGGTTTTTTTTACAATTAATTATATGACCACCAAGTTGTTGTTGCTTGTCATATTTTATTAATTGTCCACAATATTTACATTTTTTTTCCATTTTTTTGTATTTATTTTACTATAAATATCAGCAAAAAATAAAAATTGAACTCTGAGCGGTATACTGGATTTAAACCAGCGACCTTCACATTGGCAATGTGACATTCTATCACTGAACTAATACCGCATAAAATTAGGGAAATTTCGAACTAAGCATTTTTCTTTTTCTGCCCCATTTAACCACTCTGGAACCCCCCCGAATTACTCCTTATTTGTCGAGGGGGATGGATTCGAACCACCGAAGGCTTACGCCAGCAGATTCCTTATCGAAGTAACTTAATTTGTTACCACTAATTTATATTTTTTATTCCAATTTTCTATTTTGTTTTTTAAATCATCTAATGAAATAGAACATTTTTTATTTTTACTTGAATTATTTGAATGAACCATTAATTTGCAATTTGCTGGATGAGAAATAATATTTGAATCAATTTTTTGTTTAAAACCTTCCGAAATTGAAAACATGTGATCTCTACTAATTCCATTTAAGTTATTCCCTTTATTCTTTGCACAATACCATCCAAATTTTTTAATCAACTCAAAGTCAAATTCTTCTACGAAATCTTTTAGATTAAAATTAAATCGACACTCTGATTTATATATATTAAATTCAGTCATCTTTTTTTTATCAAAAATTTTTCTACAATTTATCCCACAAAATTTATTTTTTCTTTTTTTAAATGGCAAAATAGCATTACACTCTAAACAAAAATTTGGATTTTCATAATATTTGTCAATACCATTTTTTTTAATATTAGCATTTTTAATGTTTTCTTTTGCTTTGTCACTAAAAACAACTTTTCTGCCAGTATTTTTCTTATTGTTAAATGATGTAGAACAACTTAAAGAACAAAAAGTATTAAACCTTTTTTCGTATGAAATTAAATTACCACAATGTTTACATTTTTTAATATCAATTTTAGGTTTATGAAATTCATTATAACAAGTTAAGGAACAAAAATGTTTTCTTCCCATTTTTTCACTTCTTTTAAATTCTGTTTTTGTTTTTTCAAACTCATTTTTACAATTTTCGCAAATTATTAAAATTGTTTTTCTATTATTCTTAAAAATTTTCATACTTTTATTTTTCTTATAAATATTAAAAAAAAATAAAAGTGGAGTTTTTTTGAGTCGAACTTGTATGCTTAGTGGAAGTGAAGGGTTTCGAACCCTCATACCTTATGCTTGCAAAGCATCTGCTCAGCCAATTGAGCTACACCCCCAGATTTCCTATTAACTCTTCCATTCACCCTAAAGTGGGTGGGTTTACAGAACTTCGGAAAGACTTTCGTCTTGTTCAATTAGTCGGGGTGGCAGGACTCGAACCTGCGACCCTCTGGTCCCAAACCAGATGCGCTAGCCAACTGCGCTACACCCCGAAATGATAGTCTTTCCCATCTGTCACCCTTAGATGTGATTATTAAAAATAATCAGTGTATTGCGGGTTGTCTACACCATCCTTTTTCAAAAAACAGGGAAAATTTATAAGAGTTTGTTTTACGTGCTCTAACCGACTGAGCTATCCCGCCATTTTCCTTTTATTTGTGGCGGGAGCAGGATTCGAACCTACGGCGACGGCATTATGATTGCGAAGTAACTCTCATTGTTGCCACTGTTTTATCTTAAATATGTTAAAAATTAGGGAATTCTTCGCAGAATCTGTTTTTAAGCGCTCTAACCAACTGAGCTATCCCCGCATTATTTTTTATTTAGAGCGGGGAACAGGATTCGAACCTATGGCCTCTGTCTTGGAAGGACGATGAAATTCTACATTTTGCCACTAATTTTATTGTCGGGGTAACTGGATTTGAACCAGCGAACACTTGCATCCCATGCAAGCCCATATAGCCATCTGTGGAACACCCCGTAAGGTGCGGAATTTAAAGTCGTGGAGTCACAATGCTCAACGGCACAAACCTTCCGCTGTTTGTTTTGTCTGGGTAAAGGGATTCGAACCCCCGAACACGTGCTTCCAAAGCACGCCCGTATAGCCATCTGCGGAACACCCAGAAATAAAAGAGAGAACATCTTATGAGATGCTGTCCTAACCATCACCGTTCACGTTTCAGGTCAGTAACTCAAGTCTTGTGAACCTCCCAAGACCCTTTTCTTTTTGTCGGGTAAGCAGGATTCGAACCTGCGAACATCTGTCTCCGAAACAGACCCATATAGCCATCTGTGGAACTACCCGAATTTTAATTTCATTTTCACTGGTAGCGGGTGAGGGACTCGAACCCCCGCTTCCCTTTTGGAGAAGTCCAGCTTATGAGACTGGCAAGATACCACTTCTCTAACCCGCAATATTTGTCGAAAGGGAGGGAGTTGAACCCCCATAGCCGAAGGCGACGGTTTTACAGACCGCTGATTTAGCCGATTTACCATCCTTTCGAAAACTTTGGCTCATGGGTCAGTTACTATCCCATTTTTATTTAACGCTATTCCAAGGCGACTAACTTGTGTCCAACAACGCATCCACTATGCAGCCAAAGGGAGATTTTTAAAATTTGTGAGAGTAGAAGGATTCGAACCTCCAACGCCCCGAAGGGCAACAGGGTTACAGCCTGTCAGACATCCTGGTTGTCTAATACTCCCATTTAAATCAGGGTAAAAGCGAATAAGCTTTTTTGTTTTTGAATTTTTCCCCATAGTTTAAAATTTAATTGGTGGGGAAAGCAGGATTCGAACCTACAATGTTTAGTTTTACAGACTATTTTCTTCCGAAGTAACTCATTCTGTTGCCACTGATTTGTGGAGGATAACGATACCGATTCGTTGGTCTGTTGCTTGCAAAACAACCGCTTTACCATTAAGCTAAGCCCCCAATTTATAATAAGAGAAAATGTGATTTTTATGAGATTTATTAACACCTCTACAAACCTTAGAAACACAATTCCAATCAAACCCATCTTCTATAACTTGCCTTCCAAAATTATAAATTTTTATCAAATTATTTTCTAAATTATAACAAAAAACTTTTTTACAATTCTTACTATTTATTCCACTATTTTTTTCTTTTGTTTTTTCACTCCATTTTAATCCAACTCTTTTAGCAGACATTTTTTCTTTACTTTCTTTAGAATGATTTTTTCCATAAAATCCATTTTTATCTCCAAGACAACTTGTTTTTCTTGTTTTTGACATCTTTATTTTTGATTCTTCCGAGTGTTTGAAAATTCCTTTTTTACCTTTGTTCCAAGGAACAACACTGAATGAACCATCTCCACCATTTGTCATATTTGTAAGCTCAAACCCCCAAGTTTTAATTTGAGAAATCCAATATTTTTCCCAAAAATCACAACTTAACTCATCAGTTTCTTCTATGATAAAAAGTTCTGGTAACAATCCATTTTTTTTTAATTTTTTAACCCAAGCAGTTTTTTTTGTATTTTTACTTTCATTTAAATGGTCTCTAAATCTTCTTTCTACCCTATATGTTTTTCCAACATATTTTATACTTTTATTTCTTGGGTCAGAAAGTAAATAAATATAAACTTTTTTCATACTTTTTTATTATAAATATAATAAAAAAAAATGAATTATGGATTAATTAATGGATTTATTTTTTGTTTTGTTAATTTATATACCCTATTATTAAAATCTTCTAATAAAGATTTGGGTATTTTTATTTTTTTATCTTCAAATTGTTTAAGTATTTCATACTTAGAAAAACACCCTTCAACAATACCCTCTGACCACATATTAATATGCAACCCCCAAGATTTTTTTCCCATAATTACAGTTTTCAAAATGTTTGGGTGACAACTTTTAAGATTATTAATTTTTATTTCACCATTTTCAAATTTTCTGAATCCAAATTTTCCATCATCAGAATCCAGATCAAATTCCACTTTAACATCTGAACCGCAGAAAGTAAGTATTCCACATCTATAAGACATTAAAAAAAACGTGAAGATTTCGTTAAACTTTTCAGAATACTTTTGTAATCTTTTATGATTTCTTGTACCAGAGATTTGTTTTTTTTCTTCAATTTTTCTTAACCTCTCTTTAATTGATTCGCTTTTCGCATGGCTGTTCCCTCCAAAGTTTTAATTATTAATATGATAAAGTTGATTTTGCTCAATATCATTGTTAGCTTTATCGTTCAAAAACTATGATATTATATTGTAAATCAGGGAATAGTTACCGAGGGAGTTTTTTGATTTGCAGTCGAAGTATCCCTACTGATTGCCACTGACTTTGAGCGGGTAAAGAGGTTCAAACTCTCGACTTTCAGATTGGAAATCTGACGCTCTATCAGCTGAGCTATACCCGCATTATTTTAGTTTATAAAAAATAATATAATTTAAATTTTTTTTCACAATTTGTTAAAGAAAATAGATTTTCTAAAATTTTGTGATATTTATATGAAAAATATTATATGACACCACTTTATACACAAGAAGAATTTGACAACGCTAAAGGTTGCGACAAATTGCCATGTAAATGTAAATATTGTAAAGAAACATTCTTTAGATATAAGTATATAATTAAAGCAGCATTAAACCCAAAAAACAAGCAAACTAATGATTATTGTTCAAGAAATTGTCAATATCAATCTCAGTTTAAGCATGAAACTATAAGATGTGACAATTGCAATATTGAAATTAAAAAATTAATTTCTACTACAAAAAGACATAAAAATCATTTTTGTTCGCACTCATGTTCTACTAAATATTTTAACGCTCACAAAACAACTGGAATTAGACGATCTAAATTAGAAATATGGCTTGAATCACAACTCACTTTTCTTTATCCAAGTCTTGAAATTCATTATAATAAAAAGGATGCCATTGGATCAGAATTAGATATATATGTACCCTCTTTAAAAATTGCATTCGAATTAAATGGAATATTCCATTATGAGCCAATTTATGGTAATAATAAATTAGATCAAATAAAAAATAATGATTCAAGAAAATATAAATCTTGTATTGATTTAAACATATCTTTGTGTATAATAGATTCATCTCAATTAAAATATTTTAAAGAGAAAAATTGTAAAAAATATTTAGATATTATTATTAATATTATAAACAACACAATGAATACTGGACAATAATAACCAGCATTCATTATGTGTTTTAAATTCACCAACATGTCAAAGACCATTATACTGCGGAATGTGTGGGATTCGAACCCCTCCTTCGCCGTGACGGGGCGATACTACTACCATTATACGACACACTCCAATTTTCATTTATTTATAAAGAACGTATTAAAACAAAAAACCCGAATCTTTTTTTGGGATTCGGGTTGTTTGTTCACCTTTTAAGTTTTATAAAAACTTCATTAAGGTTTTGAGTTAAACATACCCGTCCCACATCCATAATCAGCATCCGCTGCACATGGATAACCGCCCATTGGGGAAGTTTCTGGTTGACGATATGTAAAATTTTGTTTCACCTTTATTATGTTTTTATATTATTAAATATCTCAAAAAAAATTGTTTTCACAGATTCATACGCAAAGTTACAAAAAAAGTTACATAAAAAACAAGTTTTTTTCAAAGTTTTTTTAAAATATTTTACAACTTGTTGATTATTAAACTATTATTATTTTGCTTTATCATCTAATTTTTGAAACATTCTTAAATCTTTTTGAAAAGAAACTGGAAAAGAGTTGTGTTTTTGAATCATTTGATCTATTTTTTCCTGGGTAATTGGATCTCCATTTGATGAATTGATTCCTTTTTTAAGCTTTATTGCATCTTTTTCCATTCTTCTTCTTATATAATGATATCTAACCAGGTTTTTTGTATAATCAGATATAAATGGCCAGTTTTTAATTATTTGATAAGACTTTTCTTCGTGATTTGTAAAGGAATAATTATATCCATCTTTTTTTAATGTAGCAACAAATGGTTTTCCTATATCATGAAGCAGCGCTGCAGTAGCAAATCTTTTTTTAGAAGAAAATAGTGAATACCAAAAAACTATTAATGTATGTACCAGCACAGAATGTTTGTGATGTTTATTTTGTCTTAAAAATAATGTGATAATAAAATGTTTCACTATGAAAGTTGTTTCAATATTTTATCTACTATAACTTTTGTATTTTCTGGCACTCCGAGTATTTCTTCGTATACAATATTATAAGAATCAAGCATGTCTTTAATTTCTTTATCTAAAGATTTGGCACCTTCTTCTGTTTGAAGTCTTCCCTTTGTATGATATGGTTTGGCTCTTTTTATGAAAAAATTCATATTTTCATATTTGTGATGTTCATTAATAATGACTGTTCTGAAATGTTCATCATTTTTCACATCATATATAATAGAATTTAGCAAAGGGGAGTCGGTCACAATAACATCAACTTTTCCTTTTAACCTAAACATTCTGTGTTGTTGTTTTCCAAAAACATACAATTGGTTTTCTAAGACGTTGTTTGAACCTTCCCAAACTCTGTCTTTAGCATATTCCAAAGCCATTTCACATTCAACACCTTCCCATTTTAATTGTGCAAATATACTAGCACAAAAAGTACTTTTACCAGCTCCAGGGCCAGCAAACAAATTGATTACGATAGTTTTTTTAGTTTCCATATTTTAAATTTAATAGTTTCAAAAAATAAAAAAGGGGAAAAATTTTCCACATTTTTTTTTACACTGTTCCTACTTCTTGTAAATATTTTTCATCAAATTTTGAAAAATCATCCTGTTCCCCTTCAAATCCAACAGATTTTCTTTTTGACATTGAAGATTGTTCAGATGCGTATTTGGATATGTTTCGAATGTCTTCTTTCATTCTTTTTTTAACTGACTGTATAAGTTCCACACTAACATCTTCTCCTACGCTAACAGCAAATGATGCAGTTGCTTGTGCAAGTTCTTTTATTTCAGCCCCAGACATTCCATTTATATGCTGATATAATTCTTCTCTTAATTTTTTCCCAATTTTGGTTGTTGGTCGATTTTTATCATTAAATAGAATTTCTTCAAAGTAAATTTCGGCACATTTAATTGCATATCCTCCAGTGAGAACTCCAAATTCAACAATTCTATCAACTCTACCAGGTCTTTTAAGAATTCTTGGTTCAATTCTGTCTGGATGATTTGTTGTCATTATTATATATGAACCAAGAAGATTTTTTGGTTGATCAACTCCATCTAAAAAGTTTAACAAAGCAGAATTTGCATTTGAAAGAGTTGATTCGGCATCTTCAAGAACAACAAGTGTACTAACTTTGTGTGTAGCACATTTTACTAAATGCTGTGCCACGTCTACAATATTCATTGAGAACACTACACATTTGTCTGTTGAGAATTTTTTAGAAATTTTTACAGCCAAACTTGTTTTCCCTGTTCCAGGAGGTCCAACTAACAGAGATTTTCTTACTCCAGACATTCCAAATCTTGTAAACAATGGAACATTGTTATAGTAATAATTAATATCTTGCAAAAGGACTTCTGTTGATGGGTGTACTATTGGAGTTTCTTGTAAGTCTTCAAGTTTTTTATATTCAATTCCACCTATTCCGTTGTTATAAATTCTGAATATCCCATTTTTTGGTTTTGCATTCTTTTTCTTTTCTTGCTTAATCATTTTCAAAAAATTAAGCCATATTTTTTTTTCGGCAGCATACATTCCTTCAACAGATCTGGTCTTTCCTCCTCCACTTATCCATTTTGCATAATACATATATGTACCATCAGAAAATATTACCTTAAACAAACCAGTTGTATCTGAAACACTGATGCTATATTCCTTTTTTTTCACCAATGAAACACCAAATGAATAATTTGTTATTAAATCTGATTGTATCCTTTCAATTTCAACAATATGAAAAGATTTTCTACCATATCTTTTGGCTTCATATTTCAATTTATTTAACATTGAAATATCATATGTGTCAGAATATTCTACAATAACAAATTCACATATTTCTTTTAACAACTCTGGGTTTTTTAAGTTATCTTTCCACAACTCTTCAACTTTTGTTTCAATGTTTTGTTTTTTTGCAATAGTTAAATTTTTTTCTTTTGAATAAAGATAATCTCTTATCTTATTTTTTCTGTATCTAATTAACAGTTCTTTGTAGATAACTTCCCTTAATGTTCCCATTTTTTAAAATTTATTTGTTTATATAAATATTCCTTTGTACTTTAAAAAGTTTTGAAAGTAAAATTTCATGATCATCATATAATCCGACAGCCCAATTTGTTATTTTACCATCTGGCAAGATATCAATTTTTTCTCCATTAAATATTAAATGATATCCAATTGCTTTGTTTTCGGCTATTTGCCTTCGTAGATCTATGTTTTCAAAATCATTGAGAAACCCAAGAGATTTTCCTTCTGGGTCAAAGTGTTCAACAGTTTGAACTTCAATCTTTATTGGCTTAATCATTATACTGTGCTATGAAAATTAAATAGAGACAATCTATACCCTTGAATATTGGATATTCTACAATACATTCTTCCGTTTTCTTTGTCCATAACTGTATAAAGCTCTGTTTGGGTCGCAGACATAAAACATTCTACTCCCTGGTTAATAGCTTTTTTAACTTTTTCTCCTTCATCATTATTTAAGATAATTAACCTTCCACAAATAGCTCTTCTATCTCTATCCCAATATATAGATAGAATCATAAAGGCTGGTTCTTTATCTTCTTCAGCAACTTGCTCTGCACTTACAGACTTTCCGTTATATTCCACTATTGTTGGCATAACCAAAAAACCCTCATTAAGTTCCCCTAATGCGAGTCCTTGGTCAACAAAATCCACTTTAAATTGTTCTACTGCTGCGAGTATATTTTCCTCATCGAGAAATGTGTGTTCTGGGGCTCTCAATCTTTCAAATTCACCTTCAAGAACATATTCCTCTGGATCAATTACTACTAATTTTGACATATTTTTTTTAGTTTAAAATTTTTTCTTTCAAATCAGTAGGAAGAACAAGTTTGCAAGTATCATTTTCCACTACAACTATTACAGAAGCTGCAGACTTAGTGGCAACGCTAGTGTTTACATAATTCAAAGTTTTTGTTCCGTCTGAGTTACAAGTTACACTTTGTAATTTTAACTTAGACATATTAGTAAACTTTTTTTTATAATATTGTTTAACTTTTTGCTTTCCGTATTTTTTAATACTTTCAGAAGAAGTAAACTGCAACATCATGTCATAGTTACCAATCTTTCTCAAAGACTGCATGAAAGACATAAAATCTGAGCCGTAAAATACAGCGGGATTTGAATACGGTTTTTCAACACTTTCAACTTCTGCTACACTATTTTTTTCAACAGATTCCACCATCTTTTTTTCTTGAACTGTGCATCCCACAATTGCAAAGATAGAAATAAAAATAATAAAAACAAATTTTTTCATAACTTTTCTTTTTTTTAATTTTTCGTTTCTACCAATATATACGTAAAAACTTCAAAAAAGTTACACAAAATTAAAACTTATATATTTAACCTAAATTACATTTGAACATTTTATTCTTCTCTTCTTTTTTAAAATAAGCAACAAGTATTGTTTCAATCATATTGTTTGTTGATGGTCTATTTTGTTCAATTCTTGCTTTTTCGATTGCTTCAATTAACCAATCATTTTTATCCGTCAATTTTAAACTAATTCTTTTTGCCATATCATTTAATTTTTATACTGTTTATAATCCAAATTTATTTCTAAGCAAGTCAATCTTACTTAATTTAGCATGTTTTTCTGCTTCCAATTCTACTTGTAATTCTTCAATGGTCTGACCAATATCGGGAAGATTTCTTCTTAATTCATTTAACCCATCAGGTTGTTCTATTTCTGGAAGACCATGTATTCTATCTGCGCCAACAATATCTTCATTGGGATTAAATCCATAATCTCTTAACTCAGTAATTAATTGAATTACATTTTCCTTATCATCCTCATTCCCACTATAAACACTTGGAATCATAATGTAAGCGTATGGTTTGTTCATTGATTTTAAATCATTAACACTAATTTCTTTGTTATCAACTTTTTTTCTATCAATGTTATCTGGTCTTGCTGCTCTACCATAAGTTTGCAAAAATTTACTCTTTGATAATGTTCTTAATGGCATTATACCAGAAAACCCACTAATATCAATTCCTTCTGCCAATATATCATAATGGAGAACAATTAGTTTTTTTGTTGCATTGCTACCATCAACTTTTAATCTTCTCAAAAAATCCTGTCTACTAACTTGTTCTCCATTAATATTATTTCCAACTTCACCATTTGATGCGACTGCATAAATATCAACACCATCTTGTGTTAGTTGTGCATATTCTCTACTTCTAAGGAAATTTATAATATCCTGTGTTCCTTTTGCGGAAACCAATACCTTTGGAAAAGTCTTTGTTAATATTTTACCATGCTGTTCAAAAGTATCTTTAATGATTTTATTTATTGATTTATTATAATCTTCAGTATTATAAACGCCTTCTGTAATAACAAAATGTAATCTTGGTCTAACCATTTTACCCAAATCAATAGCTTGTCTTGGTGTCATACTATATAGAATTTCACCATAAGATTCCACATTATTCATTCCCCTACCAGTATCAGAAGGAGTTGAAATAGTTGTTGCGGTAAAGAAATAACAACGATTTGATTTTAGAATATGTAAAATATCGTGAAATTGTTCTTGAACCAAGTAATGTGCTTCATCATTAAGAATTATTGACATTGGTTCAAAACCGTCTCTTGCTTCTTCAATTCTTTCTGCTGAGTTATATGTACTGAAAAATATCAAAGGTAAATTTTGAGCCTTTGCCTTACCTATCATTTCACGTATATCTCTTACACTGGTTCCTGAACCAATTTCAGAGAATGGTATATTAGCACCATCAAGATTTGCTTTAATGCGAATATCTTCCAATTCTTTTTCGTTTATTTTACCACCACTATGAACAAACATATATCTTGCCTCAATCTTTGCATCAACAAGAAAACCATAAACTTCTTTTAATAATTGGTATGTCAATACTATTCTTGGTGCATTAACAACATACATTTGAAAATCGCCATTTTTAATAATATCATCGGCAATTATTGCTGATTGACAAAAACTCTTTCCAACTCCTGTTGGCATACAAACAATACCTTTATCACTTGCAATTGCACTTGATACTGCATCTTTTTGATATGGGTAAAGTCTATCAAAAATTTTAACATCGCTTGTTTGTTTCTTTTCGAATATTTTATCTAAGATTTTCATAATATATCGTTTTTTATTACTTTATACGGAAAAGGTAATACTTTTGTTACACATAAAAAATAAAATCACAATTATTTTTACTTTATTATAAAGAATTTATTATTTCTCTTACTTTGTTCCAGAAAATCAGATTGTTATCTAATAAACATCTGAAATCTTTATATCCAAAACATTTAACTTTTCCTTTGAACATTTCGCCATCGGTATAAAAGTTCAACCCGTCAGCAGTTGTAAATACGAAATGTCTGAAGTTTTTAGGATTTTCCATATCAGCAACAACATTATGTGATAACATGCCGTCTGTAATAAGATTTCCTAAACTATCTTTATTTGATGATAATTCGGTTAATACATTTGACCTAAATTTTACTTGTACAACAGTTTTTTCATTTCTTATGTTTACGCCAACACCGTCCACACCATTATCATTCTCCTGGTTCGGCTTATAGTTATAAACACCTACTCTATTATCTGTTGGATGCAGTGCCAAAAAAAGCTCTACAAAGAACTCAAATGCATCACCCTTATATTTATCGGCATCATACCTTAAAGTATCTAAAATCGCTTCTGATTCAATTCTACGTATAAGCGTTGACATCTTGTTAACTCCTTCGAATAATCTTGGAAGTGAATGTGCTTTTGTTTTGAAATTGTGTTCTAAGTGTATCATGTTATTAAAAGTTTAATTAAATATCTAAATATTCTATATTTATTATAGTAGATGGTGGTATGTTTTCTTTTGTATAATATCCATCAAAAAAATTGGGGTCTTTAAAAAATCTTGTCGTTACTCTTCCCCAATTTGGTTTTATGGTTAGTATTATAAACCTTCCAGCCTCTTCCAATTCAAAATCTTTTTGTTTTTTTGATTTATAACTTCCCTTTTCTTCTTTTTCAACAATTTTATTTAACTCAATGTGTTTTTTTTGTAAAGCTAAATCTTTTAAAGATTCTTTGTTAATTGAAAAATAAATTCTATCATTAAAATTAAAAAAATCAACTGAACTTCTTGGTGTTAATCCATTTTTTTTTATTTTATCAATTCTATTTTGTTTAGTTAAATGATATATATTATCTGGTACACCAATTTCTATATCATGTTTTGGTTCATATTGTAAAATAACAGTCCCATTAGTGACTTTAATAAAATCAAGCTTATTTTTTAATGGTGAACCAGCAATGCTTACACCATGAAACCAACCGCCTACATTATCCATAATACGATTTAATTCTAAATATCTTTTTTCATTATTATCATTTAAATCGAAATGAATAATTATTTTATTGTTGTGAAACTGAAACTTATTTCTTTTAAATCCTAAATTATATAATTCGGGTAATAGCTTTTCTAATGAATACGTATATATTAATCCCTCATATAGAATTTTTCGTTCCAATTCTTCTCTTATTAAAATTCTTAAAAAATCGTGTTGGTCCATTGCTTTTTATAATAAATATGGGTTAAATGTTTTAACAATGAATCGAATTACTTTTTTCTTGAGTTTTGGTTAATGAGCTTATAAATTCCATACACGCTTCAGCAAACGTATCTATGCAATAGAAAATCTCTTCAAGTTCTTCATTTAAGATAAATTCCTTTGCTTGTAAAAACAATTCTTCTTTTGATAATACCAGTTCATTTCTTATTACTGCATCAGCAAAACTTGCCATTACTGGAGCTGAAATTTCACAGGGAAGAATATTGTATTCTCCATTTCTACTAATAAAACTTTCTGCTTTTTTAATTAATTCTTGCATAACTTTATCTTTTTATTAATTTATACGTAAAAGGTATTACTTTTGTTTCAGTTTTTACAAATGTTTTGATGAATATTTTAATTAAAAATAGTAAACTTTAATTTTTATTATCAAAAGCGCAGGGGGAAATAAAAATACCCCAAAGAGAATTATTCCTTGAGGTACTTTAAATACAATAATTAAATTTCACTGTTCTTATTCAGTATAAGTTGGTAGGTTATCTATGTTATCTCCTTCACTTTCGTTTAATACTGACCTTAAATATTTAGGATTTGCCTTAACAACTTCAATCAATGTTTTTGAGTTTCCAACATAATAAGTATAATCGTTTGATTCGATGTTGGTAATTATTTTTTCAACAGTCTCTTTAATAATTTCTTTTTCTGTTTTATTATTTATGGCAACATTTCTTTCCACTTTAAATTCGATGTTTTTACCATCTTTTTCTTTTCTCTCTTTTAATTTTCTTTCATATTTTGACATAACTTTATACACTTATCTACACAGTGTGAGATTTTAAAATTTAATATATCTACGCAAAGATACTAAAAAATTTCGCTAAATGCAAATTTTTATTTATTATTTTTAAACTTATTTTTATTAAGGTTAAGTTTAGTTAATTGTCGTTGGACACTTTTATATGTTGAATTATATAGTTTAGCGATTTCATTAATTTTATATTTTTTATCAATATATAAAATAAACAATTCATCATATGTAAATTGTTTGTATTTAGCATTTTTTTGTTTTAAAATTTCTTTTGTTTGAGAAGAATGATGTTTTCCAAAGAAATGGTTTTTGTCACCATTGGTTTTATTACCAAGATTTTTATTCCTTTCTTTCTTTTGTTCTTCTGTTAATTTATATTTTCTACCTAAATTATAGTGTTTATTTTTTTTAAAATATTCTTTCGTTTTTTTAGATAATTTTTCTATAACTTCTTTTGAAAAAACTTTAGATTCTTCGCCACCATTAGTAGAATTAACCAATGTATCAAATATAGGTTCAATATATTTTCTCTCCAAAATTAAAATTTCTTCAATTAACTCTGTTTCTTCTATTAAAAATATTTTAACTTCAAATCCATTATTTATTACATTACCAATCCAGTTAACTTTATGTGATTTACATTTTTTATATTTCCAGTCACGAATATGACCTTTAAGTCTATCTTCTAAGTTTTTAGATGTATAACCTATATACTTTGGTTTCATTCCATCTAATTCAGATGTTAAATAGTAAAGTTTATACATGACTATTAGATTTTAAGTTGTTAAAATGATTATCTAAAAGCCACTGTATTAACTTTGATTTATTCTTTACATCGAAATATTCAAAATCTTTAAAATTTTGTTCTGTAATTGTAACAGATAGCCTGTCTTTTTTCTTTTCTAATTCTACTCTAATTCTTCCCATAATATTTGTTTATTATAAATAGTAAGAAAAAATAAAATTAGCTTCAAAGCTAATTGTTTTTTCGTTTTTCTTTAAAATATTCTGATAATAAATTATCTATTAACTTTGACTTATTGTACCTACCAGATTCTAATTGCTTTAAAACTTTTGGAGTTAGCGCTATACTTATTTTTTTATATTTTATTTTTTCCATTGTTAAATTGTTGTTTTATAAATATATTAAATTTTATATTAAAAATAAATAGAAAAGCACCATAGAAATTAATCTATGATGCTTTTGTTTTGAAAAAATTGCTTACAATTAATTATTTTAAAAACTCTTTCCAGAAGTCTTTGCGAAATAATGATATAACTTTCCTATCGTATCTATGGCCAAATTTACCACCATTGCCATCTCTAAAATTCATCAATTTTATAAAGTCAGAATGCAACATTGCTTTTTGAATAAAAGGAAGATTATTCGGTTCATCAATAATTGCATATGCAAATTCAGTAATGGCATACTCACCAACTTCATCAATAATTGGCTTACTTGCAGTTCCATTAGTCCATATTACTTTAGGCACGCCAAAATGTCCCATTTTATTTGTTTTTGAATATCGAAACTTTACAACATCTGTGCTCAATGACATATAAACACATGGATATTTAAATTCTTCACTTTGTTCTTTAGAAACATATTCCTTTTGTGTGTGATATTTACAACTTCTTAATACATTAACTTTTTCTTCACCTTTTTTAGCCATTAATTTATTAAATTCGTTAAACATGCCATTGGGTATAAATTCCATTTTAGATATATCAACTCTCTGAGTTGTGCCATCCATACACTTAATTTTAGTAAACATTGTATTTGGCACATTATGTAAACAATAAAAATCATAAGTAGTTTTAACCCCAAAAGTTTTTAATCCATCTGAATAGTCATGTATTTCTAATGAAAGAATTTGTTTTGATTTTAATAGATTTTTTACCTTACTAAAACCATCTCCCAACCCTCTCCAACCGTCTGGGTGGATAGCACACATATAGCCACCGTCTATAAGTTGTGATATAGTCTTTGTAACAAATTTATCCCAAAGAACATGAGCTGAACCTTTATTGTCACTTGCTGAATTATATGGTGGATTTTGTACAATTATATTCCACTTTTCTATCCCCCAAAATTCTTTCATATATACATCAAATTCTTCAGTTAAATAACTGCCATTATAGATATTCAACGCATATTCATCTTTTGGGTCAAAGGCATATAAAAATAAGAATAAATTTTTCGCCTGTAACTCACAAGCATAAATCATATTTTCAACAATGTGTTTGTATCTTAATTTTTCATCTGGCTGAAATGAAACCAAACCTTTCATCAATCTCTCAATAACAACTGAAAAGAATGTCCCAACTCCCGCACATGAATCAAACCATTTTAAGTCTGGATTGCTCCATACTTCATAAGGCAATAAATCTAATATATTTTCTGTAAGTTCTATAGGAGTCATAACTTCACCCATAGTTTTAACTTCGGTAGCAGATACTTTAACATAATCACGAAGCATAGTAACCACATCTTTAATGTGATTCATTTCACTATGGTTTTCAGTATCAACTATTTTCTGTATTCTACCACACATTAATCTGTGTTCAACATTATTTTCTTCCAGTATGGTTAAAATCATTGACCTACGTTTTTCAACTGGTGCTGATAAAATCATTTCTTTCATTTCTGGCGTCATACCATTAATACCATCAACAATCATATCTTGGATAAGATTTTCGTAAGTGTTTTTCAATTCTGCTTTCATATTATTAATTTTTATGTGTTTCTTACTAACTTATACGGTAAAGGTAATACTTTTGTTGCAAAAAACTAAATAAATTTAAATTTTTAATATAATTGAAAATGTTTTATGTTTTTAATATATTTATAAATAAAAATGGAAAAAGAAATAAAAAATTATATTAAAAACATAATTTTAGAAATTATAAACAACAATATAATTGAAGAAGAATATGGTGTTCCAGAAGATGCACTAAAAGCTTCTAATGTTTTAGAAAAAGAAATTAAAAAAACTTTTGAAAGTGGAGGGCGATGGAGTGTGGTTTATGACTCAAAAAACAATTTAATAAATAATGTACAAAAAATGAACAAAATCATCCATATAGATGGTTTTGAAAAAGGTTTGTTTTTCGAAGATTTAAATGTTCATATCTCTTTTATACAAATTAATGATGAAAATATAAGCAACGAAATTATTGAAAAATCAAATAGAGGTGAAGAAATTAACCAAGAAGTAAAAATAAATCCGCAAACCAAAAAATTAGAATATGCAGATATAAAACTAAACGTTTGCTTTAGACACAATGATGTTCTTAATGAAAATGTTAAAAATTTAATCTTACATGAACTAACTCATATTTATGAAACATATCAAAGAAAATTACATAATAAAATAAGAAAAACCAAAGATGATGTTTACAATTCAATAAACATAAATTCATTATCAAATGAAACTATAAAAAAAATCAATTTTTTAATTTATTGCACACTCTACTTTGAAAGAAATGCAAATATATCAGCACTATACAAAAATTTAATGCATACTTCTTCATTATCATTAGAAAACATAAAACAAGATTTTTTAAAATCAATATATTATAAAAACTTTTTATTATATTTAAAAGAACCAGAATTTTATATCACGCAAAAAGAAATAGACGCATTAAACGATAAAGATTTTATTGACCTTAATAATCAGATAAAAGATTTAATAAAAAACTACAGTTTTGAAAATACAAATAATTTTTTATTTTATTATAGGGTAAATAAAAAACAATACTTTGATAAAATATTTAATTATTCAAAAAATATATATGAAAAAATATATAAAAAATGCCAAAGAGTAATTTTTAAAGTTTATAAAGATAAAAACCCAACTTTTATTCAGGAAGGATATAAGCCTGGCAGACAACATATAAAAATATATCCAGATTTTAATAATGATTTTTTATTTTAAATACCAAGCCGAAGGCAATAAATAAAACAAAAAAGTAATATTATATGAATAACAATATTACTTTAATTGTGATTGATTCGGTAAATATATCATTTAACTATAGCATGATGTTCCCAATATTCAACGCTTTTTTCATATCTATCTTTGTCAATAGGCATCCCAGACCCTCCGTGTTCTATCCCCAAAGCATTTCTCATTATTGTAATTGGTGTTTGAGGAATTTCAACATTTACTTCTTGTCCGAGAATAGCAACAATTCCCCAATCTGCATCAAACCCAAAAATTTCCGTTGTATTATCCTTTGCCATTGCTACTGCTTCTTTTTCAATTTGTTCTTTTGAATAAAGGACAAGCATAAGCCACTCAGCTTTTGGTTTTCCAAGTGGTAACTCAAGCCAACGTGAAAGAATTGACAATTCTTTCTCTGTTCTTGCGGAATATCCACTTCTCAAGTATTGGTAATTTTCCAAGGTTATAGGTAACGATCCAACTCTGGCATCAGTAAAGTTTTTAATAGGCCAAAGTTTGCAAAAATCAGCATATCCAGGTAATAGTTTTTCTCCTATTGCCACATTATCATCTTCCCAATCAATAAGTTGTTGAATGTATGTTTCAAACTCTTCTATGGTTTTGTTAAGTATCTTTGTTCCTCCAAATTTTGGATCAAAGTGTCTGGCACCGAATTCTGTTACTTTAATTTTCATAAATTGTTTTTTTAATCTATACGAAAAAACAACGATTTTGTTACAATAAAAGACCCCGCTTTTTTTGCGGGTCTCTTTTATTCTATCACATAAACTAATTCCTTGTTTATTTCAGTTAGATATTGCGGTTCTCTAAATAGATTTGGAGCTGGATACAAAGTAAAATCTGAATAAAAAATTTCCCCAATATCACCTTCGTCATTTTGTACTACTACAAAAAACCCATCAGATATTCTTCTTGCAGATGTTAATGCTAATAACTTATGATTTTCCCCTTTAATACATTCAAAAAAAATTTCTCCTTTTCTTATGTTTTTTATTTCTAAATAAACATCTGACCAATCTTCTCCCAAGTTAAAGTCTTTTGGTCTTAAAAATTTAATTCCGTTTTCCATAACTAATAAAGTTTAATTTACTATAAATAGTTACAGATTTAAGAAAACAATAGATTTTTTAAAGAAAAATTTATTAAAAAACCTTTTATAACTAATTGACTTTCAACATCCTTACTGGTCTATCAACAATTCTGTGAACATCCCAGTATTTTGGCATATATTTTGGCTTCATATTATTCAAAAAATCCAATCTCCACATCTCCACAAATTTTTGAATATCTTCTACTTTTGACATTACTTCTTTTCCATGATTACTGTGAAATTCATTGTAATCTTTTTGATTTATTTTGGAAAGTTTTTCTATTTCTACCATAGGGGCGAAATCTTCTTCATATCCCAATATAGAAGATATTGTTATAAGAAGCTCTTCTCTTCTTTCTTCTGGCATCATTTCGTAGTTCAAAATAAAAGCTTTGGATAATTTTATTGCTTTAACAAAATCTGAATGAGAATTACAAAGGGGAACACTATATTGTTCTGATATACTTTCTTTTAGTTTTGAGGCATATACATTTTCATATTCATCATGACATTCCCTGCAAATACAAACAACATCATGACTTGTTGCAACCTTAAGTTTTTTTGGGAAATGTTTTTTATACAATGCAGGAACTATGTGGTGTTTAGTAAGCCTTTCTAATTCTTCTGTTCCACATACTACACAAATATTTTTCTTTTGAGTTAAAGCAAATTGGTCATCTCTACTCCCATGCCCAGCAGGTTCAAAGTTTAATTTTATAACAAAAGGATTGTCAGAAATAATATTTGCAAGATTTTTTGACAAATACCAATTTGATCTTTTTGTGTCACACCAAAACATTTCAAATCCTTGTGGATGCAAAACTAAACAATTTCCATATATAACTTTTTTCATTTCACATTATAACTTTAATTACAAAATATACGAAAAAAAATAATAAAAGTTTCACTTTTTAGCTTAATATTTATGACTACATTCAAATAAGCTTTTTTGTTACTATTTATATAAAAATAATAAATATGGGAATTATATTAAAAGAAAAAACAAAAGAAAATTTTGGATATTATCCACAAGACTTAAAACCAAGCAGTAGTAAAATGGTTGTTTGGAAATGTGAAAATTGTGGCATTGAATTATATAAAAAATTTCAATCTGCAAAAAAAATAAAATTATGTTTTAAATGCTCTGCAAAAGTAAATGCAAAAAACAATAAAGAAAAAATAAGCAAAACATTAATTGAGTATTTTAAAACACACGAAAGCCACTCTAAAGGTATAAAAATGCCAGATCACGTCAAAGAAGCTCTTAAAAAATCACACGAAGGGAAAACTTTTTCTGAAGAAAGAAAAAAAGAAATAAGCATAAGAAACACTGGGAAAAACAATCCATTTTATGGTAAAAAACACTCAGAAGAATCTTTGCAAAAAATGAGAGAAAAAAATAAAAAAGAAGGAAATCCAATGTATGGAAAAAAATACTCTGAGGAAGAGTTAGAAAAAAGAAGAGGTAAAAATAATTTTTTTTATGGGAAAAAACCTTTTCATGGACGAGGAGAGTGGTATATTTGTAAAGACGGTTCAAAAGTGTGGATGCGAAGTTCTTGGGAAATTAAGTTTGCAAAATATCTTGACGTTAAAAATATTGAATGGTTATATGAATCAAAAACTTTTCCAATAATATATGATAATAAAGAGGGAACATATACGCCAGATTTTTATCTAATAAAAGAAAATGAGTATATTGAAATTAAGGGCTGGTGGAGGGATAATTCTTTGCTTAAATTCAATAGTTTTTTGGAAAGTTATCCAAAAATTAAAATAGAAGTATATGAGAAAAACAAGTTAAAAGAATTAAAAATATTATAATTTTTTTTCTTGTGGAAACATACTTCCTTTTCCAAGCGGAACTGCTTGTGCTTGAAAATTACCTACTTGAATTTGATTTGCTTCATCAATTGGAGTATCAAAAACTCCTCTTTTTATAATCTTTTTATTAGAATCAAACTCTCTGATTATTCCAGTAATAGAAAATGGTTTGTGTAACGGAATCCAAGTTTCAATTTCTTTTGAATCTTTAGGAAGATCTTTAAAAGCAACAGTTATATGTTGATAATCATTTTCTGAGAAATAATCTCCAGAAATCCCAAGCGCTATGGCTTTATCGGAAATTCCTAAAGAATTTATATTTAACACAACCTCTTTGTTTAAATCTTTTTTAAAATTCAACGGCAACTCTCCCAGTGTAATTGTCATATGATAATCTAAAGTTCCATCTTTAAATTGCGGTCTTATAAAACTTTCTGGAATTTTTCCTTTTTCTTTTAATAAATTGAATATTTTCTCAATTTTGTTTTTTTCGCTTTCTTCTTCAACTGAAACTGCAGTAAAAGAAATTGAAGGAAATTCTTGTTTTAAATCAATTTCTTTTAATTCTGTTTTTTTCATTTTATCGAAAAAATCTCTATGAAATTCATCATATCCTTTATCTGATAATTTCGCTATTGGATTTGCTTTTATTTCCAGAGAAACATTTAGAGGCTTTCCAAGAATTTTTGCTGCGTAATATCTGTGATGTCCATCCTCAATATAGAACTTTTTTCCATCAAAACTCACATCAATTGGCTCTGACAAATTAACCTTGTTGGCCCATTCTGTTTTTGACAACCCACTTTTTTCTTGTTGATATATTGCATTACCCAAATCATCTTTCCATTTAATAGACAATTGCCCAGGCATTATTTTTTTTAAATTATCTTCTGTAAAACCAAATGCCGCTAAATCAAGAGCTTTTGTAGAAAACCCGCCACTCCTTAATAACTCTTCTGATGTTTTAAATTTATTTGCCTCTTTTTCAAGCATTTTAAACCCAATCATTTGTGAGGTATCTGCTTTTTTTTTATATATTAATTTATCTATTGCCTCTCTAATAACTTTTCTTACAATATTATATGATTCTTGGAACGATCCGTAATTTTCAATAGCTTTTAATATAGTTTTGTTTGAAAACAAATTAATTACAAAATTAATTTTCCTTGTTTCTTTATAAACTCCTCCTCCTCCTGGAAGTTGTGTATAAGGTTTCCCCTTTGGAAAATCTTCATATTTAACTTTGTTTAAATAATAATCTCCTATGAAAATATAATGTTTTGTTTTTTCATCCTGTCTATAGTCGTGAGTTTTCAACCATTCTTTTTGTTCTGGATTTAGTTTGTTAATTTTAAACACATCTCCTTTTTCATCAAAACCAACAAATCTAGAGTCCTCATATTCATAAGCAACACTGAATATATATAAATTTTTTCCTTCTTTATAAAGAGCAAAACCTTTATTTGCCATAATTTTAATTTACTATAAATATAAAAAAAAAAGGAGATTTTCATCTCCGTTAACATTACATTATATACAATTATAAAATTAATGTATTTTTATTTTTTACCTATAGTTTTACTTGTTTTAAAACTAAAAATTGATCTTAATCCACCAAACACCATTCTAAATGGGACCCAAATTGGTGCTGTAAGTACAATCCATTTTATTATGAAAAATATAAAATAGAAAACAGCTGGAATTAAAAGCCAAGCATATATCCATATTTGACTAAACACGTCAATATCATATTGAAATGAATCCCATAATAACTGCAAATAATTGCTAAAAATTTCCTGTAGTGCCATATTTTTGTTTTTAAATAGTTTGTGCAAATATATATAAAAAATTCAATTAATCATATTTATCCATGAAAAATTTTAAAAGAAGATAAGAGGAATAACAAACAAAACTGCTTGCAAACCCATAAATCACATTATATAAATCACTCAATTGAATATTAGAAAACTCCCCTCCATGCCACATAAACAGCACTCGAATTACCAATCCAACCCAGAATCCTATACATTGTGGACATTTTAAAAACTTACCAAGATGCGGATTAAACATAGAAGCCTTTTCTCTAATTGGTTTAAAAACATATGAAATGTTAATAATAAAAGTGGCACCTATACAGGATAATATAAAAAGAAAAAGTTCCATAGTATAATTTAAAAGCTGGAGTCCCTCCAGCTTCACTTACTTACCACCACAACAGTGCGTAATTGGTCTTAAAAAATATTTAACAGTTGCTACCATATAAAATTTATTTACTATAAATATAATTAAAAATAAAAAGAAAGTAAACATTAAAATTCTTTAATTTTAAAAAAAACAACTATTTATATTAAACAAAAATACTCAATGCTATGAAAAAAGAAGAATTAAAAAAAATAATTTTAGAAGAAGCTCTTCATATTAAAAGTCTTGTAGAAGAAAAAGCACAAATAGAAGAAGAATTAAAAAAACTCGAAGAAGAAGATATGGACGAAACTACTGGATTAGGTAAATCTGGAGAAAAATTAAAAAAAGAAGAAGGATTAGAAGAAATGCAAAGTGTAGGACTTTCATCTTCACATCAATCTGGAGCAGGAACTACAAATCCACAATTCCAAAGTAGAGAAAAAAAGGGATATGTTAAAGAGGAACAAACTATAAGAAAATTTGTTAGAAATCAACTATATGAATCTTATGGAATAAACAAAAACAACTTATAAAAAAGAAACCCCCAATTACGGGGGTTTTTTTATGCCATTAGTTTATCAAAAAGAAATTTCATTCCGACAGTAGCTTTTTCAACAATAAAAGTTCTTCCCTCTCCTGGTGCCAACTGAACAAAATTTGGATCAATAACATAAATTTGTTCTCCTTGAAAATATTTAATTAACCCAGCAGCTGGATAAACCTGAAGTGATGTACCTATTACAATAAGAATATCTGCTTCATCAATTGCTTTTACAGCTGCAACAAATTCTGTATGTGGAAGTGGGTCTCCAAAAAGAACAGTTCCATGTCTTAGTTGAGAGCCTTTATCACATTTATCTCCAATTTTTAAATCCTGATCTTCTGCCAAATCAGAAAAATATTCATTTGTTAAGCTACTTTTTGATTTATCGATACTTCCATGAATATGTAAAACTTTTTTAGAACCCCCTTTTTCATGTAGCGAATCTATATTTTGCGTCACAATAATGACATCATATTTTTCTTCTAATTGCGCAATTAATTTATGTGCATCATTTGGTTGGCAATCTTTCATTTGTTTTCTTACTTGATTGTGAAAATCCAAAACAGATTCTCTATCCTTTTTCCAACCAGCAACATTAGCAACCAAATCAACATCAAATTTTGTCCACAATCCATCATTTTTATCTCTAAATGTTGGAATTCCACTTTCTGCGGATATTCCAGCTCCCGTAAAAACTGCAATCTTTTTTTTCATATATTTTTTTTATTTATTATACGTATTAAAAAATAAAAAGTTAAAAAATTATAATTAAATTGAAAATCAAACAATTATAATGTTGGCATGTTTATTGAAAGATTAATGTAAACTTAAAAATAAAAATATGAAAACACTATTATTTACAATCAGTTTCATCTTGTTTTCTTTAATTTCATTCTCTCAAGATGATATTTATTATTCTCCAAGTCACGACACTGTTACACAGGAAGGAAATACGTATATAACCAATAATTATTACTCAGACGAATATGAGTTTGATGATTATTTTTACACAAAAAGACTTTATAGATTTCACAGCAATAGTACATATGGATATTACTCCAATTACTATTCTGATTGTTTATTTTTATTTTCTATTGGAGGAGTAGATTTGTATTTGACAAATTATTATTATCCATATTATTACTATAATTATTCCCCATATTACTACGGATATTATGATCATTCATATTATAACTGGGGACATTCATATTATAACTGGGGACATTCATATAATCACAATAATCATGGATGGAACCATAATAATTGGGAAAATCATCATGGAAATGGACATCATAGTTCAAATAATAAACCTACTTATTATGGACATAGAGAAAGTATATCACAAAAAACCACAAACAATTCTAGACCATCTTATGTTAAACCGTCTGTTAATTCTAAACCAGAATATAACAAACCAAATACATTTGAATATACAAGGCCACAAAAATATCAAAAACCAGTTTTTAATGATTCTAAACCAAATTATTCAAAACCGCAAGTTTATTTTAACAAACCAATAAACACAAAACCAAATAATTATTCGAAACCAAGTAATTACTCTAGACCATCTATAAATGTAAGACAGAGTGGGGGAACAATTTCAAAACCATCAAACTCATTTAAGAGAAAATAAAAAAAGGGGGGCTTATTCCTCCTTTTGGTACCCCCACCGTGACTCGAACACGAAATTAAAGTTTAGGAAACTTTCGGTATATCCCTTTACCTATGGGGGCATGATTATTTAATTAATCCAAGTTTTAATTTTAACCTGGCCTTACTAAGCTTTTCAACAGTTTTATTATATTCTTCTTCTGAAACATTATCTTTAAAGTTTTTGCTCTTAATACGTTTCTCTAAAAAAGAAATATAATCATTATGCTGAGCTATTGCTGATTTTTTATTTTCTTGTTTGTTTTTCATATAATAATTTTGCAGGCACGGAGGGACTCGAACCCCCAAATCTTCGCTTTTGGAGAGCGTTATTCTACCAATTGAACTACGCACCTGTATGTTTGCGCCAGTGAAGCGACTCGAACACTTAAATCACGGGTTTGGAATCCGCTTACCTCTCTCTTGTGGGCACTGACATTTATTTTTGTATCTCAGGAGGGACTCGAACCCCCAACTTTCAGCTTAGAAGGCTGAATTTCTGGTCCATTGAATTACTGAGACATTTTGTCTCCCCAGAAGGACTCGAACCTTCACTCGTCAGTTTAGAAAACTGATGCTTATCCATTAAGCTATGGGGAGAAATGGCGGAGAATAAGGGATTCGAACCCCTGGCACCTTTCGGTGCACATGCTTTCCAAGCATGCACCTTAAACCACTCGGTCAACTCTCCAAAACAGGACTGCATATCTCCAACATCATGCTCCTACTGGTAACTATTTCCAGCGACGAGATTTGAACTCGTTTACATCCTTGGCGGAGAGTGCGAGTACCGACCTCGCTTGGCCTTAAGCCATCCTAAGTTTAGCAAACTTGACTCTTACCTTTCGAGCAACTCTCCATTACGTAAAGAATAAATTGTGAAAACTGTTTTTTGTTTTTATTATTTCCGCATATTTATTATTATATCATTAAATATTTTATGATTCCTTTATATACTCAAGAAGAATTTATTTTAGCAAAATCATCTGATAAATTACCATTACAGTGTGAACATTGTGGAAAAACTTTTTACACACAAAAAAGAATAATAAAAGACAAAAGGGGTGTTAAAAAGTTTTGTTCTTTTTCTTGTCTTGGAAAATCTACATTACAAAAAACCACAATTAATTGTAAACTATGTAATAAAGAATTTTTAATAAAAAAGTCACAACTAAAAAAAGGAAAAAATCATTTTTGCAGCATTTCATGTAATGCACAATATAACAACTCACACAAAACTCACGGTACTAATCGTTCTAAATTAGAAATATGGATTGAAAAAAAACTTTCTGAATTATACCCAAATCTAAAAATTTTATACAATGATACCACAGCAATAAATTCTGAGCTAGACATTTATATTCCAAAAATAAAATTGGCATTTGAATTAAATGGAATTTTTCATTTTGAACCCATTTTTGGAAATGAAAAATTAGAAAAATCGAAAAACAATGACAACAAAAAGTTTCAAAAATGTATAAAAAGCAAAATTTCATTATGTATCATAGACACATCTACTCAAAAATATTTCAAAGAAAACTCTTCTAAAAAATACCTTGATATAATAACAAACATCATTTCAAAGAACATTTAATTGTGTGTAACTCATACACTCAAGAGGAAGGTAAACGAATCGAACGCTCATCCCGAAGGATGGCCCAGGGTTCAAGCCTGGTTACTCACCACTGAGTGCTACCTTCCATTATTTTAAAGAACATTTTGGCGGAGAAGAAGGGATTCGAACCCCTGGAGCCCTCACGGGCTCAACGGTTTTCAAGACCGCCGCATTCAACCACTCTGCCACTTCTCCAAAAAAAACCCCCGATTCATTTCTGACCGAGGGTTTCTCTAAAAATATTTTTAACAAATTTAGATAATATGCGGCCAGGAACAAGTAAATCTACTTGAGCTTCTTCTCCTGGATGACCAATTCATATTTTCAACTTTGTTTTTCATAACATTAATAAATATACAAAAAAATTCTTTTTTCAATCTATACGGCAAATATATAAAAAAGTTACATAAAAACCAAATTATTTTTTAAGAATATAAGTTTTCTTCAAAATCTATTGCCATAAAAGCAATTTTTAACGCATCATTATATTGTTTAAAAGTTCTACAATCTTCTGGGTTATATTCATCCACTTTTAATCTATTTTTACCAAATTTAAGAAAATCATAATATTCAAAAGTAGTAGAATACAACTCATTACATTCTTCTTCTGATAAAAACTCCACTTGTTCTCTCAATTCATTTATAGATTGCTGATCGAATTCTAATAAACATTTCTCTATAAAAGAATTTAATTTATCAATAAATTTTTGTCTTTTAAATCTTTTTGAAACCAAAAGCATAAACTTTGTATAAAACAATTTTTTTAAGATGTCATCTTTCATTTTTATTTTCCTCCTTTTTTATATTATTCCACGTTTTTTTAAATCATTTACGTAATTTTTGCAATATTCAGACAGAAATTCTGCTTCAGCATCTATTGTTGGACTTGCAAATAAATCTCCATTTTTATTTTTAAAATTAACGAGTGTTTCTTTTAAATCCCAGAATAAATTGACACTGTTAACAACAAGAGAAAATTTTCCAGGTTTATTTATTCCAGCAAATATTCTATATAATGCAGGAAAAATAAAAACGGCTGCAGGTTCTTCTTTTTTTAAAGAAATTAAATACAATGCTATTTCCTCAAAAACTTTTGCAAGTTCATTTGATTGATCATCGGTTAAATGTTCCAATAACCCTGATTCTTTCCAAGGTTTTGTTATATCGTTTAACATTTTTTCTGTTTTTCTATTTTTTCAATATAATCAAAAATTTCATTAACATGTTCGAGATACTCAATGTTTCTATTTATTAAATTTCTATTTGCTTCTATTTTTTCTTTTGCATTACTTGAATTTAAAATTGTGGAAAGATCTCCTATTGGAGTTTTAAATGCAAATGAATTATTTGGATAACTTACTATTCCGCTATCACAAACAACATACGAAGTTGAGGTTCCACAATTAGTGGAAACATTATAATTTACAACATCTTCAGGAGTATTTCTGATGGAGTAAATGTTCATTTTTCATATTCTTTTATTTGCAAGAACAAAACTTGGTTTTCCCAGGCAAACTGAATTGTTTTTGTGTTAATTCTTTCTGTAATTTGTGCACTCATATTATATTTTTAAAACAATATAAAAAAAAATCCCCCCAAAATCAAGAGATTTCAGAGGAATTTTAGAAACGAAACGAAACGAGCCCGACCAGAGGGATTCGAACCCACAACCATCTGTTTTAGGGACAGTTGCTCTGCCAATTGAGCTATGGAAGGTTTTCTACCAATATATACGCAAAAAATAAAAAAAAGTTACAAAATATAATAACAAATCAAAAAAATTACGTATATTTGCAATATAATCAAACTTAAATTCATATGAAAAACTTTATTTTTTCTTTACTATGCATGGTGTTTTGTATGTTTTCATACGGACAAAATTCACAAATAAAAATATTAGATTTTTATCAAGAAAATGGAGTTGTTTATGTTAAATATGACATCAAACAAGAGTTTTCAGAATATGCTACTCTTCAAATTTATACTTTTCAAGAAAAATTTTCTGTGTTATATGAAGAAAACATAGATTTAAAATGCGTTGGCATTCACGAAATTATCATCCCATCTTTTGTATTACAATTTAATACTAATATAACTTGTCATTTTCAATACTGCGCAACATATCCAGATCGTTGTGTAAATATCCTTGCATCATCAATAAAACCAAAACTTATAGAAAAAAACAAAGAACCTATTTATAATAAAGAAGGAGTAATAACAAGTTTATAAAAAAAAGAAAGAGGGTTATTCCTCTTTCTTTTTAACTGTTAAACCTACAAGTGTTTTTTCAACTTCTTTTGTAACAACAGATCTATTGTTTTCATCCAATTTTTCTTCAATCATTTTTTTAACTTCTTTTACCTTTTCCTTCATTGCTTTGAAGTTGGATATAGACGTTCTATTTTTACCATGAGGGGGAAATAAAATGTTTGAAATTACATTCTTTGCATTATTCCCATAGTTTTTAATGTAGTAATCTACATTAGAAATACGAACAATGTTTGATTCAACACCATCAAACTCTAGTGTTACACAATACAATTTGTCTTTGATCTTCATTGGAAAAGCCTTTATAAACTTCCCATCTTCTGTTAGAAACAAGTGTTTTGACACTGATTCTAAATACTTTTCAACCTTCTGAAAGTTTACTTCGTCTACTTTTTCTACTGTTAATGTTTCCATAATAAAATTTTAATTTAAGTTATAACCGCACAACATGTGCAATCGAAGGAAAGACAGGACTCGAACCTGCGACCAAATCGGTTCTAGAAACCGTTGCTCTGCCACTGAGCTACATTCCCTTATTAATTAATCGAGACATAATCGAGACATTAATCGAGACATTGTGTCCCGATTATGTCCAGATAAACCATTTTTTAACACTAATCCAGACATATTCTGGACAAGTTGTCCAGAAAAATGTCCAGATTATATTGTCCCCCCAGCCGTGAATCGAACACTCGACCTCCTGCACGTTAATAAAACACTCCTGTTCAAAACAATTTCATTCAGACTTTACATTAACAGCTTCTTAATGCTCCACCCTCTTTACTTTTGAATCTCCCACTTGTATCCCACCTATTCAACTTGTATAGCTAACACAAATCTTTCGGTGACAGGCGCTCTGCCACTGAGCTATGGGGGGTTATTTTTATTCGTTTATCATTCCAAACTTATCAAAGTACTTTAAAGGTCTCATTTTTTTACCTTTCACATAGAATCCCCATTTATGATAAGGTCTTCCACAAAACAATATTGTCCAGGCACCTTCTTTTGGTATTTCCAAATAGTGTTTTTTCTTTGCATCTGCAAACCATAGCCTCCATGCAGTTGCTTTTATTTTTCTACAATTATTCACATCTGGATTATCTGGATCATTTGGTACAACATTATAATACCAACCCTTCAATATCATTGAAATAAGATTACAAGAATGATCATGAAAAAATCTTTTATCATCTGATCTTATCCATTTATGAATCCTTATAGAATAATTAAAGAAAATAAATGACCACCTAATAAGGTATGGGTTATTTTTATCTTCACCCATTTTTTCAGCCCATCTTATTTGAAAGGTTTTTAATTTATTGTACGGTTTCATCTTTTATTGCTATTAATTCCATTTCTACTAATAAATCACTTCTACAAAGTTTTGCTTCTACACAAACTGAAGCTGGATAAGCTTTTAAACCCATTTCTTCATAAAATTTCTTTCTTATTATATTAAATTCTTCATAATCACGATCAATATCTCGAAGATATATTGTTGTTTTTATCACATTCTTCCAACTTATCCCTTCGTTTTCTAAAATTCCAGTGATATTTTTAAACATTCTTTCAGTTTGTTTTTTAAAATCTCCTTTATATAATGTGGACCCATTTTCTCCAATACTTGCTGTTCCAGATATAAAAAACATTTCTGTATCATGTTTAATTTTTACAGACATTCCTCTACTGAAAGCTGAAGGTTTCTCATAATTATAAGCCTCTAGCATTGTTGAACTTTTTAACTGTTTCATAATATACATTTATTTGATTAATAATTGTGGCTTGAGTTGATTATGAATCAACATCTTGCATTGTAGTCGGAACTCATTAATAATGCGTTTTACAAACGATTTGCGTTTCAGTGGCCTTTTTACTCCGTCCTCTTTAACGATACAATGTTATTTTAACATTAAACTACCAAGCCTTATTTTGTAGCTGCTGGAGGAATCGAACCTACAACCCTGGATAACTATTTCCAGAATTTAACTCCATCATTTCGCAATGTGTGCTACACATTGTTTTTTTACATGTTTTGCAAACTTTACTCACAAACAACTACAGCTGATTGTTGTTTGCTTTCATCATTCACTCCACAATCTGAAACGTGTTAAGCAGCCATTTGTAGGCGGAGATGGATACGAACCACCAATCTTCTATTCGAAGATAGACGCTTTACTTAAGCTACCCGCCTGGGCTTTTCCAATACGTCAAAGAACTTTTTCTTTTGTCGGGGAGAAAGGACTCGAACCTCTCGCTGCAACCATTATTTGCATTTCCCCGTGGTGCTGAGAAGGGGATTTAAACCCCCTGCATCACTAAAGACTCAGCGTTTTTATAACTATTTTTATCTATTAAACCATTTAAATTATTTTCTTTTAGGGCACAAGGTAAATTCCTACACACCCTTTTTGATTCATCGGATGGTTCTAAAGCAATAGCCGTAACTTGATTGTCAATATCAGGCTCTCTAAAGATGGAAATAGTAATTCCCCTTGAGTGAGCTTTTTCAATCAAGAACAACATTTCTTTTTCGTCTTTTACAGACAAATACGCTAAATAATTGGAATTTTTGTGCCAGGAGTTGGCGATGTTATTGTGTTCTAAACAAAATTCAGCTAAAGCGTGGCCGCCTTGTACAGCTTGATAAGCAGTGGTCAAATCTCTTCTGACAACCACTATTAATTTTGCATTATTCTCAACAATCTATAACATAACTTCTTTTTTAATAAATATTCAAAAATTTTGTTTTCTACCAATCTATACGCAAAGATATAAAAAAAGTTACATAAAAAGCAAGAAAAAATAGTTTTATTTTACAACTTTTTATGTAACTCTTTGATTTTCAAATATAAAAATTTATTTAAATTTTTTCAATTTTTTTAGATTCATATTTGACCACAACTTTTGCTTTACATAATTCATTTGATTCGTAGCTTCCAAATTGAAATGCTTCTATTTCTACGACTTTAATATCTTCCAGAATAATTTTTCTATTTATTCCTCCATTTGAATATAATAATATTTCAATATTTTCTTTTTCTGAATTTTCATTAATTATATGAAAATGATTTTTACTTTTAAGAACCTCATAAACGTCACTTTCATCTCCTCCTCCTAAAATAATTTCCAATTCAACTTTGTCTTCTCTTAAAAAATAATAAGCTTGAATTAATCTGGGTGGTATATCTTTCATTTTCACTGAAAAACTTGATTCATGATAAATATATATATTTCCAACTTGTTCTCCAAATTCTATTGGTTTTTTATTTTCTTGTTGATATTCTAATTCTTCTCTATAATATACCGCAGACTGCTTTGCTTGATTAAGATAATTTTGTAGTTCAATTTCTTTAAGTTGTTTTTCACTCATTTTGTATTCAACATGAGTTTTTTTACTAAGTTTTTTCATAATTTTGTTATTTAGTTTATTCTAAATATTTATAAATAAAAAATATGAAATCAAATTTATTTAAAGACATATTAAAAACAAAAACTGAAGGAAATGGAATGAAATTCTCTCAAGGAAGAGTTTATCTATTTGTTTTTGTTGTATGTTACATAGCTTCCTTGGCCTATTTTATGTTTTTTCCAAACAAAGACTCTATGTCAGAAACAACTGATGCAATTCAATGGGCAATTTTATTATTTGCCACATATGTTTTTGGAGGAAAAGGTGTAACGGCTACAAAAGATATATTTTCTACAATAAAAGGAAAAACTACAAATGGAACACAAACAACACAAACCTCATCAACAAGTACTACTACAACTGGAAATATACCCCCTGGTAAAAAAGAAGAAGATATGTGTACATAGATCTATTTTAATTTGTGCCAATATATAATATTTGTCTTAATAAAAACTATTCAACAAACTTAAACATATATCCCTTTGCCTTTTTTTGACGGTTATGTAACTGTGATTGAATTATTCCTTTACCAATATTCAATTGTCTTGCTGCTTCGGATATTGATTTATATATAATTCCATTGTTTAAACAAATTATTTTTTTGCTATTTTTTTTAGAATTTCTCATGTTTTCAATAACATTTTTATCTTTGAATTTTTCACGACAAATGTTTTTCATGAGCTCTATTGTTTCTTTAGAGTGATGCTTTCCAAAAAACGAATTTTCTTTTCCTTTATTAGTTTCCTTCCTGTCTATTGACCATTTCTTTTTTTGCTCCTCAGAGTGGCGCTTCCCAAAAAAAGGATTATTTTCACCTTTCAAATTTCTTTCAATTGCTTTTTTGGATATTTTAAACTTAACCTCATCGTTAAAATAACTTTGTTCTCCACCAGTTGTTAAATTATAACCAAATTCTCTGTTATTACTTTTAAATAATTTAATAAAATATGATTCTTTCTCCTTTAATTTTTTAATAAATTCGCTCTCAAATAAAATAAACCAATTAAAACACTCTTTGTCATACTTCATTAATGCACTATGAAAATAATTTTTAGATTCATTTTTCCATTTCGATATATGATAATGAGACTGTATTCTTTTACCTAATGTTGTCTGAGTATATCCAATATAAACTTTCTTATTGACAACATTAAATGCGCAATATACACAATTTCCTTTATTTTTGTTCGCCAAACTTATGTTTTTTAAATATTCATTTATATCCATGATTAATGTTTACAAATAAATAGTCAGATAAACCGCATTCTTACAATTTTCTTAAAAAAACTTTTGGCAAGTACACATTTTCTAAAAAAACAGCATTTTTAAACAGTGGGGCAATTTGCTTTGGTTTATATCCAGCTAGTCCAGTCCCTATTGGTGTGACTAAAAAAGTTAATTGTGTATTTGTTTTTGCAAACTCAACAAATTCATCAACATAAGGTTTAATTTCATTAATTGTTAAAACCCTTCTTATTGAAGCATCTTTTGTTGGAATTCCATAAGTTTTTCCTTGTAACCCAGCTGCTTGTCCCCACTTTGCACCCCAACCCAGTGCTGTTTTTGCCGCACCCTTACCGTGCCGTCCGCTCAAATTTGATCCAAAAACAAAGACTTCATTGTCTTTTAGTTTAGAAATATTATCTGGAGTTATTCTTTCTATATTATTCTTCATCTCTTTCAGCTTTTATTTCATAAACCTCTCCAATATCAAGTAATTTAAATTTTGTAAAATTATACAGTTGAAACTTGCTTTGATGGAAGTGGGCGTAAATCCACCATTTAATTACGTTTATTTCATCCAGTTTTTTATAAATCTTTCCAACTAATTCTCTTTCAGCAATAAGTTCTTCTTTAAGTTCTGGGTCACACTCAATCCACTTAAAAACAGTTCCCCCTAAAACTGGAGGGTATACAAAATCTGGTGCCGTGTGAGTTACAACAATATCTATTCCAGCTATTGTTTTTAATTTTTCTTCGTCATAAATTACTTTTTCTGCACCTGGCCACCAATCTATTCCCTCTTTTCTTCCAGGGTAATTGTGTCCCCTATAGTCCTTAAAATTGTGATTCGGTTTTCTATCAACACATGTAGCGCCTCCTATTCCTAAAACAGCACGTTCTCCTATTTCAACAATATCATAATCTTGCATAAATACAATGTTTGTAAAATTATGGTTTCCATCAAAGAAAATAGGGTTGTCATGATTCCCTCTTACAACATAAAGGAAAATTTTTCTTTTCTTTAAAAAAATATTAATTTCTTCTAACCTTCTCTTTTCTTTTTCTGGCTGTCTTGGATCATTATATCTAAAACCAACACCCAAATCACCAGCTTGAAACAATATCATATTTTCTAAATTGTAATATTTCACTTTTTCTCTTATAACATCAAATTCTCCGTGTATATCACCGATCACTCCAATGGCAAGATTTTTATGTTGTCTGATTACATTCATACTTATTATACGTTTTTTTTTGTTTTTTTGTTACACATTTATTATAAATATCAAAAACTATGGAAAAGAAGAAGTAGATGAGTAACTTTTATAAAAAAACTATAAACAATTTTTCAAATCCAAAGTAGAATGTTTCTTTAAAAAATCAATGGAGTCTTCTATTTTTTTACAGTTTGATTTAAAATTGGAAACATCTTCTTGAGATAGCAAAAACCATTCTCCTAATAAATTTTCAAAGTCTTCTGGGATATATTTTTTGTGTTTTAAACTTCGATGTATTATAGTTTCTATTTTTTGATATTTTTCACTTTCATATCCATCTATAATAATTAATTTTAAAGGATTTCCAGTCTGTAGAGACTTTAATCTTTCATTTATTGTATTTTTAGTTATTCCAACTTTATACAAGTCTGTTTTTTCTATATTTATTAAATATACAAATCCCATGTAAAAAATATAAACATAATATTTTAATAAATCAAATTTTTATCTATTTATATGAAAACCGTAAAACTATGGACTTAAAGAAATATGTCAATGAAGAAGTGTCTAAATTGCACAAACAAGTTATGCTGGAATCTGAATTAAAAAAAGTTAATGAAGATTTAAATCTTTTAAAAGAAGGAGAAGAAGGCGGAGAAAAAACATACGAAAGTAATGTTTATGAATCTTATAAAAAAGATCTAGAAGAAGTAGTTAGAAATCTGGCGGATGCTTGTAACAAACTAGAATCGGCTACTTTAAAACAAGATCAGCATATGAAAAACATTCCAGAAGTTGCCGAAAGAAAAAGTTCTGGCAGTGCTTCAAAACAAGTTATATTAGACATCTTTAAAGAAGTTAAAAAAGCAAAAATCGCTGCAGAAAGAAAATTATACGAAATGAGATAAATGGGAGACATTAAATAAAAAAGGGGGTTTTTGCCCCCTTTTTTTATTCTTCATTATTGATTTGTAAATTAGACCATAAATGGATATAGTTCATCATCCACTCTAATGTCAACTAATCCTTGATCAATTTTTTCTGGGGTTGTATAGAGATTGATTGTTTGATAATCTATGTTCTCTTTTTCTAAAAAACATTTTAATAGATATGCTATTTTTTGCCTTGTTTCATTGTCGTTTGGTTCAGCAATAAAAGCGTTGAGAATTTTTATAATCTCTTCATTTACTTTTGTTTTGTGTCTTATGTCCATTTTGTCTTTGTTTTATTTAGTCAAATATAAAAAAAATATTAAAGAAAACAAAATTTATTATTAACAAATCTTAATATATTTTCTAAAACAATTCCTGGTGTTTTTTTATATTCCTTTTCCCATGCAACAAAAACATCATATCCTTTATTTTTTAAAAACTCTATTTTTCTATCATCATTTTTCCATATTTCAATAGCAGTTTTTCCAACAATTTTGTTTTCATAATTTTCACTATATTTTTTTGGGTTACAATGCCAATAATCTCCATTAAATTCTACACACATTTTTATATTAGATATAACAAAATCGTATAAATAATGTATTTTGTTTTCACCATCTTCAATGTCAAATTCTTTGTTTAATTCAGAAAAATAGCATTTATTTTTCAATTCATCTGGCAATTTTTCATAAATTGACCAAAAAAGTTTTTGAGACATTTTAGACACTCTATTATTGTTAATAAAAATTGGATTTTTAATTCCATATATTTTTGTCCAAGTGTTTTCTCTGTTTTTTAAAGTTTCTTTACGATAGGAATTATGTCTCACGCCATATGTTTCAATCATGGTGTTTTCCATTTTATCCATAATCAAACTACTTTGAAGTGGGTATAAAACTCCATAATTAGAAAATGTTGTAGCAGTTTTTTGCGCTTTTACAACATTAGACTTTGAAACATTATCTACTCCATATGTTAATGCAACCGTTTCTTTTATTTTATTCTTTATAGTCTCATTTTGAAGGGGGGTTTTAAATCCATATTTTTCAATATTAGTTTTTTCTATCCTTTCACGCATTTTTTTGTCTTGTAAAATATATTTTGTACCGTATTTTTTAAAATTAGTATCTTCAACTTTTTTCATTACTTCTTTATTTTGCAATGGATGCTCAACTCCATATTTTTCCATGCAAGTTTTTTTCCTTTTTTCTTTTATATTTTTCGAGTTATGAGAACACTTTAAAGAACATCCTGTATTATATCCTTTAGAAAAATCTAAAAAATTCACCTTTTTTATCCCACAATATTTACATTTTTTTATAGAAGTTATATTATTAACAATACAATAAATCCTTTCTGACATTTTTGGATTATATTCATTTAAGAATAATGTATCTTGAATTATTTCTTCTTTTATTTTTTTTTCTCTAGAAAACGAACTCAAAATAGATTTAATTCCTCTTTTTTTTATTTCTTTTGTTATAAAATCAAACAATTCACTCATATCAAATAGTATTAAAATTCTATTATAAATATGATAAAAAAATAAAACCCCAGAAAAATTCCGAGGTTTTATACAAAATTAATAAAAAATTGTTAAAACTCAATATAATTCTTTATTGTATCAACAAGTGCATTTTTATCTTGTTCAAGAATTTTCATCAAGTCAAATATTTTATCACTCCAACCCGCCAGTGCACATACTTGTGATTCTGGAAATTGCATAGTTCCATACCCATTTAAATCAAAAGAATATACATAAGGATTACATTTATATCTTTCTTTATACGCTTTAAAATCTGATGTTGGTGCGTGATTTCCAATCCAACCCTGTAGGTCTGAAAGAATTATTAGCCTTTCATATTTCTTATTAATAGCTCTGAAGATAGAGTGAAAATCTGTTCCACCATCAGTAAATCTGATATTCTTAGCAATAGTCAAAACACTATCTGAAGGATTCAAGTTTTGGTATCTTGCATTGCTATCGAAAGTCATAAAATCTGAGTTATTGCTCTTTACTATGATAGCCGAGAACAATCCTCCTATTTGTGCAGGTTTTCCTTGCATAGAACCAGATACGTCAAGTATAACTAATGTATCTCCTTCAAATATTGGAACGTTAGAACAAGAAATATCAACTGCATTGTTTAAAGCTACCATAACTTGTCTAACTTCTTTTGAAGAATTACTAGACATAGCTTCAATTTCTTTCATTGCTGTATCATATCTGAAAGGCAACACCAATGAATTTTTGATAGCTCTTTCGTTAACAAGCAATCCGCATGCTGTTTTAACTTCACCAGGAGCTTGTTCAATTATGTTTCTCAAGTTTCTTAACAAGTTGAAGTATGGCATTTTTCCACTATTAAGCATTTCTTTCCATACATCAGCTTTAAGTTGTGCTTTTTCGTTTGCACTTGAAGCTTCTTGCCCAGCTTTTGACATTTTTGCTTCAGTGGTTTCGGTGTTTTTCAACATACCTGCCATTAAAGCATCCAATGCTGGTAATTGAACTGTTCCCGTTTTTTGTCTTTTAACAGGAGACAATATTTCTTTTACTTTTGCAATTTTTGCAGCATTTTTCTTAGAATTCTTGTTCAAACTTTTTAATTTTGCTTCAAGCAAAGAAATGTAATCTTCCTTTGAAACTTCAACAAAACCATTTTTTTCGGTTGGAACAGGGTGTACAAGATTAACAACGTCAATTAATGTAACTTCCTTGTTTTCCATTTTGTACTTAGCCAATTGGTAAGCATCAAATTTTCCAAAAGCTTCAGAAAACCCTTTTTGCATTGATTTTGACAAAGATTTGTTTTTTTGACCAAAGTAGTATGCAATAGTTTCTACCATGTCGTCAGGTCTACGAACAATAGCCTTGTAAAAATTCTTAGCCCATGATTCTCCAGACAATTTCTTTGCAAGTTCTGCAGCCAATACGTGAGTAATGGAACGCATACCGAATTCTTGTCTTGCATAAACAGCTGCTTTAGCTGCAAACAAAGGATTAACACGATCTAATACACTTTTAAGTCTAGAAAGACCATCAGTTGCTTTTTCGTAGAATTTATCTTCAACGAAAGAAGTTAAAAGAATAGACACCAATTCTAACTCTGCTGATTGTTTGTAGCTTCGCCACCAGCTAAGTTAACAGTTTTGGTAACTGCTTTTGGGGTTGTTTTGCTAAATTTTGACATAGCGTTTTGGTTTTTGGTTAATAATAAAAAAATTAAAAAAAAAGGGAAAGTTTTGAAGAGTGTGATTCTCCCGTTTCCAGGAGAAATAACGTCCACATTTCTGAGGGCATTATTGGAGTCGAACCAATTTTAACCGAAGTAACTCTATCAATTACCACTTTATATTTTAAATATTTTTTAAGAACCTTGTTAATCAGTTTCCTGTTTAACATTATAAATATGCACAAAAATATTAAATTCTAAAACAAAAACCAAGTTTTTTTCAATTTATTTTTAAAAAATCTTATATCTATTTGATTTTCAACTATAAAAAAATTAAAATTTTTCAAAAATTAAATTAAAATATTATCTTTTTTTATAGAATATAATAAATCTTCATATAAAACTTCTATAATTTCGAGCAAAGAAAAATCTGATTTAACTTCAACACCCTCTCTTAAAACTTCATCTTCATCAACAATTTTTGTATCAATTACAAATTTTAGATTACAAATGCTCTGTGTTTTACCAACTTCATCATAAGAACACATTTCTGTCTGGGTATTTATCTTTAAAACCCCATCTGTTGTAACTTCTGCGGTTTTAAATATTCTTATATAATCACATGCTTCCGAAAGCTTGCCTGCACTAAAAAGAGCTCTTCCAACTTCATATTGTTCGCTACAATATAAATTAATAAACTCTCTAATATCATACAACACATGAACAAAATCCCCAAGCGTTAAACTCTTATCCAATACAATTGGGCACCCCAATGAAGATATTAAAAAATCACGCATTGAGTTTTCTCCAATATCTATTTTTTCTCCATCAAAATAAATAGATTTATTCGCTTTTACTTCGAGCATTTTTCTTTGTTTTTTTTAATTCAACATTATTAACAATAGAAATTTTTATTTCATCACCATCAAGAATGAGATTATATTTTTGATTTACTACAACTTGTCCTTTTAACACAGCCTTTGAAATAAGGTTTCCAATTCTTTCTTGAATAGCTCTTTTAATTGGTCTGGCTCCATATTTTTTATCGTATCCAACCAAAGCTATGTTTTTAATAACATCTTCAGTTGCTGTTATGTTGTAGTTTTTTTCCTTAATTCTTAATAACATCTCATTCATTTCTATTTTAGTAATAGTTTCTATTTGTTCTCTTCCGAGAGCATTAAATACTATTTTTTCATCTATTCTATTTAAAAACTCTGGTTTAAATTGTTTTTCCAACTCTTTAAATACAAGTTTTTTATCATTTTTAAGAGTGTCAGATTGCGCACCAAATCCAAGAGTGTTTTCCTCTAATATGTTTCTTGTTCCAATATTAGATGTCATTATAATAATTGTATTCTTGAAGTTTACTTCAGATCCAGAAGAATCAGTTAATTTACCTTCATCAAGAACTTGTAAAAAAACGTTAAAAACATCTGGATGTGCTTTCTCAATTTCATCAAACAAAATAAGAGAATATGGCCTGTTTTTAATTTTTTCTGTTAATTGACCTTTATCTTCATGTCCAATATATCCAGGAGGAGATCCTATAAGTTTTGAAACAGAATGCTTTTCTCCATATTCGGACATATCAATTCTTATAAAAGAGTCGTTTGTGTGAAATAAATGAGATGCAAGAAACTTGGCCATTAAAGTCTTTCCAACACCAGTGGGGCCTAAGAACAGAAAAGATGCCAATGGTTTAAATGGGTCTTGAAGACCTAATCTTGAACGCTGTATTGCATCTTCAACTTTTTGTACTGCCTCATCCTGTCCAATAATTTTCTCCTTCAAGTATTCACAAATACTTAATAATTTTTTATTTTCTGAATCGGTTAGTTTATTAACTGGTATTCCAGTGTGAGAAGATATTATATAAGCAACATCTTCTATTTTTACTTTTATTTTATTTTTTCTAACTTCACTTTGCCACCTTATTTTTTCATCTTCTAATTCGTGAAGTATTCTTTTTTCTTCATCCCTAAATCTTGCAGCCTCTTCGAAATTTTGATTATTTGAAGCTTCTAATTTCTTTTTGCCAGCTTCTTCGAGTGCCACTTCCATCTCTTTAAAACTTTCTGGTAGAGATGTGTTTTTAAGCTTCACCCTAGATCCAACTTCATCAAGCAAATCAATTGCTTTATCTGGAAATTTTCTGTATGTTATATATTTGTCTGCATAATTTATACACTCACCAATCATTTCTTTTGAATATTCTACTCCATGATAATCTTCGTATTTGCCTTTGATATTGTTTAATAAAATTTCAGTTTCTTCTTTGGTTGGTTCATTAATATAAACCTTTTGAAATCTTCTTTCAAAAGCGCCTTCACTTTCAATATGCTTTTTATATTCTTCCAAAGTGGTTGCTCCTATACATTTCATAACCCCCCTAGATAAAGCTGGTTTTATTATATTTGCAGCATCCATAGAACCAGAAGCACCTCCAGCACCAATAACATTGTGTATTTCATCAACGAATGTAATAATATCTGGATTTTCTTCTATTTCTTTTATTAAATCTTCCATTCTTTGTTCAAACTCACCTCTGTATTTTGTACCAGAAACCATTGAAGTCATATTAATTTCAACTATTCTCTTGTTTAAGAGCCAAACTTCTGTTTCTTTTTTGTGAATTTTAATAGCAAGTCCTTCGACAACAGCAGTTTTTCCAACTCCTGGTTCACCAACTAAAAGGGGATTGTTTTTTTTTCTTTTATTTAATATTTGGACTATTTCCTCTATTTCTTTTTCTCTTCCAAATACTGGATCTAGTTTTGACTCTGCAGCCAATTTTGTTAAATCTCTACCAAAATAATCCAATAAAGGAGTTGAGCTTTTGCTCTTTTTATTTACAGACCCAAGGTTTTTTTCTTCTCTTTCTGCATCAAAAGTTTTTGACATATATTTTAATTTTTTTTACAAATATAGCACTTTTTATTGTAAATTACAAACTCTTTTGAAGTTCTTTTTCTTTTAATGGAACAAGCTCTATATAAATTAAAGTTTTAGTTTTATTTTTCTCAATATTAAAAATTTCATACTTATCTATTTTATATACATTTCTAATTTTATCCCACAAATAATCAAATCCATCAATTTCCACCTCTTTTGTGTGAACTTCTATGACGACTTTTTGCATAGTTTTTAGTATTAATCTCATAATAACAAATTTACTTTACTATAAATAAAGAAAAATAATTACTATTAATACGAAAACGAACAAATATTTTTGAATGGCTCCGAAAACAAAGAAGAGAATGTGGCTGGGGAAAAATATATGATAATGTAATTAAATTTTTGATATCAAATATGTTGCCTCTTCGTAATTCTTTACAAAATATCCAGAATTTTCTTTAAATTCTGTTATTTTAAATAAATTGCATATTATGAGAAAATCTTTTATTTCTTTATCATTTATTTCGGTTAATTTATTATCTATTGTTTTTTTAAATTCTGAATAAACAGGAATTTCATCGCCAGTTTTATTTATTCCAGAATTATATAAAATATCTAACAGTTTTAAATATAAGCTTTGTTTTTTTAATACATCTTCATCAATTTTTTCTATTTTATTATTAGAAGTTGTTGCCGTAAATATTCCATCAGCAACCGTATCTTGTTTTATATTAAAAATTGCGTTTTTTTCTGGTATTTCAACGATTGTTTCATTATTTTTTTCTTCTTCTACAACGACCTCTTTTGTAGAAACAATTTCTTCCACTTTTGTATCAACAACGTTTTCTTCTGTGGATATATTTTCTTCTTTTGTTTCACTTTTTTGTTCTTCTAATTTAAAATTTCCATGTTCATCAGATATATACTGCACTTTCTTTTTGAACGCCTCTTTTTTTTCTTCAATTTCTTTTAATTTTTTTTCTTCTTTTACTAATTTAACCATACCACTTGTAGCAACAATAAGTGCAATTGACAAAGGATCAAACACTATAATCAAAAGTAAAGTTAACCAATTTACAACCGTATCCATACTAGCTCCAGTTAACTTTGAAATATATTTAAGGGGGCCAACCTCTGCTGCAACATCGCTATTTCCAATTCCTAATTTAGAAGTCTCATATTTAGCAATAGAATCATTCAAATTTTCTATTTTAGTACTTATGTTATTAACATCTATATTAAGTTTTGAAATATTTTCATCCGCTTGACTTATTATTGTTTCTGTTTTCTTGGCAGCATTTGTCCAACCTCTTTCATATAAAGAATCAAGCCTGGCTTCTTGTCCTTTTCTAAGGTTTGTTAAAGAAACAATTCTTTCATTTTTTGTAGTTATTTGTTCATCAAGTCTTTCCTTTTCTTCTTTCTTGATTTCTATTCTTTTGTCTAACAATTCTACGTTTCCTCCCATTTTTTCCAAGTCTATTGAAACTTTTGAATAAGCATTAGATAAAAAACCATAAATACCCATACTTGTTATAATCATCAAAACTATAATTCCGAACAACAAATATGCTTTTAGACCTTTTGATATTTTTTTCCAATACTGGTGAAGAAATGAGACAGTCACCACTTTTGCAAACTCTAATGTTGCTGCCATTACAATAACAGATATTGTAGCTCCAACAAAAAGCTTTGATAATCCAAACACAGAAAAATAAGCTGCTGTAATTGCAAGCAAAGCAGCTGTAAATGCTAAAATTATTGCATAAAATTTTTTCATAAATACAAAATTAAGAAAAAACTATTATATTATAAAACAAATAGTTAATTATTTTTCTCCTGGTTTAAGATCGGTGTGGGTATTTGTGCCTATTTTATATTTTATTTTAAAGTCATTGATTAACTTTTTTAAATAAATAGAGTCCCTGGCTTGGGTTTTTTCATTTGGCTTAAGATTTTCTAAATGTTTATATGTCCACTTATTTGGCTTTAATCTTCCTTTTTTATCTCTAACATAATATGGTTTTTCATTGTAAAACCAAGGTCCTTGTTTATAACTCAAATCATGTTCCTCTTTGTCTTCAATCTTTTCGTGTTCTATTTCATCACTGTATAAATGTGCATGTGGTTTACCATCATCTTCACCTTCTGTTAAATCTTTTGCTTCATATGGCCTAAGCTCTTTAAACTCTTGTTTGTCAACCCAAACAAACAAAGGATGTTGTTCTCCATAAGAATATGCAACATACATTTTATCTAAATCTCCAATATTTTCTCCATAAGTATGAGAACCAAGAAAATTTTCTTTTTTATTAACAAATTCATCTGCCTCTGGATTCGAAATTCTTTCTTCATCAAATTTTTGATTTATCGATTCACGTATCAACAAACGTATTTTATTTTCTATTTTCATAATAATTTTCAGTTTATAAATATAAATATTAAAAAAATATTACTTTCATAGATTTTTAAAACAAAAAAGCCCCACAAATGCAGGGCTTTTTATTTATTTACAACGATTTAGAAAGGTAAATCATCGGGAGAACCCATGTTGTTTATAAATTGTTCATCAGACATATAGTTTCCAACTTGCTGTTGTGCTTGCTGAGCAGGTTGTTGAACAGGTTGCTGAACAGGTTGCTGAACAGGTTGCCGAACAGGTTGCCGAACAGGTCTTTGCTGGATTGGTTTTTGATTATAAGTAGATGTTGGTTGAACAGGTTGCTGAACTGGTTGTTGGTAAACTGGTTGCTGATAAACTGGTTGTTGTTGAACAGGTTGTTGATAAACTGGTTGTTGATAAACTGGTTGTTGTTGAACAGGTTGTTGAACAGGTTGTTGAACAGGTTGTTGAACTGGTTGTTGAACTGGTTGTTGAACTGGTTGCTGATAAACTGGCTGTTGAACAGGTTGCTGAACTGGCTGCTGATAAACAGGCTGTTGATAAACAGGTTGATTCTGAACAGGTGGTTGATAATTAGGATGTTGTCCGTTTTGTTCTTCTGCTTTTTTTCCGCCTGGCAAAAAGTGAATTTCATTCGTTACAATTTTTGTTCTGTAAACTTTTTTTCCAGCAACATCTTTATCATCATAAGATTCTGTTTTAATCTTTCCTTTGATAATAAGATGAGTTCCTTTTCTCACATAGTTAGCTATTGTATCAGAAACTAAGTTCCAAGCTTCAATACTGTGCCACTCTGTTACTTCTTTTTTAACACCTGTTTTATCGGTGTAGTTTTCATTTGTCGCTAAACGAAATGTGCTTACTCTTGCATTTTCGTTAAAAATCTTGGTTTCTGGATCAGAACCCACTGTACCAAGTAACAATACTTCATTAATTCCATTCATAAAAAAATGTTTTTTATTATTAATAATTAAAATTCTGAGCAAATATATAACCTTTTAACGAGAAAACAAAATTTTATTACCTTTTTTTTATTTATCTTTAAAAATAACTTTTTTATATTTTCTAAATATTTATATTAAAAGTGTTTCAATATGGAAAAAAAAGAAAAATTGACAAAGGAAATAGACAAAATATTGTTTTTAGCTGGCGTAAATAATATTATAAGTGAATCAAAACACAATGACGTTATGGTTGCTGATAATGATGACATAGAAGTTGTGGATAAAGAAAAAAAACAATCTGTTGAATCAGATTCTGAAAAATTATCTCATAGTTTTGATGATTACTTAAAAACCAAAGAGGAAGATTATTTAAATTTTCCCATGAAATATGCTATGGTTTCTGGAAATGCGGATCAATATATAGAAGATGTTTCTTATTTATTTATGGCACTTAAAAAACAGAACAAAACTTTTGAATATATTATAAATACAATATCGCCAGATAAAGTCAACCACATACCAGATTTGAGAAAACTCAATCTTTCTACATCTGAATTTATAAAACTATTGGAAAACAATTTTAAAAAATCCCCACAAGGAGAATTGGATAAGATTTTTAAATTAAACGTTGGCGATGAATTAAAACAATATCAAGACACAGAGCTTAAACAAAAAGTGTTGGCACAACACGGAGTTGAAAATGATGCAATTTATGAGAAGAAAATTGAAGAGATTAAAAGAGATTTCGCAACAGTAAGGGGAGATGAAAAAGCTATTATATCTTATAAATTCTCTTCGCCGTTAAACAATTTCAAACTATCTCCACTTGGATTTTGGCAAATCCAATTTTTATCCAGGATAATCTCTGGAAAACCAAAAGATAAAATAGAAGCAGTAATTTTTGACAACAAATCTTACTATACATTTTACAATAAAGCATATAGTATATTAAGAAACTTTTATTGGGCTGTTATTTTTCCATCAGCTGCTATATTAACTGGAAGACAATTTAATATAAACCCAAACGATCACGAATTTCTAATAATGTTGGAAGTTGCACTTGATAAAGTTTTAGATAAAGTGAAAACCAGTTACGATGTAAAAGCTCAAAATTTTGGCGCCTGGGCTTTAACTGTTGCAAGAAATGCAATAATCGATCAAATCAAAAAAATGACAGATTATAATTTTCAATCAAATCATTCAACATTAGAAGCACTAAACATGTCAAATGTAAGTTCTATATATTTTACAAAAGATATGAGCGACAGAATTCCTCAAGAGGATTTAAAAAAACAAGAAGTTGTAAAAGAAGGAGAATTATATTTATATGAATTTAATTCACCAATTGATCTTTTTAATTTCCTACGTGATAATGAAAAAAATCAAACTGTTTTAAAATCAATTGCAAAACAAAGTAAAAGATTTTTAAATGGTATAGGTGCTTTACATTCAACAAAAAAATTTGCAGATGTATGGCCAGAAGATAAAGGCGAAGAAAGTTACGATATATATGCAAAGAAAGCAGAAGGATCAGAAAGAGATAGGATGTTTTCAGAATTATTTGATTTTTATAAAGGAATATCAAAATTTTCATTTTCAAAAGACGGATTAGAGGAAACAGAAGAATATAAATCTATAAAAGGAACAGAAGATGATGGAAGTATGTATGAAATATATTCAGACGAAGAACTTCAAGAGGCATTTGAAAGAGATATGGGAAAAGCTATTTATTATTACCAAGCAGAATTTGCAAAATCTTTTCCTTTTTTAAGTCAAAAAATTCCACAAGAAGCTATAGATAATTTTACTAAAAAATACATTGACGTTCTACCAGAAACAACAGATGTTGAAATATCTAAAAAAAATGAAGCAAAAAAAGAACTTGAATCTTTAAAAACAAAAAACCGTGGAGATTTAGTAACATATGCTATGTTTTTTAAAGATAAAAATATCAACAAAGGAGTTGTTGATGTTTTAGAGCCATATGTAAATTACAAATACAAAGAAGCAAGAGACCTTGAAAAAGGTGTTCCTGGTGCCATAAAATCCGAATTTACAAAATCTCAACAAGATTTAAAAACAAAAATGGAAAAAGATGCAGAAGCAAAAAATATGTATCCAAAACCAATTTATACTTTTAAAGGAAAGGATTCTGAGGTTTGGCAACAAATAGGAGTTGCTGTTTCCGCATTTAACATTCATGGTGTAGAAAAAGAGAAAAAGAAAAAGCAAATGACATATTCTCAAAGTAGAGTAGATCAATTAAAAGAAGATTTTGTTAATTATATTTCAGATTTTTATTTTAACATAAAACTATATGAGCGTACAGCAAAAGAAAAAACAAATAAACAAGTTTTTAAATTAAAAAACATTGAAAAAATTCCATTCTCAGTAAGAAAAGCTTTAATAGAAACACAACAGGGAAAAATGAATTCAGAAATGATTACTAAATTCCTTACAATAAAAAACCCTGGTGAAGATGTAATAAATTATTTAAATTATCCTGGAGGAAAAGACGAAAAGGGGAAAGAATTAAAACCAACTATAAAAGTTGACTATATTTTAAATAAATCAAAATATTTAAAAGATGAAATAGCAAAAGCTTATGATGTAGACAGAAAGGTTCAAGAATTACTATCAAAAAGAAGACCGCAAGAATTAAGAAGATTGTCTAGAATATTTTCTGGAATATCTGGAATAAATATTCAATTTGAAAACAAAGAAGTCCAATTAGACAAAATTGATGCATATTTATTGGAAATTAAACAAAACTTTATAACAAAAACCTTAATATAATTTTATGGAACAAATTAGAAAAATAATAAGAAAAACTTTACTTGAAAGCTATCTTTCTTCTTTAAACGAAAATCTACAAAAAGTTACTCCAGATGAAAACGATTCGTGGGGTAAGAAAACTAGAATAGAAGGAGAAAATTGGGCTAAGTCTATGATGGAAAAAGGATCTGGTTCCACGATAACCATTAAACAAGATTTGGGAAAAAAACTAAAAACAATTGCTTATGCAATAGAACTACTTCTTGATGCATATAAACAAGGTAGCGGAGATTATGTTTTACCAACCATCAACGAAACAATTCAAATAAACAAAATAAATATTATAGATTCTATTACAAATGCATTTCAAGGTGTAACAGATGATGTTCTTAGAATTTTTTTAGCTGATATGGGATTAAAATATAAAGATTATGTTTGGAATGATATAGAAATTGAAGATGTTAGAAGAAGACCTTTTTCTGGATTTTTGAAAGATTTTGGAGCAAAATCAAGATATGCTTCATATAAAGGAATGGAATTGCCAGATGAAGAAATAAAACAACTTTCTATTCCAAAAATGGAATATCTTATAGAAAAATATGTTAGAGATGAAATGGATAAACCAGATAGTTTCTTCTTTTCTTTTTTAGGCTTAAGGGTTAATGATGCAATTAAAAGAATTTTGTCAAATACGTCCTCTACTGAAAAAATTGATAAAGAATTAGGAAAATATGGTTTAACAAGAAATGTAAAAAAGAAAAAAGGAGATATTGGACAAGAACCAAAAACTGTTTCCTATGATAAGCCATTTGGAGATAAAGGTCAAACATTCGCAAGTACATATCAAGCTGGAACAGAAGAACAGCCAGAATTTGAACTTCCATCAGCAAGAGAAAAATCCGAAGAAGAAAAAATGGCTTCTTTAGATTTTGCAAATAAAAAAGTTTATGAACTAATAAAGTCTAAAAATCCAGTAAGAGGAGAACTTTTTATGTTAAGAGTCGTTGGGGAAAATGCCACTGATGAATTTGCTGGGACAACGAAAAACAACAAAGAAATAGCACAAATGTTTATTGATGGGAAATTATCTGAAGAAACTACAAAATTTATTAAGGATTATTTAATGGATAAAATTCAAAAACAACAAATTTCACAAGAATATACTCCAGAAATAGCACAACAAAACAGAAGTATTATACTTGATAAAATTAAATATACATTTAATGATATTAAAAAATCTTTGTTAACTAATTTTGCAAATCCAATTACTGAAATATTATCTCAATCTTTATCTATTCCAATAGAGGAAGCAAAAATTAGACTTTCAAGTTATGCTGCAAGAATAATGGGAGAAAAAAGTGGTGAAAAAGGCCAAATTTCAAACAAATTGAAAGAACAAAAAAGAGCTGCAAGGAAATTAAAGGCTACAATAACTTTTCTTATTAGAAAAAAACAAAAAATACAGGATTATAAAAAAGCAACAAAATTAATTAATCCAGAAACTTTTAGACAATTCTTCGCAGGAGATACTTATTACGAAAAACTTCAAAATACACATAGTGGTTTTACAGAAAATTTAATGGATTACATAACTGACAAAAAAAACATACAAGATGCAGCTCAACAACTTGCTTATTTTAATGACCAATTAAAAGATTTAGGAGACCCAGATGCGCTTGAATTTGCTAATTTTTCTGGAGGTTATGATGAAGAAAAATATGGAAAAGAAGATTTATATGAAGGAATAATGTTAGAGGAAACGGATGATGATAATTTTAAATTTAACACATACGAGTTAAAAAAATTAGCAAATGATCTTTTTTTTGAATCTCAAATCCATGAAGCTAGGAAGATTATAAGAAACACCTTGATTTCAGAATATCTTAAAAAATAGAAACTTTTTGTAAAATATTTCGTATAGTATAAAAAACACAATATTATGGCAGATTTATTTGACAACAAAAATTTACAAAAGGGTTATTTAGACAACATTAATGACGTTGTTTTCTTATTAAAAAGAGGATATTCTCCAAATCGTTTATTGGTATTCTATAAAGTGTCTGATAACATCTTAACTTATCTACTTGCTTTAATGGCTACGTCTCCACTAAGAAGTAATTAATAAAAAACCCCCATGTTAAAGTGGGGGTTTTTTTATGAATTTTTCTTTATAAACAATCACTGGCTTGAAGTCTGCATTTTCAACCAACTTCCAATTTCCGTCATTTTGTAATTTGTACATATTTAAATTGGAATCAAATCTTAAAAGCTTATCATAATTAAGATTTTCTAAAATTCTGTTATCTTTTAAACTTTTTACTCGAATTATTGGAATATCTTCATATTGCAACTTTTCTTCAAACATTTTATCTACCTTTTCATAAAATTTATTACTCATAATTTTTATTTTTAAATTTATTAACAACTTTTTCAATCGATTCTCTTTTTATATCAAGAATTTCAATTATGGATGGAATAATATTTTCTTCGTAATCCCACTTACAAGTGAGTGGGAACCAACCAAAATCTAAATTTTCTTTTCCACACTTACATTCTCCTTTTAAATTTGGAACAAATTCCCATGGCAAAATACAAATATATGTATAAAAATCTATATGATTTGTTTTTTCTACATATATTGGTTGTTTTGATACTTTTATTGGTCCATCATATCCAGTTTCTTCTCTAAGTTCTCTAATGGCCGTTTTTTTTGGATAGACATCTTTTTCTTCGAAATTTCCACCAACAATTCCCCAATATCCAGGATAAACCACATCATCTCTTCTTTTTAACATTAAGAACCTATTTGTTTCTGGACAAATTGCTAATGCCCCAGCTGCTATAATTTTTTGTTCCATATTGTTTTTTAAAATAAATATGGTTAAAAATCATAAAGCATATAGAACAACCCATGTCTTGCTCTTGATACTGCAACATAATGAATATTTCTCGGTTCCACATTTTCTTCTTCGTTAGGGTCAAATGTTAATCTAAAAAGTTGCTTTGGAGATAAAACTTTATTTAATCCAATTTCTTTTATTAATTCTGGATCTATAGAATTTACTACAACACAATAATCAAACTCTCTTCCTTTGCTTTTATGAATAGATGTAATGAGTTTTTTACTTGTTTTATTTTCTTCAATAAAAGTAAAAATTGCCATCTCGCTATCATTAAAATGTGGCTTTAACCTATTTAACCTTTCTTGTAAATTAACATGAACGTTTCCCTTTTTATATTCAACAAAATCACTATTTGTTATATAATTAAAATACCTCATTGGATATTTTAATTTCAAAAGTTCAAATTCAAGATGTTTTATTGCAGAATTTGTTCTAACCAAAACTGCAACTTCAGAATAAGTATTAAGTACAGTAACTAAATCTAAATTTTTCTTTTCCCCATTTTCTCCTTTAGGTGCCTCTATTTGAAACATTATATATTTTTGAACAAATCCATCCTCTTTACTATTTGGTTCTGCCTTAAGCGAGGAAAAACGGTTAGAATTAATGATTATGTTCTTGTCACTTCTAAAATTAACAGTCAAAGTTTTTTCAATCGTTTCCCTTCTTCCCTTTAACATATCCTCTATTTTTTTACAATTAGTTCCACTGAACCCAAATATTGATTGATTTCTATCGCCTATAAGATAATAATATTTTGCATTTAAGGACAATAAAATCTGCAATTGAATTGTGCTTGTGTCTTGATATTCGTCAACAAAAATGTAATCATATTGCCCTCTAAACATTTTTAACCACTTATCTTCTTTTAATAAATTGTTTACTTCTATAAGCATGTCAGAAAAGTCTCTACTCCTTTTTTCTCTTAAAAATTCATTATATTGAGAAAGATATGCTGGAACTTGACATCTAATTCCATCGGCAGTTTGCAACTTAAATGCAGATATTGCAGAAGAAATATAATCAGCCTCTTCATAAAGATTCCCTATGAGTTCATAAAACTCAGCTTTTGTTTCACGTGAAGCTGATGTGCCTGGTTTGTATTTTTCCTTGTACCATTTTATAAAATCATGAAAAGTTATAATAGACTTAAACTTTCCAGCTTTTGCCAAAATACCCAATGCAAAAGCATGAATGGTTGTTATTTTTACATCGTCACGACCAATTCTTTTTTGAAGTTCTTCTGTTGCCGCTTTTGTGTAACTGAAAAATATCATTTTTTCAGGAGGAACTCCACGTTTTAAAAGAGCTTTAAGTCTTTGAACTACAGAAAATGTTTTTCCAGAACCTGCAGTTGCAACAAGTGTTACAGATTTTTTTCCATCATAGTCAACGAAATCCTTTTGCTCCTCAGTATAATTAACTCTATCTAAAGTATTAATAAAACTTAATTGACCTTCTTCTTCTGGAGTTAACTTTTTCTTTCTTTTTGCCATTTTTATTTTTTTAATGTACAAATATATTAAAAAGTTAGCACACACAAAAGAAAAACAAAGATTTTTTGTAATTTACTTATTAATTTTTTGACATTCTTTAATCAAACCAAAAACATAGTTCCTGCTAAAAATTACCATCATTTCTGCATGTGCATCAATATGTTGGAAATATTTTTCCGAAATGGGTAAAAAATCTTTATAAAAATTCTCAAGTTTTTCCATTATTTCGTTCACATTTATCATTAAAAAAACATCTTCTGGTTTAATTCCCCTCCAGTTGTCTTTTTGCATACAATATAACCTGTGTTCTTTATCTGGTGAAAGTATAAGACATGATATATACCTTATTACTCCAAAATAACTGCTTTTTTCTTGATCTTTAATTGAATTGAAATCAACTTTATCATAAAGCTCTTTAATTCTGTTTCTAAATTCTCCACTTAGACCTTCCAACATATTCTCTTTTAATTCTTCCATAGTTCTATATGTTACTGTTTAAAAACTCTTTCAGCTTATAACACTTTCCATACGTTCTAAGTTTCTTCAATGCAAAATCTTTTATTTGACGTACTCTTTCATTTGTTAAATCTAATTCTTCACCAATTTCTCTTAAATTCATTTCCTGTCCAGTTTCAAGTCCAAAATACATCTTTAGAATTTTACTTTCTCTTTTGTTGAGTCCTGATAAAACTGTGTTTATCTCGTATGAAGCAGCATCTTTGTTAATTTTTTTCTGTATATTATTAAATTCATCACCCTCTAGATAATCTGAAAAAGTTGATTTTGAATCTTCAGAACATGAGTTTTCTAATTCTACAAAAAAATTACAATCATTAAATGAATTTATAATGTCAATTTCACAAACATCGCTAAAGTCACTTATTTCTTTTGATGTCGGCTCCCTGTTTAACTCTTTAAATAAAATATCCTTTGTTTTATTTATTTTATTGTTGATATTGATGCGGTTTACTGGTAATCGTACAATGCTTCCATTTTCATAAATAGATTGTATAATCGATTGTCTTATCCACCACACCGCATAAGAAATAAAACGAATTTTTTTAGTTTCATCAAATTTGTCAACAGCTTTTATAAGGCCAATGTTTCCTTCACTGATTAAATCTTCTAATGGAATATTACTATATTGATATTCCTTTGCCACTGTTACTACAAATCTTAAATTACTTTGAACTAACTTATTTAAAGCAAGTTTATCCCCCGATTTTGCTTTAATTGCTAGTTCAGTTTGCTCTCCTCCGCTGAGCAATTCCACACTCTTAAGGTCTTTAAAATAAGCCTTAAGCGCAATGCTTATATCCATTAATTATGTGGATTAGTCTTCCCAATCTAATTGAGCAAAAAAAGCTTTGATTCTCTCAAACTCTTCTCTTGATTCAATATTTAGAAAGGCTTCTTGGGGAACTGGGGGATTTTGTCTTACATCAAGACCTGAAAACAACAAAGAGAGATAACGTGTTTCAACACCTTTCTCTCTAAATGTGATTAAATCAATTTCTAAATTACCAGCACTTTCATCCTGATAACAAAAATAAGTTTCACAGCCTTGATTTATTTGTTTTTTTAAAACTGGCTGAGTAACTACTGTTGAAATTGTTTTTTGTTCCTGCACAACATTTACCGCTGGGCGGGAAACTTGTGGCTGTGGTTGGGTCTCTTGTGTTTGAATAGTTTGTTTTGAAGCGATTTGACTCTGAACTTTTTGTTCAGACAAGCCGTTTTTCTTTCCAAAACTTTTCAAATTTGCTTTTTGTTCTGGGGTCATTTGATAAACTTTCCCAGAACCTTCTTGTCCTGTACTCATAAACTTTGTCTTTGTATTTTATTGTCTAATTGCAAAAATACAAAATAAATATAAAAAAAACAACTTTTTAAAGAGTTAATTTTATTTTATATTTATTGTTCTTTGAATAAACCCATGTGCTTGCCCTCCCACAAATGGATTTGTAACAATCAAGTTTGTATTTTTTAATAAAGAATCAACGTCATGATGTCCAAATTTTTTATCTAATTTTTTAATCCAAAATAAAAATCCAAATCTTTCTGTTTTTGTTCTATATGAGTTTTGTGGAACATCTAAATTATAATCAATACCATTAATTAACCCTATACTTTCTAGCCTTTGTCTTATATAGTTTATTTGTTCATATTCTTCTGAAGAATATTTGTTTTCATCACGTTTTGAATTTATTTCCACGGCATTTTTTCTGTTAATATTATCAATATGATCATCTGAAAGATCATAATTATATTTATTAACATTTTCATTTACTGATTTATTAAAGTTCTTAACTTTATCAATCATTTCTCTAATTTCTTTACTCATAAAATTTTTATATAAATATTTTTATTTTATTTTTGTAACAAGATGTTTATGAAACTTTACACCAGGGAATTTTTCAATAGTTTCAATATATGCTTTTTCTAGCCAATCATTTCTATCTTCAAAGAAGTGAACTTCTTCCCATCCATTATTAATAATACTATCTTGTATTACTTTTACTTTGTAATCGGCAATTCCTTTGCTTCCACCTGGAAATAAATGTAATCCATAATTTGGAAATTCAATTTTAAGATCTTTTAATCTTTGTTCTATGGCTAATCTCATTTTTTCCCCCCTTCCTGTTACAATCATTTTATTTTCACAATTTTTATAAATTTCAAATATTTCATTATTAACTTTTATTCCTATTGTTTCATTATTATTATAATAATCTGGCTGTGGTCTTAAGTTTAAAACTTGATTTTTTTCTTCTAATGCTCTTAATAAATCTTTTTTTATAGAAAATTTTAAACCTACTTCTTTTAATTTTTCCAAACTTAAATCTTGAATAAAATCCAAGAACTCTCCTCCTAATGGTTTTTTATTTCTGCAATCAAGAATTATAATAAAATCATTGTTTTTTTCAAAACACAACTCTTTTGCGAACAACAAATAAAAAATATTCTTAATTTTTTTAATATAATTTTTTATATCTTCGTTTTCCGTTTGTATTTGCCCGTTTTCTATATTTATGAATTCATAGAAATAAATTGGTTTAATCAATGTATCGTCTAAATCAAATATTTTTATTTTTTTCATACTATTTATATATAAATATAATAAATTTATGGAAACAAATATATTAAAAAACTGGATTATAATCAATATATTAAATGAAAAAGGAAAAATTTCTGGAAAAAAATTAAATTCTGTTTTATTACAGAATAAAAATATAAAAGAAGAAATAAAAGAAAAAACCTCTTTTTGCCCCGAAGATTTTCCTGTTTTTTATAGAGTTAAAATGATTTTAAACAACATTACAGAATTTAAAAAATGTGCAAATTGTGGTATTAAAAATGTTTCTTGGAATAAGTCGAATCATAAAATTTTAGATTATTGTTCAAACAAATGTGCTTCAAGTCATATTGCAACAAGAGAAAAAGTTAAAAAAACAGTTTTAGAAAATTTTGGAGTTGAGCACATTATGAAAAGTGAGAAATTTAAAAATCAATACAAAGAAACGTGTTTAAAAAATCATGGTGTTGATAATGTGTCTAAATTAAAAAATATTAAAGACAAAAAAGCAAAAACTAACTTAAAAAATTGGGGAGTGAAGAATGTATCTCAAAATGAAGAAATAAAAAAAAAGAAACGTAAAACTACAAGAAATAATTTTGGAGTTGATTATCCTATACAAAACTTAAATATTAAAGAGAAAACAAAACAAACTAATTTAAAAATATATAAAACAAAGCATGTACTACAAAACGAACAAGTAAGAGAAAAGGGAAAAAAAACTAATTTAAAAAAATTTGGAACTGAATTTCCCACAAAAAACAAAGAGGTTAAACAAAAAATAATAGATACTAAAATAAAAAAATACGGAAAAGATTTTGTGAAATTACATAGAGAAAAATCAAAAAAAACTTGTTTGTTAAAATACGGCGTAGAATATCCATCTCAAAACACTGAAATTTATAAAAAAATTCAAGTCAATTCTTCTAAAATACATGAATACAAAAACACAAGTATTTTTTATCAAGGCTCCTATGAAAAATATTTTTTAGAGCAAATGGAATATAAAAACTTGTTAAGTAAAGTTGTGAATGGAAAATGCTATGAATATTATTTAAATGGGAAAAAACATAAATACCACGTTGATTTCCTTTACATCGATTTAAATATAGAAATTAAATCATCATGGACTTATAATAAAAATGGAAAGGACAAAAAATTAGAACTGGAAAACGAAAATAAATGGAAAGCAATCGTAGATAACGGCGATAAAATTATTGTCTTATTTAGTAAAAAACAAATATTTGAATTTGTACAAAATCAAAATATTAACCAATAGAAATCTTGGAATATAGATCTTTATATTTTAAAATCTTTTCCATTTTAATAGAATCTAATACCAAACCCTTACCTTTTCCAAGAACTATATTAACTTCTTTAGAAAGTGCTGTTTCTATAAATTCAAAACTCAATCTTGTGTCTTGAATTTCAAATCCTCTTTCAGAAAATATAACCTCATATGGATTTGTACTCTTATCGAAATTTACAACCGTTTCTTTAGCCTTCGGTTTTACCGAACCAGGGTTCATTTGATTAATTTCCCCCAAACTTTCTTGTAATGTTTTTACAATTTCTTTTTTCTTATTATTCTTTATCATAACAAAAACTATTTTTTATAAATAGTTAAATTTTATAAAAAATGCCCATCATTGACGGGCATCTTTACATTGTTAAACAACTTCTTTTTTCTTTGATTCTAGAGTTTTCTTTCTATAAACCATATAAACACTCTGAGTAAAACTCATTGGTTTAAATCTTGTTTTAGATATATCAGCGGGTCCATTCAATTGTTTAGATTTTAATATCTTTTCAATTTCCTGATTTTGTCTTTCTTTAAGTTTCTTTTTTTCAAGAATTGCAAAAGTTTTCTTTTCCCCTTTTTCTTTTTGAGTTTTTTTCAATCTTTCACATCTCTTAACGCCCCTCTTTATAACGGCTTTTCTTTCTTCTGTGGTTTTTTTGTTCTTTTTCATTTTTAAAATTTTTATTAAATATAATAAATTAAATACAATAAATCAAATTTTTAATTACATTTTGAATATTGACCACAACTATTACATTTTAAACATCCTTCAACATATATAAGTTTAGCGCCACAAACTTCGCATGTATCTGGACTTATTGTTCCGTTTTTTACGTATTTTCTTAATGTTCTTACTACACCATTTTTCCACGTATTTAAAGTATCTCCTTTAAGTTTGAGACTACTTATTAAATTTACAGCATATGGTATAGGCATTCCATGTCTTAAAATAGCAGAAATCAATTTTGCATAATTCCAATATTCTTCATTAAAAGATCGTGAAAGTCCAGCCATTTCAACTGGATAACCATCTTTATCTATATATCTGAAATCATATATAGAAACATCTTCTCCTACTTCGTTTTTAATTTTTCTTTTAATTACTTGGCCCTTTTCGACATATGATGGAATTGGAAAAGAATCAAGTTTTCCAGTAAATAATTCATAGGGAAATTCATTTTCTTCTGCTTGTTCAATTCCTTCTGGTGAAACTTTTCCTACAATAGCTACCCATTTTTCATAGTTATTGTTAAAAGTAAATACATCAGAGTTTACAACTTTTGGTCTTTTTCTAGCATTATTTTCAAATGTTTTCTTGTTTTTTTCTTCTTTAGCTGAAACTAAAACCCCGCTTCTACAACCATCTCTATAAACAGTCAAACCTTTACATCCAACTCTCCATCCAGTTTCATAAACTTTTGCAACCAATTCTTCTGTCGCATCACTTGGTAAATTAACTGTAACAGAAATTGAATGATCTACATGCTTTTGGACTCTGCCTTGCATTTCTACTTTTTTTACCCAATTAACATCAGCGGATGTGGCTTTGTGATAAGGAGATTTTTCTACTATCTTACTTATTTCAGCGGAATTCATTTTTTTGACCTCTTCTACATTATATTCATTAACTTGAAGCCATGTCTCAAATTTATGATGAAATACGGGATATTCTTGCCAAGTATCTCCTTGTTTGTCTGTAAAATCTACTCTGGCATCTTTTTCTTGTGGATTAATTTTCCTTCTTCTCATATAATTTGGTAAGAAAACAGGTTCAATCCCAGATGTTGTTTGTGTTAAAATTGAAACACTTCCAGTTGGGGCGATTGTTAAAAGTGCAATATTTCTTCTTCCATATGTCATCATCTCTTTATACAAATCTGCATCTTCCTCTTTTATTCTTTGTATAAATGGATTTTTTCTTTCTTTTTCCATGTCCCACACTTCAAAACTACCTCTTTCTTTTGCTAAATTTACAGAGCTTCTATATGCTTCAAGTTTAAGAATTTTTTGTACTTCTACTGAAAAATCAATTGCATCATCAGTTCCATAAGTTAAACCTAAAGCTGCAAGCATATCTCCTTCTGCTGTTATTCCCAATCCAGATCTTCTTCCTTTTTCCGCTTTGTTTTTTATTTGAATCCACAATTCTTTTTCTGTTCTTTTTATGTGTTCTGGCTCTGGATCATTTTCAATTTTACCTAAAATTAAATTTATTTTTTCTAATTCTAAATCTATCATATCATCCATCATTCTTTGAGCTTTATTAACATGATCTTTAAAAAGAACGAAATTAAATTTAGCGTTTTTTGTAAATGGATTATCAACATATGAATATAAATTAATGGCAATAAGACGACAACTGTCTCCTGGACACAATGGTATTTCACCACATGGATTAGTACTAATAGTCTTAAAACCATCGTCTTGATAACAATCTGGAACCGATTCTTTAATTATTGTATCCCAAAACAACACACCAGGCTCAGCAGCCTTCCATGCATTATGAATTATTTTCTCCCAAAGTTTTTTAGCTTCAATTTCTTTAGAAAATATTGGAGATTTAGAATCAATCGGATATTGTTGTGTAAATTTTTCTCCGTTCAGTGCAGCCTTCATAAAATCATCAGTTAACTTAATAGAAACGTTGGCTCCAGTGACTTTTCCTTCTTCCATTTTTGCGTCGATAAACTTTTCTGAATCTGGATGAACAATAGAAATTGATTCCATTAAAGCCCCCCTTCTTCCACCTTGAGCTACTTCTCTGGTTGAATTTGAATACCTTTCCATAAATGGAACCACCCCAGTTGAAGTAAGTGCTGAATTTAAAACGATAGATCCTTCAGGTCTTACAAATGATAAATCTAACCCAACACCAGCTCTTCTTTTTTGAAGTTGAACCAACTCTTGATCTAATTTAAGAATTCCCCCATATGAATCAGCATCAGTGTCATTTCCAATAACAAAGCAATTTGAAATAGAAACATATTGAAAATTATTTCCAATCCCAGCCATTGGGCTTCCTTGAGGAATTACATACGAAAAATCTTTTATTAAATCAAATATTTCTTCTTCTGTTAATGGATTGTTATAATAACCTTCTATTCTAGCAAACTCTTTTGCTATCCTTTTATGCATATCATTTGGAGTGAGTTCATATATGTTTCCTTGTTTATCTCTAAGTGCATATTTTTTAACCCATACCTCTGCGGCCATTACATCTCCTTTAAAATATTCGGTGCTTGATTTTAGCGCTTCTTCTTTTGAATAAATTTTTTGTGTTTTTTTTTCTTTTACTTCCATAAATTGTATTTTTTCTGTCTCAATAAATAGAAAACAGTTTTTAATTTTTGGCAATTTCTTTATTAATCTTTTATCTCTTGAGTAAACTCTTGATTTTGTAATAATTGTCCTGCAGAGTTCATTATTTTATCTATATTATTTCTGTCTTTTTTATGTCTTTCAACAGAATCTACTCCAATAATTGCACCTTTTTCAATGTGTGTATATTCTTCTTCATCTGGATTTTCAACTTCTATTTTTAAAATATTAGAATCAAATATCAATGAGAGTAATTTGCCTATTGGACCATTTCTGTTTTTTAATATTTTTAAACTTGCTTTATTTGAGCGCAATTGAACATCATCCCTGCCAAATCCAACAACCAAATCTGCAATATTATTTTTTGCTTTTGCTTCTGCTGTCATGCCTAATTCAATTTCTTTTTTCGAATATCCATCTCCAGAAGTTTGCGAAGCTGTAAGAACAGGAACCCCAAATTCTATTGCCATTGCTCTTAAAGATTTATAAATATCCACCAGCTCATGTCTTAACAACTCACCTTTTTGTAAAGGTTTCATATTATCTGCATAATCAACTATGATAATTTCTGGAATAAAATTTTCGTTACAACGAAGCCAATCTAAGTGAGTGTAAAAAGTATTTATTGTTGCAGTTCCGTCTGGGAAATTTTTAATTTTAAGATTTATTTGTAATTCTTGTGCATTTTCAACAATCAACTCTTCGAAATTTGAAACGTCTCTAAGTGGAATGTTGTTTAAACAGGCATCAAATCTTTGTCCAACTATTTCTTCTGATAGTTCTAAGGTATAATACACAACTTTTTTTCTCTGTAACAGTGCTGCAACTCCATTTCTAACAAGAAACATAGATTTTCCTCCTCCAGTTGGAGCCATCACCACAAACAACTCACCAGAAGAAACTCCCTTTCCAATGTGTTTATCTAAACCTGGCAATATAGAAACTGGGTTCCTAAAATCTTTCTTCAATCTTTTTTTAACATCACGAACATAATCGTGACCAGAATTTTTTGGCTCTCCAGCTTTTAGAGCATCTTCCATTTTAACCTTCATAGAATCAAAGGTGTTTTTTTTCCAATCTACAGCAAGTTCTATGAGTGTATTTTTTATTTTTTGAGATTTGAAATATTTATAAGCTCTCTCTTTGACTGATTCTTTTTTTTGATGCTCTAAATCTAAAACTTTTATTTTTTCAATGAGGCCATAGATATGTTCTTTTAAAAGATCATCTTTTTCTTTATCATTAACCATTTCTGCAAGCTCATCATAATCGGCTGAAATTCTATACTTTTTAAAAAATTCCATTTCATAATCTACCAAAATTTTATGATACCCATCAAAATATTCTGGAAATATAATATCCATTATTTGTTGAGGCCAATTGTTTTTGTCTTCAATAAAAACTTTTAAAAATTTTGATTGATAGTTTGATTCAAAAACATCTATGTTATCATTAATAAAAGCTAATAATTCATCTTGTAAATTTTTATTTTTTTTACTATTAGTCATATTACTTTTTTTCAACACTTGCTAAAATTATTCCTTTATGTTCTTCGGATATTTTATTTATAATTATTTGACTAACTTTTTCAAATATAAAATACAATTCCACTTCATTTTGTGAAATATTTTTTTCTTCTATTCCACAAACATCAAGTTTTAAATCGCTCAATATTTTATCAGAATATTTAACTATAAAAGAAATTGCATCCTTACTTTCTCCAAGTTTTAGTTTTAATGAAATTTTTTCTTCTAACTCAACACTCATGTCTTTGAATGTATAAAAAAAACTTACATTTTCATTTTCAAGAACTTCTTTTTGAAATCCTATTAAGTCAACTTCATACTGGAAGATAACATTACCACTTTTTTTGTTTTCAAGTTGAAAAACTAATTTCTCATTCGTTGAATCCATGTTTTTAATTTTTTAAATTTGTACTAAATTCTTTTTCTTTGTTTGTAATTCTGAAATATGGAGCAAAAAACAAATCTAAATACTCGCTTTTTACAAATTTAGTAAATCCTTTTCTAATAAACAAACTCATAGCAGAGTTTATTGAAAAATCTTTTGTTATTGGTTCGTAAAAAATTTTTTGCATCTCGTTTTTTACTTCTTCATTTATAAAAGGTTTTTTTAAATTCATTAGTTCTGCATTTCTATACAGAATACTTCTGCTTTTAATTATTTTATCGTAAATTTTTATTTTTTTCTCTCTTTTTTTATTATAACACTCTTCAACTAGACGGTTATACATATATTTTTCTTCTGACATTCTTGGAAAATTTTCTAACAAATTTCCTGTTGTAACTCCATTAACTCCACTTATTTTATCAGCTTTATCTCCCTCAAAACATTTAAACAAAAGAGCGTTTTCAACTGGATAACCATATGTTTTTTTAAAATTATGTATGGTTATTAATTCAAAATTGTCTGGATTCAAAATGGAAACTTTTGGACTTACAAGTTGAAGAAAATCTCCATCTCTACTGTATATTATTATTTCTTCGTTTTCAATCTTGCTATTTAAAATATAATAAGCAATCAAATCATCAGCCTCTATGTACTTTACTTCAAGAAATCTGATGTGAAACGCTTCTAAAAATTCATTAACAACAAATTTTTGAAGAACTATCTCAAACCTTTCTTTGTCTTCTGGGGAATCCATTCCATTTGTAGAAATAGCATGTTCTTCTGCTTCCCAATCTTTCTTTCTGTTAGATTTATACGGTTTGTAAATTTCATATCTGAACTTTCCAGCATTAAATCCATCCCACATTACCACAACTCTATCTGGTAACAATTTACTTATCACAGACTTTAAACTATCAAGAAAGCCAAATGAGCCCCCGCAAAGGTTCCCATTGGCTTCATATCCTTTTCTTTTGTGAAAGTTCTTTTTGAGGCACCAAGTCCCATCTACTATTAAAGTTACCATAAAATTAGTTCTTTAAATATTTTTTAACAAATTTTTCTTCTGTGGTTTTGGTAAATTTTATAGCTCCATTTTTATATAAAAACATCACCTCATCATTAGTTAACATAATTGGATCAATTATTTCATATTCAAGCATTTTATTATTACAAAAAGCCTTTCCAGCTTCTATTTTTAAAGATACTTTTTTCGTATTTTGTAATCTTTTCGGTTTAACTTCAATCATTTTTTTATTTTCTATAATAAAATCTGCAAAATAATTTCGTTTTTTACCTTTTTCATCTATATAAGATATTTTAAATTCAGAACACTCGGCAGATTTCCATTGTAATTTTTCCTTTTCTATGATATTAATCATATATGAAAGTTCGTGAATACTCCTGAAAAACCAATCTTTATACCAACCACTCCAGCCATTTCCAGCTCCACATGGAGGTGTTTTCCCAAACCAAAAATTATTCTCTCCGCTTAAAGAAATTGATAATCTTTCTTTATATAACAATTGTCTTTTTTCAGCTTCCTCTTCTCCATATTTTTTCAACCAAATATCATACAAACTTCCTTTTCCAAATCTTGGATTATTTTTTCCAGAAAATCTTTCTGCAAAAGATTTTTTATATTCTTCACTTCTTATTTTTTTAAAAAATTTTTGCCGTTTTTCGCTTTTTGATGCGGTTTGTTTCATTTTACTTATTGACTCTTCTGAATGTGTCTTTCCGTAGAATGTGTTGCTTTTTCCTGTATGATTTTTCCCAAAAATAATGTGACTACATTTAGAACAAAGTGTTTTCTTTTTTTTTGCAGAGTTTCTATTTTGTTTATTTGTATGAATTATAATATCTTTACATTTTGGGCAAATACGCTCCCATTTAATTCCTTTATTGGTTAAAGCTATTTCTTTTTTGTTTTTTATACCCTCTTCTACATATTCTTTAACAAGTTTTTGATCGCTCCATATTTTTTTTATATGCTCTATTTGCACATCAGTTAATACTCTTTTGTTATATTTTTTACAATTTAACAAAGTTTCATATTTTTTATTTAAAAAAAAACATTCTTTACATGAAACATTGTTTTTTTCAGCTTTGTTTCTGTTTTTTATATTAGAATAAAATAATTCTTTTTTACATTTTGGACAGATTCTTTTATACATATTATCATCTATTGTTTTATAAATAGTATAAAAAATCAATTATCACAATATTCTCAAAAAAACATATTATTCCGAGCTAACAGCTTTCCAATATTTATCGAACTCCAAATCCCAACCATCTTTATATTTCTTTTTGTATTCATCAATTTCAGATTCTAAAATAAAACCATGGTCAGTACAAACTATTGCACCATTTGCTGCAACATTTGTTATGTGATTTTTTTCAACAACCAAAGCACTTTTAATTGCAAATGCAATCTTTACTCCATCTTTTGTCGCCGTAACTTTTGATGACCTACTCATAATTCCACCCTGTCTAAACACTAATGTGGATGCTAAATAAATTCCATCTCCACCATAAAGCTCAAGCCCAGATATTGTAGAAGGTGGTTTTGGTGGTGATGTATATGCGTGATTTACAACAATCATTGTGTTTGTATATGGACATTCTTTTTTTCTTGTTGCATTTATTTTAGGAGCCAAAAGTCTTGTGAATTGAGCCCTTAAAACTTTTGCTGTTACCATCATTGCTGTTTTTCCTCCATCCTCTTGTTGTGAAGCCCATTCAGCTTTTGAAGGTGTCATTCCTATACTGTCCCAACAAAACAATAAATCATAATTCAACTCTCCCTTTTCTTGCTGCCTCATTAATTTTAATATTTCATCTACCCCATCTTCAATAGTTTGTACACTATCAAAAACAATACAATCGTCTTTTACTAATCCCATAGTTGAAGCTCTTTCCCAACTAAATTTGTGTTCAGTTAAAATAAGAACTGGCAAAATTCCTTGTTTTTGCGCATAAGATGCAGCTTCTATAATCATTGTACTTTTACCCGTATCACTTCGACCATAATTGCAAATTAAATGAGACAACGGAAGTCCTGGAAGTCTAGTAACTTCTTTAAACGCTGGGCTCATATCCAACCATTCTTGCGGCTTATATTCTGCTTCTTTAATATTGTTTTTAGCCTTATATTCGCTAAGACCAGAAAACTTTTTTCTTATAACAGAACCCGCTTCTTCTCCGTTTGTTTGTACCTCTTTCAAGGGTAAATCATTTTCAATTTTTTTCTTTGCCATAATATTCTTTATGTGGTTAATAATTATTTCTGTGCCTGATTAGAAACAAATGGCTTCCAATCATACGCTTTTTGTCCTTTGTATTGTCCATCAGGAATCTCAATCGTCCTAAGATAGTAAATGTCATCATTTTTCTTTTGTTGACCAAAATTCAAAGTTGCTTTACATTTTTTGCACCTTATATAAGTGTAATCGTAACCGTCTTCTTCTGTTACGTGTGCAGATAATTCAAGATTATCACTTCCACAAATACCACAAACATCAACGTCATTAAACGATAGTTTTTTTCCTTCCATTACAACTTCGTGTAAATTTTTTCCATCAACCATAAAAGTGTGAGTTTCTTTTCCGATTTTTTTCTTTAGGTAATAAGTAATTTTTCCCATATTTTTTGTTTTTTAAATTATATGCAAATATAGTAATAAATGTTTATAAAAACAAGTTAAAATTCATTTTTATTAATATTAATCCTCTACTACATCTATTGGTTCACTTAAGTTTTTATAGTCATATCCGTTACTATAACTTATGCTAAAAAACATGTCTTTATAATACATAATCAACCTCGCTAAATCCTTTACAATAAAAGACTCTTTTGGGTGAATATCAAACACAAGAGAATCGTGAACTTGAAATAAAAATTCACTTTTATAGTTTGATATGAAATTTTTTATTTTATATAATTGATCTACTATAATTTCGACGGCTGATGATTGTAAAAAATTGTTAAAACTAGCAAAACCTTTTTCTGGCCTCACAATAGTTCCCCAGGGGTTTATTATATACCCCCTTTCTTTAAACATCTCATTTAACTCATTTAACTTTTTAAGCAACGGGGCTAAAAATAATCTTATATTATAATATACCTCTTCAGAATTTTTTAAATAAGAAAGCTTTTGCATTACTGTGTTTTTTGATGCCCCGTATAAAATGTGATTATTTATACTTTTTGCAAAATCTCTATTTTCCTTGTAAATATGTACATTTCCAAAAATTATATTTGCAGTATACTTATGAATGTCAATTTTATGAAATTTATCAATGAAATCTTTATCATCAGAAAAATATAAAGCTATCCTTGCTTCAAATGATGTATAATCGAATATAACGATTTTGCCGCCCTCAAATCTTGAGATGATGTTTTCCCTGTCTTTAGTTTTTTTATCCAAATTCTGAGGGTTATATAAGCTATTAGCCACTATTCTTCCAGTTAAAGTTCTCTTATTGGAATAAGATACATTAACAAGCCTATTATCACCACTTATTTTTATGTCAACACCATTTTTTTTAAAATCATTTGATACATTAAATTGCCTAGATGACAACCACTGGGTTATATTGTCTTTTTCACACGCTCTTTTAAGACTTGTTTTTTCATCATCGGAAAATTCAAAATGAGAAACCTTACTCATTATAAATGGAATATACTTTTTTATTTCAAATCCAGGAATTATATTAAAATAAGACTCATCAACCTCTTTGCCGTATTTAACCCACCTAGCATTTTCAAATGTATATACACAATTTAATTCGTCAAACTCTACATAATCTGCAATGTTTTTATATGAAAAACAAAGACACTTTGTTTTATTAATAAATCCAGTTATTATTCTTTTGTAGTTTTCATAAACCATTTCAAATGAATTTATATTCAATATAAAGTTTTTTCCATCGTTATGAATATACAAGGACTTTTTGTTAAAATAAAAATAAGATTGTTCTTTTAAATTTAAGTTTTCTGAAATAAAATCTGAAAAAGTTTTTTTTTGAAACACTGGGTCAAACAAGATAAATTCCTTTGGGAGCCAACTTTTAACTGCACCATTTATGAATCTTTCAACTGTTACGTTGTATTCTTCCTCTTTTTCTAACTTGCTAAATCCCCATTCAATATATTTACTTATTGACTTATCAAGAATGTTTTGAGATTTAAACCTGTTTTTTACAACAGACCACCCTATAATGAGAATTGGAATATTTTCCTCATATCCCTCATCATATGACAGACAAAGCTTTACGGGATATTTACTGACATATTCACGTAAAAATTCAAAATCCTCTTTTACTTCTGCTATAATTTTACAAACATACATTCAGCAAAAGTAAATAAAAAAATTTTAATTAACAAATTTATGAAGGGGGAATTTTTCCTATTGTTGCAACTATTTGCATTACTCTTTCTAAATTTTGCTGCGCATAAGCATACTGATATTTGCTTCCAGTCTTTATTCTTACCAAATTACAACTGCAGGTCGGAGATCCAGCATACCCATAAATCATTTCCATTATTTTATCCCTACCTAAACTCAAATCCATATCAATAGTAAAAGAATTATTACATTGTATTTGTATCCAACACCTTAATGCAGCACATGCAACTGCATGATCGGAAGAATTGAATAAATAATTCCATTCCCAATCATATGATGTATCAAGTATTTTATCAATCACCGTCATCGGTTTTTGATATATAATAGTATCATAAGTTGTATTTACTCTTGACACCCATCTATCAGTTATACTTTTTACAGTGGGATAACTTGTACTATCAACTGGTTGCTGCAAAACATCATCTCTTCCAAAAAGATATGGAAGAAATTTTTGAAAAAACACTCTCCCAGTATGTTGAGGATATCCTCTTCCTCTAAATTTATTAAAATCTGTATCTACTAATATGTTTTTAGGATTAGACGTTAAATCAAACCAAACGTTTTGTGGCATAATATGACCTTTCCAAACATCTGAAACGTTTCCAGTGTCTAAACCCAAACTAGACCTGTTTGTGAAAAGATTTGGATCAGCATGAGCAGTTTTAAATGTCGAATTGTTTTTTAAACTATCATAAACAAATCTGTTTCCTAATATTCCATTATAAGATTGTTTTCCATCTCCATCAAACAAATAAGAAAGCCCAGGATGCGCACGTTGGTATTTCCCATTTGCTGCAGCTCCCGTCAAACCTTCTGGATTTGTTTTTAAACTATTGGCGCCTTCAGAAACTGCTAACCCACCGCTTTCACTAATTGATGTTGTCCAAACTGTAAATATTTCAAAAAAGTTTGCATATCCTTTTGGCCACAAAATAGGTATTTTTTCAAAAATTTTAGTATTTTGTGGATTTAAAAGAATTCCACTATTTAATGTATCTTTTGCCCAAACACCAACACCTTGCCATTTTCCACCTACTTTTTGCATGTGCGTTGCATTGAAATATTCAGTAAAAGAATTAAAATCTGTGTTTGCTTTAAAAAATGCATCCACATCCGCCAAATTTGTAAATTTTATATCTTTAACCAGTTCTATAAACTTATCAGTAAGCATTAAGGGCGCAGTTATTTTACTATTTGAACCAGTTCCGTCTTCAGTAAATTCTCCTCCATTAATCGCTCTGTTTTGGTTTTTTGATTTTGGATATGCTTCAACATATTGAGATGGTTGAACCTCCATAGTTTTATCTACATTTTTTGTCAATTCTTTTAAGTCATCTAATGTAACTGGTGGAATTCCTCCGTATTCTCCATTTGCAGAAAACCTCATTCTAACCCCCTCCATTTTTGTTGTCATATTATTTGGACTTATAGAATGAGTCACTTTTAATATTTGATACAACCCGCCAAACATAGGCATTTTTTCAATATAAAAATATTGCATTGGATAAACTTGCGCATTGCCTATAATTTCAACAGTAGCCCTATAACTTCTTCCCTCGAAAACAGGTAACATTGAACAATCTATTGCCACTTGTCTATTTGTACTTTCTTTATCGGCAAGTCTTTGTAAATTAATAATACTTTCAGCTGTTGGTTTTGAAGCGTCAGTTCCAACAGAAATTCCTTTTACAATTTGATTATCAATTGCACCAAATGCTATTGATATTGCGTCATTTTGAAAACTATAAGTTTTCATGTGATCAGTTATTAACTCTGAAGCATTATTGTTTAATTTACTTCTCGTCTCTGGAGTTGGAGTAAACAACACATGAAAATAATTCATTATTTTTGAATCTACTGGATTTGGATACGGTTTATAAATATCGTTTATATTATCAGAATTTGCATCTCCTGGAAATGGAACAAAAACAAAATTGTTTTTTGTACAAATTTGTTGTATTATATTTAAAACAGTTGTACTTCCATTAGGTTTATATAAAGGTTCTATGTTAATTATTGCATCTTCTACATTTACAACCTTGCCGTTTACTGGGGCCAAAGGATAGTCATAAACAAACATCGTGTTTCCATCTGTTGGACTTTGTTCTTTTAATTTTTTAACAGGATCTTTTTGTACATGGTTTTTACAATTTCCATATTCATATTCTATACTTCTTGCTAAATCTACACCATCTGGAATTATGTTGCTGCAAAAATCTTGATTTTGTATTGATGTTGCAATAACCTGCCATTGATGGAATATAGTATGCATTTGTTTATAAATAAGATTTCTACTTTCACTTCCTTTTCCTATTACATTCCCAACAACTTCATTTCTTTCTGATTCTATCTCACTTAATCTATCAATAATAGATTGACACATTGCTTTAATTATAGCTCTTTGTTTTGCACTTCTAAAGTCTCCACTTCCATTTACACAAAATGGTCCAAATACCAAATTTGGAGCACCCCAATCTCCAGAACAATGAGTATATGGCACAAAAGCTAAATTTTTTGCTTCTATTTTACCGTTATACACGTTTTGGTCATAACTTACAGCTGCAATTTTTTCCTTATCTTGTACTTTTCTTTTAAAAGAATATGAATCATAATCTACTTCTATAGTTTGTGTAGATGTACTTGGTTTTTTAATCACTTGATTCATAAACATATAATCTGCCACTACACCTTTTTCTATTGCTTCATTTATGTTGTTTACTCTATCTAACGGCTCACTTGAATCATCTCCAGGTTTCATTGCTGTATCTATAACAACAACTCCTACTGGATTTTTTGAATCAGAATGATTAAGACTTTGATCCATTTCTTCTTCACTTAACGAAGTTTTAGATTTAGCCTTATTAGAATCATCCAAATTTGCAAACATTATGTACCAATATTCATTAGTAACATTACTATTTATATCGTTTTTTGGTAAAAGATAATATAATTCATTATTTCTCACAATATAAGAAGATAATGATGTTCTATCTATAAGACCGAAATTTGTTGAAGTAAATGTTGGTTGACCATATCTAAAACCTTGATCGTCTTCATTGTTGTTTGGTTTATTAAAAAATGGATCTAACATTTTTCTAATACTTGCTGTTGCAAAATTGGTTTTTTGAACATTATCTTTTTGATTAGCAGCTTTTAATAAAATATTTGCAATTGTTTGACCACTATTTTCACTACCTCCTTTTGACACATAATCATCATAAGCAATTTTTACATTTTCACTTGTATATTCATCTATAATAATAGTGTAATCCAAAATATTATCTTGAACTGGCTCATTTGAAGTTACAAGCTTTCCGCTTCCAGGTGACAAATCAAAAAATGTATTTATATTATCGTCTTCGTCTTTTTTTGGATCAATAAATGGCTTCATAAAAAACAAACCATCGTTTGACAATAAGTTTACCCAAAACCTACAAAATCTCTTTAATGCTTCTTTGTCTTCAAATGATAGTTGTCCTAAAATACTTTTTGTAAGATTACTAGTAATATCATCTTTTGCAAGTGATAATAAAACACTTAAATCATCAGCATCTCCTCCAAAAAAAGTATTATAATCTCCAGGAGAAAAAGGGTTTCCAGATCTTGTTACATAAGCAATAATTCCAGATCGTATTAAAATGTTTTCAACTATATTAGAATAAAATGGTTTCCATGGGTTATTAGAAATTAACTCTAAGCTGTTTATTGGTTTTTGTAAAGCACTATCGTCGGCTGAAACTTCTGAAACCATTTCTTCTGAAATTCCTTGTCCAATTGCTTCAATAAATTCATTTACAAATTTCATTTCATAAGCATCAGCACCATAATTAAATCCATAATCTTTTATTGCTGGAACCTCTTCTCCATTATACAACGCCAATGGAAAATGTTTACCAATTAATTCTTTTGCATCAGCACTGTTGCGACTTTCTATATTTATTTTATCTGAATACCCTTGGAATCCTGCCTCAAGAATGCTACCAAGAATAAACGCAGAATCTCTTGCTATATGATTAAAAATTTCTTTAATTGTCATTTTTGATATTTGTGTCTTCGATGAAAGATAAGTTCTTTTCTTTATTTCTGCATCAATAGCCATTAAATTACCATCTATAATATCAAAAACAGTCTTTTTGTACAAAGACAAATCTTCGTTAGGATTAGATTTTAAAAAATTTCCATCCGAGCTAATATCATCATATTTAAAACTTTTAGTAATTTTAGAATATTTTTTTACATCTAAATCAGTGGGAGTTTTTTCTTTTCCCTTTGTTGTACTCAATAACAAAAAAGTATTTAATTGACTTAAATTATCACTGCTTAACATCAATGAATTAATTCTATCTTCATCTAATCCATCTGGCTCTGGAACATTTAAGTTTGTAAAATTAAAAACACCTTCATTATTAACCAATCCGCTAATTGCATTGTTTATACTAATTTTTTTTGTTTTATATATTGTTTGAGCCGCACTATATCTTAATCCAGTTAATTGCCTGATAACTGAATCAAATTGATTTGTTGTTTCTTTTGTTTTTATTTCTACTTGTTTTCCAATTTTAACATAAGAAAAAATGCTATCTGTTGTAAAAGTACAATCTCCTACTTTAATTTCATTTTTTCCATATTTTTTAAACCTCAATCTTTTACATGCAAGCAAATATAAAACTGGAATATCAGCCATAAATCCCCACTGATTTGGTACAAAAGAACATTTTATTTCATAACTTCCATCAGAAGGTACAAAATTAACATTCGTAGTTTTTAAATTTAGCATCCAAGTTACTTCTCTTCCCAAAAAACCCTTAAAAGAAAACAAAAACTTTGGTGGTGGCCAATTAAATAAAACAGATGTGTCTATATCATCATTAGATCCTCTTTGTGTTCCAAATATTGTATTTCCATATAAATCTTTAAATGTAATTTCAATAGCTGGCTGTAAAGATGGATTTATTTCTATGTTAATATCTGTTATTCCAAATCCAATATTTTTTCTATAGAAACCTGTATCAAAAGTTTTTCTTCCAGTAAAATCATAAGAACTTCCATCAACGCAAGTTCTCAACTTAACATCCATAGTTAAGTCTTTCATGTTATAAACTTCTGGCCTTTGTAAATTTCCCATTTATCCTAAATTTTTTGTCGTTATAATTTTTGATGTTACTTCTGTTAGTACATCATTTTTTGGCCATGGAATTCTTATAACTGTATTGTCTGGAATATCAAATTCACATTCATATTCTGGATTTGCCCATAAAATTAATTTCCAAAGAGTTTCATCTTCATAAAACTCACCAGCCATTACATCCAACCTTGTAAGATTTTTGTTATACAAAACCTTTTTGTCGGTTTGTCTTGTACTTATTTCAATTGGAGGCATTCCTTCCAATTTAGATTCAGCACGATTTATTAATAATTGTCCAAAATTAAATGCCATAGTTGTTTTTTTATAAATATAGTAAACTAAAAAACTAAACAAAACAGTTATTTATGACGATCTTCTGATTGTTTTTGTTCCAAAAAATCCCTCCACATCTGTTGAAGTTAATGGTACCCCACTTCCACCAGCTGGACCAACTATGTTAAATGAAATTGTAACACTAGCCCACATCGGTTGCACTGCTCCACCATCAAGGTTCGTTGTCCACGGAGCATTCGCATAATCATAGCTTACACTATTTACGATAATGTCGTGATCAATCCAATCTCCAAGCCTTAAATGACACACTGGGGGTTTTGTAAACGAAAATCCACCATTAGCCACATTATTTGCAGGTCTTGTCATCTTTGCTAAAAACTCCATTCTGTTTTTAAAATCAACTTTACTTCCTGAAAAATATGCAGGTTGAAATGATAAACTTTTAATCATTTCATCAACCCTTGTTTTTGTATCTGTAACTCTTGACTCTTTATATCCATCAACTGTATCGTTTTCAGATACGTGAAAATTATATATGTTGTTGTATTTTGTAGAAGATTCTGAATAATTAGTTTCATACAAACTATTTATTTTTTCTTGCGCAGAAACTTCTTCTGCATTTATTAAAGATTGATAAACACTAATTTTATCACTAAAATCGGCGTATTTATCTTCTGTTTCTGCCAATTTTGCATCATCTAACCCAATTGCCTTTGCTTCTTCATCTGTTTTGGGTAATGTATTTTCTTTTTGATAATTTTGAAATTCTTGATTTACTTTTTCTTTTTGTTCATTTAATTTTTTTATTGTTTCAGCTTTAGATGCTTCTATCGCAGCAATTGAAATTTTTGTTGATATATCTGACTTTCCTAAATCTGAAACAGTAAAATTTTTAGATGTAGCTGCATTAATTGGGCTCATATTTTCATCTTGTTCTCTTCCTATCATAACACTTTCTGCATAGTCTGTTAATACAAAAAAAGAAATACTTCCATCTCTTGATGAATTGTTATAAGTATAAATAGCTTCTGGTCTTCCAAGAAAATTAGTAGAGTTCCAACTAGCACCATCTGAATTTTGAAAATTACTTATATATGGAGGAAAATACATTGTGGGACCATTTGCAAGGTCAATTGAATAATTTGTGAGATAAAATAACAATTTTCCAGCCTCTAGTGGAGCATATGGATTTCTTATTGTATATTTTTGATATGCTTTTTTGTCTTTTTTATTTTTAACTCCTATAACAAATGATTTAGATGGAGCATTTTCAACACCCTGTATGTCTTTATAGTTTAATCTAAAAGATACAGATTGTAATTCATTATCATTATTCGCTATCTTTCTAAGAATATATCTAACCCCTTTTGTTTCAGAATTAAAATCAGTAGTATCCAAAGGATTTCCTGGTCTTGTTTTAAATCCTATATTTTTGTTATCATAGTCTCCGTAAGATGCATCAAAAGATTTTTCTACATCACCATTAAAATAAACTCCACTTGGAGCATTTAAGGATTTTGATACATATTTTGATATTCTATTTCTCCTTTCTTCTGTGAATAACGCAAGTGAATTTATTAAATCCAACAAAGATTTATCTTCGTTGTCGTTTAAAGAACTAGATGTTTGTGCTATTGAATATATTTTCTGATATATATCCCCTGGAGAAGTTGATTTTTCGGTTGTATTTAAGTTTCCATTATTTAAATACATAAATGCATTGGAATATTTTAAATACTCTCTAATTTCTCTATTAATATTTTTTTCATCATAAACCCTACTAATTGAAGAATTCATTGAACTTTCAAAACTTTTTCCAGTTATTTTTTTATTACCCAATTCATAATCTATTGTTTTTGATACAAAGTCGTTTAAATAATCTATAGAAAAAGCATTTAACATTTTCATAGAAACAATTGACCCATCATATGCATTTTTTAAACTTCTTTCTATTGGAGATATAATGTTCTGATTAAAATTTAATGTTGCATTTATGCTATCTGCTGGAGTAAATGGCAATGCTTTAAAATCAATAATTTCCCCCAAACTTGGAACTTTCAAAGTATTTTGTAACAACATACCACCCTGTCCATACTGCAAAACCTTTTGGTCTGAATAATAATCTGAAATACTTCCACCACCTCCGCCAGCAATATATTTGTTTTTTTTCGAATATCCACCACCAGCATTACCTAAAAGATTATTTTCCCTAATATCTTTCACCGATGTTTGATTTCCAAGTGTAGCATAAGTATATTGATTTATAAAAGGATTATTTATATAATAATCACTCTCATCATTTCCAACACTCTCTTCTTTATATTTTCTATTTCTTAAAGTTAGCAAGTTTCTAAAAATTAACCCTTGAGCCCAAACTCCAGAAACGCCAATAAACATTGAGGTTCCGAAAGGTCCTACCACATTAACCCCCAGTTGTCCAAGACCAACGTTTTTACTTAAATTTTTTTCTCTTTCATTTTCTCCGCCACTCACCCCTCCATATTGATCAAAGTGTTTATCAATAGTTTGATTTGATGTTACGTTCTTTGATAAATTATATTTTTTTTCATTTCCTGGAGAACTTAATGTTCCATATTGATCAACATGCAAATCAATAGTTTGAGACCCATGAACGTTGCTTGACAACTCATTGTTTCTAAATGCTACAGAATCTGTTTCAATATCTGTTGCAATCGGAACGTTAGATGTTAAATTTTCTTCTCTATAAAGAACAGAGTCAACTTCCAAATCAATTACAGCTGGAGTGTTAGCTGCCAAATCAACATCTCTATATGTGACAGAATCAGTTTCTAAATTAGTTACAATTGGAGTGTTATATGCCAATTCATTACTTCTAAATGCTGCAGAATATGTTTCTAGATCTGTTATTGTTGGAACATTAGAAGATAAATTTTCATCTCTATAATTAACAGAATCGTTTTCTAAGTCAGAATTAATCGGTGAATTTGCTGACAAATCTCCTTCTCTATAAAAAATAGAATCATCTTCCAGACTTGTTGTTTTTGGAACATTAGCAGACAAATCCCCATCTCTATAGCCAACAGAATCATTTTCCAAATTTGTTGTTATTGGAACATTTATAGAAAGTTCACTGTCTCTAAACGGAGCAGACTTAGTTTCAAGATTTGTTATTACAGAAACATTCTGTGATAAATTTTTAACTCTATAATTTTCATTTTCTTTTTCTAAATCTGTTTCTTTTAGGGTGTTCATTGATAAATCACCATTTCTAAATTCCTTAGAATCTTTTTCTACATCTGTTTCTTTTGAAACATTGTATGATAAATTTGCCTTTTGGTACCCTATTGAATCCAAAGATAAATCCGTTGTCTTTTTAACATTATTTGATAACTCTCCATCTCTAAATTCTTTGGATAACTTTTCTATATCTGTTTCTTTTGAAACATTATTCGACAATTCATTATTTCTATATGTTGCAGACTCTTTTTCTAAATCATGCTCAATAGAATTGTTTGCCGATAAATCTGCATTTCTAAAATTAGCCGAATCTGTTTCTAAATCCCTCTCTTTTGTTTTGTTACGTGAAAGTTCAGATTCTCTAAACACTAAAGAATCTGTTGTTAAATCAGAATTTTTTAAAACATTATTTGATAATTCTTCTTTTCTAAATTCTGTAGAATCTTTTTCAAGATCAGAGTTTTTTGAAACGTTATCTGATAAATTTTCTTTTCTAAATTGTAAAGAACTTTCTTCTAAGTTTATATCCTTAGATGCGTTTTTTGACAAATCTTCTTTCCTAAATTTTTCAGAATCTATTGATAAATCAGAAGTTTTTATAACGTTGACAGATAAATCATCTTTTCTAAATTGTGATGAACTGCTTTCTAAATCAGAGGTTTTTTGTTTATTTAAAGTTAATTCATTTTCTCTGAATTTTGATGAAACTTTTTCTAAATCTATATCTTTTGATGGGTTTTTTGATAAATCTTCTTTTCTATAATCTTTAGAATCATCAATCAAATCTTTTAACTTTGATACATTGTGACTTAAATTTTCTTCCCTGTATTGCGTTTGACTTTCGCTTAATTCTTTTTCTGAATTTGGATTAGTTTTGTTTTTTGAAATATTTTTATTTTTATAACTCTCAGAGTCTTTAGATAAATCACTTAAAGAACTTGTGTTTTTACTTAACAAATCCTTGCGTTTTTTTTCAAAAGATTCTAATAGTTCTATTGAATTTTTATGAAGAGTATCTCTTGCAATTAAAGATTTTCTAAAATCTTCCGATTGTTCTTCCAGGGATGTTATTTTTTCTATTGCTTTAGCCAACTGTTCATTTCTTATCTCTTCAGAAATTTTATCTAAATTTGTGTTGAAAACATTTGAGTTTTTACTCAACATTTCTTTTTTTACAGAAGGATAGAATACGTCGTAAAGACTCTGGGGCTTTGCCAAATTCTTTGACATCAATTTATTTCTAATTTCAGATGAAAATTCACCAAAAAATTGGTTAACTTTATCCTCCATACTCTGTCTTTCTTCTTCGTAATCAAAATTTGTATACATTTATTTGACTTTTTTATAAATAATCAAATTAAAAAAATACATTAAGAATATTTTTGTGTATCTTTAACCATTACTTCTTGTAATACTCTACCATTTGCTACAAGTTGAACTACAATTGGTCTTCCTTCTCCAGAAGTGGTGGTCTTTTCTTTTTCTCCACTTCCAGTCATTCTTCCAATTGCATCTATAACAGCAACCATAGCAGTCATTGCTCCACCTGCAAGGGCAGCAAGAGACATTGCACCAGAAAATTCTCTTAATTCTTCAAGTTTTGCTAAATCTAATTTTGACAAAGAATCACTCAATTTCATAACCCCACTCGCCATTGAATCCAATCCCTTTCCTCCCATTTCTAATGCTAATGATAACGGAATTAAAACAAGTGAAATTGCAAGTAAAGTACTAATCATTAATGCCATTCCAAGTAACATAATTGGATTTACAAACAAAAGTCCAGCTAAAGCAAAAACTGCTAATCCACCAGCAACCCCCATAAGTGCAGGCCCTATTCCAGAAAAAGTACTCCAATCAACCTCTGCTAATCCTTTTAACCCAGATGATAATACCATAAAGCTAGCTCCAACCATAGCTAAACTAGTTGCAACCCCAACAAGTATTGCGACACCAAGTAATAGTGCTAAAATTTGCGGACCCATCATCATTGCACCAAGCACCATTAATCCAACTACAACAAGAGTTAAAATTCCGACTCCAGCCAAAACACTCATCCAATCTACATCATTCATAATTTTTGCAGCATAAGCAAATGGAATAAGTGCCAATCCAACAATACCCATTGCAAGAGCCATCATCAAAACGTTTCCTATGTTTATTTTTGCTTCACCAACTAATTTAATAGCATAAGCCATTCCAACCAATCCAGCACCCATAGCAAGTAAAATTAACGGATCACCACCCAATGCCCCAAATATAAGAGCAATTCCAGCCAATGGGATAAGAAGTGATGTTATTGCCAACGCAAACATTCCAATCCCTTTTAAATCATATTTTCCAGCTTCTTTAAAAACCATTCCTAAAGTTTTAGCAAATCCAAACAATCCGCCTCCAGCTGTTGGTTTTACTTTTTCTGATTGAGTTGCTGCATCCGTTGCTGGAGATAATGGATTTTTTTCCCCGTTACCAACTAAGTTTTTAGCATCCATAGCTTTTTGAATTCCTCCACTTTTAAAAATATTTGATAAATTTTTTGGATTCATTGCAAAAACCATTTTTCCAAGCCCACCAACAAGAGGCGGCAACAATAAAAACAATGCCGCTGTAAGAGCTCCTAAAGATAAAATAACTCCACCTAATGGTAGTGATTTAATCCAATTAATAACAGATGTTATTCCTTGAAAAAACCAAGTTAATCCATCTAATAATGGCTGAAAAACAGTAAACATATTCAAAAGTGTGTTTTTTAGAGCGTCAAACGATTTTGTTAAACTCATGTTTTGTTTTGCTTGCTCTTCTAAGTTCTTTTCGTTTGCAGCTTTTTCTATCATTATTTTTTCTAAATCCCTTTGACTTAATTTAGACAAATCTGTAATTCCTTTTTTTCCAAAAAAACTATCTTTTAAAACCACCCCATTTATATCTACAGAATCTGCAAGTGTTGCTTTTATTGACTCTGGATCAATCAAATTTCCCTTTTCATCTTTTATTCCATCAAATTTAAAATCTGGCATCATTTTAAGTTTTTTATTATCTGTGGCCATTTTTGCTATTCTATTTTGAATCCCCTCAACAGTTTCTCCTGTTGCTTGAGCTACTATTTCAAGCCTATCTTTATCTACTGGATCAAAAGCATATTCCATTTCTCCATTTGCATTTTTTGCAAAATGCCCAATATCTGAACCCATTTTACCTAATAATTTTTGCATTTCTTGAGGACCTTTTCTAGCTGCTGAGAGAAGCTCCATAGGATTTACTGCACTGGCAAAACTTCCACCAGCGAGTTGTAGTTGAGCGGCCATATCCATTGCTCCCTCTATGGTTCTCGCTTTTTTGGAAACATCAAATATTTCATCAACATTTTGTCCCAACCTTAATGCCATATTGGTCATTTTTTTCAACGATTCAATTCCTCCAGTAAAACCCATAGATCTAAATCTAACAAAGTTTTTAGAAATACTCTCTATAGATTTTTTAGAACTTACTCCAAACATTTTAGCACTCACATTTATATCAGAAAACTTTTCTTCCAACTTATCTGAACTAGCACCCATTCTCATCATTTCCGCAGACATGGTACCAATACTTTCTGCACTAGCACCAGTAGCCATTTGTACTGCTTTTAAACTATCAGCGGCGTTTGAAAGAAGGTTAAAATCAGTTGTATTTAAAGTATCACTCATTACTTCCATCAACTTAACGGTTTCTGCAATTGACATTCCAAATTCAGCCGTTTTCATTGTTAAACTAGTCATTGCAAGTTCATTTTTAGTAAACATAATCCCAGACTGTTGTTGACCTTCGTGAATTGTATTGTCAAATTCTACCAATTTATTTATTACAATATTTTTTAGGTTTTTTGCAAATTCTAAAAGTCCTTTTTTCCAATTAAATATAGTCTTTTCCGTTTCCAATGCATTGGCAGCTAAATTTTTTACTTCTTCATTTGCTTTAGCATATTGTAACAATTGATTTTTTTGTTCTTGCGTGGTATCCTTTAAAGTACTCAAAACTAACGCAGCTTGTTTTCCTTCTTTTTTAATTAATTCATCTATTTTATTTTCTTGAATAGCGGCAATGTATCTTTGAATTTTCCATTCATCTCCAAGAACTGATAATTCTTCAAATCCTTTTATTGATCCTATTGGTTTTTTATATTCATCTCCAATTTGTTTTGATGTTTTTAAAATCTCTTTTATACTCTTTTGTGATAATCCAAGATTTTCTAAATCTTTTTCTTCTATTTTTTGTTTAAGTTTTAATTTTTCAAAAATTTTATCCTGCAATTCTTTTATTTCTGTTTCACTTTTAAATTGTGCGGCAATATTTTGCTTTTTAATAGAGTCAAACAGTTTTTGTTTTTGAGAAGTTTCATCCAACATTACTCCCAATTTTTTTGCGCCTTTTTGAAAACCCTTAAAACTTTCATTCAAAGTAATTTCCATTATTTTTAAAGATGCATTTGCTTTTTCAAACTCTTTTGTTTGAGAAGCAATATCTTGTGATGATTTTGTTACTTTTTCGAAAAATTTTGAGCCACTCATTCCTAATAAACTCATACTGATTCCTTCCCATGAATCTTTTATGAATTCAGTTGATTTTTCTAAATATTTTTGTTTTTTATAAAGATTATCAATAGCTTTAACTGCTTTTTGATAAGCTTCTATGTTAATATTTTGTTGATTTTTTTCTGCCATTATAAATTTTTATTATAAATATAACAACAAAAAAATATTTTGTAAAACAAAAAAGGGAATATGATAACACATTCCCACCCTTTTTCTTTGTTAAAGAAAATTTATTTTTCTTTAATCCATTTTAACGCACTTTCATTATCCATCATGCTCAATTTTGAGTTAACATATTCTGCCGCTCTTTTGGAATGCTTTCCTCCTAAACTTTCAACTCCATCCAGTAACATTGTTGACTTTAATTCTTTTGCTGCAGTTTCATTACTCATCAAACTTATTTTCGAATTTCTATATTGTCTAACTCGCTCAATATGTTTGTGTTCATCATCACATTCACTTGGAGTACCTGCGATTATTCCTCCAATTACCTCTCCAGCTACACTTTGGGATTTAACAATATTTATAAAAGACAAGATAAGAAACCAAACAGGAATAATCATTGAAATTTTATAAAAATTAAGCCATGGTGTACTTCCGTCATATCCTGGACGCATAACTTCCCAAGAAAAAATTTTATCATACCAAGAATTACAATTATAAAAAATTACACAACTTAATGCTAAATAAAAAATTGATTTAAATGTTTTCATTTTATTTTAACTTATTTATTAATATATACGTAATTATATTAAAAAAGTTACATTTTTAAAGAATTTTTTAATGTAGAAAACATTTTTTCTTTTTTTTCTTTATCTCCTGAAGTTTCTTTAGAGGGAATGTTTTGTATAATGTTTTTTTGTGGTATTAAAAAGTTTTTTAAAGATTTTGTTATAATGTTTTTTATACCTATTTTCACAGTTTCTTCAACTAAAAAATTCATGAAATTATCAAAATATTGCATTAAATTATTTATTTCATTGTCTAATTTTTGGTTTTTAGTAGTTTGGCCAATTTTACCGTCAAATATTGATGACAAATGTATAAAAGACAAATATCCACTTATTAACCCATTGTCAATATATTTTTTAAGCAAAATAAGCTTTTGATAAAATACCCCAGTTTTTAAGTCACTTATAAATTTTTCAACAAATTCTTTTGATTCTACGCTATTAGATTCAACTTCAAATGAAATTGGTATTTTTTTTATTGTTACAAAATTTTTAAGATTTTTGTCTAATGCAAAACTTATAACATTTTTAGAAGATATTTTAAAATCGTCAATTGTTTTTGTTACAGATATTGATTTAATGTTTTTTATAACATAATTTTCAAACAAATCGAAATATGCTCCATTTTTTAAAACCCCTATTTTTTCATATGAATTTCTAATCGTTTCCCATAAAATAGAAACATTATCCATACTTGGAATTAATTTAAAAACAAAGTTTGAATCTTTGTTATTTAATTTTTTTATAATTTTAAAAATTAATATTTTATTTCTATCACCCTTTATGGTTACAAACCAATTGTCTGGAACCCTAATTAATTCAATATTTTCTTCTGAGTTTAAAATTTCATTTTCATATATTTTTGTGCCCAAAATTCCATTTTCATAGTCTTCAAAAGTTCCATTGATAAAATTTTCTGGAGAAGTTTTATATGTTAAATTATCTGCAGCATAAGTCTTTCCATTAAATTGTCCCCCGACAAAAAACACATTATTTCCACTAAGAAATTCTTTCCCCTTAAACTCTCCATCATTCCATATACCTTGAAAATTGATATTTTTATTTTCGATTGATATTTTGTATGCTTTATAATTGCCCAATAACATCCACTTATACTCTGGGTTCAGCCACACATCTTCATCATATGGATTTGTATATCCATCTCCATACATTGCCCCAATAAAGTTACCATTTAATAAATATCCATTTTCAACCTCAATCAAAATTTTATTTTGTTGTTGCTTTTTTTTAAAAATATTATTAAAAATTCCTTCATTGATTTTTTTTTGTTCGTTTAATTTTTCTAATGAATCCATAGTTTTTTATTATAAATATAATATAAAAATTTTGATTTTAAAATATAATTAAGTATATTTATCAAAAATAAGATATTATGAAAAGAAATAAACCAAAACTATCTATAACCATATCTCCAAAAATTTCAAAAAAATTGGACGATTATAAATACAACAAATCGAAATTAATAGACTCATTGCTAATAGACTATTTTAAGAAAATGGATAATGGTGCTGTAGAACATGAAAAGTTTTAACAGCTCTTGCACTTTTTTTATTTTTTTTGTTATATTTATAACAAACACTTAAAATGTTATAAATTATGGCACGCAGAAAAATTGACACATCGGAAAAAAAACAAAATTTATCCATTGTTATTTCTCCATCAACCTTTAGAAAATTAAAAGAATTAGATTTAAATGAATCTAAATTCATTAATTGGTTATTAGAAGAACATTTTTACAAATTAGAAAATGGAGGAATACATCATGCCTAAAAAATTCACAACAAAGGAGTTTGTTGAAAAGGTCAAAAAAATTCATAGAGATAAATATGATTATTCAAATTCAAAATATGTAGGGATAAAATTTGCAATTGAAATTTTTTGTAAAAAACATAAAACATTATTCACTCAAAGAGTAGAAGACCATATTAACGGTAAAGTTGGATGTAGAGAGTGTTCAAAAGAAAAATATAAGAACAAAAGATTGTGTACAACGGAAGATTTTATAAACAAAGCAAATAAAATACACAAAAACAAATTTGATTATTCACTTGTAGAATATGTTGGAAATAACAAAAAGGTTGTTATAAAATGTCCTATTCACAAAGAGTTTTGGCAAACTCCAGTCAATCATTTAAAAGGAAAGAGTTGCCCAAAATGTGCTGGAAAAAATCAAACATTAGAAGAAATTATCATCCAAGCCAATAAAACACACAATAATAAATATGATTATTCTAAAGTAATTTATAAAAACAAAAGCACTAATGTTAATATAATTTGTCCAATACATGGAGATTTTTTTATGACTTTTAAAAACCATATTTTACACAGTCAAAACTGTCCGAAATGTGCAAAGAGAAGTTTAACAGAACAAGAATTTATAGAAAAGGCAAATAAAATTCATAACAACAAATTTGATTATTCAAAAGTTATATACAAAGGAATAATTAATCCTATAACTATAATTTGTCCCATACATGGAAAAATTGAACAATTCCCATATGAACATTTAAGGAATAAGTTTGGATGTGGTTTATGTTCTAAAATGAATATAATTCCTTTAGAAAATTTAATTATTCAAGCAAATATAATTCATAATAATAAATACGATTATTCAAAAGTTAATTTAATAACCAAAGGAAGAAAAGTTGTTTTTACTTGTCCTATTCATGGTGATTTTCAACAATCTTTTGAAAATCATATTGACAGAAAACAAGGCTGCCCCCACTGCAAATCCAGTAAAGGAGAATCTTTAATTCGTGAATTTTTAATAAAAAACAACATTTTTTTTGAACCTCAGAAGAAATTTAAAGACTGCAAATATAAAAGTCCACTTCCTTTTGATTTCTATTTAACAGAATTAAATATATGTATAGAGTATGACGGAGAACAACATTTTGACAAAAACAATTATTTTAATAAAAAAAATGAAATAAATTTTGTTTTAACCCAAATTAAAGATAAAATAAAGACTGATTATTGCAAAATGCAAAACATTCCTTTAATTAGAATAAAGTATGACGAAAATGTAGAAGAAGTATTAAAAAACAAATTAAATTCTATTATAAAAATCTAAAACTTTGCTTTTCCAGACTTAGCTTTATTCATAGCTTTCTTTTCTTGCTCGTTTTGTTTATCCATCTCATCTCTTATTCTTTGGATGTGTTTTTTTCTTTCATAAACAGCCATATTTATTGCATCTTGTCTATTGATTCCTTTTCCATAATATGTAATTAAAAATATTTCCTCTAAAATATTTTGCTTATATGTTTCTGGAAGAGAAATAAAATTATATCCCACAAGAACTTTCTGAATAAAGTCTTCTCCGCAGAATGAACATTTAAATTTTACTTTTTCATCTATTCCAACTTCATTTTCATTTATAAATTGTGCAATATAGTCTACATATTTTTTTGGAATCTTTCGTATAATTTTTTTTATTTGATCCTTATCTGAAATTCCATTAATTGAATCAATGTTATACACCAAAGAAAGAGATTTGTCTTTTCTGATTTTAGTATTTACTCCGTCTTCATTTCTAATAACAAAGTAATCATCTTCAGTTTCATTTTCAAATTTCTCCATTTCTTTTTCAAAAGTAACAGGAGATATAATAAACTCAGTTTCTATTTCTGGTAAAAAAATAACATATTTGCCCCCTTCGCTTGGTTCAACCTTTGGTTTTTTAAATTCTAGTTCTGAAAGCATAAATTCATAATCCGCTTCCTTGCTGCAATGTGGACAAACCAATTTCATCTCAACGTTATTACCAAAAGCAGTGGATCTTAAAAATATTAGAATTGCTTGAAAATCACTCAACAGTAGTTTTTTAACATCAATGTCATCAATTATCAAGTCTTGTAATATAAGTTCAATTCCTTTACCAGAAGCCATTAACATTGAATCACATAAAATGTGTTCTTCAACTGCTGTTAAATATCTAATTAAAAGAGATTTTTTCTTATCGGGATAATATACCCCCTTAGAAGGAAGGTTGATTATACTAAATTGTCTAGTTAAATCAACCTTCTTGTTGTTGTTTTTTTTAATTTCCTTTTTTAAATCATAAAATCCCTCTAATAGAATATTTGCATTTTTTTTGAATTCTTCAAAAGCCTGTAAACACTCTTTGTTTTCACACATTATAGGTCTGCGTTAGGATAAAACAATCTATATGTCATTGGAACATCATCTTCATAACGATGTCCACAATTTATACACTCAAACTCATAGTTAAAATCTACGCCTGGAGATATTAGTTTAACATATTCTCTAAACACCAGAGAATCTTTCATTGGCATAGCAGATATTAACTTTGATATATATAATTTATCTCTGTTTCCTTCAACTTCCATAATTTGAAGTCTATATCTTTCAGTTACAGATTTAGAAACTTTAAAGTTCGTATTCCCTTTTTTAGTTGTCTGGGATGCTTTAGAAATTTTATTTTCATCTTTGCCATTTAAAAATCTAAATTTTATGTTTTTCTTCATAATTGGAAGTAAAAAATCATATTCACCCTTTGCATCAGGCTGATGTTCCAACATTTTAAGTTTTAATTTACTTAAATCAATTACTGGTTCATATTGCTCTCCACAACTAGGACATGACATTTTTCCAGGTTTATATTCTTCTCCCATACCTGTTCTTCTTACATGAATAAGAACAGTATTCCTGTCTCCAACAATCATGTCATCTGGATTTAACTCTTTGTCTACAATAACAATTTGAAGCAGTGCATCAAGAACTCTTCCGCTTTTAATAAGTTCTGGGGAAAACAAAACATCATCTTCTTCTGCGGTTAAATATTTTATTTTAACTGTTTTTTTGTTGTTTGCGTAAAAAACGCCTCTTGATGGAAGTTCAATTTCTTCCGTTGGAACCATAAATTCATTATCTATAAATTGCTGAGGAATTTGTTCTTCAGGTTTATTAGATTGTCCGACAATAATTCTTTTTTCTTGATTTTCCATAATTATTAACTTTATATTAGTTTTTAATAATTATACAAAAAAATTAATTTAAAATAAAGTAAATAGAAAAAATTTCCTATTTTCCTAAGTTTTGAAAAAATATTTTTTTAAACTGTGGGAACAGAAGGTGAATTTGGGGATGCAGAATTCATTTGGTCACCTGTTTTTTGGATAGTTTGTTGCAAATCTTCCATATCAGAAAGCTTCTTTTCTAAATCTTGGTTTTGTTTTTTCAATTCAATATTTTTCTTAACATTGTCTTGCTGCATCTTTACTATGTTTTTTACTTTAGCATTATTAACACTTCTTAAAGTGTTGACTGCACTGGCTGGAGTTAAAGGATCAGCTGGAACAGTAGATTTAACTTCTTGATTAGCTCTTTTTTTATTAAGCTCTAAATTTTTCTTTTGAAGCTCCATTTGTTCAATTGTTTCATTATTGGAGTCAATAGTTTGATTTGTTATGTTTTGTAAATCTTCAACATTTTGTACCTGGTCATCAACTTTTGGTTGTAAAGAATCTAAACTTCCTAATGATGATCCACTTTCTCCAGCCTCAGACAAACTGTAAAACATTTCGTTTAATTGTTTCCTAATATATTTTCTTAATAGTTGTTTCATATATATAAATAGTTAAAGTTTATTTTGTTAAAAAAAGCGCTTCTGGTGGAATAATATCAAATGAAAAAAAAACATTTTCATTTTCGTTGTTTTTTTTGAAAATTTTTAATTGCGGAACAAATACACAATTAATTCCAACAATAATGTTTTCTTCTTTTTTATCTATCTTTTTTAATTCATCAAACAATTTTATTTTTTTATTTAACTTTAATCCACTTGTCTTAATAAAATCTAATTTTAATTTATTTATTTCAACAAACAAATATTCTCTATAACTTAAAATATCATACATTGGTTTTAATATAAAATATATTTTTTTATATTTTTCCCTTTTGCTAATTATATAAAAAATTTCCAAAGAATTATGCTTTTTTTTAATATCAAAAATATCAACTGTTTCTATTTCTGATATAAAATAATTATAAGAATTAATTTCTGAAAATATCATACTTGATTCTAAAGTAATTTTTGTAAAGTCTAATAAAATTTTATTTTCAGTTAATTTTTCTAATTTTATTCTAAAATCACTATTAAACCATTTTAAACAATTGTTTATACCCAACTCTAATATATTAATTCCAGATGAAAATTTAAAACAAACATTTAATTCTGTTTTGAAATTTATTTCTCCAGAAAGCCTTTGTTTTATTGTTTTATTATTTATTGACAATTCAGCCTCTTTCATACTATCAAGTTTTTGCAATTATTTTTATTGATTTTGGCGGTATGTTATCTAAAGTATAATAACCTTTTAATTTAAAATTAGGGTCATCGTAAAATATAGTTTCAGGAATCAAATTTGTATTAATTTGCAATATTACATATTTAGAATCTTTGTTCTTTTCTACAAATTTGTTAAAAACTATTATTGTGTTTTTTAAACTTGTTGATAAATAAATTCTTTCTGGATGATAAGTTAATTTAGAATAAGATTTTGGAACTAAACCGATTTTTAATATTTTAATAGCATTTTTTTCTTCTGTGATGTGATATAAAAATTCAGGTAACACCTTTTCTTCTATATCAAATTTAGCTTCTAATACTAATTCAATTTTATCATATTTTTCTTTATTTTTTAAAATACTATATAATGCATTTTTAGAAAACTTTTCATATTTTTCTTTTCCATTTTGCAAAAAATCAATTGCAGAAATAAAATAACCCAAATTATTAATTAGTACAAAAAGTTTATCAAATTCTATAAAGTTTAATACATCTACTATTAATCTATTCGAGTCATTATCTTTAATAATCTTTAAGTCATTTCCAAACTGTCTTTCAATTATATTTTTAGATATATTTATCGGATGAGTTTTTATTAATCCTTCAAATAAAGCGTTTATTTGCTTTCTAATATATCCAACTACCATATCTTTCATTTTAAATTTTAAAAAGTTTTTTCATTCTATTTTTTACACCATCATAATCTTTTTTTAACTCACTCTCCCATATTCTTTCGATTTTATATCCCAATCCTTTTGCTAAAACATTTTTATAACTATCGTTTTTTTCGGCTCTTTTTTGCATTCCATTTTTCTCTTCAAAAATATCTTTGTTCCCATGCCAATAATCACCATCAATTTCAAAAAGTATGTTTAAAATAGGTTCATAAAAGTCATAAATTTTTCCCCCTACTATCTTCTGTGGCAATATTTTAATTCCCAATTCTCTCATAAGTTTTTTAAATTCCCTTTCTGGCCAAGTCATTTTTTTCGACATTTTTAGCGCTTGCTTTTCAATAAACTTCGCTTTTTTTGCCGCATATAAAGGAGCTTTTGCTTGTTTTTTAATTCCTCTTAATATTCTAGCCACTTTTTTCTTATCACTTGCCATTTATACGTTTTTTTATAAATATCTCAAAAAAGCTATTGTTTTACTTTTTAAAACTTATTTATAGCAAACACCTTTATGAATATGGACTCAAAAACTATTTTAATAATAACAATTTCCATTCTCTTAGTATTTTGTGTTATATATGAATATATTAAAGAAAAAAATAAAGAGAAAAGAGAAAGAAAACAAAGGGAAAATCAAAATTTCTTTTTTAAAGAAATAGGAGATCAGCTTGTTGAAAATTCCTTGGTAAACAAAGAGCTTTTAAGATATTTAAAAATTTCTTCACAAAAATATGCAGAAGAAATTACTGAATCACAAGTAAGAATTGTAATAAAAGCTATTTTTAACAACTCTCATTTTGAAGTATTTAATTATATTTCAAAAATAATGAAAGAAAACCACATTAAAGGAAATGAAAAAGAAATAACTTCAAAAATAAAACTTTTTATAAACAACAGATTTCATAAAGATTTTCTATTATTAAAAGAATTTAAATACAAAGAAAAAAGCATTGGAAATTGTGAAACAAACGAGTGGAAAGAATATTTAATTGAAAACATATTAAACAACGTTCTGAAAGAAAAAGGAGAAAAATCACTATCTAGCACACTTCAAAACGCTTATGATAGCTTTAAATACGACATGCTTGACAAAACTTTATCTTAAATTTTTTGCTGCAGATTTCGCCTCTTTGTTAACTTGTTGAATTCTTAAATCCTTTTTTGAAACTTTTTGAAAAACTGCTCCAGTTTTTTTAACAATTTCATAAAGACTTTTCAGCATTTCGTTTCCTTCAAAATTTCCTTCAAAACAATTTGATAAATAACAATTGTTCGAATATATAATAATTAAATGTGGATTAATTATACTTGGGTAATTTTTCTCAATCATACGAAGAGATTCAACTGCAGCAGTAACCTTTATTTTTTCTTCAGTAGTTTCTTTTTCGGTCCCACTTCCCCTAACCCACACTTCATTGTATTCATCATAAATAGTGTAAGCATACCCACCTTTTCCTGTAGATACCTTGCATGAACCATCTATATAAACGTGAAAATTCATTACATTAAGTATTTTACGACAGATTCCCAATTTGGGAACTTTACACTACCAAAACGAATGTGTTCCCATTCTGGTTGCAACAATCCAGTTTGCCCCATATCGTCAATAAGATATTTTCCCCTCAACAATGTTTTGTCGCAGGACAATATTAAATTGTCGCATTCTTTAAATCCCAAATGCTTTTCTACCCAAACTCTTTTTTCCATATAAGAAAGTGGATTATACACTGAGGGTTTACTTAAAATTAAAACATTATATTTTTGTTTTAATAAATTATAAGACTCAATAGCACCATAAATAGGCTCCAGGTTCTCGAAAAACTTAAATTGAGATTGTGGATAAATTATACCAGGCTCTTTTGAAATAGCTATTGCTTGTGCTGATGCATAATCAGCCATCGTGTCATCTAAATCTACAAAAATTATATCTTTCATATCTTATCAGGTTTAAATTCAAACACCTTTACCATTTTTTTTGAATCTTTTTCGAAAAAATTTGTAAATTTAGAATCTAACACTCTGTAACTTCTTGCATAACTATCTATTTCCTCTTTACAAAAATATACTATATCAATTATCTCTGATGTTTCTGTAAAAATAGATCTAAAAAAACCAAAAACTTCACTAAATTGATATTTTTTTTTACCAGATGAGTATTTATCTAATAAACATCCAGTTTTTTTTAAACAAAAAGAATTTAGAAGAATCCATAATGTTTTTTTAGAAATTCCTTCTCCCTTATCTCTTTCTGCTTTTATGAAATTTGAATATTCTTCAAATTTGTTTTTGTGCAATTCTTTTATTTCTTCTATGCTCATAAAACTTTTATAATTTTCCATTTACTTTACACGTTTAAATTTAGCATTTGACTTGAAGTTTATAAACCCCTTTGCATTTTTAACAAATTCAGATATATAAACACCTTTGTTTTGAGCATTTGCTTTAACCAAATCGTATATATCTCCATCAACTTTTTTTCTCGCTGGAAAAACCCTTAAACTAGTAGTACTTATTCCATCACCAACTTTAATGTTTAAATAGTTACCACCCTTTTCAGAAACAGCTTCTTGTACATTGTCCAAATAAAAAAAATAATAATCATTATCTGAAAAATTAAGTATGCTTTCAATTACTCTACCAGCTCTTTTGTGAAGCTCCATTTTAATAGCAGCCATTTCTTCTATTTTGTTTAAATCAAAGTTGCAAACATCTATAAATTCTCTGTTTTTTTGAATAGGTGTGGTTTGAGCAAATGAGTCGTTTTTCATTACAGTATTAAATTCATCTGAATTGAGATCAAAAAGCGCCAATTGACCTGGGAGGTCTTTCTTTTTCTTTTTAGTTTTGAGTTGAATTAAATAATCTCTAGATTCTGACCAATCATCAAAAATTCCAGCTTTTACACATACCTCGAAAACTTTCTTATTAAAAGCTGAAAAAGGTAAACTGAAAAATTTAAGTAATTTAATCGATTGAAATGTTTCATTAGATTTATTTAAAAGATTCATCAATTCTACATATGCTTTATCTCCAAATCCATTAATACCAGAAAATCCCATAGAAATTTCTTTTTCACCTGTCATTGTCCACATCCACCCAGATCTCCTTGATGGGGGTGCTATTTTTATTCCCTTTGACATTGCAGATGCAATCGCAGATGCAATCCATTGTTTTTCTTTTTCTTTGTCGTTGTTTGATTTTATATGATTTAATAATGCTGTATAAAATTCTGTGGGGTAATAATGTTTCAAAAAAAGAGTCTGACACGCTATGTATGAATAACATACGCAATGAGATTTATTGAACGAATATCCCAAATATTTGATCATCCAATTCTTAATTTCTTCCATCACTTCTTTTTGGTACCCATTTTTAACCGCCCCTTCTAAAAACTTATTCCAATACTTAGAAAAGTTCTTATATGCCCCACTATTTCTTTCTTCTTCATTTAAAATTTCCCCCTTAGCCTCTTTATCAATAAACTTTGCGGCTTTATCCATATATCTTCTTAACATATCCCCCTCACCAAGACTCATTCCTCCAATTTTATTGGCTATAAACATTACTTGCTCTTGAAAAATTAATACTCCATTAGATTCCCCTATGATAGTTTCAAGTATTGGATGAAGATATTTTATTTCTTCTGGTTTAAATTTGTTTTTCACATAATCGTGATGTGCAAAAATCCCCATTGGTCCTGGCCTATAAAGAGCATTTGCTGCAACTAATTCTTTAAAGTTTTCAACCTTTATTCCTTTAATTAAAGCATTCATTCCAGCACTCTCAAACTGAAACACACCCTGATTTAATCCAAGTCTTAATTCTGTGTAAATATTTTGATCTTCTAAGTTTAAATAGTCAACTTGTTCTGTAATATCAATTCCTTTACTTTTTTTAATTAACTCTATTGAATCTTTTACAACATTTAAAGTTTCAAGACTAAGCATATCAAGCTTTAAAATTCCAAGCTCCGATAAGTCCTTATTGCTTCCATCAGCTTCAGAAAAGGCTGTTACAACACTTTTATTCGAGGCTATTATATTGGTGGGAACATCATTCCAACACGCAGATGGGGTAATTACAACCCCAGCCGCATGCTGTCCAACACCTCTAATTTGTCCTTGTAACTTCAGTGTCTGTTCGAGAATTTTTCTATTTGTTGGATCTGTTAACCATTGTCTTACTGGAGGAGAACAATCTTTTTCTTTAGGCCATTGTTCGAACCAATCTTTTAGCGTATAATCTACTTTAGCCCATTCTGGCATTTCTTTGGTTACTTGAAAAACAACAGAATCATACCCAGTTGCCTCTTCTCCGTGATGTGCTCTTACAACATCTTTTAAACATCCTTTTTCGTTAAATGTAGAAAAAGTAGATACATGTAATATTCTTTCTTTTCCGTATTTATTAATAAGAAATTCTTCTGTAATATGACGTGTGTCAGCCATGTAATCTATGTCAAGGTCAGGAGGAGACATTCTTGTAGGATTAAGAAATCTTTCAAAATATAATCCAAATCGTATGGGGTCGATTTTTGTAATATCAAGGCACCATGTAAGCAAACAACCAGCGGCTGATCCTCTTCCTGGACCTACGTCATAACCCATTTTTCTATAATATTGAATAATTTCCCAATTTACTAGAAAATAATCCAACATATTTTTTTCTTCAATTACACTTATTTCATAATTTAAACGATCTACATATTCTTTTATCTTTTCATTATTGATTTCAACAAGTTTATTTTCTTTGTATTTATTAAGTTTTTGTTTAAGTTTTAAAAATGCAATTTTTTTAATAATTTCATTAGACTCTTTAGATTTACAATATTTTACAACATCTTCTGTAGGTTCATATTTTGGGAATTTTTCTACACCTATTTCAAAATCAAAATTACATTTTTCTGCAACTTCCAGTGTGTTTTCTAAACATAGATCAATAAAGTCTTTTCTATAATCATATCCAAATTTATAACTAAAATTATAAATATCTTCACTACTCGCATAAAACAAACTTCTAGCATTCAATTTAAAAGAATGTCCAAGCTGACTTTTTTGATTTATTGCTATAAGAGTATCTTGAAGTTCCGAATCCTCTGGCAATGCATAATGAACATCCGATGTGATAATTATTTTCACATTATATTTACTTGCCATTTCAATAATAAAACTATTATAAACTTTTTGAATACTTAATTCGTTTAATTGAATTTCTGCATAAAAATCTTCTCCAAATTCATCTTTCAATTTTTTAAAATACAATTCTGCTTCTTGTTCTTTTTTATCCATTAACAATTTTCCAACATAACTTGCCATACAAGAAGTTGTAATAATCAACCCCTCCTTACAATCCAATAACCATTCTGTTTTAATTCTTCCTCTTTTATAAAAACCTTCATTAAAAGATCTATATGCTAATTTGTTTGCATTTATAAATCCCTGCTTGTTTTTTACCAATATTATTTGATGAGAGTTTCCTCCTTCATATTTTTTCTCCTCAAAATCCCCCATTTTATCATTCACATATGCCTCAAATCCTATAATCGGTTTTATTCCAGCCTTTTTACATTTTCTATAAAATTCAAATGTTCCAGAAAGGGTTCCATGATCAGTAATGGCAATTGCTGGGTGATTATATTTTTTAGCAAGCTTTATGTAATTATCTATACTTCCACAACCATCAAGGATGCTGTGAAAGGAATGGAGGTGTAAATGAACAAATGGCTTATATAAACCATTTGTATTATCTACTCCTTGAGAAGTTCTAATATCAACTATTTGGTTTTTATCTATTTGATTGTTAGCCGTTCTCATATCTAGGCTATCTATATCTATTTTATCCATTTTTTAAAAGTATACGCAAATATAATAAAAAGTTACGACTTTTCATAAAAAAAGCCAGAAAAAATCTGGCTTAACTGTAATCACTTTGATAATCTTGTCTTTGTCGGATGATATTCTTTTTTATTTTCTTACCCAATTTTTCTATACTTTTTGATTTTTTTCTTAAAAAAGAACACCACTTTCTAGAAATTGGTCTTTTTACAAAATTTTGAATATCTATTTCTAATTCACATGTTAAAGACTTACATTTTTTCCAATCTTCTTTTAAATTATAAAAATCCATCGCTTTTATTCTTTGGATATAATTTTATCTAAATCATCGAATATTTCTTTTGTTTTTTGATTGTTTCTTTCATTACTTTCAAATAAAACATCAGAATTTTTATTTTCTTCTTCAGTTTCTTCTTCTAAAATAACTTTTTGTTGTGGAATTTTTACGCTATTAATTGTTCTGTCAAGAGATTCTAATAATTTTTTAGTTTTAACATTCATTGATTTATTTTTTTTCACCAAAACATTATCTTCTTTCTCTCTTTTTTCTTTCATTAGTTTTATCATTTCTTCATCTGGGCCCAATAATTCATTAATGAGATTTTTCATCCTCTTATCTGATTTTCTCATAATATTATTAATTTTTCCCTCTGCCATGGTAGGTGGTTCTTCTGGACTTTCGCCACCCTCTGGAGCTTCCCCTTCTGGTGCTCCACCTTCTGGGGCTTCTCCTGGTGCTCCACCCGCTCCCATATCTAATCCACCACCAAGACCACCAAGGCTTCCTCCGCCTCCACCACTCATTCCTGCTCCCATATCTCCTTCTTCTCCTCCTTCTCCTGCACCCATTCCTGCGGCTGCAGCTGCGGCTGCTTCTGGATCTTCATATCTATCATCAAGTTCATCAAATAGTCCAATTTTCTTATATGTCTCAACTGCACTTTCAATTTCGGCAAATATTTTCTTTTCAACTTTTTTCTGCTTTAACATAAGTTTAATGTCGGATTTTGAAAATCCTAAAATATTTTCCATTGCCCATGTGTAAGATGATGGAGATGTTGCTTCTGTGTTAAAAAATTCTTTAAACACTTCTAGTCTTGCTTTCATTGTTTCCAATTTTAGCAATTCTTGCTGTGTTGATGGATTGGTTAGTGTAAGATTAAAATTATCTAAATCATCTTCAAATCCTAAGAAATATAAATGAACATTAGCAACTCTCCTTAATTCTAATAATACTGCTTCTTGAATAGAGTTTATTGTCCTTGAAAATCTAATGTCTGCTTGTGAAAGAGTGCTTCCTCCTGGCATTGATTCTCCAAAATTTAAATAGGTTTTTGGAACCTGTAACGCTGCAAAAAGTTTGTTTTGAAGATACTCAATATCGTGAATGTCGCCCAGATTTGAATTTTTCGTAAACACTCCACATGCCAAAGAAAAATTATGATAATCGTGATATGTTTCATTCCCATCAATCGTAATAGTTCCAGTGTCTTGTTTTTCTTCTAAATATTCAATAGACACAATTTTATGATTAAATAGTTCTATTTTATTTTTAAAATCTCTCCAATTTTTATATCCAAAAGATTTCATCATTTTATAAAGATTATTATGAGTAAATCCATTTTTCATTTTTTGAAGCTGTTTGTTTCCTTTGTTTAAAAAATTAAACTCAATCATAAATATAGAATGTTCTAAATTTATATCCTTTAATATTTCTTCCGTAGGCATCCCGTCTTTAAATCTATTTACTACAAATTGAAGAAGTTTGTTTGAGTATTTTATAGTTTGTTTTTCGGCAACAGCACTTCTAAAACAATTGTCTTTCCATTGTAATCTTGCATAAGTAGATTGTCTTTCTTTATTTTCTTTTGTGTTTTTTGATATTTTTAAAGATTTGCTAGTTTTTTTATAAAATTCTTTTTTGTATTTTTCATCTTTTAATAATTCTTGTAATTTATCAGAACCTTTTTGAAAATTCCTTATCGCTATTTTTCTTTTTTCTACCAGATCACTTTCTGAAATGTTTTCCCAATATTCTTTCAACCCATTTTTTCTTTTTTCTTTCCATTGATTAACTTTTTCTTTTCCAAAATATTCAATTAAGTTTTTCACATTATCTTGATGGTAATAAAAATGATCTTTAGAATTAATAAAACACAAATTTTGTGGTTCATTGTTATATCTATTAAAATCCTTGTGATGTATAGTTCCTTTTTCTAAGTTTTTAAATTCATTTAAATAAGAAAATTTTTCTTCCAAATTTAAAGTTTTAAAATAATTTGCAATTAACCTATGTGTATAAACCCATTTATTTGTACTATGATCATAAATCATTTCATATGTGTTTCTACGTCTTTTTTTTCCAGCACCTTTTATTTTTTCGAATTTTTTATTAAAACTCCATAAAGATTCTCCAATGGACAAATCTTTTGCCTCTTTTTCTCCGTTAAAACGTGTTGGGAAATTATGATCTGGTGTGCAAATAATATATTCACCATTATCTAAAGTAATTTTCACCACCTCTGTGTTTTTACGAGTTACTCCAGCCCACGATATAACCCCAGGTACCATTTTTCCAGTTTTTGAATTAATGGAATATGCCCACAACTGTTTTCCACCTTCATATTCTTTAATTATATCTTTCAATTCAAGAATTCTACCATCCAACATCGGAATTTTCGTATCTAAAGCAAGACAAGCACCTGGTAAAGTTTCTATTTTTGAAGATTTATCTCCTCTAACGGGAATCCAATAATCCTCTGTTACATTTTCTGGATCATATTTTTGTGTCATATTACCAGTTCTAACGTCAACGATTGGTTGTTTTCTAATTTGATTTTGAACTTTTCCCATGTATTGTTTCACATCTGCATCAGGTAAATTTCCAACCTCAATATAAAAAACCCTTCTTTCTGGGGCTCTTGTAATACGATACACTAACATTGCATCTTCTGCAAGTTGTAATTGTTTCCAAAGTTTTCTGCTTGAATCTAAAATTGATCTTCCGTAAGGTAGTTTTCTGCTATCTTCTAACAATCTAAAGTGAGCAATTTGCCATTCTTCGAAATAATCTCCAGTTGTTTCCCATCTAAATCTTATTGATGATGTTCTTCCGTCACAACCTTCTTCTCTATGAACTTCTTCCATTGGAAGTGTCATAAAATCATAAACACCAGCTTGTTTGTCAATTTGTAACATTACAAAATAATCACCATACTTTACCAAATCTCTTATCCAAAGCCTTAAATTAAAATCAACATTTAAAACATTCTTAAATAAATCTTGTAAAACTTGTTTAACCCTTTTGTTCTCTGAGTAAATTTCTAATATATTACCTTTTTCACTTCTCGTTAAAGCCTCATCTCTTATGATGTTGAGCGCCGCTGCTATCTCTGGGGTTCCGTCCATAGCTCTAAAATCTTGATATGCACTTATTCTATCAGTGTCATAATAAACTGTTCTTGTATATAAATCATGAGCAATCTTTGTTACTTGCCAGTCTAAAAACTGTTGTTGCATACTTTCTACACCACCTTTTGGATCAAGAGATGGCATTGTTTGAGTAACACTCATTCCTGCAGATTGTGGATCAATTGAGCTTTTTTTTCTTCTATTAGAATTAATAGCATCTAACACACCACCAAATATACTTGTTCTCTTTTTTTTATCTTCTGCCATTTGTTTTTTTTTAATAAATATAGTAATTTTTAATTTAAAATCAAGCTTTTTTATTTGTTGGACTTAACAACCAACTAACATCATCAAAATCATCTATTTCATTGTCTTTCTTATTGGAAAAATTATTGAAAAATATTCCTCCAGCATCTGGAGAATCTTTTGAATCTTTAATTCCTGCTGGATTTGAATCGAAATCTTGTCCATCAATTGATTTACTTATGAAACCAATAGCATCAAGCATCCCTTTATACATTTCTTTTGTTGCAGCTGCATTTTGATATTCTGTATCTCTAATAAACAATGCTATTGCCAAAGCAAATATTAAGTCATCGTTTTTTCCCTTCTCTGCTTCTGGCCTTTCTCCATTTTGAATAAATGTTTTTAATTCACTCATTAAATGTTTTGAATAAATTTTTAAAGTACCCTCTCTCATATGAACTCTTAAATTGTTCACAACAAGCGGTCTTGTTCTTTTTGTTGTTTGGAACCCTGGAATTATTTCATTTTCTGCCACCTTATAATCATAAGGTCTAACATAAATTTCTTGAATATTTTTAGAATAATACATCCTTCCATAATCCATTTTTCTACTTAAATCAATTGCTGTTGCTAATCCAAAACTATTACATTCAACAACCAAATAAGCTTCTCCGTAATCCATCCCAACATTATAAATTACATGAGCAAAAAGATCTGGTGCAACCTTAGCTCTATATTCTGCTACAACCTCCAAAGTGTCTATGTCAATTATTTGAATTGTAGAGTAGTCTGTACCGTCTCCACGGGCCACGTCAGCACCGACAATGTACTTGTGTCCTGGAATGTATTTTTTGAATATTTGAAAATTTGTTTCATAATTAACAAATCTTTCTCCTGGGCTATTTCTATAATCGTAATATGTTTTATTTTTTTCTAATAACCTATATTCTTCCAACAATAAACGCTTTTCATATTTGTTTACTAATTCATTTTCAATAGCCAAACGTTTTGACCCTTCAAAAGATAAATCAAGTTCTTGTGCAATTTTTACCCTATCATATTGCATCCTTTTACATTCACCTTCATACCAAGGACTCCAATATACTTTTTCTCCACTTTCATCTTCTCTCAATTCCATTCCCTCAGAAGAAAATGGATTTTGAGTCCAATGGACTTTTGTTGGAACAAAATCATCATTGTTAAAATCTACTTCTTTTTTGTCTGCTTCAGTCCAAATATTGTGATACAAATTTGACGTACCATTTGGGGTTGAAACCATTATACATTTCCCTTGAGTTGCTGAAAGAGCAAGACCAGCTGCCATCCAAATTTTATCTGCATAATCAATAAATGCAGTTTCATCAAGAACCAATAAAGTTAAAGAATCTCCACGACCAGCTTCGGGGCTACTTGCTTTAGCTTTTGCAAAAGATTTGTTTCCTAATTGGATTTCTTTTTGGTTATCAACCATTCTTGTTCCATTATTAGGCAAAAGCCATGCTGGTGTATAATCTATAAATTGTTTTACCGCAGATAAAAACCTAATTGCTCCACCTCCATCATTTGCAATAATTAATATTTTCTCATCTCTTCTGAAAATTAATCTCCAAGCAACATATCCAGCTGTAATTACAGAAAGCCCTGTGTTGTGAGTTAACAATCCGTTTATTAAAAAATTTTCATTTTTTTCAACAGAAATATCAAAACATTTTTTTACTTCAGTCTTTTCTATTTTTTTAATTATGGAATTATTTTTTACATCATGTTTATAATTTTCACATATTTCATAATGTTCTTTTTTCGTTTTTTCAAATATTCCAATATCTTTAACAAATTTAATTGCACTTTTTGAATGTGTAATTCTTAGTTTGAAAAATTTGTTTTTTTGAAGTTTCATGTTTTTGACTTCATATATATTACACTTAATTTCAAACTTTTTTAATAATAATTTAATTTGTTCAAGAAAATGAATACTTGGAGACGCAATGCCAATTTCTAGTCTTTTACTTTTTTTCTTTTTATGAATGCTAATCCATCCATCGCCAGCAAACATTCTGTTTATCAAAAGTGAAACACTTTGTTTGTCCCAGTTGAAAACTTCTTTTGGTAAAATTTTTCCTTCTGTTTTTTTATTTCCTATATTCATCTTTTTGCACCATTTCATCAAAGAGTTTTCTGTACTTGCTCCGTGTTTTTGATGTGGATAATAATCAAACCCTTTAAGTTTCTTTGATTTTCTTATTTCTAAATCTGGAAATATTTTATTTACGCTTTCTTCAAATTCTTTTAAATATTCTAAATTATTATTTGTAAATTTAACTTGATTAATTGTACAACCATCTGTAATCAAATAAGATAAAATTTTAATTTCATCTTTATTAACACATTGATCACCAAAACCTAAGTTAACATCTAAAATTTCATCTCCACGTTGTAAATCTATGGCTTTAACCCATCCTTTGTTTTTTACAAAAAATGGATGATTTTCACCAACTTCAAAATTTCTTGTATCTTGTAATTTAAACTTAACACACTGTCTATCTCCACTACACCAAGAATCTTTAATATAATCGATTTCTAATTTTTCCGTTTCTAAATTAAACGAATATAATTCATCTCCAATTTTAAAATTTTCAATTAATTTTGGACCACTAGGTGTATCAACAAATGTTCCTTCTGGAAGACATTGGCGACTTTTTAAAACAACATTATTTCTATATTTATGAAATTTGTAAACACATTCTTCTTGATATTCAAAACATGTCATTTTTTGCACACGCTGTTTTCGTGCATCAAAAACATATCCATAGTTATTTAAATAATAAACTGGATTTGTAGCACACTTTATAAATTCATCTTGACGTTCTTGTAAACTCATTATGTTTTCTGTATAAATAGATCAAAAAAACACAATATGCTAATAATTAAGCTTTAAACAGTTTTTTTAAAGACCTACATATACAGTTGCTATTTCTTCGCTATCTGGAACCACCAAATAAACATCGGATGTGTAAATTAGATCAGTTGTTTCATTTTTTGAATATAACTGATAACTTCCAATTGAAGATGCGGACCAGGTTACAGAAAAAATAGCATTTGTAGCATCGGTTAATGTTGCAGTTAATGAAGAATAGGAAACTCCATCTTTATACAAAATGTTATTTAATATTGCCGAAGAAACTGGCCTATTGTTTATGTCTACAGACACAATTGTTTCAAAAACTGTTTGTCCTGTTCTTATTTTCATAATATATTATTCTTATTTTAAATAAATATGTCACGAAAATAATGCTAATGAAAAATGTTTTTAACAATTTTCTGCATCTGCCCACCAATTGGATTCCTTCATTACATCCTCATATATTGGCACTTCTATGATTTCACCATTAAATCCTTCTTTTTCTTCAGTTCCAGTTTGAACTTTTTCTCCAGTTGGAACCATTTTACTCTCTTTAATTTTTCCATATAACTCACTGATTGAGTAATTAATTCCATCTATTGTTATATATTCATATATTACAAAGTTATTAACAGAAGCATCTCTTGATGCTTTATTAAAATATTTAGCTATCCCAATTACAGTTTGATTCTGTTTTTTAATTGATTGATGATTTTCAATGATGTGGTATTCAATTGGAATACCATTCCATAATGTTGATTTTTTAAGTGCCATTTTGTTTATTTTATTAATTTGTTAAAATTTTATTGCTGAAATCATATATACTTATATTTGCAGTTGATGTTCCTTGTAATCCTCCAACAATATCTTTGCTTATATTGGCAGAATCTTGTAACGGAAAATGATATAATAATTGTGATGTGTTGGGAGAATTATAAAATTTCATATTTCTTAAATATCCAGTCATTGCATCTTGAATGTTTCCTCCGATGTAAGGGTTAAATGCACTTGAACCAGTTCCAAAAGAACCAGTATAATATTCTGATGAACCAGCAGCGTTTGTCGGAATTAAAACATTATCCTTATAAACCCAAATTCTCACTCCATTACTAATTATTTTAAGTTTAAATTTGACTCCAAAAGAAAAAAAATTAGTTCTATTATAATTCATTATAAGTGAGCTGCCGTTTCCAATCAACACAAGAAAATCTGTTTGTGAATTTCCCCATTGGTTATAAACAATTATTCCTTGCCCACTACCACCCCCAATTAATCTATTAGCAAATATTAAATTATAGTGTGTAAAATTTGAAATAATAACATCACATTCAAAAGCAAAAACTCCAGTCTGATGAATATAATTGAAATTTGATGCCGCTCCAACATTTGGGATAGATACTCCCCCCTTAAAATACGCCCACTTATCATTCGACTTTAACACTACATTGTTTAAATTTTTAAGTATATTTGACATATATGTTAGATTATAAAGTAATTAGATAAATTAGAAACCAAATAAACAGTATCCCATTGATTTAAAGTTTGTGAAGAAACCCCATCGATAGTTGCAGTTCCTGCTGTTAAAGTTACAATTCCAGCACCAATATTTTTGATAATAATTTTTGTACCATAATAATCTGTTAAGGCTGAGGGGGAAACCAACGTAATTGTTGTTGCTCCTGTTGAATTAACAAATACTAATTCATCTTTTACATCAAGAGTTGTTGCAGTTGTGTAAGTTGATAAACCATTTCTTGATTTATTATATCTAGTTAAATTACCACTTTGATATAAATATCTGTAATCAGTTCCAACATACTCCTGTCCGTCAATCATACCCGTTGTTGACCCTGTATAAGAACCTAAGTTCCAATTGTTAGAATTCGTTATTGCAGTTATTGTAGAAGCAGTTGTTATAAAGCTTTCTGACGTTGTTAAATAATTCTGTAATAAACTAGTTCCAGATGTTGTAATTATACGCTCAGATGCAGCAGAAAGAGTAACAGCACTAATGTTACCAGTTATGTTGGTTGTTCCAGATACATCTAAAGAAGCTTGGGGAGTTGCAGTGTTTATACCGATTCTAGAATTCGTTGTATCAACATTCATTATAATGGTGGAAGCATCTAATTTTGTGAATTTAAATGCAGATATATTATCACTTGTCGGATATATTGTTGTGGTTGGATAATACTGAACATTTCCACTAAGAGTTATTCCACTATTAACTGTTACATTACCGATAAAAGTTGTATTACCATTATCCAATATTGTTACGGTTGGCGTACCAGATGAATTTGCTGTTTGAAACGTTACTCCCGTTGTAAGTCCATTTCCGTAAATGTCTAACGTGGCAGAAGGTGTAAGAGTGTTTATACCTATTGAAGTTCCACTTTGGTAAATAATACTATTAGTTACTGAACTAACACTATTAAATACTGGAACATAATTGGTTGTTCCAGAAACATTTGAAGTATAGGCTGCCGTTGACAAATAAGAATTGTGAACGTGCAATAAATCAGCATTAGACCCATTTGTTAATGCAGTCATTGATACACTATTTTGTACATAAGACGTAGCACTCACTCCGCCATTTATCAATAATAATGAACCATTAAATGTTAAATTTGCGTTAGTATCAAATTTATAATCAATCGGATTCCAATAAGATATTCCACCATTTACTGGGCTATCTTGTCTTGTTGCCACAGGTTGTGTAGCGCCAGCTTCACCAACCCTAAACGTTTGTGATGATTCTTCAAATATAAATTCGTAATTAGGATAAGTGCCTCTATCTACTATAATTCCAGCATATCCAGCTGTTATTCCAGAGCCAACTTCCCCATTATTAATGGTAATAGTGTTGGCTGAAACATTAAATGCTTCAACATTTGCAGTATGAGCAGTTCCAATGACAAAAAAATCTCCATTAACGGTTAAATTACCAAGTATCGTATCACCAGTTACATTAATAAATCTATCATCTAATTCTTCATTTTTATAAATTATTGAGTTTGATGTAATGGATTGTAGTATTGAACTTCCTGTAACGCTCAAATTGTTTAATGTAGCTGCAGATATACTCACGGTTGGTAAATCAACAGTTCCACCAGTGTATGTATTTAATCCATTTTGAATATAAGTTTTATTTAAATCTGAACCTATTGTTTGAAAAATGTCATATAAATTTGTTTGTCCAGAAATTATTGTATCAGCGGAAAAAATATTTATATAAGCTTCTCTATTTGCATTAAAATTATTAACATATACAGTATATTGGCTAGTTGCAGTTATACCACTACCAGCTATTATTACTGAACTACTTGCAGATGCTATATTATATAATCCACCCAATATATATGAATTACTACCAATTGATTTGTTATATCCACCAGAAACAAACGAATTCATTCCAGTTGCTGTTGAATAATATCCTTCGGCATGACTATATTCTCCAATTGCTATTGTATTATTTCCTTCAGCATGACTATTAACTCCAAATGCTATTGTATTATTTCCTTCGGCATGACTATTATCTCCAATTGTAGTTGTTAGACTCCCTTCGGCGTGACTTGCTTGACCAGATGAAATGTTTCCACTTCCTTCGACGTGTGACGAATTTCCAATTGCGATATTACTATTTCCTTCAGCATGACTGTCAGTTCCAATACTGGTATTTGCACCACCCTCCGCATGACTATTTAACCCCCAAGATTCACTTGTTGATCCTTCTGCATGACTATTAGCTCCAATTGATAGAGTTAAATATCCTTCGGTGTGAGAATAATCTCCCAATGTTGTTGTTTCTCTACCTTCACTGTGACTGGCATAACCACTAGATATATTAGATTTTCCTTCTGCATGACTATCATCGCTGAAAGCTGTTGTTAAATATCCTTCACTATGTGAATCATTTCCAATGGATGTTGTTTCAGCACCCTCCGCATGACTTGATTCTCCACTTGCAATTGTTGCGTAACCATGAACCAAAGAATAATTTCCTACAGCATCTAATCCAGTACTATTAATTGCCTTTATAGAAGATATTCCACTTGACCCAGACATCCAATTTTTTTGATTTGAAATTGAAGTAACAAATATATCTAACAAATTTGTTGATCCAGAAATAAATGTTGCTGCAGATAAAGTTTGAAAAGAACTTGTTCCAGTTACAATAAAATTTCCATTAACTGTCCCCCCTGTTAATCCCAGGTAGGAATTTGAACCAAATTCAAATACATTTGACCCATCAAAAGAGTAGAGCTTTTTATCTGCTGTATTAACAGCTAATTCTCCTTGTTTAATAAAATTACTTTCATCCCCAGTTGTTCCAGTAGGAATTCTTCCAGAAACAGCCGTTCTTTTGGGTAAAAGTCTTGCGTTTTTTGTTGTCATAATATGCCGAAATTATATAATTTCTCAAAAAAAAATAATAAGCTATATAGCTCTGAAAATAAATAGTGAAAATTAAGTTTAATTTAATTTTTATAAGTTTTTTTAAATAAATGTGGAAAAAATTTTTTTCAATATTTATAAAAAACATTTAAATAAAATTATATTATGGCTGATATGTTTAGACCAGTTCCCGTTGAACAGGAACCAAAAAGAAAAAACAGATTCGTTCTTGAGTTTCCAACTGAGTTGGGAATTGAATCTTATTTAGTTCAAACTTCAGGAAAACCTTCATTAGAGATTGGAAGTACTGAAATACCATATATGAATACCTCAACATTTGTAAGTGGTCGTTATAAATGGAGCACTATGGATGTAGAATTCATTGATGTAATTGGTCCTTCCACAACTCAAAAGGTAATGGAATGGGTTAGGTTGCACGCTGAAAGCGCAACTGGTAGGATGGGTTATGCAATTGGTTACAAGAAAAATCTTGTTCTAAAAGCTTTAGACCCAACTGGAGTTGAAGTTGAAAAATGGACTTTAATTGGATGTCTTATCACAAACGCTTCTTTTGATGACTATGATTACAGTGCTGATGATGTTGCAAAAGTAAAAATCACCATCCAGCCAGACAGATGTCTGTTGAATGCTTAATTTTTATTTTTTAATAAAACTCTGAAGTTTTTATTTCAGAGTTTATTTAATTTATCATTATGGCTGTAATTAGACTGTATAGAAAAATTTATAAAATAAACTCTAGTAAAGCTAGTGATTTATATAGTCTAATTAATCCATTTTCAATAACTGCAAACACTTACTTAAAAGACACATCAACTATTGTTGAAACAAATACAGTGGTCACAAAAGAATCTGATGGAGTTTATTTTACTGATTTAAACCCGATATTTTATTCTTATGATAATGTATATGATTTAAAGTGGACAGTTCAATATTTAGAAAACAAACCTATAAAAATACTTACAACATCATTTAAACTAAATCCAATAAATATTTCTGGTGAAATTACTACAGAAATTGAAAATCAAGAAATACAATGTGAAATTAATGATGTACAAACAATAGAAGTTATAATTTTATAAAATGAGTACTGCAACATCAATATTTAAAATAAAAAGAAACGATACTTTACCAGTGTTACAAGTAAGCATTGGTACAAGAGGAAGTTTGGGACAGAAAATAGGCTATGATCTTTCTGGTGTTACAGGAGTTACTTTTACAATGGTTGATGATTGTTCAAATTCTAAAATATATGCACAAACTGCTCAAATCATTTGTACTTCAGGTGGAACAATTCAATATTCATGGCAAGATGGAGATACTGATACAGAAGGAAATTTTTATGGAGAATTTGAATTAAGATATAATACAGGCCAAAGACTTTCAATTCCAACACAAGGTGGAATAAAAATAGAAATATCAAAAGATATTGATCCTTTTTAATATTATAACAAAAATAGACAAATAATCCTCCTTAGAAATTTGGAGGATTTTTTATTTCTTTAAAATGATCCTCCATCTATTACATCAAAGTTTACCGCAAAAATATCATATAAGTTTGTACTTGAAGAAAAAATTGTTGCAGCAGAAATGGATGAAAAATAAGAGCTTCCGCTTACTGATAAAGAATTTAAAGTTGCAGAAGTAATGTTTATTGTTTGAGAACTATATGTACCTGCAGTAAAAATGTTTATTCCATTTTGTACTGGAAATCCACTTCCACCACTGGATCCTGTAAGAATTATAGAACTTATTGGCGCTAAAACAAAACCTATTGAAGTTCCACTAAGAAAATATCCAGTTAAATCACTTTGTCCAGCATATGTTGTAATTTCACCAGTTGAAGCTGATATAACAAACATGTTGTTTAAGTTTATTCCACTTAAAACTCTTAAATTACTTATAGTAGAACCAACCTCAAAAACACCTGGTTGTCCAGCTGATGGTTGATATATCCCCCCTGGTGTACCTGAAAACAATAAAATACCATCATATGTATTAATAAGAGGTTCTCCCAAAAGAACATCCGATGGAATTGGGTTTGATCCTCCTGTTTCTTTTTTTCTTAACACATATCTTATTTGATTATTTGCCATTATATAATTTCTTTATTATAAATATTGTATTTTTATTTTACCAAGTACCACCAATTAAAACATCTCCTGATAAAATTATATTATTTTTAGTTATTATTTTAACTGCATCCAAAACAATGGTCACTGCTGATGTTGTTTGCAAAGAACTTGTTCCAGTAACTGCTAATGAATTATTTATTAACAAAGCACCTGTCATTGTGTCTCCACTTTTATAAACATATAAACTGTTATTTTGAGACGGAGTAGAAAATATATCATATAAATTTGTTGCTCCAGAAATAAGTGTTCCAGCGCTCAATATCGTTGTGGAAATTGTTGTTAATTGAGATGTTCCAGAAACACTTAAGTTGTTTAAAGAAGCAGCAGAAATATTAACATAAGGTTTATTGGCTGTTCCTCCAGTGTATGTATTTAAACCAGGTTGTAAACGTGTAATATCTTCACTTCCTTTTACATCAAATATATCATATAAGTTTGTTGCTCCAGAAATAAACGTTCCAGCACTCAATATCGTTGTAGAAATTGTTGTTAATTGAGATGTTCCAGAAACACTTAAATTATTTAACGTAGCTGAAGAAACATTTATAGATGGATTATCAACAGTTCCTCCTGTATATATATTTAAACCACTTTGAACATAAGTTTTGTTTAAATCAGAACCTATTGTTTGAAATATGTTATATAAATTTGTTGTTCCAGAAATAAATGTTCCAGCACTCAATGTCGTTGTAGAAATTGTTGTTAATTGAGATAAACCAGAAACACTTAAGTTGTTTAAAGAAGCAGCAGAAATATTAATATAAGGTTTATTATCTGTTCCTCCAGTGTATGTATTTAAACCAGGCTGTAAACGTGTAATATCTTCACTTCCTTTTACGTCAAATATATCATATAAATTTGTTGCTCCAGAAATAAGTGTTCCAGCACTCAATGTTGTTCCATATAATGTTGCAGCTGTAAGTAAATAGTCAACAGTGATTCCAGAGAAATGTTCAATTGGTACAGAATAAGCAATACCTCCACTTGTAAGAAAAGACAATTGATTATTTACAAAAGTTCCTCCAGTAGTAAAAGTATCTCCACTCAATTGAGCCACAAAAGACGTTAAATAAAAAGAAACATTAACTCCATCATTTCTTGATAATGTTACAACATATCCAGTATTACTTCCTCCAGTAACATAATAATCATGAATTCCTGTGAGATTACTTCCGTCTCCATAAATTGTGGATGCCGACAAATTTTGAGAAAAGTAGGTGTCTCCCGATACAGTTCCTCCGCTCAATTTTAAATAATCAGTGTTTATCGGTTTAATATATTGTCCCATGTAAATATAAAAAGCGGTTTTAAATATATGCTTATCATAAATAAATAGTGATAAAATAATTAAAATTTAACTATTTACAAAAAAAACAACGTGAGTAATTCTGAATTTATTAGATATAAAATAAGACAAATTATACGAGAGGGAATTGCTCATATTTTAATGTCAAAAGTTCTTGATGATGGAAGAATTAATTTATTGAGTCATTCTACGCTATACGGAGCCCCATATTCAACGAAACCATTTGTGCTTAGGAATTATATCGTCAAAAAAGAAATGCAATTTGAGATTGAATTAAGGCACTTATTTAATGACAACGTTATTCTTCATGAAGATAAAAAATCACAAGAATTAATAGCATATTTAAAAAATGGCGGAAAACAAATTTTTACTTTAAAGCTAAGCTCAGATAGACTCAAACCATCTTTTATTCGTTTCGATTGTTTGCCTGGTAAAGAAAAAATAAAAATTCCAGTAACAATATCAGAAGAAGAAGTAGAAAGAATAATTTTAGATCACAGAGAAAAAATAATAGATGCTGGATTTAAAAATATATTTAATCATCTTTACATACAAGTTCCAGAAAATTCTTCTACTGAATCTATAGAAGATTTTTATAAAGAAATTGGAAAAGAAACAAAATTATAAAATTCCGCTTACAAATAAATCTATTTGTTGTTTAGATAACATAACATTGATTTTATCTCCACTATCTATTACCGATTTCCATTTTGCTTGATTCACTTCTTCTAGTTTTTTGTCTTTTCCGTTTTTATTATAAGTCCATCCAGATTTTATTTCTATATTACTTCCGTTATAAAAAAAGTCTGTGTGATAAACATGAGATTTTCCATCATAAATATAATCGTAACTCTTTCCATTAGAAACTTTTTCTAACAAACCTTTTTCTTCCATTTTTTCTAAGAAATAAAGCTCGTATGACCCTTGATAATATATTTCTGTATCTTTGTATCTTTTAACTTTATACTGGGCTTTAAAATGCTTTTGAAGAAGATTGTAATCTTTAAGATGATGAGATACTCCAAAATTATCCATTGAAGTTTGTTTTTTCTTTTCTTTAACAACTTCACTTTGTGAAGCATTTTCAACTCCATAATGTTCGTTTGTAGTTGCTTTTACTTTATCTTTTGTTTCTTGTAGTTGAGATATATTCTCTACTCCATGACGTTTTAAATTTGTTTTTTTTTGTTTATTTAAAAATTCTGGCAACTTTAAATGATGATCTACCCCGAATTTTTTTATTCTAGTTTGTTTTGCTTTTTCTGAAAACTCTTTAAAACAATTTTCTCCGTATTTTTCTATTTTAACCCTTTTGTTTTCCTGCGGATTATTGAAATTTTCGTCTCCGTATCTATTTTTTTTAGTATTTTTACTTTTTTCTTTTATAAATTCTAATTGAAATATATTATCAACACCAAATTTTTCTTTTACAGCTTCTTTAGAAAGGTCCACTCTTTTTTTTATGTTTTCTGGCATTTTTTGCCACGTTATTCTACATTCTTCAGAACATAGCCTTTTTGGATTACTTTTTCTAACCTCAAACTCTTTTCCACAAAGCAAACATTTTTTTATTTCTCTTGACTTTTTACTTTTTAATATATCTGCACATTTCCTACAACAAGTTTTCATTCCTTCTTTAGGATTTTCACATCCACATATTAAACATTTTTCTTTCATATATTTTGTTTTTTTACTAACCGAAGCTTAGTTTGATTATAAATATATAAAATTTTTTTGAAATTATCAAATATAAAATAAAAAAGGGAGAAATAAAAAAATTCTCCCTTGTAAGTAATTGATTATCAGATTTTTAAAAATCCGAAAAATTTGCACCAGTTGGTAAAACTTGAAATTCTAAATCTATAAATTCGGCAGTGCGAGTTGGCTTAAGCTGAATCTTTCCAATTAACATATTTCTGTCGATTGTTTCTGAAGTGTTGTTGCTGTCGTCCATAACTACACGAAATGCTGTAAGTCCCCTCTGGTTCTGTATTTGCAATAAAATAGGCTCTACTTTTGCTAAGAACTGATCTCTTAAAGTTTGATCATTTTGTTCGAACAACAGTGTTAATGCTGCAGCAGAAATAAGTCTTCTAACTTGTAACAATAATCTTCTGATGTTAATTCTGTCAAGAGCAGATTGTCTTTGTTGAAGAGTTTTTTGTCCCCAAATTACAATACCTTGTTGTACAAAACTTGCAATAGGATTAATTCTACCTTCATAAAGAACATCTCTTTCTTCTTTCGAAAGTTTAATATCTGTTCTTTTAACACTTGTTCCAGCTGTAGCTCTATTCAAACCAGCAGGAGCAAACCAAGGTGCTGCAACGTTATCTGTCAAAGCTAATGTTTTAATTGCCAATAATGTTGGAGCTTGATATGTATATTTTCCAGAAATTGGGTCTTCAATTTGAATCCATGGCCAGTAAGTACATGCATAATTAGAATCAATTCCAGTAGCTTCAAGAGTTGAAACTGCTTCTTCTGGTGTTCCTCTTTCTGTTGTTCCATCAGTAGTAGAGAAAACTGAAAGTCTTGGAGAATCTATTACATAAAGAATATCAGCTCTGTCTTCGATCATACTCAAAGCATATTTAACTATTCCAGTGTTATTTTGATAATCAACACCAGGAGTTGCAAACAAATTAATATCTACTGCTTCTGGATTTGAAAATACAGCAATAGCTTCTAAAAATTTAGTATAATTATCAGTTTCGCTTTCAACAAATTCTAAATAAGGGTATTCAAAAGTTTTATATTTATTAAAACCGTCAAAACCACCAGCAGGAACCAATGTAAATTTAAGCTTAGCTTTATCTACAATTCCAGATGTAGCAGTTGTTGTATAAGCTGTTAAAGAAACTTTATCTCCAGAAACATAATATCTTGAATCTGCTGTATTTTCCATGTGGAAACCTTTTGTATTCGTAGTTGCAGATGATACATCGCCTCCATGATAAACAAACAAATCGGCTTCTATTGATTTTACAGAATTTCTAACAGATACAATGCTTGAAGTTAAGCTTGTATATCCTAATTCAGAAATTCCAAGATATGTTTTAAAAGTTGAATCTCCTGAAAGATAAAGTGTTTTATAAAATATATTAGGAATTGTTCCAGCATCTCCAGAAGCGCTAGCTGCACCTCTTAAAACATAACCTTCAAAACCTGCAGGAACAGAATTTTCTGGATATCTATTAGCTAATTCAACTGTAATAAACATTGATTTACTTGGATATTCCTCATCCCATGTTCCAATGTATTTTCCAATAAAATTAGAAGCAGTTTCGTCCAATGTCACATTTGAATATTTTTCTAATGCTGTTTGAGATGCTGTTGCATCAGTATCTTCAAATCTTCTAATTATAACGTCAAAAGTATAATTGTTTACATCTAAATTTGCAATTGATATTTTTATTTCTCTTGCAGATGCATCACCATCAGAAATAGTGTGAAATCTGAATAATCTATGAACTTCTCCACCAACAACTCTGGAAACAATCCAAGGTGTTATTGAATGAGCATAATCATCTCCATAATCTGTATATCCACCATCAGTTTTGTAAGTAAGGGTAGATTGAAGCGCATTTACTCCTGAAAATAAATTCCTAGCAACACCTTCTCTGATAAAATGTGGATAAATTTCTTCAACATAAAGATTAATTGCACCTGTTATTACTTTTGGATTTTTTCCAAAAACTTTAACAATATAATTATCTTTTGTTTCATCTAAAGAAACTGAAAGTCCGTTTGTATATGCTGTTAAAGGACCAGTTGCTGCACTTATAACAAAATCACTTAAAGGATTTACCATTCCAGTTGTTCCGATTGTAACAGCTGATTGAACATCAAAATATTTTGTACCAGTACTACTTTGTTTACTTCTTAAAATTGCTAAAGTAGAGCCAGAATAACTATTTGTTGTTGCAGTAGAAGCGCTTAATGTAATAAGCCAAGCTGGAGAGTTTGTAAAACCACCCTGTCCCAAAACTCTGGAGATTGTTAAATCATTAGCTTGTGCTAAAAAAGAATTAGCTACATAACCTAAAGGAAAATCTGGACTTGTTCCTCCAAATCTTAATGCAAATTCATCTGCGCTAGATACTTTTATTGCTTCAAAAGCAGGTCCTTTTTCTGTTTTTCCAGCTAAACCAAGTCTGGTGATACCAATTCTAGAAGCAAATACTGAGAAATCTTGTTCTCTTGTATAAACTCCTGGGCTAACGAATATTGTGGCCATGTTTTTTTATTTTTAAATTATTGTTTCTAATAAATAGATAAAAAAAGTATAAATTATTTTATTTCTCAGAAATTTTAATAGAAATTTTCTTTATCGTATTTACTTTCTCAAAATCTGTAGGGTCAACTATTTTTCCTAAAATAGTAACAGGGACTGAAATTTGATAAACTCTCTCTGAACTAATATCATCTAAAGACGATTCATCACTGGGTTCCCCCATCTTTAAAGCAATATCATAACCATTAGCTTTTATATATCCTTGGCCGTTACTATATGCTCTATCCAACATCATTTCATAAAAATCATCTACATCTTCCATATAATGACCTACAAATTTTACATCAAATTCAATATCAACATATGCTGGTTGTGGAATTTTATATAAATCATATCCCTTTAATGTACCATCAAATGTTGGAACTTTCACAAAAGTAAACATTTTTTTATTCGGTATAGTATATTTATTTGGAGCCGTTCCTCTTTTTACTGCAGTTCTTATTAAAGCAATAAATGGTCTTGCCATTTCTTCTCCATTTTCTGATCTCATCTCTTTCCAATTCATTTTTCTTTCAGCCCACAACTCTTGAGAAATATAAACTACTGGAACTCTTCTTGACAGTCCGTTTTCCATAATCAAATGTAAATTTTGACTTTCAATAAATTGTTTAAAACCTAAACTTAAATCTTCGATATTAAGACGTTGTGGTAAAAAGTTGTGGTTTTTAAACTGATTATCAAGGTTTTTACCTATGTTTCTTAAAGCACTCATTAATTTTTATTATAAATAGTGAAAAAATATTTGCTTTAAAACTATTTTTTTTTTATATTTGCTCTGAAATTATTTTTTACTTATAGATAGACGGCTAAAAACACCTGATCTATATTTTAAGTCCATCAAGGGAACCAATTTGGACACTGGAGAACAACAGGAACAAACCAGGGAGGCGATTTACTTACAATCGATAGTGTTCCAAGCCAATCAAGGTAAGTGATTAGATTGGTTGCAAAGGAGGGGGGCGATACTCAAGAAAGTATATATTCCTTATACCATAAATGCAGAGTTCTCAAATCTAAGTAAATTTTGCTTGGGTAAGGGGGAACTCTGCTTCGAAAAAAGGCTCAATCTAAGAAAATATTCCTAAGTAACTTGTATATATAAAAGTAACTTATATTAATATAAGGGCAAATTTTTACCTTCCTTTCATAATGTCTTCATCAACTTCTACTCCTTTAATTGTAATATAGAATCTTCTATCTCCAGCCCAAGAGTGTTTATTAGAAATTTGAGAATATCCATCATCAATTATTTGAAAAAACTGACCTTTATAATTAACATAATCCCCCATTTTAATTTTAGTGATTATTATATTTCCATCTTCTCTTTCAATTAAATCTAATTCTCTTATTTGTTCTAAATATATATGTGCAGTTAAATTACCAAAACCTTTTTTAGTAAGACCACCTTTAGTTTGATAAGAAGGATCAGTTACTTCTACGTTTATTCTACCAAAAATTTCTATTGGAGATAAATAATGTTTTATTTTTGCTTCTCCATATAAAGGATGAACCTTAGTTTTTTTATAATCGATTTTAAATAAGAGAAAACTTGTTTGTAATATTTCCTCAGTAATTTCTCTTCCAGTATTTGTAAAAAAATCTGCCTCTTTATCAGAAAAAAATGTTTTCAAACCCTTTACGTCATGTAAAAGTTTAGATACATCTTCTTGATTTTTTCCTATTTCGTTTATATCAGCCATATTGTTTTACCACAAATAAAGTCCCATTGGACCATAACTTAATGCTTTGTTTACATTTTCCTGGACTAAAGCTCTTTTTTCCATGATCTTGTCATAGCTTAATTCTTCCAATTGAAGTTTTAATTCTTCTTTTAAATCTTTTTTATCTTCTCTTGCAGTGGAAATTAAATCATCTTTATTAAGAGTCATTTCTGCATCTGGTATTGGAAGTTGTCCATTAAATTTTCCCCTTATACCTATTCCTAGTAATTCTTTTGACAGTGCTTGGGCATATTTTTTAACCCATGTTTGTGCCATAGAATTTAATTGCATAAAAGATAAATAATTTAGTTTTACTTGAGCTGGAGAAGAAACCAACCCATTTCCTTGATATCCTTGTGATATTTGAGTTTGAGAATATCCTGTCCATCCAGGATTAGCTGAATTTCCAGAATAATCTGGATTTCCATAATTTCCAGATCTATCATAGTAATAATAAAACACAGTTCCAGGTGTTCCAGCACCCCCTCCAATTCCACCAGCATTATCACCACTTCCTATACCATTATTTGGTCTTGGTATTGGATAAAGTGTTAAAACTTTTGTACCATCAGCTCCTGGCCTTATTAAATATGAATATTCAGCTCCTCTAACTCTATTTCTTAATTCAGCAGCCTGAGCAGTCATAATTGTATCAAAAACTGGCATTACATGATAAAGAGTGTGTCCAGCAAATGAAGCACCGAATTCAGAAAAAGCAATGTTTGTATTAGCGAATGGATCTAAACCAAATAAATTAATAAAAGAAGGAGTAAACCATAAAACATCGTTTACTTCACGATTTTGTGGAATTATATAATGTTGTGTTCCAGCAGTTAAAACTATAGATGTTAATTTTAACTCTCTAGTTCCATTAGCACCCAATCCCGCTTGTTCTGCAATAGCTTTTCCGAAACTTTCTTCAAAATATAAACTATTTGAAACATATTTCATTGTAAAATCTATGTCTGAGGATAAACCTAACATTTCTCCTAATCTATTTACGAGAACCCAATTGTTTATATATGTAGAATATTCCTCTATAGATTCACAAATACATTCTTCTATTTGTTCATCTAATAGTTCAACTTGCATTACGGGGGCACCGATTTTCCTTCTTATTCTATTAATAAGAGAAGTTTTATCAGTTTCTGACATTCCCGAAAGACATCTATCTGTGCAAAATGACATAGTGATTTTTATTTAAAATTAATATCTGTAGTAAGGTTTTTGACTTCCAGGTTGGTTTTGATTTTTAAAACCAACAAACAATCCACTAGAAACAATACAGCTTCCCAATAATATATCTATTGATTGTCCAGGAGTTGCTCCCCAAGCGAATGTTCCACCACCCAATGCGGTCATTGAAATTGTACCAGCGCTTACGCAAAATACTTGATGAACTGTTGTTGCTGAAAAACCATCACCTAAAGTTGATGCTGTGTATGAACCAGCAGGTAGAATTTTTGCTTCATAATTTGTATTAAAAGTTGCCATAAAATTATTTTTTTTATAAATAGTTATAAAATATAAAAGCCCAACAAACAAATGGGCTTTTATAAAAATAGTTTTATGATGTTAAAAATTAAAGTATAAGTTCATATTTAAATTTTCCACAATCCCAAATTCTATCATATTTTAACATTTGCATCATTTCCCATTCTGTTTTTTTTTCGTCATAAATTTCTGGAAATTTCTTTTTTAATGATGATTTTCCAAAAGAGAATTTGTGAAATCTTTTAAATCTACTAACTTTAGAATTATAATATGTATAGTCAGGTTTAAGAATTTGTGTTAATATAAATCCCGTCTTTGTATATAAATTATTTTCTTTATTTAATGTCCATCTTCTATCGGCAAAACTTATTATTTTATTGGGATTATAATTTTTTATAAAAAATTTTAATATCTTACCAAAAATTCCAGGAACATTATAATTAAAATTTACACAGAATCTTTTAAGCTCAAACAAATCATTGTTTTTATTTTTTCCGTTCATTTGTCTTATATTGTCAAACGTCATTACTGCAATTAATTCATTATTAAAAAAAGCACCTAATTTTATATTTGATTTATCTTCTCCTTGAATATGATATTTATTTAAAAAGATATCTTTTTCAATAGAATTTAATTCTTTTATTTGGCAACTTCTTGCATGAATATTTTTAAGATTTGATTTTTGAAATATATGTTTTAATTTATTTTTTACTATTTCATTTTTTAGTTCCCATTCATCTTCTGTAATGTGTATAAGAAAATAACCTTTTTTATTCATTAAATTTGTTTTATTTAAATGAAAATTTTTTAATTTACCTCCATAATTTTCGGTATGATATAAGTTTCCATTAAATTCTATTCCTATTTTATTTGTATGATTTATTATATCTATTTCTACACCACTTAAAAATTTTCTATTATTATTATCAAAATCTATATTTAAAGAAGTTAAAAATTGTTTAAGTGAAATTTCAGGTTTTGATATATATGAATTTTTTATTTTTGTAGTGGCATTTTTTAAATTTTTTGAGGTTCTTTTTATAAATGATTGAGAATGATAAACTTCATTTGGATACATTTCTTTATATTTTTCTAAGTCTATTTTGTGTTTTTTTAAGTGTGTATTTGTTAATGTTTTTAATTTTTTATCACATATTTTACAAATAACATAATTATCTTTATTAGATAACATCTTTTCTTTATTTTTTTTGTTATCAACAAATGTTTTAAAAAGAAATTTTTCTTCTGGAAATTTTTTTAAATATTGTTCTGTATCTAAATTGTGATGTTTTAATAAATGTATTGTATATTGTCCTGAATTGTTGTTAATATCTTTGGTTTCCCAATTACAAAACTTACACTTTTTTAACTCTATTTCCTTTTCAATTTTTTTAATATCAAAATATTGTTCATGCCAAAATTTACCAGTATCTATTTTATATTTTCTTTTTATAAAATTAGATGGATGAATTAAATCTGGGTATATTTTTTTTATATGTTCTGTTAATACACCAGATGAATTTTTATAGTCTTTAAAAACTTTTTTTGTTTTTTTACATGTTGCAACTATATATTCTTTTTTCATAATGATATTTTTTATATTATACGTTTTTTATTATAAATAGTTATAAAAAAAGTCAAAACACCTAATTTAGGAATTAAATTTAATTAAAAAAAAGAGGCTGAAAAATCAGCCTCTCTTTATTATAACTACTCAGATTAGTAAGTATTGATGTTGTCAATGTAGATAACACCGTAGAACCTGTTGTTAACCATTTTCTTAGCGTAACGGGTCATGATACCTTTACGAGGTGTGAAGTCGTTAGGATCAGTGATAGTTTGTGTTAATTGCAATGGAATATAAGGTGCATAGATGTAACCTGCTTCAAGGAAGGTGTTACCTTTATGTCCTAAGATTACCAAAGATGCTGGTAAATAAGGATCTTTGTATACTACGTAACGTGAACCTAAGTTTCCAATTTTCTCAACTCCCAAGTTGTATTTTTCAGATTCTGGAGAAGCTGAAGTATCTACGTGGAAATATTCGAGATCATCAAAAATTGCTCCTGCTTCAGCAGAACAAACTACCCAGTTTGCACCACCACGAAGAGTTGCTTTGTGGATTTGTGCAGAAAGTTCGTTAATTCTAGTGATAAGAGTTTGATTCCAGTCTTTCTGTGTTCCAAAGAAGTTAGCGTTATTAGCTAAACCTTGGTAATCCCAACGAGCACGGAAAGGAGCTTGGTTTGCAATGTCAATAATAATTTCCCTGTCAATTTCAGCAGCAACGTGCTCTGATAACAAAGCTGTTAATTCAGCTTCAGCATCAATTGAGTGGTATGCTTCTAAGTCTTGAGCTAATTCAGGAGTCCAATGTGCACGTAATTTACGTGTAATTGTGTTAACAGTTACAGATGAAAATCTCAATGTGATTTCAGACATTTCTGACTTACCTTCAAGATCATTGTAAATTTCAAAAGCAGCATTAAAAGGAACTGCAAAAACAGAACCAAATGAACCAGCACCGTTATTTAACATATCTGTGTTAAAATCTGTACCAATTACTGAAGCTGGTCTTAAGTCAAACACTATATTTGCTAAACCGCTATCAAATTGATCAAGACCCCATTGTTGCATTTGTGAGAAATAAGGAATACTTCCACCGTTAGCAACAATAAGAATGTTTTGTGAACCTGCACTGTAATAAATTGCTGTTTGAGCAGAAAATCTTACAGTTGCGCTTGATTGTTGTTTGGAAATGTTAAAATCGTTTCCTAACCATGTAGTAACAGCTTTTAAACCATTAGCAAAATTACTTCCGCTTAATACTGTAGCAGGAGTATTTGAACTATTTGTATAAGCATGTGTTACTGTTTCACCAGTACCAAATGATAAGTCAAAACCACGGTTATTATAGAATCTTTCGTAAGCTGTTGTGCTTGCAAAATTAGGACCTGCATTTCCATTAGCTGTATTTGCAGGAGCTACGATACTTCTTTTACCGTTTGCAGTTTGCCATGCAGTTTCGTGAGAAATACCAGTTTGTTGTGTACTGTCTGTACCAGCAAAAGATACTCTTGCATCCATGTAGAATAAAAGACCTGAAGGCAATGCTAAAGGTTGTACAGATACGATTTCATTAGCTAAAAGACGAGAAAAAACTCTACGTACAATTGGAAAAGCTACTGTATCAAATCTACCTGCTGATGCATCCAATGTTACTTCATTTAACATGTGGTGTGCTTGGTTTTCTAAAAGTTGTGCAATGTTAGTTTTCTTCATACCTTGAAGGTTTTCTAGAAGACCAGATTCACTCCAGTTTCTAACGATTGCTTTTCTTTGTTCGGCGAGGTCTTTGAAAACTGTGAGACCTACTTTACCGCTGTTTAATAATTCACCCATTTTTTTAATTTTTTGTTGTTTGTTTATTTGTTTGAAAACTATAAATAGTTAAAATTTTTTGAAATTAGATATAGTCTTCATTTTTTTCGATTCCTGCTAAAACTTTTCTGCGTTTCATTTCAGCGCTTTCATATACTACTTCTTTTGCTTTCACTGTATTAGTGATAGTAGCTTTGATTTTTGAAGAATTGTCTTTAACAACAACTATTTTGTTTTCTTCCAAAATTTTATTGTAAAGTTTTTTTTCTTCTTCTACAGTTTGAGTTTTATCAAACTCTTCTGCAATTCTAGCTTTGTCTGTTGTAGATAATCCACCGCTTGCAAAAATTTTATTAGCATAAGCTAATTTTGCATTGAAAGTTTGCATTTCGTCGAATTGTTTTCTTAAATCTTTAAAAGATTCCTGATAGTTTTTTATAACTTCACTGAATTCTTTATTAGATTCGTTTAAACGTTTGTTTTCCTTTAATAGCTCGTCTATTTTAGACTCATTTTGAGCTTTTTTATTTTCATTAACAGGCATCGAAGATGTCTGTCTACTTCTATTTTTTACTGCGATTTCAGGACCAACACTTGTTCCTGTTGTTTTTTGTACTGAATTAGATTGTCCCATCATTTTAACTTCATCTAATTCTTCTTCAGCTGTAGGTAAATCTATTTTTGGAAGTGATTTTTTCCAATCTGGTTTTTCACTTGTTATATCTGATAAAGCTAATTCTTTTGCTTCAGGATCATCATCTATTGTGAAATATTCTTCATCTTCTGGAATATCAAATTCCATCATATTTTCACCCATATTATTAATTTCTTCTAAAGAAAATTCTAACAATTCATCCTCTTGAACTGGAGCTGGAGCAGGAGCAGGAGCTGGTGCTGGAACTTCTGTTGGAACTTCACTCGCTGGATTTGCTGCTGTTTCATCATCTATATAATCTACATCTACTCCTTGTTCACTTCCAGATTCTCCACCACTTACTTTTTTATCAATAATTTTATCAATAAGTTGTGCAAGTTCTAAAACATCATTATCAACAGGATTAGTTTCTTCTGGAGCTGGAGCTGTTGAGTCACCCATTGGAGTTGCTTCTGGTGATTGTGGTTGGTCTTGTTCGATTGTTATCATTTCATCTATGTTTTTTTCAATTTCAATTTCTTCATCATCATCAAAATGACTTTCATCATTTTCTTCATTATCGTGTGTTGTCATATCTTCAACTTCTACTTCACCATCATTTGTTAATTCAACAACTTTTTCATCTTTAGCTACAGTTATATTATTTTCATCATCAATTTCAATAGATAAAGATTCTTTTAAAATTTTTTCAATCTTATCATTAATTTCGTTTTCAAATTCTTTTTTTGCAGCTTCAGTCGCAAATTTTTTAATTTCTTGATAATTAACTTTTGCTTCTTCTAATGATGTTTTCATAGTTTTATTCTTTATGACTTTTTAATAAATATGAAAAAAAATATAAAAATTAATTTTTATCTATATTTTTTTCCAAAATTCGTTATTAGATAATTTATAAAGTTTTTCATATCCCTCACACATGCAATTTTCAGGTGTAATTATTTTTGGTGTTTCAGGAACAATTATTTTTGATTCATCAATCATATCTGTCATTCTACAAACACCATTTTGACATATCCATTTAATTTTTTTATACTGTTGTTCAGTAATTGGAGTCATCCCCCAATTTCTTCCTTCTTTAAATAAATATGCACCAGGAGTTGATGGAGATGAAACAAAATCAAATGCAATTAATTCAAAATCATTTTGTACTATATCTTCGCCTTTTACAGTTTTTACAGAACCAACTCCTCTAGAAGAAATTCCAAGCATTACATTACTTTTCATTAATCCTCTTAATCTTCTTGCATCATCGCAATCTGGATCTAAAATTTCAACTTTACCATATAGTTCTTCACCTTGCCACCACATATCAATTACTTTGTGAGAAGATTGTCTTAAACTTACAACAGCACTATCGGGATGATCTAATTCTCCTAATGCTCTACCTTCTTCAACTGCTTCCATATATTTTGTTGCTTCTCTTCTAAGAATATCATATGGATAAACTCTACCATTTCTATTAAGCGTATTAGCTTTTTGTAAAATTCCACTTAATACTATTGGTTCATCTTTTTGTATTGCTTCTTTTATGAGTTTAACATTTGGTTTAAACTTATAAAATTCTCTAATAATATAATATTTACTATCTTGTTCCATTATGTGTAATGTATTTTCATATAAATATTATAAAATTTGATAATTGCGATTTTTTTTATTATATTTTTAAAAAACAGAAATAAATGAACAAAAGAACTGCAAGAGAAATAATTGTAAAAGATGAATTTTTAAATAATAATCAAATTAATGTAAAAATAGGTACCGTCGAAAACAGGGATTATCCTCAAACTATTTACATTAATATAAGTTTCTGGATTAAGCCGAAAAAAGAAAATGTGGAAAGAAATTTTCTTGAGGGAAAATTAAAAAATATTTTAAATAACAAACTTGTAAATTTTTTAAATAAAAATTATTTTTTTCCATATGAAAAAGAAAATATATACATTTATAATATTCCAGAAAATTTTAATTATAACAATAAATTTAATTTCATCTCATTGGAAATTTATCTTCACACATTAAATATAAAATCAGAAAAAAAATTTCCATTGAACATTAAAAAAAACACTGAATTATTTGAAGAATGTAAAAAATTATCAAATTTTTTAGGGAATGAATTAAAAAAAATAGACAATATTTTTTATGTAAGAAAAAATTCAAAATCAAAAGAATAAAAAAGCCCCAGTTTTTTGGGCTTTTTATTTACATGTTTTTTAAATTATTTTTTAGTTCAGAATAAGATAAAATAAAATCATCTGCACTATATGTATCATAAGATCGAGAAATTTTTAATTTTTCTTTAAATCCTTCTAAAATTTTAATTCTTTCAAAATCTTTAGATTCTTTTAACATTCCATCAATAAGTTCAATATTTTCTTTTCTTAAATCTTCAATATGATTTATTTTTTTATTATCATCAGCCAGTAACATTGATAAAACTCTTTTCTCATCTTCATTTAAATGTTCATATCTTTCATTAAAATTATTTATAGCTAATTTTGTAATGAATTTCCAATTTTTTAAATCAGGGTTATCAATTTTTTCTTTAGAAGATTCTTTTATATCTGTTTTTCTTGTTAAATATTCTAAAACACATTCATAAGCTTGTTGTTCAGATTCCATGTTTGAAAAGTTTGGTTTTGTAATTGATTCAATTAATGAATGAATACTATTAAATAAATTATCTTTTTTTCCACCAGTTGATTCAACATGACTATTTTCAAGTAAAGAAATTCTTATTTTTTTATTTTCATTAATAACATCTTGCCATTTTATTCCCTTCAATAAACTTAAATTCTGACTTATAAATCTTTCTGCTAATCTTTCTTTTTCGAAAGGTTTACTGTCTTCTAAATTTTTAAATACATAATGTTGTTTTAATAAAACTGGACTTTTTTTCACTATTTCGGTAAATTTTTTAAGAGTATTACTTGTACTTTCTTTTAATATTTCTTGTGACGAAAGTCTTGTAATAGAATCTCTTATGGCTCCAAAGTTTAAAGTAACATCTTTCATTTTGTTAAAGTTTTAATATAAATAGATAAAAATTATGAGTTTTAAAAAAATATACTTATATTTGCCTTTAAATATAATGTTTAATTAAAAATTATTATAACATGGTAAAATTTGTAAAAATTAAAGACGAACTTTTTTTGATTAATCAAAAAATTAAAAAAGAAAATGTTCAAGTAAAAACAGTTGTGGTTAATACACACCACATTTTTATCGTTGACTGTTCGGGGTCAATGTATAGCGAACTTCCCCAAATCAGAAAAGATTTGTACAATAAAATTTCTACTGATTTAAAACCCGAAGATTCTTTAACAATTATATGGTTTTCAGGTAGAAATCAGTGTGGAATTATTCTTGAAGATTACCATATTAAAAGCAACCTTGGTTTAAACAAAGTAAAAGAATTAATTGACAGGTATTTAGTTACTGTTGGATTAACAGCTTTTAAAGATCCATTTGATAAATCTAAAGAGGTTATCAATAAAATTATGACAAGTAAACCAAACGTTATTCACTCTTTATTTTTTATAACTGATGGATATGATAATCAATATTCAACAAAAGAAATTTTGTCAGCTGTAAGTGCAGTAAAAGAACAATTGTCAAGTTCAATAGTTGTTGAATACGGTTGGTATTGTAATAAAGAGCTTTTAGCTAAAATGGCCTGTGAGCTTGGTGGTGTTCATATTTTTAGTGAACATTTTCAAGATTATGAACCATACATCCAGAAAGAATTTAACAGTCAAAAAATTTCAAAAAGAAAATATGTTAAACTTGAAGGTGAGTTAAGTTTTGGAAGTCCATTTAATATTACACAAGATGGAGAAGTTATTAATTATGCTACAAATGATAAAAATGAAGTTTTTGTAAATGAAGATGATGATGGATTTTATTATTTTTCGAAGTATTCAGTTGGTTCAGAAATTAAAATGAATATGCTTTCAGAATCATCTAGAAAAAAATCAGATGAAGAAAAAGATCAATTCATGGATGCACTTTACGCTTCTTTATTTAGTTTTAGCAGAATTAGTGATTTTAACAAAGTTTCTGAAGTTCTTAAATTTATTGGTGATGCAAAATTTATTGTAAAAAAAGCAAACACATTTGGTACACAAAAAATTAATGAACTTGAATCTGAATTTTTACAAGCTGTAAAAGATAAAAAATCAAGATTTGTTGAAGGATATAATCCAGATTTAGAACCAGCTGAAGATGCTTATTGTGTACTTAACATGATCGAAGATCTTATGGAAGAAGATGAAAACTTATGGTATCCCAATCATGAAGCATTTAATTATAAAAGAATTGGTGCAAAAGCTGTAGCAAAAACAGGAATAACAGAAAAAGATAAAAAGGATTTGGAAAAATTGTTAAAAGAAGGAAAAGTTGATGAATTAAAAGATAAAGTTGATGAGGTTTCTAAAAAAGAAGACGGACTAGTATTTGAATACGAAGATGAAAATGGAGGTTATCCTATTACAGACCTTGTTTGGAATGAAAAAAGAGCTAACCTTTCAGTTCAGGTAAGATATCCAGGACAAGTGGAACTTCCTGAAAACAATTTTAACTTACCTAAATTTTTTAAAACAAATAAATTTAGAAATTATACATTGATTAAAGACGGTATAATTCACACTTATACTCTTCCAATAAGTTTAACAAAAAACACTTTTAAACAGCTTCAAAATAATGGTCTTTTAAAAGGAGAAAAATATGAAGAAAATAAAATTTACATTTTAGATTTTTCTAATATTCCAGTTATTAATCGTTTAATGGTTAAAACAATGTCGGCTGAACAGTTGTTTAAAAATGAATATGAACTTATAAAACTTAAAGCAAACAACACAGTTTTTAATCATTACAGAAAAGATAAAATTGGAAAAGTAAGTTTTGACTTCATTAAACAATATGGAGAAGCTGCAACTGAATGGTTAAAAGGTTTTGGAATTACTGCTTCTGGCTTTAATCCTCCAAGTACTTTAGAAAAAACTGGAGAAGAAATTTTTGTAAATTCTCTTAAAGTTAAAATCGATAAATTAACTTTAATGACTTCAAAAGATGATTTTCAAAAAGTTTTAGAAAAATATAAAAACGGAAAGCCTTTAACTCCAAGAGAATCTTTGTTAAAACCAGCAATTGAAGAATTTGAAAATTTTATGAAATCTGTAAAAGATGTACAAGATGAAAGTCTTATTGAATCTTGGATTGATAAAAAATCAAAACTTTTCAAAAAAAGAAAGAATGAACTTATGAATGAAATTTCTAAAAGTAAATTTTTGTGTGTAGTTGGAAAATCTTGGTTCAAAGAATTTAAGAGCAGAGATGAAAAAGAAATGATTCTTAATTTAGATGGAATGGATATAAAATTTGAACTTGATGAAAAAATGGAAAAAGTAACTCTGTAAATAAAAAGAAAAGCCCCAAAAACTGGGGCTTTTTATTTTTCTATAATGATTTTATTAAATTGTTTAATTATAGATAAAAAATTAACATCTTTAGATATTATTTCCATAACTTTATCACAAATTTCTTTAGGAATATTTTTATAGTATGCTTCTGCAATTCCACCAGCCATAGCAGCAATTGTATCGCTATCTCCACCAATAGATATTGCTTTTCTTATACAATCTTCAAAATTTTCTGATTCTAAAAAAGCAATTATAGCTTCTGGTACTGAACCTTGACAGGAAACATCAAAATGATAGTTTGGTCTAATTTCATTTAATGTTCTATTAAGATTATATCCAAATTTTTTTGTAATAAAATCTTTAATTTGTTCTTTTGTTCCCTCTTTTCTAGCTATAAAAATAGCACTTGCGATTGCCTGGGCCCCTTTTATTCCTTCAGAGTGGTTGTGGGTTACTGAAGCTGTTTTTTCAGACTCACATAATACTTCTTCTAAAGTATCACACAACCAAGCTATCGAACTTACACGCATTGCAGATCCGTTTCCCCAGCTGTTATATGGCAACATACTATCTCCATCAACCCATTGAACAAAACTTCCTCCAAACCCAACTAAAGGGTGTTTTCTTGCATATTCTTTAAGCGTAATTGCATAATCTTTTTTATTCATAAAAGCATCTGCAACCGCTATTGTTAAAACTGTATCATCTGTAAATCTTGTTTTTTCACAAAACAAAGGAAAGTTTGTACTTTTACAATTATAAAATTCGTAATACGAACCAATTACATCACCAATTATAGCTCCAAACATATGTTATTACAATAAATGTTTTTGAGATACATCAAAAGGGTTTATTTTAAATTGTGGATTACTCATTATAAATCTTTTTTTTGCATATTCATCCAACGTTCCATTTTCTTTTTCGAAAATTATTTTTTTATAGAAACTAACACGATCTTTAGTTACATTTTCAAGTTTATATCTGTCTTTTACAAATTCATTAAGATTATTTGCCAATTCTTCTCTCATTTGTGGATTTAAAATTAATTCCCTCATTGCCTTATACCAATCTTTTTTATTATCAGAAATCAAAATTCCAGTTTTTCTATCTTTTAATAACTGTTTATAAATTCCAAAATTTTGAGCAATTAAAACCTTCTTTTTCATTCCTGCTTCTATAATTTTTAATTCAGATTTAACTTCATTAAACATATGAACTCTTCTGGTAATTGTACCCTTTTCATCTTTAAACATTTCGGTTTCGTCTAATGGAGCCAAACAAACATCGCAATAATCATAATGTTTTCCATATTGAGTTAATGGCAAAGTCCACCTTCTTATATAATTTTCCAATTCAAAACCTGGATAATTTTCTTTGTTAATTTTTTTAAGATATTCAACATATTCTTTGTTTTTAATTAAAGAATAATCACTGGTAAAAATTTGTTCAAATTTATTCCAAACACTTTCATGTGGTTGAATGTTTCTCACATTTGTTGATCCATCTGGTCTAATTTCCGTTATTGTACCTCTAATGTCAAATCCACACATTACTATTTGATATTTATCTTGAAGTTCTTGTGAAGAATTTAATTTTAACATAGATTCTTTTAATAAAAGTAAATCATGAAAATGAGAAGATCCACCAATCCAAGAAATTCTACATTTCCCAGATTTATTTTCTTGCACTTCCGATTTCCACATTTTATGATTCATGTCTAATGCATTTGGAATAACATGAACATACGGATTATGTTTTAAAATATATTTTTTAAAAATATCTGTTGTTGTTGTAACACAATCAACATATTTAAAGTTATTTAATATTTTTTCAGAAAGTTTTTCATTTTTTACAACTTCATATAGAGGATGTGTGTTTGCTGGATCCCAATAATCATCAATATCCATTATTAAAATTACTCCGTTATTTCTAAGTCTTTCTGATAATTCTGAAATTTTTGAATAATCACCAAATTGTCTATGAAAGTGTATTATATCAAATTGTGATAAATAATTTATATTATTAAAATCGGTATCAATACCTATTTCTATTTCAAATTCTTGCCCAAAGTTTTTTTGTAATGATTGAGCTGGCCAAATAGTTCTAAAATGTCCAACACCTTGATTATCACTTGGTTGCATTAAAATTTTAATTTTCCCATTTTTCATGTTTGTTGTTTTTAATTTATAAAAAAAATCCTATATCTAAATATAGGATTCTTAAAATTTAAAATAAATAGTTTTTTCTAATTGTTTAAATATTTTATTTCTCCAGTGGAAATATTTAAAATAAAACGAAATGTTTTTAATGTATCATTTTCATTATAATAAACCCATCCAAACAAATTGTTACTTAAGACAGTTGGTAAATCGCTAATTGTATTATAGGCATTTAATTTTTCATTATCACGAAATTGTTCAACTCTTCCACTTTTTCCTGAAAATTCTAATTTAACTTTTATTAAATCAATAAAATTTAAATTTTTTATTATTTGACATTTTAATTCTTCAATTGATACTATTTCCCATGCTTTTTTTAAAATTATTCTATGAATAGCATGAGCTATTTCTTTACATATACTATCTAAAGAAGGAATGTGAGTCCATTCTAATTCAGTTAATTTTTCTCCAGAAATTTCAAATTCTAAATCTACTGGACAATCAAGTAAATTATTTTGCATAGCTATCGGCCTTTTGTTTTGCTTTATCTAAAAAAGACTCATCATAAGCTTTGGCTAATTCTAAAGAATAAATGTTTTCAAATTCTTCAATAGAAACTTTTTTTGTTTTTGACTGCTTATCCAGTGGTGCTGTCATTTGTTGTTTTCCTAAACAAAATTGATTTGGCTGTAGAATAATACCAGGAGCCACATTAGATTTAACGCAGACAGTAAGTTTTACTGGAGAAGCTGTAATGTTTTTTATTTTCCAAAATTTTTCCATAATGTTTTTTGTTATAAATTTATTAATTTGTAATGTTAAAGTAAATAGATAACAAAAAAATTATTCAACATAACATTTTCTTATGGACATTGGATTAGATGGGAAAAAATATTTTCTTTCATTTAGTTTATATACTTTTATCCCTCTATTGTCGCTCAACAAAGTAGCTGACTTAGATTTTCCCTCTATAGTTTCTATAAGTTCTTTAGGCGTATCAATTTTTTTCAATTTATCCACCATATCTTTTATTGTAACTATAAACCCCTCCGATACTGGATAAGCGATTCCTTGTGATGTCATAGCAGGAATTCCAGATCCTATTGGATTATGATTTGTTGGAAAAGTTGTAAAATTTTGAGATTGATCAATTTGTGCTTTTTCTGAATTTGTTAGAAAATAATTTTTAACAATATTAGTTATAACATCATTTATTTTTGATTCAATATCCACAGTGTTTCTAACATAATTTTCTATTTCTTTTTCTGGTTGACCAGCATATGGATTTTGTTTATATTGCTGTTGTATGTTTAAATCTGGTTCAGCTGATTTTTCTATAAATTGAGACATTCCACTTTTATAATCAAACACAACTTCTCCAATTTTTTCAAATTTTGTTTGATAAACTTCAGCTTTAGTAATTCCATTTTCAGACCACATTTGTTGCATTGACTTTTGAACATCTGGATTATCCATTGTTTTAAAAGGTTTGCTCGAAAGATTTTCTCCACCAACACTTAATTCATTAAAATCATATACAAATATTTTTTCAGGTTTTACATCTTTTAAAAAATCTGGAATTTCTGGAATAATTGCCATTTTTGGTTCAACTGGAACATTTAATGGTTGTGAACCAGCTTCCATTCCAATTTTTTCAGTTTGTTGATTTGTCTGTGGTTGAACTCCTGGTGCTACTTTAAATTGTTCTTCATCTTCAGGATTTGGAAAATCTGTTGGTCCCTGTGCAACTGCAGGATTTTCCATTTCAGTAATGCCTTGAGACATTTCTTGAATCTTTTTCATAACTTTTTCTCTTACAGTATTCAATTTAATAGCATCATTTAAACCTGCTTTTCTAATTTCAGCTGCAAGTAAAGCATTTACTTCATCTTGATTTATCATTTTTTCCATTGTTTTATTTACATATAAATATTTTAATTTTTCTTTTTTTGATTTTTATTGTTTTTATTATTATATTTGTATCAAATCAACTAATACAAAGAAAAATGAAAAGGAGAGATCATGAAAGTAATAGAACTCAAATAAAAGATGAGTTAAAAAAAGAAGTTAAAGAATATAACAGTAGACCAAAATCAAAAATGTCAATAAAAAAAGAAGAAATAGAAAGAGCCAATATAGAATTAACTCAAAAACAACATGAGTTATATAAGGGAATTCGAAACAATATTTTTACACTAGTTCAAGGACCAGCAGGAACGTCAAAAACATTTACTGCTTGTTATACATCTCTTTGTTTGCTGGCCGATAGAAAAATAGAAAAAATAGTCTTAACAAAACCAATTCAAGAAAGTGGTGAAAACTTAGGGTTTCTACCTGGAAATGTTGATGAAAAGACAGCTCCATTTATGAGAAGCTATATGTCTAATTTTGAAAAAATAATTGGGAAACAAAGCGCAGAATTTTTAAAATCTTCTGGAGATATTTGTGTAGAACCACTTGCTTATATGAGGGGAGTCACATATGACAATTCAATAATTTTATTAGATGAGGCCCAAAATGCAACAATGAAACAATTGGTATTGTGGATCACTAGATTGGGAAAAAATTCAAAAGCAGTTGTAATGGGAGATATAAGTCAATATGACATAAAAAAGAAAGATTCAAAATTTTTAGATTTTATTGAAATGGTAAAAGGAATCAATGAAGTAAACACTTTTGAATTTACCTCTGAAGATATTGTTAGAAACAAATTTTTAATTGAAATTGTAGATAGATATGAACAATATAAATTAAAAGAAGGAAATTAAAACTATTTATAAAAACATTGAAATATAATAATATGGAAAATAATAATCAAAAAAACAGGGGAGATGGTTTAATAGATCCACAAAAAGGTGGACAACCTGAAAAAAAACAACCAAAAAAGATTTCTACTAATCAAGACGGATTAATGGAAAGAGAACAGAACAAGGTTTTAACTGAAGATGGAAGAGAGCTTCTTAAAGAAAATTAAAATAAAAAACCGCCTTTTGAGCGGTTTTTTTATTTGTTTCTGTTTTAAGTTTATTCGTTAAAATCATTTTTTCTAATTCCAGAAAGAATTTGCATCCTTTTCTTTGTTGATTCGCTTACCAATTGGTCTGCTTTAGGAATTTCTGTTTTTCCATTATCAAAAGGAACGGCGTTTTTAGGTTTTTGTTCTTGAGCAACACTTGTTCCGTCTTGTTCTTTAACAACACCATCTTCTTCTTTGTTTTCTTTTTCGTCAATGTTTTCTTCTGGTTCATCAATTGGAACTTCTTCGGCAGGAACCTCTTCAGTTGGAATTTCTTCCACAGGAGCTTCTTCAGAATTTTCTCCACCCATTTTAGCATCAACAGTAGTTTCTATTTTATCCTCAATAGCATCAGCAAGTTTTGCAAGAATTGCTTCAATGTCCAAATCGCCTTCTAAATTTTCATCGTCCCCAATAGGCATTTCATCACCAACAGGCATTTCATCACCAACAGGTATTTCATCACCCATTTCATCTCCTACAGGAGATATTTCTTCTTCTGGCTCATCTTCTTCTACTAAGTGACTTCCTTTTTTCTCAAATTTTGGTTGCCATTTTTTATCGCCATTTTTTTCACCAGTCCATCCAGTTGAACGAACACTTTCTTTTCCGCCAGTTGTTACTTCTTCTAAATCGTCCTCTGCAATGATTTGTTGCATTTCTTCATTTATTTTCTGAAGTCTGTTTTTCAACTTTATTTCAGTGAGTTTTTTGAAGTATTCCTCTTTTATCATTTGTTTAACTTCTTCTTTAGAAATTTTAATTTTTGCCATAACTTTTTTGTTTTAAGTTTTCTATAAATAGTAAAAAAAAATGAAATTATAATTATTTAACTTGACTTAGTAAATTTATTACTTTGTCATATTGTCCACCAATATAATCCATCTGTTTTTGATGTTCAGCTTGTGCAGCTGCCTTTTCAGCATTTACTTTATTTTGGTCTTCTGGACCTTGTTGTCCTGCAGAGTTTATATCAGAAACATATTGACCAACTTTTCCAACAACATTTTGTGCTGCACCTGCAACTTTTCCAGCAACGTTTCCAGCTGCATTTGCAACTTTTCCAGCAACATTACTAACACCTTTTGAAATATCACCACCTACTTTTTTTGCTGCTCCTTTTAAGAAACCACCCAAACCTTCTTCTAAACCCTCTATTGTACCAACTTCTTCACCCTCTTCAAGTGTAACAACTGAAGGATTAGCTCCGCCGATATATTTATATCCAGCTTGAGATAAAATGTTTTGAATTTCTTTATAATCAATTTTACCATTTTGCATTGCCTTAGCTTTCGCCTGAGATAATAAAGATGTGATCTCTTGTTTTTTTGTTGCAATATCTTGAGATTGTCTTGTTTGTTGATATTGTTGTTGACCAGCTTCTTTTCCAGCCTTTACAGCCGCTTGTGCTCCAGTTTTAATGGCCTGATAACCTGCTTTTGTTTTATCCCATAAACCTTCATTTAAAGCTCCAACAGCATCTTGAATTTGTGCAAGTTGAGCTTTTAACTTTTCATTTTCATCCTTCAAAGATTGAATATCATTAATTTCAGAAGAGCTTTCAATTTCATTTTCATCTCCACCAAATTCCTCGATATCTTTTTCTAATTTTGGAAATTGGTCAAGTTCACAACCGCATTCTTCTCCTTCTGGTTTTTCTTCTTCATAATTTGAAGTAGTAACTAAACCCATAACTGGACTTGGGCCTTCATAATTTTTAAAACCATGTCCAAGCATGGCGCCTGGATGTCCATATTCGTTTAATTTTTTAAGTTCTTTATTTATTTTTTGAGCCTCTTTAAAGAGTTCTTTTTTCCTTTTAATAGTTAAAGCTTCATTTAAGATAGCTTGTAAAATTTCATTCTGGCTAATTTTTTTCATAATTCTTAAGAGTTATTTTTAGATAAATATTTGAAAATTTTGTTTTTTTTTATTATCTTTACATAAATAGAAAAAAAAACATCAATAATGATAAATTCAATAATTTTTAGTTTTGACAGAGCCGCTCAATTACACTTACTTTTAGAATCAATTGAAAAAAACGCAAAAAACATTTTTAACATCAGTGTTTTATATAAATCATCTAACGAAGAATTTGAAAAATCTTATTCTTTATTAGCATCAAGATTTATTAATATAAATTGGGTGCCAGAAACTAATTTTAAAGAACAAACTTTAAAATTATTAGATTCCAATTTAGATTACACTTGCTTTTTTACAGATGATGATATAATATATAATGGTGTAAAAGAGGAAGAAATCATTGATTGTTTAAAAGATAATGATATTTTTTGTTTTAGCTTAAGATTAGGATTTAATGTAAATGTTTGCTATTCCATGAAGTGTGAAAATGTTCTTATTCCAGACAAACAAGATCAAAAATTTGTTTGGTGGAACTGGGTAAAAAGTTATGCAGATTTTGGATATCCTTTATCGGTAGATGGTCACATTTTTAGAACTAAAGAAATTAAAAAATTAATTAGGGCAATAAATTTCCTTAATCCAAATACTTTAGAAGGGGGTTTACAAATTTTTGATAACTATCCTAAAGAAATTATGGTCGCATATAAAACAAGCTCTTTAGTTAATTCTCCTAATAATATTGTTAATGAAACACATCCTAATAGAAAAGGAGAAAAATATAAATTTTTAGCAGAAGAATTAAATGAAATATATTTAAGTGGTAAAATAATAGATTATAATTCGATAGATTTTTCTGACATAAAAGGATGTCATCAAGAATTAGATTTTAAATTTAAAAACATATAAAATGACCAAAATGTTGTCTCCAATTTTTGTTTCACCAGGATTTTCATCTGTTGAATATGATAAAAACTTAATTAAAATAATTGTTCCATTTTATAATGCTGAAAATTTTATTGAAAAAAGTATGATGTCCGCATTAACTCAAAAATATGAAGATTTTAAAGTTATTTTTATTGATGATGCATCAACAGATGGTTCATGGGAAAAGTTGCCACATGATAATGAAAAAGCAATATGTATAAGAAATGATGTTAATTTAACCGCATTGCCAAATATACATAAAGCCATAATGGAGTATTGTAACCCAAATGATATTGTTGTTCTTTTAGATGGAGATGATTGGCTCCCAAATAATAAGGTTCTTCAATATATTAATGAGTTTTATTGTAAAAACGATTGTTGGATAATGTATGGACAAGCAACTTGGAGCAATGGTCAAAAGGGGTGTGCTTATGAATATACAGAAGAAGAATTTAATCACTTGAGAAAATCTGCATTTAAGGTTTCTCACATAAGAACTTTTAGAGCTGGATTATATCAAAAAATAAAAGAACAAGATTTTAATTTCTCATGTATGAAAGATAAAGATGGAAAGTGGTATAAAATGACATATGATGTGGGAATAATGTTTCCAATTATGGAAATGGCAGGCTATAATAAAATTAAATATAATGATAAATCACTTTACGTTTATAACTTCGAAAATCCAATCAGTGATCATAGAGTTAACCAACAACTACAATGGGATATCCATAAAGAAATATCAAACAAACAACCTTTTAAAAAAATAGAAAGCTATCTATAATGAACAATCATTTTACCATAGCAATAGACACTTGTAATCACCAAGATTGGATTGAAAGGTGTTTAAATACGTGTTTAACACAGAAATATGATAATTATGAAGTTATCTTGGTAGATGCGATTTCTAATGATAAAACTTTTGAAATTGCAAAAAAATATGAAAAAGAATTTAATATTTTAAAAACTTATCAAAATGAAATTAGAATTCCACAGGTTGCTAATTTTTTGTGGCTTGCAGAATTATCAAAACCGAAAACTATAATAGTTTCAATAGATGGGGACGATTGGTTAAAAAACAGCAAGGTTCTTCAAAAATTAAACAATGTATACAACTCTGGTAATGTTTGGATGACTTATGGCACTTATGAAGAATATCCTTATAGAAGTGTTTCTCATATTTATAAACCTTATCCTGATGATGTTATAAAAAACAATTCATTTAGAGAATATCAATGGTTGGCATCCCATCTTAGAACTTTTAAAAGAGAGCTTATTTTAAAAATAAATAAAGACGATTGTAAAAGAGAAGACGGAGAATGGCTTGACACAGCAGGAGATCAAGCTATAATGCTTCCAATGTTAGAAATGTCAGGAACAAGAAGTAGATATATCTCAGATGTTTTATATATTTATAACGTAGCAAATCAACAAAGAGATGGAGCTATTAATGAACCAAGACAAGTGACTCTAGCAAATTATGTTAGGTCAAAGAAAAAATATAATGTAATTGAAACTTTAGAATAATGGTTGTAGGAAATGGAATGTTAGCAAAAGCCTTTAAAATGTACGAAAACAACGGAGATGTTGTTATCTTTGCATCTGGCGTATCTAATTCTAAAGAAGAAAATATTTTTGAATATAAAAGAGAATTGAGTTTATTGAAAAAATATATAAATTCTAAAAAAATAATTTATTTTAGCACCATTAGTATTTTTGATGAAAGTTTAAGTAGATTAAAATATATATCACACAAGTTAGAAGTAGAGAAATTTATAAAAGAAAATTGGCAAAATTATATAATTTTTAGATTACCAAACGTTGTTGGAAAATCAGAAAACACAAATACGTCTTTTAATTTTTTTAAAGACAAAATTTTAAAAAATGAAGAAATACAAATACAAAAAAATGCCATTAGGTATTTTATAGATGTTGATGATTTATCAAATATTTTACCTATCATTATTTCAAAAGAAACTAAAAAAACAATAAATGTTTGTTTTGATAATAAAATTTTTATAACTGAAATGATTTTGTTTTTTGAAGAATTATTAAAAATTAAAGCAAAAAAAACACTTATAGAGGGCGGAGAAAATTATGAAATTGATAATTATTATTTTATGAATATAGTAAAAGAAAATAATATTATATTTAATAGTGAATATAACAAAAACTTAATTAAAAAATATTTATACTAATATGCAAAAACCATTTGTTTTTACAGAAGCATATGACTGCGGTTTGATTTTAAAAAAGTGTCTTGAATCATTTTTTAAATACCATCCAGATACAAAAGTTAATGTTTTTGGTACTGCCAAAGACTTTAAAGAAGTAGGAAAATTCAAAAACATAGAGTATTTTGAAATGAGCGACGATAATGAACTTAAAGAATGTTTTAAACATGGTCATCTTGGAACTGCACATATTGGCACCAGGGTAATAAAGGAATTTTCTATTGGACATGACTACATAATTCATTTTGATAGTGATGTTATATTTAGAAAAGAATCTATTTCTCTACTTACAAATAAAATAGAAGAAGGATATGATTTAATTGGACCAGTTAGGTGTTATAAAAATAATATGAATGGAAGAAAAGATTTGTCCGAATTGAAAGATATCACACAAACTTATTTTTATGCATTTAATAAAAATAAAATAAGCCAATATGATTTTAACACACTAAGACAAATGATTGTTGGATATTATAATCCACTTAATCATCCAATTTTAGATTACTTTGATCCAGTTGGTTTTGATATTCTAAAAAATGACGGAAAAATATGCTTTTTAAATACAGACGAAGTTGGCGGATTAACAATAGATGGGAATAGAAAAAACAAATTTGAACAACTAAACAGTGATATGGATTTTGGAGAAAACTTAATGCATTTTGCTGGAGTAGGATCAGGAATGAAATTTTACTTCAAAGACAAAGGAACGGCACATCAATCATATGTTGATTGGGCAAAATCAAAATTTGCCTTATATTATAAGCTTTTTTATAATACTGATTTGAAAGATGTTTTAATCGATAATGAAAAATATGAATTACTAAAAAATTATTTAAATTATGAATGAATTGATAAATAAAATATTAAGTAAAAAGATAGATTATGAATATATAAAAAATGAAGATTCACATTTTTTATTATTTGATGAAGACCAGGATTTTGATATAAATGTAATAATTGGAACCAGAGGCAGAAAAGAGTTTTTAAATCCATTAATAGATAGCTTTAAAGAAGCAATAAAAAATACTGATAAAAAAATTTGTTTAACAATTATTAATCACGCTATTTTTCCAGAACACTTAAAATATTGCAAGACAAATAAAATAAATTATATTTGGACAAAAGGAAACGAAGTTGAACAATATAGTAGAAGTTTTGTGTATAATTTTGGAGTAAAATATGGAAATCAATCAAAATTTTATTTGCTCCATGATTTAGATATATTAGTAAAGAAAAATTTCTTCAAAGAATTATATAAAAACCTAAAAAATTATAAATGTTTACAAACATATGGAAAAAGAAGGGTATTATATTTATCAGAAGAATTAACAAAAAAAATAATTTCTAAAGAAATTGATTATAACAATTTTGATGAAAATTCTACAGGAGTTTCTTTGCCAATGTATAATGGTCACCCAGCACTAGGATCAAAAGGAGGTTCTATATTAATTGAAAAGGATCTATTTTTTAATGTTGGAGGATTTGATCCAGAATTATTTTGGGGATATGCAGCAGAAGATCAATTTTTTTGGGAAAAAGTTAACATTGTTTCGAATGTTGGATTTGCAGACGAACCTTCAATTGATTTATTTCATATGTGGCATCCCCCATCAGTATCTTCAAACCCTTTATTGTACGATATGGAAAAAGATTGGTTATGTTTTAAAAACATGAATCAAAATGAAAAAAAAGAAATTATAGAATTAAAAAAACAATTATTTTAAATTATTATGGAATATAATTCAGAAAACAAATTAATCTTAAAAAATGTTACTCTTATCGCTGTTTCATCTGTAAAATTAAGTGCCACAATAAAAGCGATAGAACACAGTATAAAAAACATTGAGTTTGGAAGTGTAAAATTAGTTACTGATGCAAATTTAACACACGATAAAATAAAAATAGAAAAATGCAATAACATTTTCAGTTTGGATGAATATAGTAGGTTTATGATTTATGACTTAAATAAATATGTAGACACAGATTTTGTTATAACAGTACAACATGACGGTTTTGTTGTAAATCCAGATAAATGGAAAAACGAGTTTCTAAATTATGATTATATCGGTGCACCATGGCCAGATAAGCTTTTTTATGATGATTTTGGAGAAATGATAAGAGTTGGAAATGGCGGATTTAGCTTAAGAAGTAAAAAATTATTAAATATTTTTTTAAAACACAATATTGAATGGCGATCATATAGAAACTATTGGAATGAAGATGGATTTATTTCAATGCACAATCTTCATTTTTTAAGAGATAATGGAGTTAAATTTCCAGATGTGAATCTTGCATATAAATTTTCAAGAGAATATAATTGTGATGAATTAGATAATTCAATAGAGCCATTTGGGTTTCACAACTACAGAGATAAAAATTCACAATATCCTAGATTTTAAAATATACTAATTAAAAAACAAAAAATGGAAACTCAAGAATTTAAATATACCGACAGTTATAAAGCAGCTCAAACATATGAGCTTGCTTGTAATAATGATTTTGTAGAAAAAAACATAGATTGTATTAATGTTTTTAAAAAATTATTTGGTGACATAAAAGAATTTAAAAAAAATGGTTATATTACAGATATATCAAAAGGATTTTCTTGGCAAACAATAATTGAAGAATTCTTTAAAGGATCTGTTAGTGATTTTTATGAATTTATAGAAAAAATAAAATATAAAAACAATTTAGAAATAGGCTCTGGACCTTGTGGATTATTAAATTCATTATATTGGATTGAAAAAAGGAATATTATAGAACCTTTAATAAAAGAATATAAACAAAAACAAATAGAGTTATATGGTGAAACATTATTTGACAATTCAATTAATTTATATTCACAACCAGCAGAAATAATAATCCAAGAATTAATTAATAACATTGATGGAGTTATTATTTGCAGAAATTGTCTTGATCATACTCAAGATTGGAAAATTATTGTAGAAAACATCAGTAAATATGCAGCATTGGGTTCGTATTTATTACTTTGGACCGATTTGTTTCACATAGGAACAGATGCTGGACATTTTAATATTACAAAGGATAAAAAATATTTTATAGAATATGTACAAAATTTAGGATATGAAATTATAAATGAATGGGAAATGTCGCAAAGGCAAGGTGTAAACATAGGTTTTATTGCAATAAAAATTTAATTTTATTAAAATGAAAATAGCAATAATTGGTGCAGGATTTTATGGTTGTTTTTTAGCAAAAGAATTTTTAAAAAACAACATTGTACATATATATGAAAAGGAATGTGAAATTTTCCCAAAGCAATCGGCAATACTTAACAATCAGCATAGACTACATAATGGATTTCATTATCCACGATCTTTCGAAACAATTGAACAAGCTATAAGATGTTATATCCCATTTTTCGACGAATTTAAAAAATATTGTTATATACCAAACAATAATATTTATTTAATACACAAAAATTCAAAAGTCAACTTTGATGAATATTTAAAAATTTATAAAAATTATAATATTTGCTTTGAAGAAATAAATTTAGATAAAATAAAAAAATTAAAAAATAAGGAACAATTTGATGGTGCAATAAGAGTTGGTGAGGGAATTATAGATACTCATGAGATAAAAAAGTTTTTTGAAAAAATAATATATAAAAACAGTAATTTGAAAATATTTTTTAATAAAACAATAAATGAGTGTGATATCGAAAAAATGAAAGATCAATATGATGTTTTATTAAATTGTTCTTATAATCATTGTAATATAGGATTGAAAAAAAAATTTAATATAAAACACGAACTTTGTTCTTTATTATTAATTAAAAATTTTTCCAGCAAAAACGATGCATACACAATAATGGATGGAGAATTTGTTTCTATATATCCGACTTTGTTAAATTATCACACAATATCATCAGTAACAGAAACTCCTTTTTTAAAATCAAAAAGCGTTGATATAAAAATGACATATCAAGATTTATACAATCACTATATTGAGCATAATGTTAAAGAACGCATAATTGAACATACTAAAAAATTTATAGAATTTAAAGAAGATGATGTGTTTGGACAATACTTAACAATAAAAACAAAATTTAATAATGACGTTAAAGACAGAAGACGAAATACTCTTATAAAAACTGAAGACAATTACTCAAGTGTATTGTGTGGTAAAATATCTGCGGTTTATGATGTTTTAAGTGAAATAAAAAAACAATTTAATTTATAAAATGGATACTTTAATAGGACATACGGGGTTTATTGGAAAAAACTTTTCTAAAAGATCGAGTTTTAATTTATATAACTCAAAGAACATTCACATGTTGTCAGAAAAGCAACATAATGTTATTTTTTGCGCAGCTCCAAGTGCAGAAAAATGGAAAATAAATGTTTCTCCAGAAGAAGATTTAAATAATATAAATACAATTTTATTAAATCTTAAATCTTCAAGTTTTAAAAAAATAGTATTGTTTTCAACCATAGATGTGTATGATAACACAGTAAATTTTGATGAAAGTCATGAGATTTTATCTTGTAATCACAATTATGGTAAAAACAGATTATATTTTGAAAAAGAAATAAAAAAATTTCCAAACTGGATTATTATTAGATTACCAGGACTATTTGGAAATGAACTTAAAAAAAATGTAATATTTGATTTGTTAAACGATAACATTTTAGGAAAAATAAATTTAAACGACAGATACCAGTGGTATTTTATAGATTGGCTTTTTAATGATGTACAGCTTATTATAAACTCAAAAAATAAAATTTTTAACTTTTTTACAGAACCTGTTGAAAACGAGATTATAATAAACGATTTTTTTCCATTTCATGACAAATCTTTTTTTATAAAATCTATTCCTTTTAAAAATTATGATTTAAAAACATTAAATAAACAAGGTGGGTATTTTAAAACAAAACAAGAAGTTCTAGAAAAATTAAATTTATATATAGAAAATGAAAAATCAAAAAAATAATTTTGGCATATCCAATTTAGCATGGGATTATAAAAAAAACAAAGAGGTTTTTGAAATTCTTAAATCTTTTAATGTTAAAAATATAGAAGTTGCTCCAACAAAAATTTGTGACTGGGAAAGCGACAGTTTTTTTGAGTCTTTGAAAAAATATAAAAAAGAACTCGAAAGTTACGAACTAAGAGTGTGCGGTCTTCAATCGATTTTTTTCAATAAAAACATAAATTTATTTAAAGAAAATAAAGAGTTTATTAAACATTTTGTTTTAATTATAGATGTGTGTAGACTTTTTAATGCAAAATATATTGTATATGGATCTCCTAAAACCAGAAAAATTTCACAAGATGACGACATAAATATATTTATTAACACATTTATTGAATTATCTGAAATTGCTAATGAAATTGACATTTGTATAGAACCAAATCCAAAAGAGTATGGGTGCAATTTTATTACAAATATGAAAGAGTGTGAAGAAGTTTTAAAAAAAATTAATAAGTCAAACATTAAATCACACATAGATCTATCTTCAATAATTTTAAACAATGAAAATGTTAAAAGTTTTAATTGTGATTTTTACAAAACAGCGCATATATCAAACCCCTATTTAAAAACAATATCAAAAGATTTTGATAATTTATATAATGATTTATTTAGTTTAAATTTAAATTTTATTACACTAGAAACAATAGGGGATAATGTTGAAGTTCTGAAAGAACAATTAGAAATTTTAAAATTAAAATAAAATGGTAAAAATTTATACAGCAGCACACAAGAGGTGTGATTTTATTACAATGCAATATAATTCGATAAAAAAACACGTTAAGGGTGGATTTGAATACATCGTGTTAAACAATGCTATCGATTGTCAATCTCAGTCTCAACAAATATATAAAGTGTGTAAAGAACTTGGGGTAAAATGTTTGATGGTAGAAAAGTGTTCACAACTAAATGTTGATTTTGGAAAAATATTTAAAAACAACGGATATTCAGACGCAAGTAATGCATTATACTATCCAGTGACCTGGGCGTTCCAAAAAATAATGCAAGATAATGATAAAATATGTTTTATTGATTCTGATATGTTTTTTACAAGAGACATCAATCTCTCAAGCATAATGGATGATTCAGAGTTTATTTTTTTCCCACAGTATAGAAATGGATTTTTATACATTACTCCAGCACTAATTTGTATAGACACAAATAAAGTTAAAAACTTTAGAGAATTAGATTGGGGATTTTATTATAGCCAAGGCGTTTCTACTGATGTTGGTGGAAAAACTAATGAGTTTTTAAAAAACAACGAAAAAATAAATAAAAAATACCTTGAACAATATACTCTTTATGATATTGTAATGGATAAAGAATTAGTAAAAGTTCATTTTATAATCAACGGAAATATTAATTATGAAATTATAGAAAACTATCTTAAAAATGAATTGATCTCAATAAAACACATAAATGGACAAATTCCAATAAGTGAAAAAAAGTCTTTTATTCACCAAATTGAAAATGATAATTATCCACAAAAAATATATTCAGAATACTTAAAAATAAAAAAATATATTGATGTAGAAAATTTACCAAAGCCCCTACAATTAGGATTTGTCAAAATAATGGATGATGAAGAATTTTTTATATTACATTACACAATAGGGTCTAATTATGCAAACTATTGTACAGATGTGTACAACGATGCAAAAACAAAAATCACAAATAAAATATTAAATTTATAATATTTGTTTTTTTATAAAAAATTTATTATATTTAACTAAAAATAAAATTATGCAAAAACAATCAATTAGGCAATTAATCAATTCAGCATCACCTGTAATATTTGAAATAGGTGCAGCAAACGGAGAAGATACTTTAGAATTTATAAACACATTTAATGATTTAAATTTTAAAATGTACTGTTTTGAACCTGATCTAAGGAACATAGATGCTTTTAAAAAAAGAATAAATGATCCAAGAGTTAAGTTGTTTGAAATGGCCGTCGGTGATAAAGATGGAAGGGCAATTTTTAACCAATCTGCTGATATTTATAATTTATCTTCTTCTTTAAAAAAGCCAAATATGGTTAATATGAAGGCAACGTGGCCACTAATGGAATTTGATAAAACATATGAGGTGGATGTTATTACAATAGATACATTTTTACAACAACAAAATATTCCCTTGGTTGATTTTATATGGGCAGATGTTCAAGGTGCGGAAGATCTTATGATAAATGGTGCAAAAAACAGTTTGATTGACAAAATAAGATTCCTTTTTACAGAATATAGTGATGTGGAATATTACGAAAATGAACCAAACTTAAATGAAATAAAAAGACTTATGGGTGATACTTGGGATATTATACAAATTTTTAGAGCAGATGTTTTGTTAAAAAATAGAAATTTATAAATACATGGAAACAAACGATTGTAATATTGGATGGGAAAAGTGTCCTAAAGATAAGCTGGAAAATTATCTACAAAAGTGTACATTGTTTTCAAATAATGATGAATTTTTTAAAAATTTTAGAAGAGATTCGGATTATGAAGTTATCACTGGAGATGGGGGAGAAATTCTTGGTAAAATGTACATAGAAAACATAAAAGAAAAAAATGAATTTGGCTTTCTTCTGGATAACATAAGTTTATTTAAAGAAAATGACTTAATTGGAAATCCAAGAATTTTTGAATATGAAAAAATTGGGAAAATATCTGGAGCAACACTTAGATATGTAAGTAATTTAATAAACATTAAATCTTTATTGGGGAATTATAAACCAAAAAAAATAGTGGAAGTTGGTGCTGGATATGGAGGTTTATGTAAAATTATAAGTACGATTTATTGTTTTGATGAATATGTAATAATAGACTTACCACAAGTAATAAGTTTTTGTAAAAAATATATTGAAAAATTTGATGTTTTAAAAAATAAAATAAGATTTATTTCATCTGATGATGATGTAAAGGAAGAAAATATTGATTTGTTTATAAGTGATGCTGCGTTTTCAGAACTTAGTATAGAATATCAAAATAAATATATAAATAATTTTATTAAAAATTCACAATACAGTTATGTTTCATTTAACACATGTCACATATTAAAATCAAAAGGTGAATGCCAAAATTTCTCAGACATATTACAAGAAACAAATTCAATAAATACCTTTATAGAAAATGACGGGAGATTAATTTATAATTTAAAAAAAATTTAATATGATATTATACAATAAAACAAAATTTGATAAATTGAAATACAAATTTAGTTTATCAGAAACAATAGAAAGAAATTATTCTCAAGCATATCAAGATATGTTTGTTTTGTCAATGTTAAATGGTAAAAAAAATGGAACCTATATTGAAATAGGTGCCATGGATGCTGTTTTTATAAATAACACATATTTGTTAGAGCGTGATTTTGGCTGGAAAGGTTTATCTATAGACATAGATTCATCATCAAAATCTACATTTAATAATAATGGTAGAAAAAATGATTTTATTTTAGGAGACGCATTGTTAATTGATTATGAAAAAGTTTTTGAACAAAACGGATATCCTAAACAAATAGATTATTTGCAACTGGATATAGAACCACAATCTCAAACGTTAGCTTGTCTTAAAAAACTTCCTCACGATAAATATCGTTTTTCTGTAATAACATTTGAGACAGATTTTTATGACAAAACCGTAGACCCAAAAGAATCTTTAAAAAACAGAGAAGAATCGAGAGAGTTTTTGTTGTCTAAAGGATATGAAATGGTTGTAGGAAACCTTGCAAATGTTAGCAAAGATGATCCGTTTGAAGATTGGTATATTGACCCAAGTATTGTAAGCAAAGAAATTGTTAAAATATTTAAGAATTCTTCGGAATACAATAACACATCAGAGTCTTTTATGTTAAATCTATAAGAATGATAACTACAGAAATTTATAACGGACAAGGGCTGGGAAATCAAATGTGGGCATATTCAATTACTAGAGTAATTGCTGATCACAATAATTGTAAATTCTCAATTTTATCAAAACACCAATTTAAAGGAAAAGATTTTATGGATATTGATTTTGGTGAAGAGTTAAAAAATTATCCTTCCCACGATGGCCCATCATCAGATCTACCAGATGGAATCGAACATCATTATATAGAAAAAAAAGAAGTCCATGCTTCATTAAATAACAATGTTGATATTTCAAGAACTGACGAAAAAATTTTTACAATTCCAATCAACACTAAAATAGATGGGAATTTACAATCTACAAAATATATTAAAGGTAGAAGAGAAAAGATTTTAAGTTGGTTTAAAATTAAAGACGAATATAAACAATATGTTCCTGACGAAAATGTTTGTTTAATTCATTTAAGGTGTGGAGATTATTATGGACAAAGAGATGTTTTTTTACCAATTTCTTATTACACAAACGCTATGAACATCATAAAAAACATTAATCCAAATGTAAGATTTTGTTGTGTAACAGATCAACCAGAAATTGCTGTAAATTTTTTTGGCAATGTACAAATCACAGGTTCTTCTGTAAATGGAAAAAAAGACACAAATATGGCATCTCATCACCTTGGTGGGGATTTGGGAGTAGATTTTTCATATCTTAAAAATGCTAAATATTTAATTATACCTAATTCTAGTTTTTCCTGGTGGGCAGCTTATTTAAATACTTCTGCTAAAATAATTATAGCGCCAAAATATTGGGCAAGGTTTAATATTTCAAATGATTTTTGGTCTACTGGAGACATTATTACAGATGAGTTTATGTATATTGATAGACAAGGAAAAATGTTTTCTCCAAAAGAATGTTGGGAAGAAAAAGAAAATTTCGTTAAAAACAACGAAAACTTACATATAAGTATAAGAGATCAACATTATAAAAACATATGGAGACCAGCGCTATGAAAATGTATTGTATAGTTGGAAAAAGTAGAGAAAGCCAAAATGTTTGTTATTCTTATAATCACATGTATCTACCTCTTGCAAAATATGGAAATTGTTACACAGGAGAGTTTCAAGAAAACACAACTCATGTTTTATTCATTGATGTTATACAAAATGTTGGAAAAATGAGAGGTGAGATTAACGAATTTAAAAAAAATGGTATAAAAATAATAGGAGTAACTTTTGATCCTGCAAATTTTGCAGACACAGATTGTTATATTGCAGAAAAACTTTTAGATAAACTTTTTCTTTTTGATAAACAATTTAAAAATCGCTTTGATTTTAATGTTTGTGTCTCTGATTTATTTTTAAACCAAGATTTATTTCCACCTTTATATGAAGGAGAACATAACGGGGTGTGTTATTTTGGACATCTTATAAAAGCGTATGAAAGAACTAATGAATATAATCTACCAGTAATTGAAGATTTCAGTAGTTATCCAGCACTTTATGAAAAAGTTCAAAAATATAATGGAGTTTGTGTATATGATACAGGAAGAGGAGAAGATCCAAATGTAGTAGTTCACCATAATAAAGCCAAAGCACTAGAAGCTTTAATGTGTGGAGTAAATGCATATTGTCAAGATGGTATAAAAACAATAAATTATGATAAATATTTGAAAAAATTTGACCAAATTCCAAACCCCGTTCCAATAGATTTTGACAGAGAAGAAATTTTTAAAATAAACGAAAAGGTTGTTAAAGAATTTTTAACAGAATGTGAAAAATAAAAAATATAATATGAAAAAAAGAAAAATTTATGATTGTTTTGCGTTTTTTAATGAATTAGATTTATTGGAATTAAGATTGAACATATTAGACCAATATGTGGATTATTTTATCATTTCAGAAGCATCTGTTACGCACACTGGAAAAGAAAAGCCTTTTTATTTTGAAGAAAATAAAAAAAGATATGAAAAATTTTTACCAAAAATAATACACTTAAAAATAGAAGATACGCCATCAAATTTTGTTAACTTACAAATAATTCAAGAACCAAAAACAAAAGATGAAGAATATTTGAATGAAATATATGAGTTCATTAGAAAACAAACTAATGCTTTTAACATTCATACTCAAAGTGAATATGGAAGAGATTTTTTTCAAAAAGAATGTATAAGGCGTGGAATGCAAACGTGTAACGATGAAGACATTATAATTTCTTCAGATTGTGATGAAATTCCAAATCCAGAAATTTTAAAAAATTTGGATTCTTTTTTTGAACCAAACAAGATGTATACATTTAATCAAACAATGTATTATTATTATCTTAATGTTCTCAAAGAACTTAATTGGAAAGGATCAAGAATGGGAACGTTTGGTGAATTAAAAAATTATTCATATTGTCAATTAAGAATTCAAGATAATATAAACATTGAAAATGGGGGGTGGCATTTTAGTTTTATGGGTGGAGCTGAAAAAGTTAAAGAAAAAATTCAATCTTTTTCTGCTCAAGAAATGAACAACAGTAATGTAATTAACAGTATTTCTTCTAACATGGAAAACAATGTGGACCCATTTTTTAGGTGTAAATTAAAAAAAGTTGATATTGATAGTTCATATCCAAAATATATTTTAGAAAATTTAGAAAGTTATAAACACATGGTTAAATGATATCTTTAGCTACAACTGTTTATGATAAGAATTTAGATTTTGTTTTATCAAATGATAGCTGGTTTTTAAATTATGAAAACGAGCTTATAAAAGAAAAAATCTTAGTTGTAAATAACATTTCAAACAAAGACGTTTTTTTGGAAAAAATTCAAAAAAATGAAAAGGCAAAACTTTTAAACGTTGTATTTGTAGATTTATTTAAAGAAGAAGCAAAAAAGTTTTTTAACATAAATATAAACGAAAGCACTCTTGGATATTTTTACACTATTCAATATTTTGTTTTGTTGTTAAAATGCAACAATCCATTTTTATTTAATGTAAGTACAGATTGTACATTAAATTTTGAAAAAGATTTTCTTTATGATTCGATTGATGAGTTAAAAAAAAATGAACGTGCAATAGCAACGACAATTCCGTGGTGTACAAATGTAAATTGTGGCCTTGGAGAAGAAGAACGAACTTTTAAAATGATTGAAGAAGAGGAAAAACATCTTGATAAGTTTTATTATAGTGTGTTTTTTTCAGATCAAGTTTTTTTGTCAGATGTAGAAAAAATGAAAAAAATAAACTTTAACACAAATCATCCATTGTCCAATTTTTTTCCAATATATGGAGGAAATTGTTTCGAAAAGCGTGTTTGTAGTCATTTTTTAACAGAAAAAAACTTTAGATTAGTTTATAAAAAACACAATTACATTCATCCAAATAATCTATATTAAAAAACTCCTTTGTTTTCTTGATATATTCTTTTGATTTTATTATATTTGTGAACAAAACTTTAATAAATGACAAAAACATCTGTTCACGAACAAATAGAAAATTTAATTAATAGTATTGGAAAAGAATTTAACACACTCAAATATGTTTATAACGATGCTAAGTTTGTTCCAGGAACTACTCCAGCTTATTATTCTGGTCCTTATTGGGATTCAACAGAAATAGTAGAAGCAATAAAATCTCTTATATTAGGCTCTTGGCTTTCTGCTGGAGAAAATGTTGATTTATTTGAAAAAGTTTTTTCTATTAAATTTAACCAAAGACATTCAGTTATGGTTAATTCTGGTAGCTCTGCTAATTTAATGTTAATTGCTGCATTAAAAAAAGTTTTTGGATGGAAAGATGGTGATGAAATAATTTTGTCTGTCGTTGGTTTCCCAACAACATTATCTGCAATTGTAATTAACAATTTAAAACCTGTCTTTATAGACATAGAAATTGATACTTTAAATTTTGATTTATCTTTAATTGAAAAAAATATAAATTCAAAAACAAAAGCAATATTTTTATCTCCAGTTTTAGGAAACACATGTGATATTGATTTTCTCGTAGAATTATGTAACAAAAAAAACATTATGCTTGTTTTGGATAATTGTGATAGTTTAGGGAGTAAATGGAATGGGAAATTTTTAAACGAATACGCAATTGCATCTTCTCAATCTTTTTATCCAGCACATCATATTACCACTGGAGAGGGTGGAATGGTCTGTTCAGACAATTATGAAATCATAAAAACAGCAAGAAGTATAGCTTGGTGGGGAAGAGATTGTTCTTGTGTTGGATCTCAAAACATAATACCAAATGGAATATGTAAAAAAAGATTTGCAAAATGGCTTCCAGATTATGATAAAATTATAGATCACAAATATTTTTTTGTAAACTTAGGATATAATTTAAAACCATTAGATTTACAAGGATCAATTGGACAAGTTCAAATAAAAAAATTTGATGAAATTCACAAAAAACGTGTTAACAGTAAAAATAAAATACAAAAAATATTTGAAAAATATATTCCAGAAGCAAGAATAATAAACGAATTACCAAAAGCATCAACATCTTGGTTTGGAACTCCAGTAATTTGTGACAATTATGATTTTAAACAAAAACTTGTAACATATCTTGAAAAAAATAAAATACAAACAAGAAATTATTTTGCTGGAAACCTATTGTTACACCCCGCATACAAAGAATTTGGCGATTTTAAAGATTATCCAGTTGCAAATAGAGTTTTAGATGAAGTTTTTTTTGTTGGGGCCTCTCCACATTATAATGAAGAAATTTTTGGTTATTTCGAAACAGTTTTAAAAAATTTTAAAAATGAAAAGTAGATTAATTTTAGGAGATGGTCTTTTGGGGAGTCAAATTCACAAAATCACAAATTGGGATTTTATAAGTAGAAAAAAAAATAAAATTGATTTTAATAACATTCATTCATATTATGATTATTTAAATAACTATGAAGAAATAATTAACTGCATTGCAAATACAAACACATATTCTACAGACAAAGATTTAATGTGGAAAACAAATGTGGTCGGGCTTTCTGATTTGGTTGACACATGTTCAATTTGTAAAAAAAAGATTATTCATATTTCATCAGACTATATTTATTCCAATTCAATAGAGAATGCATCAGAAGAAGATGTTCCAGTGCATTGCGCAAACTGGTATGGATACACAAAACTCATAGGAGATGCATATGTTCAACTAAAAGCTGGTGAATATTTACTAATAAGAACTACACAAAAGAAAAAACCATTTACTCATGAATGTGCATTTATAAATCAAATTGGTAACTTTGATTATGTTGACAAAATAGCTCCAATAATAGTTGATTTAATTGAAAAAAATGCCACAGGAGTATTTAATGTTGGAACCGAATTAAAAACTATGATGGATTTAGCAAAACAAACTAAAAATGATGTTAAACCAGGAACTTATTTGTTTGATCCAACAATGCCTACAAATGTTTCTATGAATATTAATAAATTAAAAAATTTTTTAAAATAAAATAATATGTACAACAGCCAGCACCTACAAGATAAATATATGAATGAAAATATCTTTAAAAATAAAAGAAATGGTGTTTTTTTAGATATTGGAGCCAATGATGGAATTGCTATAAACAATACTTTGTTTTTTGAAAAAGAACTTGGATGGACTGGGATATGTATAGAACCCTATCCTTCTATTTTTGAAAAACTAAAAAATAATAGAAGTTGCATTTGTATCAATGGTTGTATTGCTAAAGAAACGAAAAAAGATATTTTTTTAGAGGTTTCAGGATATCCAGCAATGCTTAGCGGATTAAAGTCGGAATATTGTGAAAAGCATTTACAAAGAATAGATTATGAAATAGGATTGTTTGGGGGATCTAAAAAAGAAATAGAAGTTCAATGCTACAACATAAACGAAGTCTTAACACAACATAATATGTTTAATATTGATTTTTGCAGCTTAGATATAGAAGGTGGAGAGTTTAATGTTCTTCAAACAATAGATTTTGATAAAATAAACATACATGCTTTCAGTATAGAAAACGCATATAGTGAATCAAAATTTAAAAAATTTATGAAAACAAAAGGATATAAACTAATTGATGTATTAGAGTGTGATGATATATATGTTAAACAATAATTTTTAAAGCTATGTTAAATTTTTATGGTCAAGAAAGAAAAATTCTAGTTTATTGCGGAATCAATAACGGAGATGGTTTAATGGAAGAAATTAACGATTATGATATTATATATGGATTTGATGCAAATATTGATAAAGTAAAAATTTGTCAAGAAAGATTTAAATCTAACATGAAAAAAACTTTTAAATTCTTTAATTATGCCCTAACAGAAAATGATAATGAATTTATTAGATTTAATATATTTGAAAACTGGGATGCCTCTTCTACAATCGGAACAGTTAATCCAGAATATGGACATTTAAAAAACGAAAATGGAGTTTTACACAATTCGCCTATAAAATCAATAGAGGTAAAAACTATAAATTTGGGAAATTTTTTAAAAAAAATGGGCATAAAAAAAATTCACAAATTAGTCACTGACTTACAGGGATACGATTTAACGGTTTTAAAAACATTAAAAGAGTTTATCGATACTCAAAATATTGATATGATTAAAAGTGAAGTGGAATGGGATAAAACCCCTCCAATTCACATCAATTCACCTTCAAATAAATTTTCTGATTTTGAAAAACTTTTTGATGGAAAATACGAAAAATACTGGCATCTTCCAGAATCAGAAGAGTGGTGGGAAACTGATATGGTCTTTATTCCTAAAAAATAAGCATGAAACAAAAATATACAATACAACTTGTACAATTTAACAACAAATATGGTTCACAAGTTTATTTGCCTTATAGTGTTGGAGTATTATCAAGTTACGTATCAACAGATAAGTTTATATTAGATAAATTCGAATTTAAAGAATTTGTTTTTATTACAGAAAAATTACATGATTTAATTAAAAGAATAGGAAAAGTCGATATATTGGGAATTTCTTGTTATAATTGGAACTGGGCGTTAAGTTTAAAATTGGCCGAAGAGGTTAAAAAAAACAACCCAAGTTGTTTAATAATTTTAGGAGGTCCACAAGTTCCAAATGAAACATCTGATTTTTTTAAAAAAAATCCATTTATTGATATTACAGTTCATGGAGAAGGAGAAAAAACTTTCTATGAAATATTAAAAAATTATTCACAATCTAATTTTGAAACTCTTAAGCATATTTCTGGAACTACATTCTATGATAGAAAAAACGATGAGGTTGTAAAATCGCTTCAAAGGAATTTTATTGAAGACTTAAGTAGTATGCAATCTCCATATCTAGATGGAACATTTGATGATTTGTTAAATAACAAAAAATATGCTTGGATGATAATTTGGGAAACAAACCGTGGATGTCCTTTTAAATGTTCTTTTTGTGATTGGGGTTCTGCCACTAAATCTAAAATTAGAAAGTTTGACAATGACAGATTGATAAAAGAATTAGATTACTTTGCAGAAAAAAAAATAGAACTTATATTTGGAGCAGATGCTAATTTTGGAATCTTCAAAAGAGATAAAGATTATGCAATTAAAATGACACAGAATAAAAAAAAATATGGATATCCAAAACAATTTAGAGTTTGCTTTACTAAAAATTCAACAGATAAAGTTTTTGAATTGTCTAAAATCTTTGATGATGCTGGAATGAATAAGGGAATATCGATAAGTATGCAATCGCTAAACGAACAGGCATTGGTTAACATACAAAGAACAAATATTAAAATGGAATTTTTTAATGAATTACAAAAAAAATATACTACAAATGGACTTATAACATATACTGAATTGATATTACCACTTCCAGGAGAAACTTATGATTCTTTTGTAGAAGGAATAGATTCTTTATTAAATAACTCACAACATTCTGGTATAGTTGTATATAACTGTGTTATAATGCCAAATGCAAAAATGGGAGATAAAAATTACCAGCAAGAATTTGGATTGAAAAATGTTGAAATTCCAATATTTCAAGCACATTCTGATTTTAAGGATTCAAGTTGTATTATAGAAAAAGAAGAAATTGTTGTTGAAACAAAAACTATGAATAAATATGATTACATTAGATCATTTAAATATAGTTGGATAATTCAAAGCATGCACACTCTAGGAATGTTGCAAGTTGTTTCTATAATATTTAAATATCATTTTGGAATTAAATATTCAGAATTTTATAGTAGTATTATAAAATATGGAGAAGACAATCCTTGTACAATTATTGGAAAAGAATTAAAAAAGATTGATACATTATTAAACGGGGTACTATCTGGAAGTGGATTTGATCAGGAAGTTCCTGGGTTTGAATCTGTGTCTTGGCCTCCAGAAGAAGCTACATATTTGAGAGTATCAGAGAAAATTGATGACTTTTATTTTGAAATAAAAAAATTTTTACAAAGTAAGTATAAAAATTTATTTATAGATAACAAAGTTTTATCTGATGTTTTCGATTACCAAAAAGCCAGAAGTGTGAGATTTGATAATCAAGATTCACAAAGCATTTTGTTGTCTTATGATATACATAACTTTTTTGAAAACTGTAGAGCTGGAATTATCGATGAACTTAAAAAAACAAAAATGAACTTAATAACAAATCCAAAAATGAGTTTTACGGATAAAAAAGAATTTTCAAGAGAAATTGTTTGGTATGGAAGAAAGGGTGGAAAATTCTTTCATCCAATTAAAAATAAAATTGATATAAAATGAAGCAAATTATAAATTCTTACACATATCCAGATTGGCCAAACATAGAGGTTGATTATAAAAAAAAAATTAGATATTTTGTTGATGGGTTCCATGGATATAATCCATCTGAAGATAGCTTTAAAGTCCTACATATAAAAGAGGCAGAAGCTATATGTAAATTAAGAGAAGAAGTTATAAAAAATCAAGAAAAATTTGATGTCATAATAACTTTTGATGAAGAAATTTTAAAAAATTGCAAAAACTCTTATTTTTTCCCATTTGGAACAACTTGGGTCCACAAATACTCATTTATAGAAAAAAGATTTCAAATTTCAAACATCACTGGACATAAAGAAATAACAGAAGGCCATATTTTAAGAAAAAAAATACACTATAAACAAACAAAAATTTCTAATCCAACCGATTTTTACATAAGTAAACATTTAGGTGTAGAAAATTTTAATAATAACAAAATTCTTGGAGATTTAAAAGAGCCTTTATTTGATTCTCAATTTCACATTTGTATAGAAAACTCAAAACAAAAAAACTATTTTACTGAAAAAATAATGGATTGTTTTGTAACCAAAACAGTTCCTATATATTGGGGATGTCCAAATATAAAAGATTTTTTTGACACAAGCTCAATCATCATAGTCAATGATTTTAAGGAAATTATTGATGTTTGTAACAGTTTGACTTCTGAAAGTTATAAAAAAATGCTTCCTGGAATAGAAAAAAATTTGATTTTATCAAAAAATTATATAGATTTAGTTAGAAATATCAAGAAATTATTAATAGAAAAAATTTTATTATGAAAGCAATAGTAACAGGAGCAAATGGTCTTTTGGGATCAGCATTGAAAAAACAACTTGGAGAAGATCATATTTATCACACAAGACAACAGTGTGACCTACTAAGAATAAACGAAATAAATCAATATTTTTACCATATAAACGAAACAGAGCATCCAGACACACTCATACACTGTGCCGCAAAGGTTGGTGGGGTGCAAGCCAATATAAATGATAATAGTGGATTCTTTTTACAAAATCTTTTTATAAACAACAATGTAATCGGGACTGCAATTGTTTATGAATACAAAAACGTTGTAAACATATTGTCAACCTGTGTATTTCCTGACAAAGAAGTGATATATCCATTAACGGCAAACCAAATAGACAATGGAAAACCACATCCATCTAATCACGGCTATTCTTATGCAAAAAGACTTTTGTATTATTCAACAAAATACGCAAGAGAAATAACTGGAAATAATTGGATTTCTATTATACCGACCAACATCTATGGTGAACAAGATAATTTTAATTTAGAAAACGGACACTTAATGCCAGCTTTAATTAATAAAGCACACACAGCATCAAAATTAAATCAAGATTTTGTTGTTTGGGGAGATGGAACACCATTAAGACAATTTATATATTCAGAAGATTTGGCAAAAATAATTTTATGGGCCATTGATAATTGGAAATCTGGAACCCCAATGATGGCTGTAAATGAAAAAGAATATTCAATTAAAGACATTGTTAACATTATAGCAGACAGATTTAAAATTTCACAAGAAAGAATTAAATTTGACATTACAAAACCAAATGGACAATTTAGAAAACCAGCAAAACCTGATGTTCCTGCAGATTTTAAATTTACACCGTTGGATGAAGGAATAAATAAAACAATTGATTGGTATTTAAAAAACATAAACAATGCTAGAAAATAATATGAAAAAAATTACATTAGTAAGCGACACAATAAACAAAGATGACGTTAATGCAATAATAGAATGGTTAAAACAAGATCCAACTCCTAAATTAACAAAAGGCGATTTGACCATTTTGCTAGAAAAAAGATGGGCAGAAAAAGTTGGTACAAAACATTCTATATTTGTTAATTCTGGTTCTTCTGCTATTTTATTATTACTTGCAGCACTCAAGGAAACTGGAAAGTATAGTAATAAAATTGTTTGTCCAGCTCTTAGTTGGATAACAGATGTTAGCACTCCAATCTTATTAGGTTTTGATCCAATATTGTGTGATTGTAACTTGGAAGATTTGTCTTGTGATCTAAATGAGTTGGAAAATATATTTAAAAAAAACCAAAGTGACAAACCAATGCTTTTTATTTCTGTTTCTACTTTAGGAATAGTTCCAAAAATTAATGAATTACTTTGTTTATGTAAAAAGTATAACGTAGAACTAATAGAAGACAATTGTGAAAGCATGGGTTCCACTTACGAAAACAAGATGCTTGGATCGTTTGGCCTTGCATCAGTGTATAGTATGTACTTCGGTCACCACATATCAACAATAGAGGGTGGGTTTATTAATACAAGCGACGAAGAATTAAATACAATTTTACTTTCAATGAGAAGTCATGGATGGAATAGAGATTTGTCATATGAAGCAAAACAAAGTTTAAAAAAAGAATGGAATACATCTGACTTTGATGAGTTGTATTGCTTTTATTATCCAGGACTTAATCTTAGATCAACCGATCTTCAAGCGTTTATTGGATTAAGAGCAATAGAAAAACTTGATTTTTATAGCTTAATGAGAAATAAAAATTTTTTTTACTACCAAAAGACAATAAAAAACAATGAACTTAAAATAGAAAAAAGAGAAAACTCATTTATATCAAATCTTGGTTATCCAGTTTTAAATAAAAATAGAAATTTAATTGCAAAAGAGTTACAAAAAAACAATATAGAATCAAGACCATTAATAGCAGGCTCAATAGCAAACAAACCGTTCTGGATTAAAAAGTATGGTAGATCATCTTTTACAAATGCAGATAAAGTTGATAAATTTGGTTTGTATTTGCCTAATCACCACGATTTATTAGAATGCGATATAGAAACTATAGCAAATATTATTAATAAATTTTAAAAAGTGTTTTATTATTGGATTTGATGGTTTAAAAATTTTTTACTATATAAAAACAAAAAATACAAAATAGAATTATGAAAAAAATCGCATTTTGCACAGGAATAAATGGACAGGATGGAAGTTATCTATCTGAAATGTTGTTAGAGAAAGGATATGAAGTTCATGGAATGATTAGAAGGAGCAGTTCTTTTAATACAAAAAAGATAGACCACATTTATGATAAGTTAAAATTACATTTTGGAGACGTAACAGATCCGTTGGTTATTTCAGCTTTAATTTCAAAAATACAACCAGATGAAATTTATAATCTAGCAGCTCAATCACACGTTAAGGTTTCTTTTGAAATACCGTATTATACAGGACAAGTAGATGCAATTGGAACATTAAACATACTTGAGGCCATTAAAAACCATTGTCCAAAAGCTAAGTTTTATCAAGCTTCTACATCTGAATTGTATGGAAAGGTTCAAGAAATTCCACAAAAAGAAACGACTCCGTTTTATCCAAGAAGCCCCTATGGTGTTGCAAAGCTTTATGGTTATTGGATTGTTAAAAATTACAGAGAAGCTTATGGGGTGTTTGCTTGTAACGGAATATTGTTTAATCACGAATCTCCTAAAAGAGGACTTACTTTTGTTACAAGAAAAATAACATCAGAGCTTGTAAAAATAAAACATGGAGAGAAAAAAACCCTTCTCCTCGGAAATTTGGATGCAAAAAGAGATTGGGGACACGCAAAAGAATATGTAGAAGGAATGTGGAGAATGCTTCAATTAGATGAACCAGAAGACTTTGTTTTAGCAACTGGAAAGGCATATTCTGTTAGACATTTTATTGAAGTTGCTACAGAATATCTTGGATATGAAATTGAGTGGATAGGAGATGGAATAGATGAAAAGGGATATGATAAAAAAACTGGACAATTATTAATTGAAATTGATCCAAAATATTTTAGACCATCAGAGGTTGATTTTTTACTTGGTGATGCAACAAAAGCAAAAGAAATATTGGGCTGGGAACCAAAAATTCACTTTAATGAACTAATTATAGACATACTAAAGGGAGACATTGAACAGTATGAAAAATTTGGAAAAATAGAATAAATTTTGCATTATTGAATTTTTTTTTATATATTTGCAAAAAAACAAAACAAAGACTATGAAATTCAAAAACCTAAAACAGACAGATATTGATTATGCACGTAGAATCTACAAAGATAAATCAATGACTTTTCAACAGAGAATGAATATTTTAACAGATTATTTCGAAAAAGATGAACGAACAATTCGCAGATGGTTTTCAAAAAAATTAGAAGGTTTTAAAGAAAAAGAAGATATAGTTGTAGAAAGCGAACATTTTAAATTAGCAAAATTAGCACAAATTGATAAAGGGAGAAAATATTATTTAATTTCATCTGCTCAAAACAACACCCTTCCAAATGCAGAATTTATAAAAAACATAGAGGCATATAGTAATTTTTTAAAAGGACAATTAATTCTCGTTCCATATAGATACAAAAATCCAACATCAATATTTTCAAAAGCAGATAAAGAAAGTGAGTTTTGGCATCCGAGTCTTGTTAAATATTTGAACGCAAACAGAATAGATTTAAATTCAAAGTTAACTGTTCTTGGAGACATTAAAATTCAGCCTACAAATTCTGATCCATTGCGAGGAATTCAAGGTATAAGCTCTAAAAAAAGTTGTATTTTGGCACATCCATCAATACATTTTAAAACTATGCATGTTTTAGAAGGATATGATAAAAAATTCATGATGACAACTGGCTCTGTAACAAAAGAAAACTATACTGACACTCTATTAGGAAAAAAAGGATCATTTAATCACACATATTCGTTTGTAATTGTAGAAATTGTTAATGAAGATAAATTTTATTGTAGACAAGTTACGGCAAATTCATCTGGATCTTTTACAGACCTTCATTTTAAAGTTTCTAATGGAGAAGTGAAAAAAATAAATAGTTGTGGTGCTGTTGTGTTTGGAGACATTCATTCGGGTGACCACAACAAAAAAGTTGTAGACTGTGGTATGGAATTGTGTAAAAAAATAAACCCCGAACACATTGTTCTTCACGATTTGTTTAATGCTAAATCCATAAATCATCACGAATTTAACAATCCTTTTATTCAATATGAATTGGAAAAAGAAAATAAAAATTCTTTGAAAAAAGAAATAGACGAGATGCTAAATTGGCTTGAACAATTAAATAAATTTAATGTTGTTGTTGTAAAAAGCAATCATGATGATTTTGTATCAACATGGTTAATGCAAGATTGGCGCAAAATGAGCACCTGTAAAAATTCAATAGAATATGTAAAATTTGCATCAATATTATTAGAAGGAAAAGCAAAAAACGGAATTATTCCTTACTTAATAAATGAAAAATTTCCTAAAATCAAATGTTTAACGGCAAATGATAGTTTTATTGTTAATTCTTGGGAGCTTGCGCAACACAGTTCTGTTGGAAGTTCGGGAACAAGAGGGTCTTTAAATTCTTATAGTTCTTTAAGTATAAAATGTGTATTGGGACACGGGCATACGGCCACTAGAAAAATGGGTACTATAATGGTTGGAACATTTACCAATTTACGTGTTGGATATAATAATGGCCCTAGCAACTGGGTAAACTCTTTAGTAATCATTCACAATGACAAAAAAGCACAATTAATTATAATGGACGAGGATGGAAAATTTACTACTTTGAAATAATATTAGCCTTTAACAACATTTCTTCTATATTTTCATTATATTTTATAACTACAAGTAAAATTTTGTTGTTTTTACAATATTCCATTTTTATTTTATCTCTTTTTTGCTGAGATTTAAACATTTTTTCTCCACCAAACCATTCAATGGGTTCATAGTGTTGTATTCCATGAAATTCTATGCAAATTTTTTTGTCTAACAAATAAAAATCAAAAGGAAGTGTATATTTATCATAACAATCGATAAATCTTTTTTGCTGTTTAAAACAAATACCAAATTTAAGCAACATGAATTTAATTTGTGTTTCTCCAGTAGGTTCTTTACAAATTGGACACCCTTTTCTTCGAAGGTGATTGTTTGGAGTCTGTAAAAATAAACCATGTTTATTACAAACTATACTTACTTTAATGTTGTCCCCTTTGTATTCTACAAAATCATAATTATATTTATTGCCATGAATTTTTTCAAATTGCTTTATTAAAAAATCTGTTTTATTAACAGCATTGTGTTTAGTACATTTTACATGATAATTATAAGGTAATATAAGGTGTTCTGTGTTATAATCTTTATTTATAATAGTTATTTTTGTATTGGCATTAATATAATTTATTTTTGAATAATCATATTTATCTCCATGAATATTTTTAAATCTTTTAATTATATCATTATTTGAGTAATTAAAGTGTCTTCCATTACATTTTGGACATCCACTACCAAACATGTGACTTCCTGGCGTTTGTTTAAAATCTCCATGAAGTTTACATGTAATGATTATTTTTGTTTTTTCATCTTTATAAGTTACTTTTGAATAATCATATTTTTCTCCGTGCTTTTTAACAAATCTTTTTATTAAAACATCTAATGGGATTTTAAATTTATCAAATGCACATTTTTTACATATGCATCCATTTATGTGATCATGCGCTATTTGTAAAAATTCTCCATGTGTTGGACACACTATTTTTACTTTTGTGTGATTATTTATATATTCAACTAAACCATAATCATATTTATCTCCATGTACAAATTTAGCTTTTTCTACAAATTCTTGTGTTGTTAATTTTTTAGGCATATCATTTATTTTTAACCTGATTAAAATGTTCAATTAACAACCATTCAATAAACTTAGACTTATTTTTTATTTCCTCTAAATGAATATATAATTCATTAGGTATTCTTACAGCAATTGTCTGTTTCTGCTTTTCTAAATTTATTTTTCTTCTTCCCATAATAAATAATTTTTAGTGTTTATTATAAATAGAAGAAAAAAATAAAAACAGAACAGGTCGTGTAAATTATTTTTTGTTTTTTTCTATATATTCTTTTAACAATCGTATTATCAACTTACTACGATTATAATCGCCATCATCTAATTTTTTTATAATTTCTGGAGGAAGCGTTATGCTTAATTTTATTGATTTGTCTTTCATAGTTTTTCTTTTTTTTAAATATAATCAAAAAAATTATAAATACAAAAAATTTTTTTTTAAAAAAAACCTTTACTATTGTAGAGGCTTTTTTTATATTATGTGCATAAAATAAAAAAAAATGTACTTAAAAAATGAAATAAATTGGTACGATTCTGGGCTGATAGATGGAATACATTCAGACAAAATGAAAGATAAAGTTATAAGGTCTTTTAATGTAGCCAGGGAATTAATACTTGAAAATAATTCTAACAAAAAACTTCCACAATTAAGGGAGTGTGTGAATGTAGTTGTCTTCCCAATAATACGAAGATGTTTATATGTAAACGACTCAGAACTCAGTTGTATTAAAGATGAGGAATTTGAATTTGATAGAGAAAAAATGAATTCTTTTTTATGGATGATAAGTGATCTTTCTGATATATATTTAATAGAGAAGCATTTTAGAACTTTAGATGCTCAGGCGGAAATATGCTCTCATCTGTGTACATTGTATGTTGCTGAGCAAAACAACACATTTAGAACTCAACAAAGATTAATTAAGAAACAAATAAACTAACTAACATGAAAAAATTAGGAATTTCAATTGATGGTGTTATCAGAAACTATCTTGATGCTTTTGACAAGCAATATCGAAAACATTTCATTCACAACGAAAGCATTGTAGAAATGAATGAAGAATTTCAATACAAAGAACCAACGGAACAAGATTTTGAAGAAAAGACAAAACAAATAGAAGCAAGAATAAAAGAATTAATATCATTGCCTGTTGATTCTCCAGATTTGTTAAATCATTATCAATTTAAAGAAATAAAAGAATTCGAAACTGAAAACGCATTTAAGCCAGAGGAAGAAAATGTTATTTTTGAAAATTTTAAATCATTTGAGAACAAAATTTTAACACCCCAAGAAGCTTTAAATCAATTTATGTATGAAAAACATCCATTTAGAATCTTTGGAGATTCAGAAGAATATCAAAATGCAATGAGTCATTTTAACAGAATTCAGGCTTATGGATTACAAAAAGGGTTATTTGAAACTGTTTTAATTACTGATTTAAAAGCATCTGCAATATCTGCAAACTATTTCTTTCTACACAGAACTGGATGTAGAGCAAGAAATGTACAAATAGCAAAAGATGATGCCGACAAATGGAATTATTGTGATATTTTGGTGGATGCATCTCCATTGGCAATTCAAGCAAAACCAGAAGGAAAAACATCAATTAAAATTGATAGATTATACAATCAATATGATGAGGCCGATTATACACTTAAACATTTAAAAGATTTAAACAACGAAATGTTACTAAAAAAATTATTTGAATAAAAATTATGAAAAAGAAAATTAAAAATTCTGTAAAAACAGAAATGAAAAACATGGTTCAAAAAGAATTGTCAAGAATCATGGCAAAACAAATCTCAAACGAAGACTTTTTTAAAGAAATGGTACAAGAAGTTATAAGTGACTTTTATGAAGTAGAAAAAGAAGAGATAAAAGAAAAAACAAGTTATGATTCAATTAAAGAGTTTGGAAGAGATAAGGCTAGTGTTATTAATGATATTATGGAAGGAAAATATAGAGAAGATTTTTCTAAAATAATAAACAAAGATATTAATAAAAACAAAACCGAAGTTTGCTTTGATCCAATTTCTCAGTTAAAAACAAGAGTTTCAAACTCTAAGATTGAATTAACTCCAGAACAAATGAATGTTTTATTTGGAAAAAGAAAAGAAAATTCAGAACCTGAAATAGAAAATAAATTACTTTTTTCGCAACCAAACCCACATAATCTTAACATTTTAAAAAACATAAATGGAGAACAAGCAATTCAAGATTATGAAAGGATTCAATACACAAAAGAGGTTATAAAAGATTTGTTTGATTATATTGAAAAAAACAAATCTCACTTGAAAGCTATACATGAACAAATGCATATAAACAATAAATCTGTTGAAATATATAAAATTCAAAACGAAGCTGAAAAAGATTTGATAAATGATTTTAGAATATATAAAACTTTTTCCACAAGAATAAATCCAGAATATTTTTCTTTTGAAGTAGAAATTAAAACAAGTGAAATAACAAAACAGAAAATTATTGCTTTAAAAAACGTAGTAATGAAAAGTGTTGATATTTCTGATGGAGTTATTGGAGCAGAAGATGCAGAAAAATTGTTAGAAATAGCTCAGGACATTTATTCTAACACTACAATTAAACCGCTTTCTCAAACAGAACCAATTACAAAAGAAGAAATTCTTGTAACAAAAAAATTAAAAAATAAAAAAAAACAAATAAAAGTAAAAAAATAAAATAACCATTTATTTTATTTTTAAAAATAAGTATAATTTATTTAAATAATTGTAAAAAAATTAATATGGAAAAAGAAGTTATTGATAACACACAGATTGATCACAACACATTAGTTCAATCTGTAATTGAAAAAGTAAGAAATAATGAATCAAAATATTATTTCTATTGTCCTGCATTAAATTCTCCCAGTGGCGGAATTAGTGTTTTGATAAAATTGGCAAAAATATTAAAAGACGGGGGATATAATTCTAAAATCGTTTTTGAACCAAGACAAGATCAAAAGGCATCTTATGAAGAATCAAGAAAACAAAATAAACAAGTTGTAATATTTGAAAAATTTAACCCAACATGGTTAGATTTTGATTATTCAGATGTTGAATTTATTCCACTTGGAGATAAAGATATTGTTTATAATGATGGAACAAAACAGGCGTGTTTACCTTTGAATGTTAATCCTGAAGATTTTTTTATAATTCCAGAAGGGTTTCCAAATGTAATGAAAAAAACTGCACAAGTAGCTTGTAAAAAAATTGTTTTAGCACAAAGTTGGTTTTATGTTCTTAATGCCTTAAATACTGGAGAAACATGGCAAGGAATGGGTGTTTTTGATGTAATTTCAGTATCAGATGCAATTACAGAATATTTAAATACAGTTATGCCTGGTTTAAGAATTAAAAACTTTTCACAAGGAATCAATAGAAAGATTTTCCGTGTTCCTGGAAAAAAATCCTCTAAATATCCAATGATTGGATTTACTGGAAACAGAGGTCAAGAAAATCAAATGAAAACATTTAACATTATAAAAACATTTCAAGCTTTTTATCCACACTTAAGGTGGGTTAGGTTTATTCAATTAAGTGGATTGTCCAAAAAAGAATTTGCAGAAAGATTACAAAGTTGCGCATTTGTTTTGTATACAGATGATGTTGCTGGATTTGGAACCCTCCCTCTTGAATCAATGGCATCTGGAACTCATGTTGTAGGATGGAATTCATATGGTGGAAAAGAGTATGTAACACAAGATAATGGATTTTGGACTGTTAATGGAGATATTTTCCAGACAGCAGAAATTCTAGGTGTTGCCGTTGATAAATGGTTAAATGGAGAATTAGATGTCAACGAAATTCAAGAGTCTTATGAAAAAACTCTCGAAAGATATACAGAAGATGGAGAAAAAGAAGGCTTTTTAAATATTATTAACGAATATAAAAATGAAAGAATCAATGAACTTGAAGGACTTAAAAAACAGTAACATACTTGTCTCTATATTTATAGACGACTTAAGTAATTTAATCACATTAGAAGAAACTCTTTATAGTGTTTCTAAACAAAGTCATAATGTGGATTTATTAGTGTTGCACTCAGAAGATTTTTCTGAAGAACAACTTAATTTATTAAAAAATGCACTTAACAATCCTAAACTTATTTTAAGAAAGAAAAATCAACAAGGGTTGTTAGAGGAACAAATATTAGAAACTGATGGAAGAGTAAATTATTTTCTAAAATCATCTAGTATTAATAATTTTCCAAAAATTTTTAATGAAACATTTAATATTGCTTTAGAAAATGAATATGAATTCTTTTCTGCAATAGAACCAAACGATGTTGTTGGGTTAAACTGGTTTTTGCAAGCAAACTTATATGCAATTGAAAATGAAAATATTTCAATTTTTTTCCCAATCATTAGAAATACAGTAAATGGAATTTTCAATGGTCTACTTAATGAAGCTCCTTGGGCTGAGGGACTCTCAGAAGAAGCTGGAAAAGTAGATATTAATCTTTTAAACCGCTTTAATTGTATGGTTCCTATTGGTACAATGTTTAGAGTAAGTGGGATTAAAGAATATAGCGAACAAAAAGAAGATGGAAAATATTACCCATTCAAAGAAAGTATAAAAATTAGTCATTATTATGAGTTTTTAATGAGAATGGTATATAATGATGTAAAAGCAATGTGTGTTCCAAGAATTGGATATGAATTTAAAGCAAAAAACAGTGACGTTTTCAAACACATATATTGTAAAATTCCAGGTAATATTTCACAAATTCCAATAGAAAAAGGAGGAATAACTCCAGCTGAAGGAAAGTTTTGGATGGATTTAGCTAAAAAAGAATATTTCTTTGATGAAGATAGAAATAAAGTCTATGAAGAAGAAAAACAGTAAAAAGAATAAAAAACAAAGTTTTGATAAACAAAATGAAAATGGAGTTTTGTTTTCTTTAAGTGAAGAGTGTGATGGAAGGTTAAAAATTGAAGACACTCTAAGCCCAGAGGATTCAGCTTTATTAAATGAAGAAATTGAAGATGAACTTTCTGAAGTAATCACTGAAGTCAAAGAATTAGCTCTTGATGAAAAAAGTATTAAAACCTATTGGACAGATGATACTGAAACTGGAATTATTGATTTTCTTTATTTAAACGAGTTCTTTTACGAAAATAGAATAAAAGAAGAACACGAAGAAGCAGAAAAAGAAAAAAGAGTTGTAAATAAATTTTATTGCAATGAAATGCAAAGAAGAAAAGATGAAGTTTTACAAATTGTAGATCGTGCAGAACAAAGAGAGAAAATTTTTAGAAATAAAATAGAAACTCCGCTAAAAAAGCTGGTAGAGAATATTCTTTTTAACTACAGACTTTTTCTTCCAGACACAGACGCAAGAACACAACAAAAGGACTGTTTCACTTTTTTATATCTTAAATTTTCAAATTTTAATCCATGGAGAAAAACAAAATCATTTTCTTATTTTGGAACCATAGCAAAACATTATTTTCTTGGAAACAAAAAAGAATATTCAAAAAGTGTAAAAATTCTTTATGATTATGATTCTAATAAAGAAGAAGCCGACAATAAAAAAATAGAAGATCCAAAACCATATGTAAAAGAAGATGTATCGTTAGACCTATTTAATTTTATTATTAATTCAATAGAAACAGAGTTAAATAAAAGTTCGTTGTCAAAAAATGATCAAAAAGTTGGTGATGCTATTATACAAATATTTAAAAATCATGAAATATTAGGAGTTTACAATAAAAATCAAGTTTATCAACTGATCAAAGAAAATACTGGACTAGAAACAAAAGATATAACTTATTCCTTGCATAGATTTAGAATAGTCTATAAAGTTTTAAAACAAGATTTTGTGCAAAAAAGAGAAGATTGATTTTTTTTTAGCCACATATTTATAAAAAAATAATAGTTATGGCTGAAAAATTAGAAATTTCAAAAGATGGGTATCTAAATTTAATAGAGAAAGTTTTCAAAAACAAACTTGAAGAAAGAGAACTTGCTTTAGATAGATACAGAAAAGCTGATGACCAAATGGAAACCGCAGAGCAGTTTGTGTTAATGGGAAAAAATGCTGTTGCATTTTTAAATTTAGCTTCAGTTTCAACAAATGACTTAGCAACTCTAGCTAAGGAAATTAAAAGTATTGTTTATAAAGATGAAATAACTGGAGATATAAATGTTAATCTTCCAGATAGTTGGAAAGACGCTATTTCTGACAGAATTGAGGAAGTGGAAAAAACAAGAAACAAAAGAGTTATTACAGAAACAGATAACGAAGAAAAATAATGGCATACACAGTACCATTAGATCAACCATTAAGTGAAAGCCAAGCAAAGTTGATTTCCCAAATGGGAACAATGAAAAACTTAGCAGACATACCTTTTTTGAAAAAATTTAAAATCAAAAAAGAAGATGGGGTATCTATGTTTGATTATATGATAAAAGTATTGAGATCGATGGGTATTGATCCACAGTTAATATTAACTGCATTTCTTAATGAATTATTTAGAACAGAAAAGCTCATATCGTTAATATTACAAGGAATGGCCCAATTGTGTACAGCAATGAAAATTAAGTTAGATTCAAATAATACGACATTTATTATGCCGCCTGGAAGTTTAACTTCAGATCAAAAAAAAGAATTGTCAAAAATAAACTATAATTGGTTAAACTCTGGAATTATAAAAAGCTCTTTGTCTATAGTAGTTGAAGCTCTTAAAACAAGAATTTTACAAGAACTTATGGTTTTGATTTTTGGAAAACCAAAAAAAGCCAACACTGGGGAAAATGAACTAGTAAATAGCGATGAAAGAATGAGTGATCTTATTGATGAAGCTACTTGTGGAGGAGATCAAATTTTTAGTTTATCAAGTCCAGCAAACATAAACTATGGAGAAGTGGAATATAATAAATTAAAAAAACTAGAACAGATACAAAACGGAAATCTTTCATTTCAAATTACTTGCCAAGGTGTAAACATTAGTATACCAGACGATCCAATGTATTTATTTAAAACAGCTCCACCAGGATTGCCTGGAGGAGAAACTGTAACTCCACAAGAAGCTATGTCTAATGTCTTTAGTTTTACTCAAAATCAAATTCAGAAAAAAACATCTGGAGACAGCAGTTTGTCAAATGCAAAAACAGGATCGAAAAGTTTTATTCAAAAATTTTTAGAGACACTAATTTCATCTATAACTTGTTTATTAAAACCATTTTTCGTGGGAGTTATTGGTACAGTTCCTGGAGAAGCTAATGGTGTTGCTGGAGATGCATATGTAATGTTGATGAATGGATTGATGGGGTATTTAGTCGGTATGCCAAATTCCCCAGTTCCACCAACATTTAAAACTGATTGTTACCCAGCATCAAGTTGTGAAATTACAAAAGGTGGATATGATAAAAACAATCTAACGGAAGTGCAAAAAAAGAAAGTTTCTTTAATGATTATATTATGTAACTTAATATTGAATATGGCGATAGGTTTTATTTTGGCATATGTTATTGAAAAAGTTAAAAAATTAATTAAAAAATATATAGCTAAAAGAGCCCAGGAAAAAATGAAAAGAAAGACAGAAAAAATGAAAGCTAATTATGATATAAAATATGGTGGTGCACAAAGAAAAAAAGCACAAAAATCAGCAACACAAGTGGCGCTTTTAAAAGTTGTGCAACCAGCTTTGCAACCATCAGAAAACACAATTGAATTACCGTTTAACGTTTAATTTTTATTATGGCACTCCCATTTATAGATATAGACCCAAGTTTAAACATAGCAGATGAAGTATCAGAATTGCTCTTGACTTTTATTAGCGATTCCTTTGAATTCAATAGAAATTTAACTGTTTATGAAATTTTAGCACAAAAAACAAGATCAGGATTAAATTCTGAAGTTATATCAAATGCTATTATATCTAGATTTGATTCCATTGGAATACCACGTGGCCCACTTGTAAATGGAGCTCCGAATGTTATGGAATTATTAGTTGTTGCCATATGTGAAGAGTTGGTAGATTCAATACAAAATGATATGAGAGTTGATATTGGTATTTTTCCAGGAGGAACTGTAAATGCTAATGGAGCAAATGCAGGAGGGCCTGTTGCATCTATTGGAACAACTATTAATGCCCAAGAGGGAATTGGAGTTGCAAATTAATATGGAAGAAAATAAAAAAAATAAAAAAGATTTACTTGAGTATGCTCAAAAAATGGCAGAAAAACATGCTGAATTAAAATCAATAGTCATAAGCATGCTTGATGAAATGGATAAAATTGAATTGGAATATTTAAAAACTATTGAAGAAATTAAAAAAAATTAACAAATGGGCGGAGCAAGTGGTTTAGATATTTTATCGCAAAGCGGTTTACAACAATCTGGAATAGGAGATTACAGTGGTTCTTTAGCAAATAATAGAACTGTTTGGCCTGCTATTGTTGTTCCATTTGGAACCAATGATAATTCTGAACAGAACAGAATAAGAGTTAGAATAGTAAAACTAGATGAAAATGGAAATATTGTAGGAAAGATGTCAAGTAATGATGAAAATTATAATAATTACGCAGGAAAAGATCAAAATATACCAGACAACAAATTAGTTATATGTGTACCTCTTCTTCCAGAATTTTTTCACGTAAGGCCACAAGTGGGAGAAATGGTTTTTGTTATAATGGAAAATTCCAAAGAAAATTCAGGAACAAGATATTGGATAGGTCCAATTATTACATCAAAATTAAAATTAAATGGGCAACTTTATGAAGAATCTGTAAAAATATTTAACGAAACTACATTTATATCTAATAGAAAAATAGAAAGTTCTCAAGAATTAATGTCCATATTTCCACAAGATTCTGATGTTGCGATACAAGGAAGAAATGATGCAGATTTAATATTAAAAAACAGAGAAACATTACTTATTGCTGGAAAATTGAACAGAGAAAACTTTATTATAAATACAGAAACCCCATCGTATTTAAGATTAAAACAAGTTGATCAAATAAATAAAACAGAAATAAAAGAAAGTCCAAAAAAAATAACACATAACATTAATACGTTTTTAGAAATAGACACAAATGGAAGATTTGTGGGGACAATAGTTATAACAGAATTAAAAACAAACTTTCAATTAAAAAACGATAAAAACTCTTATTCAGTAAGAAAAATGACAATTGATTGGTTAGATTCAGAAATTAAAGCAGCAAAAGAAAAATATAAAACATGGAGCTTTACAACAACCATTCAAGAATATAAAAACTTACCAGCTAATTATAACATAAAAGCAACTCCAACTGCTACAACACCTCCTTCTACGACAAACAATCAAGATTTGCTAACAAAATTTTCTCAAGCAACTTTAGTGTCAACAAGCATCAACATGTATTCTCCAAGAGGAAAATTTAGGGGAAATGATTTAAAACCTTTTGAAAAAAACAAAGATTTAAAATCTTTTGGCGATTTTTCAGATTCACTTCATCCATCTATTTTTGGAGATGAGGCAGTTAGATTGTTTGACCTAATAATTAGGCTGTTGTTAACGCACTCACATCACCCACAAAAACCTTTGTTGCAAACTTCAATATCCGATGAGTTAAAAAAATACACAGTAGATGGTTGGTTACAAAATCTTTTATCTAATCACGTAAGGATTAATTAAAAAGGTTTTACCACACGCAAATCTATTCTTTCTGGCATTACTCTTTGGGTTCCAGCTTCGCTTATTTTAAAGCTTATTTGATAGGTTTGGTTATGTAGTAACCAGGAAGCATCTAAATCAAAATAATTGGTTTTACAGTCATCTAATACAGCTTGGTTGACCTCTGTCCATGGAACAACTTCTTCTTGATTGTTCATAATTATTCTGTATTGTAAAGAATAAGACGTAGACGGTTTACTTGTGCTAAAATTAACTCTTAAGTCACAATATATTCTTAATTTTTCATCTTGATGAACAATCATTCCTTGTTCTACCCCATATGTTTCTATTACATAATCATTAATTGAAGGTTTGGTAGCTGTAAAATAATTCTTTTGTATTTGAAAAGATTGTTCTATATTTTGATTATCATAAATACTAAAGCTTACATTTTTCCAGGTGTCAGTATATTTTTCTCCAGCTGTTGCTCCAGACATCCAAACATTAATGTAATATATTCCAGTAGAAAGTTGGTTTGGAATCAAATCAGAATAAATAACTGTATTCCCCTTTTTTATATCAACTGTTACAGCTGTTAAATTAACATTTGCAAAGTTATGCCCACTAAAAGCATAAAAAAATAGATTTGATGGCCTATTGTTTGAAACTTGCTTTCTATCGTCTTGAATTACTTGATTATAATTAACCTCCAAAAATGGTTTAAATGCTGAATTTGTTTTTTCTGTAAAAAACGAACAAATATATCTTGTGTCAGTACTTAATATTTCATAATCTCTTCTAAATGCGATTCCTAGACCGTAGTTTTGGGAACCGCCACTCAACCAATTTTTAACTATATCTGTTATGTCTACATCTATATCTTCGTTTCCTATGTCAAAATGTTGTGTAGTATAAAACGCTGTGGATGCAGTTGGGTTTTCATATACCCCTGGTTCATTCCAACTTACAGTAGAAGTTGCACTATTCCAATTAGAAACACCAGAAACTTGATAATTTCCAAACTGTCTTGCTACGTAAATTTCTTTTGTTAAATCATATCCTCTTCCTTCTTCCCAATATTTATTTATTGGGAAAAAAATTAAATCAAAAGAAGTTGCCACTTTTTTGAATAATACATCATATTCATATTCATCTTCAAGAGCCAAATCGCTTGGCTTTGAATTTTTTAGCTTTAATTTATATGAAGACACTAAAGATTCATTAATTTCTTTACTACTAAATTTTTGTTGTAAATCAGATAAATCAAAATTAAGTAAAAATCTGCTAATTGAATTTCTTTTACTTGGAGCAGTGTCAGTTCCTCCGCCACCATACCATAGGTCTGTTACAGAATTTTGTCCTGAATTTATACTGCTATATACTCCAGAAGCAATCGTATTGCTTTTTGATGGGTAGATTCTAAAAATTGACATTTTCTTTTTTTATTATAAATATCTCAGTTTATTATTTTTCACAAATGCTTAATGAAAAATATAAATGTTTATTTTTTTTTAAGCAATATTTATATTTAAACAAAACAATTATGCAATCATTAGGAATAAAGTTTCCGTTTACAGAAACATACAACGGAGGCGTAATCGGATATACAGAATTAGATACTGACGCTATAAGGTCTAATTTAACAGCATTTTTAACTTTAAAAAAGAGACAAAGGGTAATGAATAACAAACTTTATTCCCCGCTATATGATTACATTATGGAAATATGGGATCCGATAAGTGAATCTATTTTAACTGATGAGTTAAAAAAGAAGCTTACGGAATTTTTTCCAGAAATAAGTGTAAAAAAAATAAAATTTGAATTCGAAGAAGAATCAAATCTTTTACATTTATCTCTTTATTATATCATTAATGATTTAAAAATAGAAGACTCTGTTTCTGTAAGCATATATGTTCAATCTTAAAAAATTAAAAAATGGCAAATCTAAATTTAAACGCACAATTTACTCAGTCAATAGTTGGAATTAAACAAGTTAACTATCTAAGTAGAGATTTTCAAACCATAAGAACAGATTTAATTAATTATTTAAAAGCTTTTTTCCCAGATCAATGGCAAGATTTCAATGTTGCTTCCCCAGGTATGGCGCTTTTGGAATTAAATTCTTATGTTGGAGATTTACTTTCTTATTCAATTGATAAGAAATATAATGAACTTTTTATAGATGGAGTAACACAAAGAAGTTCTGTGTACAGAATGGCAAAAACATTTGGATTTAAGGTTCCAGGAGTTCGTCCTGCACTTACAATTGTAGACGTAATTGTAGAAGTTCCAACTACAGCAAATGGGCCCGATTATTCATATACACCAGTTTTAAGAACAGGACTTCAAATTGGAGGAGGGGGACAAACTTTTGAAACTGTTTATGATATCGATTTTTCTAGTGACTTTAGTGAAGACGGTAAAGCAAATAGAACAATACAACCAGTATTAAACGGAAACCAAGATCTTGTAAAATATAGAATTCTCAAAAGAGAAATGGTTAAAGCTGGAGTTTCAAAAATATTAAAAGTAGAAATTGTATCTGGAGAAGAAAAACCATTCATGCAAATTACACTTCCAGAAACAAATGTTTTGGAAATAGTTGATGTAATGGTAGAACCTGGGGTTGGATTAAATAAAACTCCTACATATGAAGATTTTCATGACAACTCAAAAAGATTCTGGGAAGTTGATTATTTAGCAACAGACAAAATTTTTGTTGAAGATGATAATGAACCATCAGTTAATGGAGTAAAAATAGGAAAATACTTACAGGTATCAAAAAGATTTATTAAAGAATTTATGTCTGATGGAACTTGTAAATTAACTTTTGGCGGGGGATCTGAAAATTATGATTCATATGAAGAATATTTAACAAATTTAACAAGTACAAGTTGTTGTGATATAACAACCAGCCTCAATGTATCTTCTTTACTTTTAAATCCATCATTAGGAGAAATGGTTCCTGGAAATTCAACGCTGTATATAAAATATAGAATTGGTGGAGGAATTTTAAGTAACGTGGGATCAAATGTTTTACAATCTGTTGGTAATGTAAAAGGGGTTATATTAGGATCTGATGCATCTATAAACCAATCAGTGTTATCTTCTATTAGAGCAAATAACCCAATTCCAGCTATAGGCGGAAGAGGTCTTCCTACTGTTAGTGAAATAAAGAATTTTATAGCTTCAAATTTTGCTTCACAAGATAGATGTGTTACCCTAGAAGATTACATTTCGAGATCATATCAAATACCTGGAAAGTTTGGTGCCCCATTTAGAATTCATGGAGAAGTGAATGATAATAAAGTTATCTTATATATACTAACTAAAGATGCAAATGGAAGATTAAACGCAACATCAACAGGGGAAGTTAAAAGAAATTTGGCAACTTATGTGATTCCATATAGAATGATTAATGATTTTATTGAAATTAATGATGGAAAATTTGTAAACATAGAAGTTCAAGCTGATTTATTTATAGATAAAACATATAATGGTAGCGAAGTAAAATTAAATTCTATATTAAAAATTAAAGACTTTTTTGATACAGATAATTGGCAAATGAATCAACATATATATGTTTCTCAATTAACAGACATTTTGAGAGAAATTCCTGGAGTAATAAACGTTGTTGATGTTAGATTTTATAATATTGAAAATGGTGCGTATTCATCTACTCTTTGTTCACAAGCTACTGGAGGGAGAACGGAAGATACTACAGCTGGGGTTTATAAAACTCAAATAGAATTTATAGACAATACTATATTTAGTACCCCACTTTCTATGTTCGAAGTGCGTTTCCCTGAAAAAGACATAAAAATCAGAATTGCTTAATAATCAAATAGTTACAACATAAAAACGGCAAAAAAATATAACTATTAACATGCAAGAAGAAATTTTAATAAATAGAAGCAGAACTGGTACGACAATTTATTTTTTTAACACAGACATCAATGAATATAATTATTCTGTTTCAACTGATCCTGCTGTTTTAAAATTTGGTACAACAGAAAGTGTTCCAATAGAGCTTGGGGTTTTTGATGGTGTTTTTTTATCTGCAAATCCAACTACTGTTTTGTGGAAAAGAAATACACAACAAAATAACATATTCAGTCCTGAAATAAGAATGGATTTTATATTAGACACACCTTATTCTCCACCTTCTGCCGATGATTTACTAACAAGAAGTTCTTATACAACTTTTTCAACAAACAATCACGTTTCTTTTGCATTAGATCATATTACAGGAAGAACTTTTTCTCAAGTCAATAATACAAAATTATCACAATCACAAAAAGATTCTATTACAAATAGATTTTTACAATCTATGAATTCTTTGTTTACTGCAGGAACAACTTCTTATGTGTTCTTTGAAGATATGCCAATTGATGATTTTTATGCAAACATTAAATTAGAAAGAAGTTTTGATGTTCTTAACACTTTAAATATTTACAACAAAGTAAGCGGAGAATATTCTTTAAGAGAATCTGCAACTGGAGTAGTTTTTGGTAAACTTGAGGCTGTTCAAAAATTAACCGACTCTGATGGTAATAAAATTAGAATTCCATTAAGAAATGTTCCAATTGGAATATTTAATTCATCAAATGATTTTGAAACCCCAAACTCATTAGATGCAGATGGAAATAGATTGAGATTAAACTTTAGACCTTTAGATTCAAGCGAAGATAATTATCCACGTGATCATTTAAATGAATATTTTAATATAGAAACTTCTACATTTGATAATAAATTTTTAAATGGAATTCCATTGGATGGTTTAAATATTCATCCAACTTTCAAAAATGTTGTTTATACAAATGAAAATGGAGAATTTTTCCTACATGATATAAGCGTTGGTGCACAAATATTGTTTTTTGAAGTTGACTTATTAAAACAAGGTTTAACAAAAGATGAAGTTGCTTTGAATTATTTTCCTTATCCACCTTCTTTTGAAAACTTTTCTATTGACACTATTCCTCATTATTTTTATAGAGCATTACCAATCGAAGTTGTTCCTTCGTGGGGAGAATTTGGACAAACTGGATATACACAAATAAATGTTTCGGTAAATTTAGATCTAAGAAAATGGTCAACATATATAATCCCGCCCGTTACATATAAGGGTTTTCCAATAGACTCTGCAGGATATCAAGATTATTCAAGGGCTCCTCTTATTGTACAGGTTAGAGATATGTCAAAATTTAACCAAAAAGTGGCTAGTGCACAAACCCCTGAAGAAAGATTAGAGACTTATCCTTCGAGACAAATTCAAATGGTTGAAATATTAGATATAATTGACAGAAGTGTTGAGCAACAATGGGATTTTGCAAATGAATTTTCTCAAATAAAAGATAAGGCTATTTTTCACACATACGGATATCATGCTATAAAACTTCCATCAAACATATATGATGATGCTGGATATAAAACTGACAAATTTGGAGATCCAATGTCTTCAAATACATCAACAAAAGGGGTTTGGTTGTGTGGATACCAACTTAAAATGTTTTTAACAAAAGAATCAGAATTGTATAGAACAACAAGCTTAGCACTCTCACATGATGCAAATGGTACTTGGTATGACAGAGACCATTTCCACTGCTGTTTAAATGAAGAAATACAAAACTACTACTCTTCTTCATATGATGCATATGAAAAAAGAGGAAGTGGAATCGGAATATTTCCATACGAAAAAGCCTGGGACAAAAATTACCCAGAAAGATATTCAATTCCTAAATGTCCAAAAGAAAAAACATATGTTGATTATTATCTAAATAATTACAGAGACAGAATAGAATGTCCAGAATTTCAAGATGGAGATTTAATTAAAGGAAATTCTATGATAAATCCTGGAATTAATGGCCAAAACTGGAATGGTTTTGGATTAAGTTGGAATGGTTGGATAGAACAGTATACAGATTTTTCAACAGATGTAATTGGAAGTGCTCCAACTTCTGGAATGTATAAATATGAACCAATTGGAATGGGTAAATATGGACAAAATCAATATTTTGGATGCTATGCTAGTGGATATTACAACGACATTGATTACATAATAGGGAAACACTCAGAAGTAAAAAATGCAGAAAACTATCAAAGATTAGAAGCTGGTTATGGATATTTTTTGTTTCCATCAAGCATGCCAAGAATTGTTCCAGTAATTACCGAATCATCAATTAGGGTTGATGGATTTTTACCAACAGAAGTAGATTCTACACACAGAAAACATGTTCAAAATTATTGTCAAACAACCATTGATGAATACGTTGATAATAGTACAACAGACCTTGGAATGTCTAAAAACTCTTTAAACTTAAAAGGAACTGCAAATCACATGATTTCTTTTAGTGTGTTAAACAACGGAAAAACTATTGCAATGGATTTATCTAAAAAACTAGGAACATTTCCTTTAATAAATGATAAATTAAATATTTATAGAATTATTGACAGTAAATATACAGTTTCTCATGATACTTTACAACCAACTATTCCAACTTTTACTTCTTTTGTTTTTGAAGAATTTAGAGTTACTAAAGAAAAAATTTACAAATCAGTATTGATACCATTTGTTAAATATGATTACAACAGAGTTATTCCAGAAGAAGAGCCTTTGTTAACAGATTCTGGGTCAATTAATCTTGATGTAGCTACTATTGAAATTTATAACACAGGAGATATTCCGCTTGTTCTTTTAATTCAATCAGAGGGCCAAGGTACTGATTTGGAAATAACTATTGAAGTAGGATTTAAAATAATTTTATATACTGGAGATGTTAATTTTATAGAAACAACAACAGATACACAAAAAATGATAGATGTAGTTATGAAAAAAATTAAAATATTAGCCAGTGGAAATAAAGATTATGACGAGGTAGATAATAGATATACAAACACATCTATAACTTTTAAATTTTCAGCCAGTTGGCCTGGAGAATATAATTGTTCTAAAGTAATAAGTATACCAATAAAAGATAAAGCTAATGTTAATTGCGTATTTCCAGCAAGTAATACTAAATATGATATTGAAAGTCAATATTATGCAAACACAATATGGAGAGCTGTAGATGTTAAAACATATAAAAACTGGGATTCAAATGGATGGTTGGAAAATACAAATAATAATAAAAAGAATTATGATGGATATAGACTTTATTCAAGTGGTGTTTTTGCAAATCCTGGAAAATACAATGCAATGGGTGCCGATTCAAATGGAACTTCTTTTGCATATATAGATGACAGCTGTTCAGCTAACACTAACGATTATAGAACTGAAAGAATGAATGCAGGTGGAACAATGGAGTTATATTGGTCTAAAGGAGAAAGAAAAAATCCAAATGCAAGCTTTACTCCAAATCTTCAATTGTTAAGTGATGCGAAATGGGATGTTAATGAATTATGGAAATTAACCGATCCTCAATATTAATAAATTAAAATGGATAATAGAAAAAAAATATTATTAGGCAATAAAGATATTTTATCAAGGACTGTTAAAGACTTTTATATTGATGTAAATCTTTCTAAAGACAATAGAGAAATTTGGCAATATAAATATGATAATGTTTTTGACATTACATATTTTTACAACAAAGAGCGTAGGGAAAGTAGGGAATTTATTATATATGGAGCAATTGATTCTTATTTGTGTGATTGTAATGATTTAATAATAAAAGTTTATGACAATAGTCAATGCATTGGACAACCAATTGCAACCACAAATTCAAAAGAGTTGGTTAGTCAGTATATGCCTTTTAAAAATCTATACGGAAAAAGAAGAGGAAGATATATTGTTGACAACATTCCTTTAGGGTTTTCTGGATTTTCTATCTACATGAAAGTAGAATCTCAAAATAGTTCAATAAATGATATAATACAACATAATGTTTACGAACAACAAATAATATTTACAACATTAACTTTTAGTAATTCTGGAGAAAAAATAGTTGAGAAATTAGATTATGGGTTAAACGAAGCTGTTACTGATTGTGACGGAAATGTTTTCGAAGTAAATAATGATTTTGATTTTTTTTATAACAAACATTGGATTAAAAAAAATTTAAACATTATTAACTCTAATAAAATTTGGATTGGTGATGAAAGTACAAAATATTGTGCAACAGAAGTAAAAAAACTTTATCATGATAGAATAGTTGTAGGAATTTTTAACACTGGATATTTTGAATTTGTAAAAACTATGGAAGTTTACGAAATAGATATGTCTCCTACTGGAAATATTGAATTTAACGACGCTTCAAATATTGAACATTATCAACCGCCAATATATAATGACGGAATGTGTCCAATTCCAAAAGAATTTTCATTAAAAATAGAGATTCTTTTTTCTCCAGCTGATGGAAACAATTTTTTTACTGCGCCAACAGACAACATATTACTTTCTGTTTCTCCCGACGATTTTATTTTTGATAGCAACCAACCTGTTAGAAAATACCTTGAAACTGAAACAGTTACAGTAATAATAGAAAACAATAATCCTCTATGGGAGTTTAATGATTTTTATTTAAACTCACAGCCTCAAAATTTAAATTCCTCTTTAAGTGTAAAAATGTTACAAGACACCGTTGTTCAAATTTATTACAAAGAAGTTTGTTCTTGGAGTTTATCTATTAATAGTACATTTTTGGATTATAGTGGAAATGTGTCTATTTCACCTACTGGAGAAACAATTTCTTATAGTGTTATAAAAAATAAATATTACAACAACGAACCTATTACAATATCTCCAACAGATAATTATTATATAGAATCTTTCATTATAAATGGAAATAATGGAACATTAACTAGTGTTGAAGATGTTGCCGACGGGACAACAAAAAACATAATATCTTTTAACATAACAAGCAATACTATATTATCTTTTATTTATAGAAAATATTAACGATTAAAAAATGGACTTAAACAAATCATTCATACAAAAAAAAATATTCTTAAAGAACAACTCGAAATTTGCAGATTCAGTAGATGACATAAGTTTGTTTAGTTTTTCTCCTGCATCTAGGGCCGTTGGAGTAAATCTTTCTTATAGTGATTATTATGTTGACATTTTCCTTACAAAAACAAATGAGGTTTTTGAATATGTTGATGTTAAAAGGGATGAAAAAATTTTTAAAATTGAAAGACAGTTAATTAATCCATATTTTATTGATTACGATTTTTTTGATACAGTAAATAGAATATCAACAAATAAAGGAAGTGAACTAAATAATGAAATGATAAAATATCTAAGAACAAATTATGCATTTGAAGAGGTTTTGGATGAATATAGAATAAGTTATGTGGCCAAACTATCACAGGCAGCTTTAAATTCAAATCCAAATCACGAAAAAAAGGATCTATTTATTCTTGGAATTTTTCCTGGTGACAGAAAGGCTTCTTTACCAGAATCTAATAAATTTAGACTAACGGGATCAACATATTTTGATGGAATATATATATATGATAAAACAAGCGGAGGCTATCAACAACCATCGACAGGATTGTTTGAATCATTTGCTTGCAAACCAAACAAACAATGGCCAGTTGGAATAAACATACAGACTATTGGAGAGTTTGATTGTTATTTCTTTGATGACCCCAATATTACAAAATCATATGTTATAAGAGACTCTCTGCAAAGTTTAATTTATGATGCGTATTTTGACAATCCAAACTGGGATATAATAAGCTGGTTTGATGCAGTTGGATATAATAAACTTTCTACAATAAAAGATCAAGAAACCAATGATACAGAATTAGACAAATTAGAAAAACTTAGAGTAGACATAACCAGTGTTGTTTCAAAAGCTTTTTATTTTCCTATATCTATAAATAAATAAAATGGAACAAAAACATGAAATATTAAAAAATAGACTTTTTACATCTACAACGACAGTTTCAACGGTGTCGGATAATTTAGAATTGGTAAACAATTATTATTTAAATCCCACTGGTGAAATAGAAAAAATTGTAGATTACACAAATGTTAGAGGATTTCTGTCGAATGAAAATAATCAGAAAATAGTAAATGCTTACTATTCTTATTTAACTTCATCAACAGAAATGAATGAATCATATTCTAATTCTACATTTAAAGCAAGTGCAAAATTTAAAGCAATTTATTATGATGATGAAAAATTGGCAGACTCATTTAATGAATACTATAATTCTATAATCCTAAGAGGTGCACAAAATTCATCTATTTACATTTCTGGATCACCAACTGATACAACAACAGATGCATATAAAAACACTGTAAACAATCAATTGTTAGGAACTCAAGAATATGAATATGTAACACAAAATGTTTCTCATAACAATTTTTATTGGAAAAGTAATGTTCCACATTCTCAAGCAAATTCTCCACAAAAACCTCCTTTTCCAGAAGCGTCTACAAATGCTGTTTTAGACATATATGGTGGAGATAGAATATTATTAGAGGAACAAAAAATAGTTGAAAAACCTTTGGGGGAAAACTATTTTGTAAATGTATTTTTACAAAAAAGGCATACACAAATTGCAAGAATAGCATTTGAAGCTTGTAATAAAGATTCAATTTTTAGAGTAACAAATAACAATTCTTCTTTTTCTCAGAATGTAACGGATAAAATTAGACATAATGATTTTTTAAGTACATTGGAAAAGAAAGAAGTTGGAATAGATGGATATGAAATAAATGACTCTCAACAAACAAATGTGTTGTTACCATCACAGTCGTTTGGAAGTGCATATAATTATTCATCTAATATTATTACAAGCAATGGGACTATATTATATGGAATAACTGATTCAGAGGGAAATCCTGTGCTTTTACCAGCAGAACCTATAGGAGCCACAACAGGAACTACTGGAAATACGATAATTCAATGTTTTGTTGATCCAAATTTTAAAACAAACGCAAACGAATATTGGACAAATTATTTTCCAAATATTTCTTTTGAATTAAGCAATTATATTTTACAAAGAACAAATTTAACATTAAATGAAGAAAAAGAAATAAAAATAGTTTTTTCTAATACGGCTGATGAAAGCTATTCTTTTAAAGTTAAAATAACATATTTGCAGGGAAGTTCAACAAATGCCATAATAAAAGAAATACAAACAAATGTTATTGAACAAGAATTTATTCCCTCTGCTGGCGCAACAAAACAAATTTTAACTATAATAGGATTGGCTAATTCTCTAGTTGCATCAACAATTAAATTAGAAATAACAGATTATGGAAAATTTATTGCAGGAACAAAAATGTCAACATTAATTAATGTTGTTCCACCTATTATTCCGCCAAAAAGAGTATATTTTAACCCATTTACAGAAATCAATGGACAACAAGTGGCATTGCCGACAGAAGAAATTAATGGAAGGTTATATGTTGTATTTTCTGTTTCTGAAATGCCAGACACACAACAACAATGGGGGTTACCAATTCAAGTGCTTATTGATTCTTTGCCAAGTGGAGATGAATACATTGGGTTGAAATATTCTCAATCTTCAGGGTCTATAGAAAACGGAATAAACCCATCTATAGATTGGTATGTTTCAATTGATTCTGTTTCAAGTGAGCCAACAAATGGAATTTTAAATAATACACTTGCGTGGACAACTCCAGGTCAATCTCCATCAAATCAAATTAAAAATTTACTTTTTCACATTGAAAACAATGAAGATAATGTCCCTGGTGCTGATGAATATATATTGGTAGAATTATTATACGACACAAATCATGCAAACACACAATCGGTTACTTCGTATAATGATAATTTTGACTTTTCTGGAGTAAAAATTATAATTACTGACAGTACAGCTATACCACCAAATGTATCACTATGTTCTTTGCCAGATTTTTATTATATAAATTTTTCAGACTCAAAATATGATAATATAGATGAAAGTGTTTTGAGTTATTATAAACCAGATCAAAGTTTAAGATATTTATTAAGAGAAGATTTTCAAGGAAATGTAGATGGCCCAAGATTCAAAGAATATATAAATGGATATGCTTTTGACATTGATCCTACTGCACCTTATTATGGTTTATATTCAGATACTGTACAGTTTTTGCCTACAAACTACACAATTCCATCAACCAATAACAACATTTTTGTTCTTAGAGGATTAGATGGAAGCTTATGGGAGTTAGCTGGAAAGTGGAATGCATTTGGTATTGACTATCCTACTCTTCCAACTTTTCCAACTGGACAAATAATATATACAGTCAATGACAAAGGTGGACAATCAATGGGGACAAATCAAATATTTTGGAGAAAAAGAAGTGAGACTGAAACTATTTGTAATTCTGTAAATGCATTAATGGGAAGAACTGAAATAATAGTTTCTGGATTAAACAACTCACAAATAAATGAAGTAAAAGATGACGAAATAGTTACTACTTATGTTAATGGTCAAGTTGAAACATCTGCGGACGTTGAATTAATACTAACAGATAGCAGTGGAAATATAATAATTGGACCTCCAAATAGAAAATTTGCAGCTCAAAATCCTAATGTTGTAGAAACACAAATTCAAGGCGGTGGTAGTGCCAACATTGTTCGATTTACTAACTGTTCTATTCCAATAAATTTTTCCGAAGACTTTTATAATTATGTGTCTGGATGGGATTTATACAATAGATTTTTAGTTAAGGCAGGAGTACAACCAATTATTGAAAAGACCATTTCAACAGTTACTGGAGATATTAAAATATCTAAAGTTTCCGTTTATTATTTTATAAACGGTCTAAGAAAATCTTGGGAAACCGACGATCATTTTTATGATGGAATAGTGTTTAAAAACAAAATTCAAAGAGCTAGAAGAGTAGATGAGAATGGAGATGTTTGGGAGTGGGCATATAGAGTTGTTTCTCCAATAATATCGCAATCAAACATAGATAATCTTTATTATGTAGAGAATGGACAAGATTCTCATGGAAATGATATTTATACAAAAGACATTTTAGGTCAGTATTTTGATAATTTAAATGGATGGGGTTGGTACAAAATGATGAATATAAATTCATCTGCTGTTTATGACAATCCTGGTGAAATGATTAATGAAAATCTTGAAAATATAGACGGACACCCACTTGATGTTTATCCAGAAGAAAACCCTGATCCAAATGAAAATCTATTTCCACCTGACCATTGCGTAGATGACACTATTACAAACCCACATTTAACATCAGCAATCGATGGAGACATGTCTCCTCTCATTGGTTCTACTCAAACATATAGTGTAGATGATATTTATGAAATTAATTTTGTTTGGGATGTTCCAATTGATTGGACTATTGTTGACGGTCAAGGAACAAACTCAATAAATGTTAATGTGACATCTACTCCTGGAGTTATTAGTGTAATTCCACAAAACGCAGATGGAACAATAGCAGGTCAAGGTTCATCTTTAAATGTAACGCCTTCAACATCTCAAGTTGTAACATTATATGTTCAAGTGAATAGTCCAAATTATGACTCAGGTTATCCATTTTTTAAAATATCAATTAATAATGGAACTGCAACACAATATTTAGGAAACGAAAATAGTATAAATATTTTACTAAACAGTTTAGTGAAAATTACTGTATTAACAAACAAAATTGATGGAGAATTTTATGATGGAATGAGTGGAGATATAACAACATCTTCTTCACAACTTTCTGCGGAGTTTACAATGGACAATAATAAAAACATATTTATTAATTATTAATATATTTATAAAAAAATAAAACTATGGCAGTAGGAATTTATGGAACGAAGAAATTAGCTGACGTTGACTACAATGATGTCGATGTTTTGTATGCTTATTCACCAAATAGAGAAACGGTAACAGACAATCAATTGAGACCTTTATTTTCAACGATATCAAACAGTGATTTTGCAAAAATGTTTGGAGCAGATGGTGCATATAAATTAAAATTACCAGCAGCTGTGTTCAATCAACTTGGATTTTATGTAGTGTTAATAAAGCCAAAAACTTTTGAAACAAATATCATAGATTGTTCTTTTATTGTAACAGAAACAAGCGAAGAAATACAAATTTCTAGAAAAGGTATTGTTATACCAAAATTACAATTTCAAGGAACTGGAAGTTTAATTGGGTATCAAGTTGAATATTTTGACGACAATGGAATAAAAATTAAAAATTTTCATAAAATTATTACAGGTAGCGATCCAGTAAGTCCTGCTCAGAACCCATCTGTTCCATCTCAAAACTCTACAACAAGTTATTCTCTTAGCGATAATGGAGCATCATTGTTTTTAACCTTAACTCCAGATGAAGTAAGTTTGGTGTCAAATACTGCCAGAGCAGATCTTGGAAAGGCAGGGCAAAAAATCCTTATTTCAAATACATTTTTTGATCCAGTTATGTTAGAAATAGAAATGGTAGATCAGACTGTAAAAACATTAAGTTACGGTATTTTTGGAAACTCAACCAGGGATATGGAAAGCGGACTGTTTTCTATATTTGATGAAAACAACAATCTTTATAAACAATATAATTTACTTACCAGGAAGAAAGTTTTCTCTAATGGAAATGTTGATTATAAAGAACAAAGAACGATTGTTAATTATAATCAATCTTTTAATAGTCTTTCGCAGCAATAAAAAAAGCCCCAAAATCTGGGGCTTTTATTTTTAATTAAAATCTTTGTCCATTTTCCAATAGAAATTAGAACCAGTATTATCAGTAACATATTTGAAGTTTAAAATATCTGATTTTGTTGCCCCTGTCGTAAGATTAATTGTAGTTCCCGTTCCATATGCGCTCGCAATTTTACTATTTGCTGGCAAATTAATTATATGTCCACCAACACCATCTTGTTTAACTAAAATATTTCCCTCTTGTCCACTTGCAACATTTTGTATATTTAATGTTCCATTGGCTCCAGTTAATGTTATATATGTATTGTGTTTTACACTTGCATCCCAATAAACTGTAACATCATCATTTAGTGAATAAAAAGAACCTCCAAGAAAATTTAGAGCTTCTGTTACGGAGTCAGTATAAGATATTCCAAAAGAAGTTCCAGTTACTTGAATGTTTGAATCATTTCTTATATAATTTGATGAATATTTTAAAGAAATAGAACTTCCAGTTGTTGGTATATAATCATTTAAAATAGCTCCTCCATACATGTTTGTAACTCCTGAAAAATTTAAAAAGTCTTCCGTAATAACAGAATTAAAACAATTAAACGTAACTCCAGTTGAAAGATTTGCTGCATTTAAAATTACACTATTAAAAGCATTTATTTCAACATCTCCTTCTATTGTTGTTGAAGAAAGTGCTTTTATATTAGAGTTTGATAAAGAAAATAATGTATTTGTATATCCAGCAGGTTTATAAATGTTATTATCTGCGTAAACATGAATATTTGCATCTGAATAACTTCCTCTAAAATAAAATTTTCCATTTTTAAAAACAGAATCTTCAGCACCAGAAAGTAGTTGACAATTTTTTATTGAAAGAGAATTTGTGTTATAACAATTAATTTTTCCGTAAAAATAACAATCGGAAAAAATAAAACCAGTAGATCCAAAACCAGTTCCATTAGTTTCTCCAGAAACAGAAATTGGAGAGTAGAATATAAGTTTCGAAAATTCTAAGGCTGCTAAATTTGTGTTGTTTGTTTCGCTAACAATAGAATAAGGACTTCCGCTGATAATAGTAGTTCCATTTCCATTTATTGTTATAAACCTTAAAGAACTATTTTGTAATGTAATTGGTTCATAATATATACCTGAATTAATATTTATTCTATATGGATTTGCCGTGGTACTTCCACCGTTTTCTATTATATAATTTGTTGCTCCAGAAATAGATTTAAAGGGTGAATTTACATTACCGTTTTCAACATAAGAATCCGTTCTTTGTTTATCAACATAAACTGTTTTTGTCGAATTAAAAACAGCTCCAAAAACATCTGTTGTTCCTGAATAAAGGTTGTTTACATATGTTGAATATGGTTGTGATGCAGTAACTCCGCTGGCTCCAAGAATTACACTTCCAATTGCTGATGTTGTTGTTGTATTTCCGCTACCACCAATTATATTAGAATATTGTCCATTTGTAACATTATATTGACCAGAAGCATGACTATGTTCGCCGATAGTTGTTGTTTTATATCCTTCAGCATGACTCCAATTTCCAATTGCTGTTGTATAACCACCTTCAGCATGACTTGATGTTCCAGATGTTTTGGTGCCTATACCTTCAGCGTGACTATATTCTCCAATTGAAGTTGTGAAATTACCTTCAGCATGACTTGATGTTCCAGAGGATCTAGTTAATATACCTTCAGCATGACTATAATCACCATCAGAGGTTGAATAAAATCCCTCAGCATGGCTTGATACTCCACTAGATATTGTACCATATCCTTCTGCATGACTATATTGTCCATAAGTTCTACAATCATTTCCTTCAGTATGACTATAATCTCCACTTGCTATTGTAACATAACCCTCAGCATGACTTGATGCCCCAGAAGATATTGTTAATTTACCCTCTGCGTGACTATAATTTCCTATTGAAGTACTATTTATCCCTTCAGCATGGCTCGAATCACCAAAAGATTTTGTTTCATTACCTTCTGTGTGACCATAAGCTCCATTTGAAATGCTGTACAATCCTTCTGAATGACTATATAAACCATTAGCTGTCGTTAATCTACCTTCTGCGTGACTTGCATATCCACTTGCCAAAGTAGATTCTCCTTCTGCATGACCATAAAATCCTGTAGTTATTGCACTAAGTCCTTCTGCATGACTCCATTTTTCATTCGTTGTTGTTTTATCTCCCTCTGTATGAGAAAAATCACTAACAGCAACAGTATCAAGACCCTCAGCGTGACTTTGTGCTCCAATTGATTGTGTTTGATAACCTTCAGAGTGGCTCCAATTTCCCAATGCTGTAGTTGCATTTCCCTCTGCGTGACTTGAAGTTGCACTGGCTATTGTATTTAAACCTTCAGCATGACTATTAGATCCTATAGAAATACAACTTTTTCCCTCTGCATGACTACTGTTTCCACTGGAAGTTGTACTATCTCCTTCGGCGTGACTTTGTTTTCCAGTAGAAATAGTGCTATATCCTTCCGCATGACTACTTACTCCACTAGACAATGTTTCTCTTCCTTCAGAATGACCAGCAAATCCAACAGCTGTTGTTAAATACCCTTCTGAATGAGATGCGTTTCCACTAGCTGTTGTTGCCACTCCTTCTGCATGAGTATTATCACCAAAAGCTATGTTTAAATTTCCTTCTGCGTGACTAAAAACACCAACAGATGTTGTTCCACTTCCTTCTGCGTGACTTGAATATCCACTGGCCGTTGAAAAATAACCCTCTGCATGTGTGTAATATCCTATTGATGTTGTTGAAAATCCTTCAACGTGTGAATATGTTCCATTTGCTATAGTAGCATTTCCTTCTGCATGACTTCCAACTCCACTTGTAATAGTTTGAGTTCCTTCAGCATGACTGTAAAGTTCGTTTGATGTTGTTGAAAAACCTTCGGCATGACTGCTTTTCCCATAAGCTATTGTATATTCACCTTCACTATGTCCATATTGTCCAAAAGATGTTGTACTATATCCTTCACTATGACTGTGTAATCCAAGAGAAGTTGTTTCTTTTCCTTCAGAATGGCTATAATCAGCATTACTTTTTGTAGCATATCCTTCAGCATGGCTTTCGTTTCCACTTGATATAGAGGTTTTCCCTTCAGCATGACTACCTATACCAATAGATGTAGTTTCTGATCCTTCAGAATGACTATAATTACCATTTGAATTTGTTATTTCCCCCTCTGAATGGCTTGCATTCCCATTGGTAGTTGTGTTATATCCTTCAGAATGACTGTTGTCACCTAATGAACTTGACAAATTTCCTTCTGCATGGCTATTATCATTAGATGCTAAATTACAATAACCATGAGCTAAAGAATATTGTCCTGTTGAATTTAATGTATTTCCAGTACCAACAACTGCTTTTATGGAATAAGAACCAGAACTTCCAGATATCCAATAATTATCAGAACCTCCAATAGGTTTAAATATATCATATAAATTTGTAGTTCCAGAAATCATTGTTCCAGCACTTAATAAGACAGAGTTTGCTTCGTTAAAAGTAGCAACATTAAAAGATGCAGTTGCACTAAATGCTTGATTTATTGCAACTCTTCCTTGATCTAAGGTATTTGAACTTAATATTAATTCACCAGTCATTTTTTTTATTTTTTATAAATAGTTAAACAAAATTATTATTCACTAAAAAGAACATTTCTCATGGTATCAAAAGTATCCCATCTATTTCCCCAAATTAAACGTAATTTTATTACTCCAAGGGTTGTATTTCCTGAAATATTTACACTTATAGAATCTTCTATGTATCCTCTATAAAATGTATTTAAATAATATATTCCAGGCTCTAAACCAGTAAAGTAATAATTTCCAACAGAATCAGTTAATTGAGTTTCATAATTTCCATTGGGATATATAAGTTGCATTGTCGCTCCAGTAACCACGCTTCCAGAGACGGACCCACTCAAAGTATATTCTATCAAAGCGCTATCATCGAGATATTCTGGATAAACCAATTGAGAAATCTCGTCTACGTGAGGACTATCAGATTCAACATAAACATAATTTCTAAGAGACGCTGTTGTTGTTGCTGAAGCAACATCTGAAAAAGTAACAACTTTTTGTTTAACACCAAATATGTTTATTAATTCTTTAACATTTCCAATTCTATACCAAAAATTCTTTCCATATAATAATGGAACAGAATATTTTCTCACAACATCTGTTGTTTTTTGTGTTATTGACCAATCTCCATCTGGAGTACCCAACATTTCATTTGTGCTTAAATTTGAACTTTCTTTATCTATTGGATAAGAATAAACTGTCCCACTAAAAGACTGACTGTCTCCTGATTCATAAACAACTTGAAGTAAAAAACTATCTCCATCATCTGTGTGGGACCAAAAAAATGTTGGAGAAAAAGTTGTCAATTGTCCTGTTACATATGGAGTTTCCCATTTTGGTTTATTTGGAATTAAAAAATATGTAAAATAATTTCCATAAACAGTAATTCCAGAAAATGTTCCTCCAGTTATTATGTGATTAGTAGTTGGAGTTGTTTCTGTGTATTCTTTTTCATATTCTACAGGAACAAGATTATCGTTGGCATCTAATTTATAAAAATCAGAAAGATCATCGTCCATTGTTCTGTTAAAAACGAATTGAGTAGTTACAAAATATTGTCCATAATCCAAAAATAATTGATATTTAAAATCTCCCTTTTTTTTCTGATATTCATCCGCTGATAAATTATATACACTAGTTGAAATTCCAGTGGTTGTTGCAGTTAATGTTAAAATAGGATTAGTTAAAAGTTTTTTTATACTTGCGTATTTATCAGTTGTTTCAAACCCATATCCGTCAATTTTTTCTGGAAAAATTTTTGGAGCGAATTTTTCGATTGTGTTGGATGAGGTAGTTTTTCTCTTGGTGGTTGTGGTGGTTGATTTTCCACTTGAATCAGTAAAAGTCTCTTCAACAGTTTGTTCGGAAACATCTTTATTTCCCTCTATGTTTTTTCTTATTGTTTCAGATGTGTATTGTGAAAAAACATCATATGGAATTCTATAAATGTTATGTTTAATCGTTGTTCCAGTTCCAAAACTATGTGTGTTTGCTGTGAATATAAATTTAATAAACGGTCTGTATACATTTGTAAAAATAGACCAATAATCTTGTCCATAATAATTTATTGTTCCACCTAATGTATAATACATAGGAGTTTCAAAAGCGAAATAATCACTGTTATATAAATCCGAATCAACAAAATGATTTACATAAAATGATTCTACTGGACTATCTGCATAACATGCAGGTTTTCCAGAATGTTTTTGATAATCCTGTTTTACAAAAATTCTATTATTTGAATCATATATTATTGACATTTTTTAAAAATTAAAAAGTAAATATTTCCTGAGTTATTAAATTTTGAGATGTTTCACTTACGTCACCAATTGGTACACTTACAGCAACAATAGATGAAGAAATTACAGAATTATTTCCACCTGCATTTACAATAAGATTTATGTTAAAAGATTTTATATTTGCGCTCCTTGTACTTATATGTGTATAATGTGGAATTCCAACATTTATTAAATTAGATGTTAAAATTTCATTTTTCTTTGACGAAACAGAATGTAGTTTAGTTCTTGCTGATGGATGAATGTTTCCTATGGGAATATTTCTTAAGTTCCCAGAACTACTCATTAAACTTCTTGATGTCATGTCAATTTGTCCAACAAAAACAAATATTTTACCTGTATTTAAAAATGAGTATCTTATAGGCTCTGGAACTACTTCTGGAGGAAACTCTTTTCTAAACATAGAACCTAAATCAACCCCTTCTCTATAAACAAATCTCTGTCTATGAAAAACAGGGTTTTTATATAACGTAGGAACAGTATCATCAAAAATTGTAGTTGCAGGAACTAATTGAAGTATATAATCTCCCAACTGAACTTCTAATAATTGAAGATATGCTTCGAGTCTACACATTGTTAAACTATTGCTATCTGGACATGTTGAATAATAATATGCCAAATATATGTTTTTTAATTCTGGATATGACCAAGTTGTATGACTTTGTGTGTTTGTTTTCCTATTTGTTGGGTTAATAGAATTTGTATAAACATAATCTATATATTCTGTCAAAGTCATGGAACTTATGCTTGTTGGATAAACATCATCCTGACTAAAAGTTAAATATTCATATGGAATTGTTGTACAACTAAGTAAAGGACACGGGTTTCCCCAAACCCAAGTAGAACAAACGTTTTGGTAATACTCCCAAACATCATCTTCTATTGCTTGTGATGGCGTAAATGAAAGTTGAACTTCTTTTGTATTAACAATATTTCTTGTTCCACCAGTAGAATCACCTATTTCTACTTTTTCGTTATCAACTCTTGAAATTGGATTAAATTCTGGTTTCCATTGATTTATATATGCGTCCCCATTTCCTCTACCTTCTCCTCTATGTTGAAATGGGTATAAACTAGAGCTGAATTCAATATATCCATCATCAGCTACCTTATTGGTTACAAATGGGGTTGTTTTGGTAATATCATAAACAAATTCATTAAAGTTTATTAAGCAATCTGGGGCACCCAATAATTTAAATATAAACATTATTGCGTCTCTAGTTCCCTTTTTCTTATATAACCAAACAATATTTATTAAAATTCTTCTCCAAATTTCAACATTAAAATAAGAAAAAGAATTAGACTGTTGATCTAAATCCGTTGTTAAATAATCAAACATGTCTAATTCACTAAATCCGTCAGAAAGTTTCCAACCAAGAAGATTACTTAATTTAATTAAAAATTTTCTAGGAACAGTTTCTTCATTATTATATTCAACACTATGAGCATATGCAATAGCATCTATATAGTTTTTTAATTTATCAAATTCATAAGCATATGTTTGAACGATTGTTCTGTAAATTTGTCCATCAGAATCTAATTCTAAAAAATTTTCTGGAATTACTGTTTTTATAAAGATATCTGTTTTTTCTTCGTCAACTTTTTCTGCTGCCGTTAATATTTTTTCTTTATAATCTTCAAAACCAGAACCATATGAATCTGGCGCCCAACCATCTATTGTTCTTGGCCATATAAAGGTTTGTTCAAATGAATCATCTTGAGGAGTGTCAGTTGCTGGTATTAAAAATATTCCATCATTTAACATTTGAGTTTCCAAAGCGGTTATTGAATCGTTATAATTAAACATCCTTTCTTTAGTTGGTCTAATAAAAAGACTATCAACATATGTTGTGATGGAATTATTTTTTAAAAACTCATTAACTTCAAAATACAAATATGTTCCAGAAAAAGAATAACTTTTTATTGAAAAAACATCTGTTTGTCCACTAATTTGAATACAAAAGTCTGCATAATCGTAAGGTAAGCTGTAAACATTTTCAGTGTTTGCCGAAACCAAAGCAATATTTCCTTGATTAGTTAAACCAGATATTGGAATTTTAAAAGAAGATGTTCTTTCTAAAGTTATTGCATTAAAACTTTCAGTATAATCAAAAATATTTATATTACCACTGTTATAGGAAAAAATAGCATATGGATAATTTGAAATTATATTATTAATTGATGAAGCTACACTTGTATAAAAAGAGGAAAAATAAGAGTGGCTTTTTGGATTTTTTTTAGGTAAATTTAATTCATTTTGTTGAACAAATGGAATAGAAATATTATTGCTGCTAGAAAAATTTGTAGCGTTTAAAGTTTCTAAATTATCAAAACCACCAAATTGAAGATTTTTTGTATCAGCTGTTAAATAATCTAATGAATAATCTCTTTCTATTGTAAAATCTCCAAATGTAAATATTGCCTCAGATTTTGAAGCCAACAATCTTTTATTTTGTCCTGGTCTATAATTTACAGATAATGTAGTAGCAGAATTTGGTATTGTGTCAAAAATAGGCATTTAGTTTTTTATTTTTTTATAAATATTAACAAAAAAGATTTAAAAATAAATCAAAAAGATTTTTTTAAATGCCCTATTTAAAGATTTATTTATAAAAAAAAATTTTTTATATTTATAAAAAAAAAGAAAATGAGTTACATAATCCAAGAGCCTTCAAATTTTATAAACATCAAACTTACAGATACTGGAAGAAGATTGTTATCGTTGGGTACATTAACTTTTAATAAAATAATCCTTTCTGATAGAGAAGTTAATTATTTAATGGACAGAGTTAATTATGATATTTGTCAAAACAGAATTTTAGCACCAAAAGATGATCATCCAAAGTTTTCGTATACAACCACACCAACTTCAATAGGTGGATCAGGTGCTGTTTCGCTTCCAGACATGGGAATTGCCGCAGGCAATCAGGGATTTACTACTTCTGTTAACAATTCAATGTCAAGAAGTACCTTAGCCGCTTCAGTTCCTGGAGTTTATGCTGGAACTATTGGTAGTTTTAATGGAGCCGCTGCTGTTACAATAAATGCACAAAATTTAACTAGTGCAAGACAAATTGTTTCAGCCATGACAAGTGCTGCTGGATTTTTTTCTGGAAGCTCTGGAAATTGGTCAATAAAAACCACTGCTGGAGTCGGAGAAGGTCAAACTCTTGGTGTTTCGCAAATAGATTATTCGCAATTTATCCCAAGTGGAGGTACAGAAATTTATGTTCTACCTGGCGGATATTCTGCATCAACTGGAGATTTGGTTTTTATTCCATGGGAACCACCTCAATATAGTGCAATAACAAATAATACATCTTTTATATATAGTGGCAGACCAAATGTGTCTTTGTGGTATAGAGTTCAAAGTAGAAGTGGATTGAAATTAAATCTTGATAGAAGTGTTCCAAATTTTGGAAGTGTTCCAAATGCAAGTTCTAATCAAAAAATTCAAACTTACTTTTATCCATATGAAGCTATATCAACTTATTATGGTACTGCTACCACGGTTAATTGTGGTGTATGGAACATGAATATAGTTAGAACATCATCTATCGAAGGAACCTCTTCTGCAATGAGCGGTTTTACAACATATGGTTCCATAGAATACAATGGAACTAAACAATATTTAGGATTTGATAATGAAACAAAGGCTTTGGGGGTAATTCATTATACAAACAAGTTCTCTGGTAACACCTATGCTGAACAGTTTGTTCCTGGTACTGTTAAATTAGAAATACCACATGTAATGTGGCATAAATATTATGGAATTCAAAGCTCAACTATAGGAAGAGAAATGAGCTGCGGAATAACACTATATGATTATTATGGACTAAATACGTTTGATCCAATATCAAATACTCACTATAGAGAACTAAGAGATGGAATGACAAGTACATCAAATGTTGTTGGAAGAGTTTATTATAAACTTAAAATAATAGTAATAACAGATCAAGAACTTCTGACAGTGTTAACTTATAAATCTAACAGAAACTACACACTACCAGAACCAACAGTTACCACAGTTGCTTCAACATTGGGAATATCTACTGGATTATGTAAGTCTGATTATTCTTACTATGTAACATATACAGTATCAAGTAATTCTTTCCAAAACGGATCAAGCTATGGATATCCACAAAGTTTACCATGTTCATACGTTAAAAAGGTATATGGTGAAACAGATTCTCAAACAGGATTGCCGTCTATTTTAAGAGTTGGTTTCCCAACACTTTCATTCCCATATATGAGAACAAGTTCTGATTTATCTACTTTAAGTGGAACTGGTTGGAACGCAAATTCAGTTCAAATTTTTGTTCAAGAAATCGTTACTTCTGCAAGTACGTTAGTTGGAGATTTGCCAACAGATGATTGGAAGTTAATTTCAAGTGGAATTGGAAATGGAATATATACTGGAGAAACAGGAACATCAACAATTAGTCCATCTGATTTACAAAGTCATATTTTTAACATTACTCAAGCAGACTATGATTCTGGAACTACATATTCTTTAACTGGGAACTATTCAGCATTTACATCTAATATAGATTCAATAAATAACAGTGGATTAACTTTTGGAGACGAATCTTTCTTTTATGGAAATTTAACAACAGGAATTTTAGCAAGTGTATACAAAACGGTAATTTCAATATATGCAAAAAATGATCAATATAACTCTTCAATGTTCAATGACACATTTGATAGCACATATAATGAAGATACTTTTATTACAGAAATAGGAATTTTAAATAAAAACAACGAACTTGTTGCGGTTGCAAAACCAGCTTATCCAATAAAGAAAAATGAATCAAGATATTTAGCATTTCAATTAGAATTAGATTTTTAAAAAAATTTTTTAATATATTTATAAAAAAAAAATTATGGGACACGTTTTATCATCAGATACAATTTATGCAGCAGCATATTTAACAGAGTTAGGAAGAAAATATTTGTTTGATCCTCTGACCAACAACAGATTTGTGTCAGATGGAGCTGGTGGAACTATTGACGCTTTTAAAATAGTATATTTTTCTATGTCTGACCCAGACTATAATTACAATTTAACACCTGGAATTGTTTTTGAAACTGGTGATATAGCTAATATTTCTGGAAAAAATGAAGATTGTATAAAAGGTACAATTGTTAATGAAGAAGATAATTTAATATCTGTTAACGGACAAGTTGATGGAGTAACTGGATTAAATCCAAATGACAATGTTACAGTAGATGTTCCTTTTACATTAGCAACAAATATAGCAGATAGTACAGTTAGAATTAACATAAGTGCTTTACCAGTTTCTACAACTGCATAATTTAAATTATAAAAAAAATAACATGGCAACAAATACACAAATTTCAAGAATGACGAGCATAGCTTCAAAAAATGGGGTTACTTTTGAACAGGCTGTTAACACAGATTCTGGTAAAGCTACTTTGTTTTTAAAAGAAAATCCACACCCAACAAACTCTGTGGTTGCAAAGTCAGTTCAATTAATTACTTATTATGGAGGAAATATAAACAACAACAACATTGCTGTTGAACAATATTTTATAAAACCAAACTCTGTTGGATGGCTTCGTGTTGGAACACAAAAGGGAACATGGGTTCTTAATATTCCAAATAGTATATATGCACTTAAAGTTTATGGACCAGACGATAGTAATGCAAAATATTACAACTATGTATTTGTTGTACCTTGTGTACAAGACAGAGGATATATAACTGGATATAGGGATTACACAAATTCAGTTCCAAAAGAATTTGTTACTGCATTTGTAAAATTTGCAAGTACTTTGCCAAATAATCTTGAAGATATATCTCCAGCCGCAGTGCCAATGACACAAAAAAGAAAAGGTTTTGATGCCACACTAGCAACTCAAAGTGTTCAATATGCATTTAGTTTTTGGGGAAGTTTAAGTGGTACACTAAGTAAAACATCAAGTTTTTATTTTGAATTTGTATTTTATCCTGGCCAAGCCCCAGAAGCACCATCATTGTCTCCAATAACTAGCGTCGCAACACCAATATCAAGAATTTAAAAAAACAGCATTATGGCAGAAATAAACAAAAGACTGGTAAATTCAGCAACTTCCGTAAGGAAAGAAGTATCAACATGGACTAGTTTGTCTGACGTTCAGCTATCATATACTTTAGCAGATAGATCAGTAGTTGGTTCAAAAAATGGGCATTATTTTTCATCGTTTAATATGCCACACAAACGTTCAAATTCTATTTTTTATAGTGCGGACACATTATCAAGATTAAATCCACAATTGTTTCAATTAAATGTTGACAAAATTGTTGTAATTCCTATAAGTGAAAATAATTACAGTGAATATATTGATGGAAGATCAATTACCTTACAAGTTCCTCAATGGGGCGGATCTTATAAAACGGTTATTTCTAGTTTTTATTCAGACAAAATGAGAACATCCAAAGTATCTGATTCACCAATAAAATACTTTGGTCCAAATAATGTTGCATTTTTATTTTCTGACGATGTAAATAAACCTTTTACTGGAACAACTGAAGGTGGCGCTGTGAATCACAATGCTGTTACTTCATGGAATCCATCAACTGATTTTAGACAGAGACCTGCGGCTGTTGCTTATTCTCCAGAAGTGAAACCACTTGACTACAACAAAGACCAACGTCCATGGTCTTCTGTAAAGTTATCAGTACCAGTAAATCAAGCTTATCCAAAATCACTTAATTCATATGATGATGTTGCAACTGGATATAATTATGATATTCCTGTTGGATTTGTTTGTCTTGATAAAGGATTTGTAGTGTTAACTCATCCAGAAATAATTAATAATATTCCATGGACTTCTGGAAGTACGACATACGAAGCTGGCTATGCAGATACAAGTGCTGGAACAAATATAATAAACGGATCAAATGCAGGATCTACAAGTGCAACAACTAGAATTGTATTTACCAGTACAACTTCTACTATGTCATACGAAGATATTAGTATAAGATATATGACATCCATTGTATGTATTGCAATGCCAGGAGAATTTTTTATTTCAAAAAATCCAACATGGCCTTTGTCTAGAAATATGGCAGAAATTAGCAATCAATCAACAAATTTTGATTCTATATTTATTACGCAAGTTGGTTTGTATAATATTTACGAGCAATTAATTGCAGTGGCAAAATTAGATAGACCAGTCGAAAAAACATATGATAGTATTCTTTCGTTTAACTTGGAAATTGACATATAATAATTAAACAATTTTTAAAAAGGGGAAAATAAAAAGTTCCCCTTTTTTTATTTTATCTATTGATTTATATTTGTTTTTTTTATATATTTTATTTAAATAAAATTTAAAAATATGTTATTATCTTTAGATATAAGTACATCTTGTATAGGATATTCGGTGTTTAACGAAAAAAACACTTTGATTGAAATGGATTTTGTAAAATTCGATAGTAAAAAAAGTCTGTTTGAAAAATTAGAAACATTCAAAGATAAACTTTGTCATTTATTGAAATTTGAGATCACATCAATAGCAATAGAAGAACCTCTTCAAAAATTTCAAGGAAAGTTTTCAAGTGCTCATACCATTTCTATTTTAAACTTCTTTAATGGGATGATTAGTTCTTTTTTATATAATCACTTTAAAATAGAACCAATTTATTATAATGTGAATAATGCTAGGTCAGTAGTATTGCCTGGTTTTAAAATAAAAAAAGAAGGCGCCTCTACAAAACACCAAATTTGGGAAAAGGTTGTGGAAATGGAACCACAAATCAATTGGAAATACGGAATAAAAAGCAGAAAGCTGTTGGAGGAAAATTATGATATGGCAGATTCATATATAATTGGAAAGTGTTTTATAAAAATGTCTGATATTCAAAGAAATAAAGTTTCTTAATTTTTCCATTAGTATTTTCACTTTTTTTTTATATTTATAGGCAACTTTAATTAAAAATTTATAAAAATGAAAAAATTTATCACATTATTATTTGCACTTTTAGTAGTTGCATTAATTTCCTGTAACTCTGGAGAAACAAAAGATGTTGTAGTGGATTCAACATTAGTTAGCATTGATACATGTATTGTAAAACCAGATTCATGCATGACATCTGTAGATACTTGTAAAAAAGTAGATTCCATAGTTGTAAAAAAATAAATCAGCAACAAATGGCAAAAAAACTCTCAAGTCGATGATTTGGGAGTTTTTTATTTTTACACATTTTGTTTTGATTTTTCAATAAATAATACTATATTTGCAAACTATGGAAGATCAAAAATTCATAATACTGTCTATTTTAAAAAATTTTCTCGGAGACCCCAAATCATTTAAAGACTTGGAAACTAGAAAACAGTTGGAATTTAATTGCCAAAGTCATCAGTGTAAAAACGATGTAGATAAATACAATTTAGCTTTCAATACAGATGAAAATATATACAAATGTTGGAAATGTAAAGACAGTGGAATAATTCACAAATTAGTTTATAAATATGGATCAACAGAAGATAATAAAAGGTTAAAATTAATAATGCCTACATATACAGGTAATTATATAAATGTTTTTCGCAAACACACGATAAATCACAATTTAATTACCTGCCCACTTCCAGAAGGGTATATTCCAATAACTTCAACAATAAAAACAACAATGCATAAATTGGCATATGATTATGTCATAAAAAAAAGAAAACTATCAATAGATCAATTGTTTCATAATAAAATAGGGTACACAGAAATTGGTGCTTATAGAAATAGAATAATAATCCCATCATTCAACGATTATGGTAATGTTAATTATTTTGAAGCGAGAACATTTCTTAAAAACGTAAAACTACCATATTACAAACCAGATCAAAAGGCTTTTCCAGAAAAAAACATACCAGAGAAATATGATATAATTTTTAACGAAATAAATATAAATTGGGATTTGCCCATTTATTTAGTTGAAGGAGTGTTTGATATGTTTAGAATTCCAAACTCCATTCCGATGCTTGGAAAAACACCATCTTGGTTATTAATATCAAAATTAATTGAACATAACTCTACAATTATTATATGTTTAGACGAAGATGCAATTAAAGACAGTTTTGAAATATATGAACAGCTTTCGTCTTTAGGTTTGGATGTTTATTTTGTAGACTTAAAAGGATTGGGAGATATTTCATATCATTATGAACAAAACGGAGAAAAAGCAATAGTTGAACTTTTGAAAAAAAGGAAAAAAATAGATTTTATTTATAAAATGTCAAGAATATTAAATTAATTAGTTGTTTTTACAAACAGCTTGCTTTTAGAATTTAATCCAGCAAGCCTAAAGTGTTCTTTAATTTCTAAAAATTTTTTATATTTTCTTTGTAATCCAATGTTGTCCAATTCTGTTGTTTTATAAATATATTCACCAAAACTTAATAATGAATTTTTATTAGTAAATCTAAGATGAGAATATTTGTTTCCATTTTTAGTAATTATTCTTTTTATTGTATAACTACATTTTAATTGTTTCATAAGATTTTCTAAATCAATCCAACATTGTTCATAGGAACCAGATATACTATATTGTTTACAAAATCCATTTGGATTTGTGTAAAAACAACCATCTCCATCTGAAAATCCAAGAAAAAAATAACTTTTTAAATTATCAGGAATTTTATTTAATATTTTTGTTGGAGAAACCAATGATTTTTTATCATAATCATTTTCTAATAAAAAATTATATATAAATGGATTTGTAGTTGACACCGATATTGTTTCTTTCCAATGTTTTTTATCTTTACGTTTATAATATTTCCATGTTCCAATTGACTCAAATAAAAATTTTATTTGTTTCATATCTTCACTTGCTATTTTTAAAATTGTAATACAGGAATTATATTTTTTATTATGAGCAATACACCCATCTGCCCACAAAAAACCTAATATATAAGCCGACTCTGGAGTTGATATATTTGTAATTTTGTTGTGATTTATATTAAACTTATCATTTTTTATATAAGATAGATTTAATTTTTGCACCATCCATTTAACATTAGATTTAGTTTTTTTTAAAAAGTCTATACAATACTTCATTTTCTTTTCTTTGTAATTTTTTTTTAAAAAACACACCTCTTCTTTTGTCCACTTTTTAGACATAACACGATCTTTCATGGTTGTTTTATTAATTATTTAACATTTGCTCCATAGATTCTCTGACAAATTCAGATATTTTAATAATTTTACCTCGTTGAACACTTTGCTCAATTGTTTTTTTAACACATCTTTGATATAAATCATCACTTAATCTAAATGTTAATGTCCTAAACTCTATTGCTTTATTTTCATCTTCTTTTTTCATAATTGTTTTTTAAATTGTTTTGTCTTACATAAATATATGAAAAAATTATAAAATAAAAATATTTAAAACAATTCTTTTAAAAACAGAATAAATGTTATATCTTTGCATAAATAAAATTTTATGAAAAATAACATTTCCATAGCACATATAAGTGACCAGCATATCCGATTTTCATCAAGACACCAAGAATATAAAGAAGTTTTTGAAAGATTATATGAGGATTTAAAAAAAATAAAACCAGATTACATAATTTGTACAGGAGATTTAAATCATTTAAAAATAAACATGTCGCCTTCGTCTATTGATTTGGCATCTGAATTTCTAATTAGTTTAGCAAAAATCTCTCCAACATATTTAATATTAGGAAATCATGATCTTAATGTCCAATGTAAGGAGCAAGGAGATACTGTATCTCCAATAATAGATATTGCAAATAAATTTTATGATTTAACAAATCCAACACCTAGAATAGATAACAAAGTAGCTCATATTGTTTCAGAAAGAAATAAGGAAAAAATAGACTTTTCAAAAAAAGGAATTTATTTATTTCCAGAAAGTGGATTTTACAAAATTTCAAATAAACTTATATTTGGAGTTTATTCATGTAAAGACAATAAAATATTAACATTAGACAAAAAAGAACCAGGTGTTAAATATGTAGCATTATATCACGGAAAAATAAAGGGAGCTAGAGGGGATAATGGATATGAATTAATGGGTGATGATTTATTAAATATATCTACATTTAACAATTTTGATGCTGTTTTAATGGGAGATATTCATTTATATCAATCATTTCAAAATGATTCTATTGCATATTCAGGCGCTCTCATTCAACAAGATTATGGAAGTGATATAAATTGTGGATATTTATTGTGGAGTTTAAATTTGGAAAGCGAAACTGTAACTCACCAAAGAAAATATATTTTAAATGATTATGGTTTTGCAAAAATAACAATTGCAAAAGGAGAAAATATAGAAGAAAGAATTGAAAACATTAAATTCAGTAACAATAAAAAACAAACAAAAGTTTATATAATCTGGGAAGATTATGAGGAAAATTATTCTACAGAAAAAGAATCTCAAATTGCAAAATTAGTAAAAGAAAAATTTGGTTGTGACGTTGTGAAGGTAGAATTTTCTGAAATCAAAAAAATACAACAAGACAATACTGATGTAGCAGATTCAAAAAATCAAGAAACATTTTTACAACAAATATCTACATATCTAAAAGAAATAAATCCAGATGAAGATGAGTCTATAATAAAAGAAGTTCTTTCTTTGGCAGAGTTTATTGATAAAGAATTGGAGATTACAGATAAAGTTGAAGATGTTAAGCTTTGGGATGTTGATAGTATTGAAATTTCTAACATATTTTCATTTCCAGAAAAACCAATTTTTATTAATCTGGAAAAAATGAGAGGTTCTACTGGAGTGTTTGGTAAAAACTATTCTGGTAAATCCAATGTTGTCAAAGCAATTGTTTGGGGATTATATCAACACATTCTTGGAGGCGGAAGTGCAAAGAAAATTGTAAACATTTACACATCTTCTAATAAGGGATATGTAAAAATTCACCTTACAATAGATGGTGAAAAATATTATTTAAAAAGAGAAGTTATAACAAAAGTCGATAAATACGGAGAATCTTCAAACTCTTATCCAATTGAATATAGAAAACTGATAACTGACGACGATGGAAAACAAAAGTGGGTGCCAGAAATATCAGATAAAAAAGCAAACACAAAAGTAGAAGTTAAAAACATTGTTCTTTCTGCAATTGGAACAGTCGAAGATTTCACAAAAGTTTGTCTACAGACTCAAGGCGGAAAAGAAGATTATATTAATCAAGATCAACAACCAAAAAACGATTTGGTTAATAAATATCTTGGATTAGAACAGTTTAGAGACAGATATGATTATGGAAACAAAACATTTAACGATGTAAAGAAAAAACAAAAAGAGCTTGGAGATATAGTATCCCTTCAAGCAAAAGTATTAGAAGTTGAAGCATTAATAACAAAAATTCAGTCAGAATACGATGCTTTAGTTATTGAAAAAAACCATTCTGAATCAAAAAAAGATGTTGTTGATAATAAAATTTTAGAATTGTCTAAAAATTTAAAACAGTATGTTAATCTATTAAGAGATGAAATTAACAACAGACAAGATATATTAAACAACATAAACACATTAGAAAATCAAATAAAAGAAGATGAGGTAAAACACAAATTTCTTTTTGAATGGATTTCTGTAAATTTTAAAAAAGAATTGCCATTCGATGAAAACGAAACTGTTGAAAAGTTAAATTCAGAATTAACAAAAGAAAGCAATCAATTTACAAAAGAAAGAAATAAATATGTTGAGATAGAAAAATGGATTAATGAAAATCCAATTAGAAATTTAGAAAGTATAGAGGGGTTTGATTTAATTATTCAAAATTTAAATTTTCAAATAGCAAATTTACAAGCAAAACTTCCAACATATAAAGGAGAACAGTGCCCAACTTGCGGAAATATTACACAAAAACCAAATATTGAAATGTATAACCAATGTTTGAGTGAAATTTCAACACAAACTGGAGTTTTAAATAGCTATATAAATGCAATTAACAAACATCGTGAAGACACCACTAATAACAAAAATGTTGAAATACAAAATTCAAATCTATTAGCTCTTCGTGCTACACTAACATCCAGGAAAGAGAAAAAGGAAAAATTAATAGAAAAAATATCTTTAATATCACAATCTAAAGAAATTTTAATACACAATCAATTAGTAGAAGATAATAACAAATTGTTGCAAACTACAAAAAACAACATTGATATTAAAATAAAATTAATAGAAAAGTTAAAATTAAATCTTGAAAAAATAGTTCAAAATGAAGATGCAAAAAAACATAACATATCAATAGAAAAAGAAATTTTTGAATTACAAGAACAAAGTAAGGCATATAAATTTTCTATTTATGGACTTTCACAACAAATAACCAATAAAAATGGGGACCTTAGAGTTGAAAAAAATAATTTGGAAAATTATAATAATAAACTCGAAGAAGTAAAGGCTGCAGAAAAAACATATAAAAAGCATTCTTTATATTTACAGGCAGTTCATAGAGATGGTATTCCAGCCAAAATTATTAGAAGAAAACTTCCAATAATTAACAACAAAATTAACAGTATATTAAGCACGATTGTTAATTTTAGGATAGAAATGAGCGTAACAACAAAGGGTGATATTATAGAGGAGTTTTATTTCAGTCCAGACAAATCAGACACTCTTCCTCTTGCATTCGCTTCTGGTGCCCAAAAATTCATTTCTAGCGTTGTTATAAAGGATGCATTACATTATATGAGTAATCTTATTAAACCGTCTTTAAACATAATTGATGAAGGATTTGGAACACTTGATGATGATTTGATTTCTGGAATCATAACTGTTTTGCAGTATCTTAAAAACAAATATAAAAATGTTTTGATTATTACTCACAGAAATGAAATTAAAGATAGTGTTAATAATATTATAGAAGTTTATAAAACCTATGACAATATTTCACAAGAGGTTTTAAACACAAACGAACATGCAGGAATAACTCAAATTAATATATCATAAAATATGAGCGTAGACTATTATCATTGCGAAGTGTGTGGAGAATCTCTCTACGAAGAATATGTTGGTCATTGTAATAAATGCCACAACAGTTTGTGTACACATTGTTTAGTAAATAAAGATATAAATGTTCTATATGCGCACAAATATGGATATAAATTTAATTCTAATGATCCAGAATTAATGAGAAAATATGAAAACGAAGGATATACTTTATATAAACCAGACGGAGAATCATACTATAAAGACGGAGATATTATAGATGATTCTGGAATTGATAGTAAATATTGTCCATTTTGTAGCGGAGAAAAAATAGATAACGACGCTCTTTTAAAACATATTATAAAAAAATACAATATCGATATTCAAAATGAGTGGAAAGAAATTAAAAAAAAATGAAAATTGATATATTTATAAAATGAATGATAAAATAAAAAACTGGGACAAATTAAAATCTGTAGAAGAAAAAAAAATTCTCATATTTTGGTCTAAAATTACAACTGTCACAATTAATGATGATGGAATATGGATGTTAGATATGATCCCATTCCCAGCAACCCCAAATGCTCATATGTTTAAAATAAAAGAAAATGAATAACAAAGAATTAAATAAACATAACCAATCTGTTTCCGATGAATATAAAAAAAGAAGAGAAAAAAATAATTTGGAAAAAAAGAAAGCCAAAGAAGTTCAACAAAAGACTTTGTTGGAGCCAAACATTAAAGATGGTTTAATTATTTGGAAAGACAAACATAATGACGGAAGTGTTTATGAAGGAAGTTTTGGAAAAGAAAAATGCTTTGAAATCAAACGTGGGATAATTTCTTTTACTCTGAAAACGATACATAAAGAATTAAAAACGGATATAAAAAACAATAGCTCTACAGAACTTATTAAACTTCAAGAAAAAGCAAATAAAATTCTTTGGAACAATCCAGAATTTTTATTAAAATTTAAACCCGTCTCTCAAAAACTTATTCCAAGGTTTTCTAAGATATAAAGCTCTTTTTTCTCTTTCTGTTAAAGGTTTTTCATTTGCTATTTCTGGAGTTTTCACTTCTGGTTCCTTTATTTCTGGAGGAGTATTTACAACTGGTTCTTCCATATTTTCTGGCGCTTCAGCTGGAACTTGCCCTGTTGCTTTAACTTTTGACAAATCAATTGGTTCTCCCATTTTTTCTCCCCTACCTTCTCTATCATCTCTTTCTATTTCTGCAGTTGTTACATCATATTGGTTAAAAATTGTAGAATATCTTTTATCTCCTTTTTTATATCCTGGAGGATATTCGTAAAAAAACTTGTCAGTTAACCACATTCCTTTAAAACTTTTAAGATCAAGATCAAATAATCTCCATTCGTTATTAGTTTCTTGACTTCTCTTTCCAGTTGATTGAGCGGATCTTTCAGATTGTCCAGCTAAGTGAAAAGCACTCAACTTTAAGGGGACTCCACTTTTTGTTTTATAAGTTCCCAAAGTAACAGGAAGAATTACTCTAAATTTTGTAACAGGCATATCAGTACTTTTATAAGATATTCCAATTGCCCTACCCTCTCTAATTGCTTGTTTAATTAAGTTTAGATCGAATCCTTGAACTCTTTGCCAGCTTTTATCGTATGCCTTTGTTAAATCTTCTCTACTAAAATCAATTGACTCTACAATTGTCTTTAGTCCAGCTATCTGCATTATTCTATTTTTGTATGACTCTGAAATTAACCTCATATGTAATAAATATGAAAATAAACTTAATTTTTACATTTTTTTTTATTATATTTGTAAAAATTAAAATTATGGCTATAAAAGAAATAGATGGTAAAATAATTAAAAGTGATTTACATTCTGGTTTGGGCATAGATGATAACAATACCCATATAAGTTTCAGCGAATTTTCTCTTTATAATGAATGTGGTCAAAAACATTTAATTTTTAAATATTTAGCATTAGATGTACAAGAACAATCTATTCACTTATTTTTTGGAAATGCAATCCACGAAGCAATAGAAATGGGAGTAAAAAACAATTTAAGCAAAGATCAAAGAGCAAAATATTTTGCAGACAAATTTAAAAAAGACATGATGGACAATATGCTTCACGATAAGCAATTTAAAGATGTTGATGATTTTATTGAACAAGGAAAAAATATTTTATTAATTTTAGACACTGAAGTTATATTAAAAGGATATCAAATAGTCAGCGTAGAGGAACCATTATATGAAGTAATATATAAAAAATTTCGTTTTAAAGGATTCGTTGATATGGTAGTTTTTAATCCTTCAACGGGAAAATATCTTATAATTGATTGGAAAACTTCTGGAGAAGAATGGGATGTTGACAAAAAGAAAAAAGATGAAATATTCTTGTGTCAAATGAGGTTTTATAAATTTTTCTGGGGAAGAAAAAATAAAGTTTCACTCGATAAAATAGATTGTAAATATGTAGTTTTAAACAGACTTAAAAATAAAAAAAAATCAACTGGTGGGTTTGGGGAAATTCAAATAGTTGATATAAATTCAACCGAAAATGAAGTTTTTGAATCTTTAATAAAACTAGGAGATACACTAAAAAACATTCATGTAGAAAAAATATTTCCAAAAGTTAAATTTACTGGAAGCGAAAAGTTTAATTGCATGTTTTGTAAATATAAAGGAGGAATTCATCCATTATGCAATTCTAAATATAATCAATATGTAGAGTTGTTGCAAGAAAACGAAAAGAAAATTAAAATAAATATTTAAATATGGCATACTACAACAAAGAAGATGTAAAAAAATACATCAATCAAAACAATGAAAAAATTGAAAGTAAAGGACATAAGTCTATTACCCCAATTGAACAATCTTTAACACAAATTAACAACGAAGAAGATGTCGTTGGTTTTTTTTGGATGGATATTAATGAAGAAAATGGAGATGGTGCAAAAGTAAAAATGGAAGGAAAAACTTTTATTAGAATTGATTTAAATCTATATACAGACGACAGATTTGCCATAGACTTATATCAAGCTCAAGTTGAAACAATTCCTGTTTCTCAGGTTATAAAAAATAGAATGACAGAACAAGAAAGAGCTATGAAATCTGTTAAAGAAAACAAAGAAGATTTAGAAAACAGCATCTCAGATAAACTAACAAAAAAAGAATAAAATGGAATTAGAAGAACTTAATGGATTTGTAAATTTAAATGAATTAGATCTTCTTTACAAACTCATAGAAATCGCAGAATCGAATAAAAAAGATACTGAAAGAGTTCTCAGGGGAGAAAGTGCTGCTGGAATAAGAGTTCGAAATAAACTACAAGATATTAGAACGTTGTGCGAAATTATAAGAGATAAAATACAAATCAGAAAAGGCGCAGATTGGGGAAATAAAAGAATTTCTGCGTTAGAAAAAGCAATTCAAGAAGCTCAAAAAAAGATAATAAGTGATAGAGAGTTGATTGAAAAAAGAAAAAGGGAAAGGATTGCTAGACTTGCAAGATAAAAATATGGCAAAAAAGAAAAAAACCGATACCGATACCAAAGAAGTTAGTGTTGTAAAAATAAGAAAACTAAGGGTTAACTTTGAGTTGAGGTATGATTATTTAAAAATTCTTACAGAATACATAAAAAGGTTGCCAAAAGAACACAGATCTGTTAGAAAGGATAGTGTTATAGGAATGGATGGTAATCCAAAAGATGAATGGGTAAGAATTATTAGCGAAGCAAGAATGGGTGAAATTTTAGCTTTTTTAATTGATAATAAAATAAGATTTGCCTTCGAAAACATTACCCCAGATGTATTAGAAAGATTGAGAAATGAGTTTGTAGAAAGACAAAGAAAAATTGCAGAAGTATTAAAACTGAAGGCTGAAATGCTAGACGTTTCAATGGAGGATTACTCATTCATGAAAATCCAACCTTATGAATATCAAAAAAAAGCTGTAAAATTTTTTGAAATTAATAATGGAATTTCTATATTAGGAGATCAACCTGGAGTTGGGAAAGCTCAAAATTTAGATTCATTATTAGCAACACCTAATGGCTGGATTAGAATGGGGGACGTAAAAATAGGTCAAGAAATTTTTAGTCAAGATGGTTTGATCTACAATGTCAATGGAGTGTTTCCTAAAGGTATTAATTCAACATACAGAGTTACTTTTAATGATGATTTTTACGTTGACTGTAACTTAGAACACCTGTGGATAGTAAGAGATGTAAATAGACGAAGAAGAAACACGGGGTGGATAACAAAAACTTTGAAAGAACTTATTGATTCTGGACTAAGCTATTCTCATTCAAAAAATAGCGTAAGAGCAAAAAGCAATAGAAAACCTGTTTTAAAATGGGAAATTCCTATTACTAATCCAGTAAATTACTCTGAAAAAAACTTTATTGTTAACCCTTATGTGTTAGGCACATTGATTGGTGATGGGTGTTTGGTTCTTGATTCTATTTGCATTTCAATTTCAGACTCACAACTGCAGATTAAAAATTTAATAGAAAGTAGACTCCCAGAAGAATTTAAATTAAGAAAAACTAAATTTTACGAAAAATCATGTCCTCAATATTATATAACAAGAAATCATTCAATAGGAAGAAATATTATAAAATCCAAGATTGTAGATTTAAAACTAAATGTAAAATCAGGAAATAAATTCATTCCAGATATTTACTTGCGTGGAAATGTAGATCAGCGAATTGAACTTTTAAGAGGACTTATGGATACAGATGGTAGTGCTGATAAAAACAGAGTTCATTATCACACAAAATCAAAACAACTAGCCTTTGATGTCGCCGAACTCGTTCAATCTTTAGGAGGGCAAGCATTAATTAAAAAATATGACAGAACTAAAAAAAACAAAGGAATTGAATGGAGAGTTAATATCAGAATTAACATATGTCCATTTTACTTAAATGAAAAAATTAAAGAGTGGAATATTATAAAAAGAAATTATTGTTCTAGATATATTAAAAAAGTGGAATATGTTTGTGATGAAGAACACCAGTGTATATCTGTAAATTCACCAAATAAAACATATTTAACTAACAATTATATAGTAACTCACAATACAGCTCCCGCATTTGCTTATGCAATAAAACACAAGTTGAAAACACTTGTAGTTTGTCCAGCGTCACTAAAATTGATGTGGAGAAAAGAAATTTTAAAATTCTCCAATGAAAAAGCATTTGTATATAAATTTAAACCAAAAAAGAAAAGTAAAATAATAGCGTATACAAAAAACGAATCTTTATTTCATATTACAAATTATGAATCTATTGAATCATACATAAAACTCGAATATCACCACAAATGCAGTGGGAACATGCTTCAATCAACAGGAAAAATGGGGAAATGTACGTGGGAACAAACTGACCTCATAAAGCAGTATAAAAAATGCCCTATTTGTGAAAACACTGGATCAATTAAAACAAGAATAGTGAGTTTGGTTTCATTTCAGGATTCGTTTAGTCAAGAAATAGACCCGTCAAACTACGACTTAATCATTATTGATGAATGCCATAGAATGAAAGAATTAAAGACTACCTGGACAAAAATAATTCACAAAGCATTTTCAAAAATTCCAAAAAAAATTCTCTTGTCTGGAACTGTAATAAAAAGTCGTCCGTTTGAATTTTTCTCTACTCTAAATTTTATATTACCAGAGGAATGGAAAAATTCTCATGAATTTGGAGTTAGATATGGTGCAGGATATCAAGATAATTATGGGTGGAAATATGATGGGGCATCTAATTTAGAAGAGTTGTTCACAAGGGTTTCTTCTTATTTTTTAAGAAGACTTAAAAAAGATGTTTTAAAAGAGCTTCCAGAAAAAACGTATTTAGAAATTCCAATTGAACTTGACGATAAAGAATATTCTGAATATCAAAAACTTTTAAATGAAGTAAAAAAAGAAATAGTTGATGGTAAGGAGATTGAAAAAAAGGATTCTTATTTAGCAAAAATACACAAACTTAAAATGTTTACTGGAAGAATTAAAGTAAACAAGGTTAAAGAAATGATTCAAGATATAATTGAAAGTGGAGAAAAGGTTGTCGTTGTTTCTGACTATGTAGAACTAGCAAAAGAAATATTTAAAGAATTTCAAGAAATAGCAGTTTTACATACTGGGGAAATGAATGAAGTTGAAAAACAAGAATCTGTAGATAAGTTTCAAGAGGATAAAAATATAAAATTATTTTCTGGAATGATACTGGCTTCTGGAGTCGGTCTTACTTTGACAGCATCTAGTAAACTTTTTAAATTAGGATTTGCATGGTCACCAGCAGATGAAGAACAAATATGTGATAGAATTCACAGAGCTGGCGCCACTTCCGATACAATAGAAATTATAACCCCATATTGTCAAGACACTGTTGACGAAGATATAATGGAACTTTTAAATGATAAATCATTTATAGTGACAAAAACACTTGATAACACAGAATTTAAAAAAGAAAGGAAAATAGTTGATCAAAGTATTTTCAAACAACTTGTTGAAAGATTAAAAGATAAATAATTTCACATAACTATAATTTTAAAAAATATTATTTTTTTTCATTATATCTTTTATTTTTTTAATTTCTTTATAATTAATTCTTAATAATTTTATATTATTTTTTTTACAAAATTCCGTTTTTTGATTATCTCTATATTGAAGAGATTTTAAATTTTTACTAAATAAACCTTCTCTGAAATGCTGTCTTCCATCAAATTCAATGCATAAATTTAAATTTAATAAATAAAAATCAAAAGGTAACATTTTTCCGCTCACAGGATTTCTGCATTCATTAAACATTTTTTGCGGAATGAAATCAATTTTGTTTTCAATTAATATTTCACGAATTACAGATTCCCCCTTAGACGTTTTACACTTCGGGCATCCACATCCTCTTAAATGAGTGTCTGGCATTTGTAAAAAATCCCCATGTTTTTTACATGTAATTATAACATTTTCTTTCATATTATTATATACAACTTTTGAATAATCATATATGTTTTTATGTATAACTTCAAATCTTTTTAAAACACCCTCTGTTGTTTGATGTCTTCCATGACATTTTCCACACTCCTTCCCTTCAACGTGATTTTTTGGAGTTTGTTCAAAAACGCCATGGATTTTACATATGATTTTTATTTTTTCAAACATACCTTTATATTCTACAAAAGAATAGTCATATTTTTCTCCATGAGTCTTTTTAAATTTATTAATTATTTCTTCAGTAGTATATTTTTTAACTCCAGCACATTCCTTGCACCCCTTTTTTGTATAAATATGATTATCTGGAGTTTGACTAAAATCTCCATGTTTATGACATGTTATTATTAATTTAGTTTTTGCATTAACATAATTTGATTTATCATAAGAATATTTGTTTTTGTGAATTTCTTCAGCTTTTTCTATGAATTCTTTTAAATTGTGCATAATATATTTTCATATAAATATATAAAAATTTAAAATACGACGAAGAACAAATTGATGATGATATGATTTTTATTTTTTTTTTATATTTATAGGAAACATAAAAATTATTGTCATGAAAATAAAAAAATCAATCGTTGAACAGATAATTAGAGAAGAAGCTGTAAAAGTTAAAAAACTTATGGTTTTACAAGAAGAGAAAAAAGCAATTCTCAAACAACTCAACGAGTTATACGAAGGTGATGAAATGGATGAAAATAAATTTACTGATTTTTTCACAAAAACAAGTGAAGAGTATGCAATGAATTTAATAAAAAAACACCCTTCAAAAGGAAAAACTTATGCATCTTTTGAAGGTGATCCAGAAAAACAAGCAAAATATGTAAATGCTGTAAGAAAATGGCCTACTGCAAATCTTGCATGGAGCGAAGAAAAACAAGATTTTGTAAGAACATCAACACCAACAGATGCGTCTGGAATATTAGGTCCTATGGGAAAAGAATAGTAATCTTATATATATATAAAAACCCCCAAATTTTGGGGGTTTTTTGTTTTATCTGTTGTCAATCATTTCAATTTCATCATAAAACATTAGAATCGAATGATTAAGAGCTTGAATCTTTCTTAGTGTTTTATATAACATTACCGTCAAAAAAACAATTGGAATTAAACATATGAAGAAAAATAACCCATGAAGACATACAAATGAATAAACAGTAAGAAAAACTAAAAGAGAAAACTCAACATTTCTTCTTATTTTTGTTTCTTTAATTTCTTTAATATCTTCCTCCATTTGCCTTCTTGTTTCACTAATTTCTTCATAAGACAAATTCTTGATTATGTTTTTTTCAATTTCAATAAATTCAGAAAACTCGTTGTGATATTCTTCAAGTTCTTTTTCGTATTTTTCAATACTGCTGTTTTTTTTAATAAATTTCATACTCTTTTTTTTACGTTAAACTTCGTTTCTACTGTATTATACGATTTTTTTTTATAAATGTTACAAAATAATGTGTTTTTTATTTTGAAATCCCGTTTTTTTTATATATAGAAAAATATTATAAAAAAAATACATATTTATAAAAAATAAAGTTATATGATAAAATTTGGAGATATAGGTCCAGAAGTAGCAGAAGTTCAAAAGTTATTATCTTTATTGGGGTATGACCTAATAGTCGATGCAAATTTTGGAAACAAGACACTAAGATCTATAAAGGCATTTCAAAAAAAATATGGAATTACTCAAGATGGAGTTGTTGGAGACAAAACATTAACCGCACTAAAAGCTGCACAAAAAAGAACAGCAAAAGAAGATAATAGTCCACTACCTTCAGTAGATTATGAAGGGTTTGATATTGTAACAGATTGTCAAATACCAGATCAACAATATGTTAAACAAGTAACATCAAAAAGTCAAATATTTTTACACTTTACAGCTGGTGGAGGCAGTGCAAAAAACACTATAAATTATTGGACAAGCGATGCAACTCAAGTTGCAACTGCTTATGTTGTAGATGGAGATTCTGGAAAAGTATATCAAGCTTTTCATCCAGATTATTGGGGTTGGCACCTTGGAGTAAAAGGAACAAATGGAAAACTAGATAAAGCTTCAATAGGAATAGAAATATGTTCCTATGGGCCTTTGGTTAAAAAGGGAAGCGATTTCTTTGCGTGGCCAAACAATTATTCAACAAAAGTAAATGAAAGTAATGTTTATACACTAGAGAATGATTTTAGAGGATACATATATTACTATAAATATACTGACAAGCAAATAGAAAACATAGAAAAACTTCTTGAATTTCTTATAAAAAAATACAAAATAAAAGTACAAGGAAATTTTGATTTAAACTGGTTAGAATATAACCAAGAATTAATTAATAAATGCTTGCCTGGTATATGGTCTCATTCTAATGTTAGAAAAGATAAATTTGATACTTATCCAGATAAAAGATTATTTGAAGTTCTTAATAGAATATATAAAAAATTTAATTAACATGACAAAAGAAGACGAAGTTAAAGTTAGGGAAATTATAAAATCGCATATTGAAAAAGAATTTAAGAAAGAAAGAGAAGAAACTGAAAAGAACATTCTTAAAGCAATTAAAAATAGCGAAAAATCTCAGAAGAGCGAATTTTTGTCTTCTTTAAAAAAAGAAATAGATTCTTTAGATAAAAAAATATTTACAAAAGAACAAATAAAAGATTTAATGATTAAAGCTTTTGTTAGACAAAATAGGTTTAATTGGGAAAAATCAAAGTTTTTAACATCTTATTTTAATGAATTATAATTATGGACGAAGTTACAAGAAAAAAAGTATTAGAAATAATAAAAAAATCATTAGACGAAGTTGTCTATGATGAAATGAGAAGAGTGCCTGAAACAATTAAAAAAAGGCAAGAGGAAATTAAAAAAACAAAATCTCAAAGAGCTCAAGATGCTCATGATGCTTTATTTGGAAAAGATGAAGAAATGAATTACAAGTTAAAACTTCATGAAGGACAGGAAAATCCAAAAATAACCACCAACGAACTTGAACAATTCGACAAAGAATTTAAAAGTCGTTTTCCAGGTATATCTTTTGAAAAACAACCTGGAAATGCACAAATTGTAGGTTTTCCAATAAAAAACGGACAAAAAGATGCTATAACTTCTGGAAAAATAACAACAGGAGAAAGTGAAATTGGTTTCACCATGTCGTTAATAAACGGATTTAAAATTAACAGCATTATTGAAGGTGGTAAAATTAAGCCATTTGAAATTAAAAAAGAAACAAAAGATGTTTTTGGAAAAATATTAAATTTATACGAAGAAATATTTAAAAAAAGATTTAACGATATTATAAATCCAACCGAACAATCAGGCGAAGAAGAACTAGAAATGGGAGAAAACCCACCATCAGCTCCTCCTACAGCTACACCACAACCCACTGCATCAGTCAATCCAACACCTAGCGTGTAACATTAATTAAATAACTATTTAATTTTTCCTTTTTAAGGATTATATTTTATTTGTATGCATACAATTCAACAAATAATAGAAAATCAAAAAAAATTTAAAGAGGAAATATTTTATTTTTTTTCCAAAGAACATGCTGAAGCAAAGAAAATTCTTAGTGAAATTGAATCGGATGATGAATACATTGTTAAAGAAAAAAACAAACTTAAAAATAGATTTAAAAAAATTAAACAAAGAAACTATATTGAGCGTTTATTTTTTTTAAATTCTTGTAGAAACACTATTTTTTATGTATGGTGGGATGAAGAAGAAAAAGAAGCTAAAATTTTTAAATATGACAAAAGATAGAAAAAACACCCAAATTTATTTAATAGATATTAAATATAAACATTCGATAAATTATTTTGAAGAATGGTATGGAGAAAGCGTAAGTTATTCTTTTATTGAACAAGAAAGTTATATAGATTTAAAGAAAATGATTTCTGAAATGATTAATGAAAAAATAAAATTTAGAAAATTTGAAAGAAATAATATGATTTTAACACTTAAAGTTGAAATGTTGGATGAAGAATTGGAAAAATTGAGATATTTAATAAAAGAGAAGAAACTTAAATTTCTTCATGATTATGAAATTAGTGATATTAGAAATTATAAAAAAGAATAAATCATGGCACAAGAACTAACTTTAGCTCAATTAGAAAGAATCAAGCAACAAAGAATCCAAAAGTTTAAAGCTATTGGATTACCTGAAACCGCAGGACAAATAGCGGATATTCCAATTGAAAACATACCAGAACAAAGAGTTTACGAAGCTCCACAACAAACAATTCCACAACCACAACATGCACAACAAATAGAAATGAGCATGGAAATGCCAAACAAAGCAAACATTGAAGAAGCCATACAGCAACAATTGGCGGAAGAAAGAGCACAAAGGAATGCTTCTATGTATACTGCACCAAGAGATAAATTTAGTGCACTAGAAGCAATTAGAAGAGGTGCAAAAAAACAAGAATTTAAACAATTTATTAAAGCAGAATATAGTGGAGTAAATGGAAATCAAATTCCAGAAACAAAAGTTGGAAAAAGAAAATCTAGACCAGGACAACAACAAGAAAAATCTTCAAATGCAATAGAGCCGCAATCTTTTTCAGCTAAAGGAAATGCGGGTGAGTTGGGAATGTTAGAGAGTTTATTTACAGATAAATCTCCTGGAATTAATGTTCGATCATCTGGAAATGGAGTTCCTCAAGGAAATTTAATTGAAACAGACGAAAACTATTCAAATGTAGGGGCCCATTTCGATCCAGTTGCTCATTTAAAAGCAAAAGCTGCAGAAAAGGGAGTTAATATTGATTTTAACAAGAATAAAAAGTTAATAACAGAAAATAATACTCCACAAGTTTTTCAAACTGGCAATTCTGAACAAATGTCTCAAATGATGCTTATGATGGAGGCTATGATGAAAACCCAACAAAAAAACAATTATGATCTTCCATCGTTAAAAGAAATGATAACAGAAATTGCTAAAAAAACAGCAGAAGATACCATAAGAAAGGTTCTAAAAGAATACTTGGAAAACCAAAAAAAGAAAAACGTTTTTGAAGTAGTAAATAAAGAAAAAAATGTTGTAAAAATCGGAGACAAATACTTTCAATTAAAACAAGTAGTTGTTAAATCTTAATATAAATCATCGATAGTAAAATTATTTGTAAAAATAACTTTTAATGTAGGGGAAGGTCTTGACTCTCCAGAACACCATTCTTTTGAAAATTGTTCTGGAGTTTTTTTTAATTCAACTATACTCCTTTGACTTAGAGCTCCATAAATTTGATTTGATCTAGTTAATCTTATTATGTTATTTTGATCATGTATAGAATTTACAAAAATTACTAATTTTTTCTTTATTGCACTATCTATATGTTGTGTTAAGTGGCATGCTTTACATAATGTAATACCTTTTGAAAGTTCTGGATTAGCTTTATTTACTTCGAATAAGTGAAAAAATAAACAATCGTTTTTTCTTGATTGTGGAGGTTCATGTTCGCATGCAGCACATTTTCCTCTGTCTAAAATAAACGCCTCGTTTTTAAGCCACGCAAATAATTCTTGCCCATAAATTTTAATAAACTGTTTTTCTGGAAAAGTATTGCAAATAAGCAATTTATATGGTCTTGGTATATTTTTCATGTAACAAATATAGAAATTTTTTCTCTAATTTCAAAATCATATTAAATATTTTTATTATTTTTTTTAAAAATTTTTTTTATGTTCTTTGATTTTTATGTTTTATTGTCTATTTATATAAAAAATTAATTTATATGGATAACACTATTAAATTCAAAAACAAAGAAGAATTTGCGCAATATGTGCAAACTGAAGCTCGCAAAATTCTTAAAGAAGAAGAAAAAATTCAAAGTCTTGGAAATCCCACAGATTTAAAAATGAATAAAAATGATGGTTCCAAAAATTCTACTGGAGCAAAAGTGGAAATAAAAAAAGGTGGTTCTTTTAAGGAAAAAACTGCAGCACCCACCAATATTCCAAAAGAATTTAAATCAACCAAAGATCCAATTGAGGTTAAAATGGAAGAAAGAAGCGAAGGTCATGATGGTGACATAGCAACCGCAGCTAAAATAGAGGGAACAAAAAGCGAAAAATCTGAAACGGAAACAAATCCTTTTATTAAAGGTCAAGCAAAACCCAAAGTAGATAGTAAAACTAGTCAACCTAATGTTACAAAAGAAGCTGATCCAACCAAAGAGGGCGGGGTTCCTGGAAAAAAAGAAAACGATGTTCCAATGAACAAAGAAGATAAAGAAGATAAATCTGAAAAACCAATGACTCAAGTTTTAGGAAAAGGAGAAGTTGGAAAAGATGGATTTTCTAAAGGTCAAACAAACAAAGAGGTTAACAAAGAAGCAAAAAATGAAAAAGACGAATACGAACAAAAATTAAGAGATTCTATAAAAACCATTCAATTGCCAGAAAATTTTAAAAATAAAAAAGCAATGTTGGAGTTTATTAAAAAAGAAGCTCTTAGAATATCAAAAATTATCTAACAATATTTTATATTTTAAAAGAGTCGAGATTAATCTTGACTCTTTTTTTTATTTTTACTATATTTGAAAAAAAATACATATGCAAGTTTTAAATATAGAAGAAATTAAAAAAGAATATTCATTTTTGTTTGATGATGAAAATAATGGAAAAGAAGTTTATTTTTGTAATTGTGGTTTTGTAACAGAAACCGAAAAAAAATTTGATAGAGACGTAGAAAAACACGAACAAATAAACTATTTATTTCCACAAGATACTGGTGATAAAATAAAAATAATAGAAGAAGATGAGTTTGCAGATTTATTTAAAAGTATAAAATTAGCACAAGAAGATTTTTTTATAATATGTGATGGATGTGGAAAAAATTTTTCTACATTAGAAAACCAAAAAAAACTTATTGTCAATAATTCTTTTTTTATCTCTGGATATAATATAATGGAAAGTGAAGATGAATTGTTTTTATATTATGGAAAAATAAAATCAAACATAAAAGAAAAAGAATTCGAATATTTTCTTGATTTTGAACAAAAATATAAATACATAAAATACAACAAAACTCTTAATAAGATGTATTTTAAAGATATCGATGTTGATGAGATAGAATTTGATTTAGACAAGATTACAAAAGTAACAGATAATATATTCACCGAAGAAGTTCAAAATATTTATAATTTATATTATATTCAATTATATATCAGTAAGCTGGCAAAAAACGTGTCAGATGTAAACAACACAAACGTAGTAGAGGAACTGTTGGGTGAAGTAAAAAATAGAATTAATCATGCTGGATTAGATTCAATTAAAAAAGTTATATCTATATTCCTGGGCATCATTAAATATTCAAATTTATCAACTATAGCACTTACAAAAGGATGTAAGTTTTTATATGAGTTAATGAAAGAGTGTGACATACCAAGTGTGGAAAAATTAAAAGAAAGCGGATTGACTTCTCCAATACCAATATTTAACTATCTTGTTAGTAATTACATTAAAAAAATAAACGAAGAGGTAAATGAAGACAACAAAGAAATTCATGAATTTTTATTTAAATCTAGTAAAATAGTTAAAATGGAAATCGATGAAGAATCTGATTTACAAAGAAAACCTTCTGAAAGATTACAGGAAGTGAAAAGTTTTGAAGTGGTTGAGGGTGAAGAAAAGGAAATGAAAATAAAATACAAAGAAAATGAAAACTATAAATCAAAAGTTATACACAACTCTGGGGCAAACAAATTCCAAGTAATGGAAATATCAAATGATGCAAATGCTTCTAAGTTTATATACAAAAACATTAAAAATTTTTCAGATTACAAACAACTGTTGAAATATTTTAAATTCTATGATAAACATCAAATTATAAATTTATTACAAAAATATGACCTTGAACTTCTCACAAGAGTTATTGATTTGATTTATTTCAGAGACTCAATGGACATCAAAGAGTTTGAAAGAATTATAACAATAATAAAAGACTTCACTGTTCAAGAAACATTAAAATATAAACCAACTCTCAATATGAGCAATTTCGTCACAGACTATTCAAACGTAAATAAATTTGAATTCATATTTTATGATGACAGTGTAATGATGATGGAAGTTCTTGAATTTGATCCAAGAAGAGAGTTTAATAAAATAAAAACATATAAAGAACTAAGAGATTATCACGATAATCTTGTTAAATATTTCAATGTTGTGTCCGACAAAGAAAAAAATGCTAAATTTAAAAGTTTTGTAAATAGGTTTACATTTTTAGAAAACAAAGAAGATTACGAAGGGCCTATTGAATTTAAATTAATATCTACCCCAGCAATGTTAATAACAGAAGGAGTTCAAATGAAGCATAGCGCCTCTTCTTATTCGAAAAAAGTTATTACAGAATCTTACCTTATTGGACAAGTATTCGATAGAACCACAAATCTTTCCGCAGATGAATTAACAAGATTCACTATAGGATTTACTTTTGACAGTGTAAATGGTTTGGAATTTCATCAAGTAAAAGGTATGGCAAACAAACCAGGAACAGATAGGTTTAAAAAATTATTAATGGAATTCCTTACTGCAAAAGATATCTCTTATAGACCAATAAAAGATTTAAAATTGAATAATGAATAATTTAGAAGATCTACTTTGTAAACACATTAAAAAAGAATCAAGAGAAAAAATAGGTCGAATTATAGATGAAATAAAATCTCTTGGATATGAATTTGTTCACAAAACAGAAGATGGATTTCCGATGTTAATGGGAGGACTAGAATTTTATGCAAGAAAAGGAACTTTGCTTATGGTTTATGATATAAGAGGATGTTTAACTTTACAATGTAACAAAAAAGATTTCATCAATTGGGAAGGTGATTTTGTTTGTAAACATTATCCAGCAACTTATTTAACACTGGCATATAGACAAATAACATAAACACAATAAAAAAAGAATTTTATGCTATTTATTATAAAACATTTATAATGAAAAATAGCATTAAAAATTTTTTATTAGAATCAGAAAGTGATAAGGATGATAATTTTACTTATATCAAAGGAGATACTATTGCAAAAGTTAACGATGTAGACTTTGACAAAAAAGAAGATTATATAAAAATAGACTTTTCTACTACTTATAAAAAGAAATACTCATTTGTAGCAAAACTAACCGATTTTAAAAAATGGTTAAATAACAGATTAAAAGAAAAAAACGAATCCCCAAATTTATTTCACGACTACCTAGTAAATTTTTTTAATTCTTCGAAAGAGGCTGATGTAAAACAAATAGACGAAATTATAGACGATACAAATGAAATTATGCCAGATGAAGATATGCCGTCAAATGCTACAAACAGAATGATTGGAACAGGTCATACGATGGACTTAGAAAAAATCTTCAAAAGATCTATGCCAAAATCAGTTAGAAATTACTCTGGTAACTTGGGATTAGGAACAGTAGTTTGGTAAAAATATAAAAATGAATACAATGAAAGAACAAGACAAAAGAATGTTAGAGATTGCCAAATCATTAGAGGAATCTCATGAAGTTTATAAAGACAACACTAAAAATGTTGATGAAAACAAAATTTTAGAAGAAAACGAAAGGCTTAAAAAGCTTATTTCTAAAGACACAAATTCAGATTTTAGAGAAATCCGTGAAAATTATTATATAGCTGGTAAATTTGGAACTGGCGGAAGGGGCAAAACTGTGAATTCTATTTTAGATGACTATAAAGACAATCCAGCCGTAAAAACACCAAAAGTGTCTCCATCTAATCTTAAACCAGATGAAGTTCTTGAAGTGTGTATTAAAAGAGTTTTAAAATCTGGAACTCCAGTAAACAATATTACATTTTATGATGAGGTAAATTGGAATATGATGAACTTAGGTTTCCCAGCTGTAAATGAAATAGACATTAAACAATCCATCCTTTCAATGATAGGAGAATAATGAAGTCTTTTCTTAGAAAAATAATAAAGGAGCAAATTAATTTGCTGTTTGAATCATTTGAGATGAACAATAACAAAAGAAGTTATGTTCCAACCAACGAAGTTTCAAAAACAGCTCAAACAGCATTAGGGGCTATCAATATAGCTAAACAAAAAGGCATTCAATTATCAAGTATAGATGAAACAGGGAACCAGGGAAGTGGAAAATTAAAAGCAAGACAGCTTTCTCAAAAACAAAAACAAAGTTTTGTTGAGATGAAAAGGTTGAAATCTTTTTTTGAATCTAACGCTTCTAAAGTAGAAGAGGAAAGAAAAAAAATTGGAATAATTCAACAAAGAAGAGGTACTGTTGACGAAATGGTTAAATCTAATATGTTATTGGTGTGGAACTTACACGGGGGAGATGCGTGTAAAAAATGGGTAACATCAAAATTGTCAGACGCACACGAACAGGGAAATAAGAAAAAAGATAGACTCCGCCAATCTGGTGGAGCTTACAAAAATAATGGAATGGGAGTTTTTCGTACTCAATATGATCCATCACAACAAAGAATTCATAGATAATTTTGTTTTCTTATTTTTTTTTCTTATCTTTGTTTTTTAAACTTTAAAAATTATAATTATGAGTGAAAAAAACTATTCTGCTTTACAAAATGTTGTAACTCCAGAAATTGCAATCGAAATTAGAGAAAAAGATACTGTTTTTGCTGGAGGCGCTAAATTTATGGATGCTGATGATGAGCTTTTACAAATTACAAACTGGATAAGATTAAATGCAAATCATAATTCAGAAATTAAGCCTGAAAGAATTAAATATCTATATACCACAACTATTAAAAAGGATGGTGGAAGATATGCTCTTGGAACACTGTCTTTAAGATCTGAGGTGGAAAAAATGGTTAATGATGATTTTGATTATATCCTTTCTGTGCATTATAAATCATGGAAAGAATTAGATATAGAAAACAAAGTAATTCAGCTTGATAAAATCCTCTGTGGAGTTGATATTGACATTGATAATAAAACTAAGAAAATGTCAGTAGATAGCAAAGAATATATAAGCAACTTAAGACATTATGGGCCAGAAAAAGTTCTTAATAGTTCAGAAATAGTTGATATGTCTATAGACAGAATTATTGGACAAGAAAAAGAAGAAAGAAAAGTAAATAAAGAAAGAGGAAAAAGAAAAGAATAAATGGAAGATACTAGAAAAAAAATGTTATTAGCGGCTTTGTCTCAATGTGTAGCAGAAAAAGACAAAGCTGCTGCTAACATCTCCTTCATTCTGGAGCATGGTTGTATAGATATTTCAAATAATATTGTAAATCTGAAAAAAGAATTTGATAATATTTCTCAAGCAGAATTGACAATTGAAGCAATTCAAATGTATTACGCAAAACATTTTCCATTACCAAAAGAAAAAGAGGAGGAAAACAAATGATAATAATTCTTAAAATTATACTATCACTTTTTTTAATTTTAGGGGGTTTTATAATAAAAACTCTTTATAAAGACTTTAAGTTAACTGAAAAAACAGAAGGATACGAAGATCTTATTATTGCAGATAAAATTAAAATGAAATCTATCCTATATTTTTCCATTATTGCAATATTTTCCTTTTGTTTACTCCTTTTATATTTCGTAATTGTTCCAATGAGTTTGGCATGGTAAGTTTTAAGAAAATATGGAAACACTCACGATTAAGATTTTATATTTTAAATTCAATATGGAATTATAAATTTTGGCTGTTTTCAAAAAAGATGTACAAAACTGTGTCTTACCAAGTTGAAGATGGTAATTACGATATGAATTTTGATTATACATTAAAAAGAAAAAAAAAGACTATATACAAAAAAAGATTCATTGGATATTTCTTTAATAACAATTTATATTTGGATAACCCAGGTTTTAAAATTGATGATCGAGAAACATGGGAAGCATGGAAAAAAAAGAAATTAGTTAAATAAAGCTGTGGTGACACAGCTTTATTATTTTAAAATAAATGTGAAAAGGTTTTTTTTTAATATTTATAAAAAAATCTATTTGCAAATGGAAAAGAAAGAATTATACCCAAAAGGAATTGTAAAACAAACAGATGAATTTGCTCTACGCCAAAAAATTAAAAAACTGGTGGGAGATAATGTTGAAGAAACAATTAAAGAAGCTACAATTGATGCTTTTAAAGAATTGGGATTTGAAGAAAAAGATGGCTACATGTATGTTTTAGCAGCTGGAGGAAAAGATGGCGGAGAAAAAGAGGTTGGAAAAGGAACTGCAAACGGAAAATTAATTGTAACTGTCTCTGTTCCAAAAATGCTAAATATGGGTGCTGTAAAACCAGTGTCATATATGCAAAAAGTTTCCACTTTCGGTGGAAAAAAATTAGTTTCTGAAATTTATTTAGAAATTCAAGACGAAACTGTTCATGTGGAATATAAAAACACAGAAGCCGCAGCATTTCATCAATCTTCAGAAAAAGATTCATATTCTGCAAATAAACTAAATAAAAGAGGAATTATATCTGGAACAGAAAATGAAAAAACATTCAAGAAAGAATTTAAAGAATTTTTTAAACCTATTGCCGAAGCAGAGGCAAGATATTTAATAGGAACAAAAATAGCAAACGACGATAAAGTAGAAAAAAACATGAACGATTCAATTGTAAAAGAAAACAAATATAGTATGAAATTAACAAACATTTTGTCAAGCTCTTATGAAGATGCTGGCAACCAAATTGAAAAAACCTTAAAGGAATATTTTTTCTTCCCCCCAGAAGACGATAAAGAAAAAGATGCCGACAAAGAAAAAAAGGGTGAAAAGGGAGAAGAAGAAAGTGGGTCTAAAACTCCAGAAACTTCAACTGGTAAACCAACTGATAAAAAGTTAGTTATTGGAAGTGAAGAAAAAATAGAAGAAAACGAAAAATCTTTAGAAGAAATCACTGCAACGTTAGCGGCCCCAGCTGGTCCAACCCAAGCTAGTGGAACGAGTGAAACTCCAAACAAAGACTCTGCTGGTGTTGGATTTGCAAAAAAATTCGGATGGGGAGAGCATAAAGATGATGCAAGCAAAAAACTTGGTTATGAAAAAGTTCAAATGGACGAAGCTGTAAAAAATACAACTTATGGAATTATGAGAACTGCTAGGCCACACTTACAAAGACAAGAAGATGGAAGTTATAAATTAATAACAGAATCTCAAACTCCTAAAACCCCATATTCAGATGTTGTTCCAATGGGTAAAGATGGATGGCCACCAAAAGGTATGGAAAGTAATTTTGCATTAGGAAAACATGGAGTTAGAGTTAATAGTCCAGAAGAACTAAAAGAAACTGGACATGGAGAACTAAGTAAATTAGAAAAAGAAACCGAAGAAAAAAAGAAAAAAGAAGAGGAAAACAAAAAAGTTGAAGAAAACTATAAAAAGAAACTTGACTTAACAAAAAGAAAATTTACTACACTATCTGAAAACGAAGAAAGTGGAATAAACAAAAGGTATATTATCACAGAAAAACTTTCAAAAGAAGATCAATCAAAAAGATGGAAAGAGTTGTATGAAAACGATTGTTTTTGTAAAATAAAAGACCAAACAAACACGATTTCAAGAGAAGATTATGACAAGAAAGCAAATAAAGAATTTGAAGCAAATAATCCTCCAATGGAGTCAAATTTGTGTAACACTCAATTTTCTGGAGAAGAACCTGGATTTGTAGATGTTCCAAAAGCAAAAGGAAGTATGATAGTTTTTAGAATTTCTGAATCAGACATTAAACAAAATAAAATATATTTAATTGATCATTTTACAAAAAAACTGGTTTCTAATCCATTATATAAATCAGGAGAATAATTAAAAAAACATAAAAAAAATAAAGAATCCATCAATTTTGATGGATTTTTTTTTGATTTTAATATTTATAGTTATTATATTTAAAAAAAAACATATTATGAATCCAACAAAAGATATTAAAGTAACATTTTTAGAAGAATCAAAACGTGGTGAATTAGAAAAAATCAGAGTATTTTTCAAAGACATCTTTAACAATGACATTCAAATAGATTTACGTCCAGGTGAAATAGTTTACTCACAAACGAATCATCTTTCTAATTCTTTGAAAATATACTCTAGAAAAGGATTAATAATGGTTGACACAGAAGATAAACCAAGTTTTTTAAAATATTATGTTGGATATAAACAAGAAGAAATCGACAACAAAAGTTTCCTTTCCAACTTAAAAGATTCTTTAAAAACTCCAAGAGAAATTGAATCGTCTATTACAAACATTGAAATACATGAATCAAAAATTATTGAATGTGAAGATGTTAAAACCGTTGTTGATAAAGCAATAGAAAATGTTTCAAAATATTCTCTACAGGAAGTTTCTGATATAAAAAAGAAAAGTAAAAACAAAAAAGGACCAGGAAGACCAAAAAAAAGAGGTCCAAAAAAAGGAACCAAAAGAAAAAAACAATAACACAATATGGTTATAAAAAGTTTTAAAATAAAAAGGAGAGACTTTGAAAAAAAACCCATTACTATATTTCAGCATAAATTAAGGGTTTTAATGAAGTGTTATACAATTAAAGATCTTATTCTTGATGAAATAAATTTTACCATAACATTCAAAAAGAATCATAAAATAAATGGGTTAAAAATGCAAGACCCAAAACAATACACTGGAAAGTATGAAGTTTTAAATTCAGAAGTTCCAGGTGAAATTATTCTTAAATTAATGATATAATGAACTCTTTAGGATTAACCAAAAGAGAGCTACACATAAAATCCATTTTTCTTCCAGAAAATAAAAGTGTCAAAAAAGAATATTTGTCAGAAGAAAAAGTTAATGAGATTATAAAATCCATATCTAACATTGGAGAAAGATATGGATTTGTAGGTGATAAAATAAATCAAGATTTCGAAAAATCATCTAAAAGAAAACATAAATATGACGTATGGATTGCAAAAGAAATCAAAAAGAATGTTGAGTTATTAAACAATTTTAATAATATCAGATTCATTTTAGATTGGGCAATTCAAACAAAGGCTGACATATTTACATATTCATTTGAAGAAGCTTTTCTTGAACAAGAAGTATGGCATAAAGAAATGTTTGAAAAATACAACATTGAAGATATTAAAATTCCAGAATTGGACAAAAACAGAATTCTCTTTAGGAGTTCAGATAAAAATCATTTTATATATTTATTAGACTCTGATGATTTAAAATATGAAGGTGAAAAAATGGGCATGTGTGTAGGACAACAAATATACAAAAACAAAATAAAAAACGAAAGGTCTATAATAATCTCACTAAGAGATGGAAAAAATCAACCACATGTAACTACAGAAATAGATGTTAAAAGCGGAAATATTATTCAACAAAGCGGTAAGGGGAATAGTGAGCCAACAAAAGAATATAAAAAAATAATGTTGGAATTTGTGTTGTTTGCTACAAATTACGCAAATTTAATCAATAATGAAACAATACGTCTTCTTAATTTAGGTCAAACTCTTTAAAATAATATTTTCCTGCCATATTTATAAACAAAAATTATATGTTAAAAAAAATATTAGATAACTTACAGACTATAATCATAGTGGGTGGAGTAATTTTTTTACTTCTTTTTTTGCAACAATGCAATCAAACAAGAAAAATAAAAAACGAATTAAAACGTCAAGAACAAATAGCTAATCAAAACTATGCTGCATTAAATGATTCGATAAAAATTTATAAAAACAAAGCTGGAAAAACATCTTATAGTAAACCAATAGCAGATATGTCGGTTGAAGAAGTTGAAAAATATTTTCCAGAACTTTATGAAAGATTAAAAAATGAATTAGGTGTCGTTAAAATAATATGGAGAACGAGAATTGAATATAGAGACACTGGCTCTGTAAAAAATGCAATTATTAAACTTGATAGTAATAAATACGCCTTGAATTATGATTATTATTCACAGGACAGCTCATTGAACATTAATACTACAAATACTTTTTTTGCAAATGTTAAACTTACAAATGAAAATATTAATCAATATTCTGTTTCTGTACAGCCAGGAATTTCTACTATAAACAATATAAGTTTAAAACTTGGATTTACTACTGGAATTAAAAAAGAAGATAATTTGTATAAAATATTTATCTGTCCAGACAATAAAAACGTAACTGTGGGTCAAATAGAGGGCGCAGACGTATCTAATATGATTAATCCACAAATACCCCCATCCAAGAATAAAAAATGGTCTGTAGGACCTTATATTGGGTTTGGAATGAGTTTCGGTAAAGGAATCTATCAAATTGGCCCAGGAGTTGGCGTAAGTATACAATATTCCTTGATTAAATTCTAGGAATTTCAAAATATTTATAAAAAACAATAATGTTATGGACACAAATGAAAAAAGCAAAGGCTACGCCGAGAAATTAGTTAAATTGTTGGCTAAAAAAATGGATTTAGATGTTTCTAAATATGATATGAAACAACTTGTTCAAGGAATGTTGGTTGAATTGGAACATGGTTCAAATAATGAAAAAACAAATATCACTAATGACGATCCAGAACAGACTCTTAAGATAGTATTAGCACATTTAGATGAAATTCCAGATTATTATACAAGGCTAAAAAAAATGGAAGATGAGGCAAGTTCTGTAAAAACAGACAAACAAAACGAAGACTCTGATGAATTAGAAGAAAAAGAAGAAAAAGAAATAACAGTGGAAAACTCCTCAAAAAGATTTAAAGAACTTTGTGGAATAGTTGAAAATTCAGAAAAAAAACAACTAAAAAATCCACTGTATCAAGAAAAAAACAAAAAGGTTCTTTTGAAAGAAGAAATAGATCCAAAAAAATTTGACATTGTTAAATTTAGTAACGATGGGCTTGGAGATAAAGAGTCGGAAGATGAAAAAGATTTATATAAAATGATAAAAAAAGTAAAAAAGTAAAAAATGGGAGTTAAACACTCCCGTTTTTATTTTTTTCCAAAAAGTTTGTCAATGATTCCTGTTTTTTTTGGTTGTCCAGGTAAAATTTTTTCTTTAACTTTTGCACCACTTAATTTACTAAATGTCGTAGATATTATATCAGAAACAATATCATGAGACAAAACTTTTAACATAATAGCTTTTTCTTCGTTTGTAGCGTCCTGATTGTTCCAAATGGCAATTTTATTATGAACTCTAATTATTAATTTGTCCATATCTATTTCTACTTCCTTTTTATTTTCTTCCATATTGATTTTTTTATTTAAATAGTATATATTTTTGTATTATTACAAATATAATGAATAAAATAGAAAAAACAAATATTATTTTACAATCTATTATGGCAAAAATCATATCTTTTGATTGGGAGCAATTAAAAGAAAACGAGATTCACCATCTTCTTAAATTTGTAGATTACGAAAAAATACCAGAAAGAGTTTTAACAGATATATCTCAAACATTCAATGAAGAAATATATTCAAAAATCATATGGGAAAATATGGATAGAATGAAAATAGTGAGATTGGTAGCAAGAAATGAAAAAATATCAAAATACGTTGATCTTTCTAAATATAATTACACGATAAAAGAAATTAAACAAACGCTTAAAATTAGACCAAATTTAATTGATAAATTTAAAATTGACTTCGAAAATTTAAATCTTGACGATGCTTTTTCTTTTTTAACAATTGGAATCGAAGATTTATTAGAAAAAATAGATGTTACAAAATATTTTTTTTCTCCCAAAGAAACGTATGAAATAATAGAATCTAATGGCTTTTCAGAAAAAACAATTACTACTTTAAATACAAAAGATTTGATGGATTACCATATATGTGATATAATTATTAACACTGGGGATTTATATTTTTACATATTGGATTTAAAAAAACTCACAGCGAGGAAATGGTTGAAAATATTAATAGAAAGACCAAATCTTTTATATTATTGTGATCTGGAAAAATTTAAAAAAAGTGATATATATAACAGCGTTGAACTTGTCTGTTTATTTCCAAATGAAGATTTAGATTATCTAATTAAAGAACGAGATTTTAGAAGCGAACTATCAGCGCTTGGATGGGAAAAATTAATAATAAACAAACCAAGTGAATATGTAGATTTGTGCTGTTATTGGAAATTTAACGAAACCAATTGGAAAAATATAATAAGATATCATCCAAATTTAGCAATTTATAAACTTTAAGTTTATAATTGTTTTCCAAGAGTTTTTTTAACGCTATTTAATGACGATATAAGCTCATCTATTTTTTTAATAGTGCCCTCTTTATCGGGATTTTCTTTTGTAGATTCAAATTCATTCTTTAAATCAACGAGTTTAACATATGCGTCCCTTTTAATTTCTTCAAACCCCTTTTTTTGTTTTAAGGTGTCAATGTCTTTTAACGAATCAGAGTTTAAAAGCATTTCTCTAATCTGTTTTCTTAGTTTTTTTATTTCGTCCAATTCCATATAAATTGTTTTCTTTTATATAAATATCATTAAAAACTATTTTTTTTAAAAATTGTTTTTTTTATATTTTACAAAAGACTAAAAAATAAATAATATTTATTAGAATAAAACAAATGGTAATGAACTATATAAACTTAGATTTTTGTATAATTGAAAACCCTTTAGATAAAAACAAGAAACCTATTATTTTTGTAACAAGAAAGGGAAGGCAATATTTAGATGAAACAGTAATTAATGAAGATGATTACGAAAAAGCTATTTTTGCAATTCAAAACATAGGTTATGTAGAATCTGATATATTAACTTTTGAATCATCTCAAGATCCAGAGTTTCCAAATATTCAAGTTGGTGATATTAAAAAAATATTAGAAGAAAAAGGAATGAAATATAGCCAAGAGCTGGAAGAAACAATGAAAAGTGAATTTGAGTTGTTTAATTTAAATGGAGCTAAACAACTTATAGAAAATTTGGCAAATGAAGTGGATTATAAAAAAAGAGAACATTCTTTGTCTCCTGAGTTTTTTTTTACTTTACAAAAAAACAGTATTTATAAAATTCCAGAAATTGGAGAAAAACTTACTTTATATTTTTACTTGTTTATAGAATGTAAATTCTCTGGAGAAAAGTGTTTTTTAAACTTAAATGGAGATTTTGTTTCTAGGACAAATCATGCATTAAGAAATTTTCTTATGCCATTCGAATGTGATTTTATAAGAATTAACAACATTTACAACCCAAACAAAATAATTCTAAAAAGCTGTTTAACAAACCAAGATATTTTAAAAAAAATACCAATGGATTATAGTGGATCTTTTAATTTAAAAATAAAAGAAAAAAATATATTGTTTGATAAATTATTTGTTTACTATATAATGGAAGTAAAAAACAATTTTCCATTAGAAAACAGAATAACAATAGAAATAGACAGTGTTGTTAATTTTGACCAAATGATTAAAATGTCAAAAAATATAAAAAAAGACTTCAAAGCAATGCTAAATTCAAAAGTTTCAATTACAAATCTGGAAGAAACACTTGAAAAAGTAAAAAACATTTTGACACCAAAAATGCTTTCGTTTGCACAAGATGATGAATTTGAAAAGGCTGCAAAAATTAAAAAAGATATTGTATACATAGATAGTAGATTAGAAAAAATAAAAGAAAATTTTAAAACTGAAAACATATCTTATTATCAATATATTAAAAACTTTCATATAAATTAATTTGAATATCTAATATTTTTTTATTATATTTGCTTTTTAAAACTTAAAACAATGAACATAAGAATTGTAAACAAATCAAAAAACGCATTACCAAATTATGAAACTTCTCTCTCTGCAGGTATGGATTTGAAAGCAAATTTCGAAAATCAAGGAGAGTTCGCAACAATCAAACCATTTCAAAGACAATTGATTAAAACGGGTTTATTCATTGAGATTCCAGAAGGTTATGAGGCTCAAATACGTCCAAGATCTGGTTTGGCATTAAAAAGTGGAATAACAGTTCTTAATTCACCAGGGACTATTGATGCTGATTTTAGAGGTGAGATAGGAGTTATTTTAATTAATCTTTCAGATAAAGATTTTGAAATTAAACAAGGAGATAGAATAGCACAAATGGTAATTTGTAAACACGAAAAAGCAGAACTTGAAAATGTTTTGTTAATCAGTGAAACAAAGCGTGGAGCAGGTGGATTTGGGCATACTGGTAATAAATAAAAATATGAAACAATACGTTGATTTAATTACAACTATCCTTAAAGAAGGAAGAATAAAAACTGATCGCACTGGAACTGGAACTATTTCTACATTTGGACATCAGTCTGTATTTTACATGAAAGACGGATTTCCTCTTTTGACAATGAAAAAAACATATCCCAGAGGAGTTTTTGAAGAGCTTCTATGGTTTCTTAAAGGAGATACAAACATTCGATATCTGAATCAAAAAAAGGTTCACATTTGGGATGAGTGGGCCTATGCCAAATATAAAAAATACGCAGAATCACTAAGTGAACCAAATTTCGAAATTCACATTGATGATCCAAAAAATAATTGTACAAGGATAATGACACTAGAAGAATTTGTAAATGTTATCGTTGATAATGAAGATTTTGCTAAACGTTGGGGAGGGCTGGGTCCTGTTTACGGAAAACAATGGGTTGATTGGGGCGGACACCCAGTAAAACGTGAGGAAATATGGAGCGAAGATGATCAGAAGTGGATTAGTTATGAAGTAAGAAAAAAAGGAATAAACCAAATTGAAAATATCATTGATCGTCTCAAAAGCGTTCCAGACTGCAGAAGACTTATTGTTAGCGCTTGGAATGTTGAAGATCTTGGTGAAATGGCACTTACTCCTTGTCATACAATGTTTCAGTTTATTACTGAACCTCTAAATTTTAAAGAAAGAGTGGAACTTTTAGAAGAACAAATGGGGGAAGATAAAAGATTTTTAGAGGGTTTGGATACAAATGGAGTTAATGGGTGTTTTGCAAAATACAAAACTCCATCATTTAGACTTTCTTTACAGCTCTTTCAAAGAAGTGCAGATACTTTTCTTGGTGTTCCTTTTAATATTGCTTCTTATGCTCTCTTATTACATATGGTCTCACAAGTAGTAAATATGATTCCTTATAAATTTGTTCATTCTTTTGGAGATGCTCATCTTTATTTAAATCACAAAGAACAAATTAATGAATTCATACACAGAACACATGAAGCAAAAATAGAAAAAGTTGATTATTGGAAAGAAATCACAAATGGGATACAGCCTGGGAAAATAACAGGAACTTATTTTGGCCCAAAACTTCCAACTATAAAACTAAACTCAAAAATAAAAGATATTTTTGAATTTACAATAGACGACATCGAACTAATAGATTACAATCCGCTTTCAGCAATAAAAGCTCCAATAGCAGTGTAATATGAGTAAAAAAAGATACTTCAACACAAAAGAAGCTGCAGAAAGACATTTAGAGTTTCGTAGAAAAGCAGCTTACAAAAGAATTGAGAAAAAAGGATGGAAAGTAGTAGGAGATAATTCATTCGTACATCAAAATGAATTATGTTACTGTGAAAATTTACCTCATACTCATCACAATAAAGGAAAGTGGTTTGTTTTTCTTGGAATTATAACTGATGAGTTAATAAATGATCTAAATAACTTCCGTCCAATAGATGCAATAACAGAATTAGAAATGTTAATGAAAGAGTTCGATGAAAACAAAGAAATGCTAAGAGAAATTACAAAAAGTACTATATACAATTTTGATAAAGTAAATCTTCCAAAAGTATCAAGATATTTTTCATAATAAAAAAGCCAGAAAAATTCTGGCTTTTTTATTGATTTAAACCTGGCGGCTTATTGTCAACAGAATTTCTGATTGATGTTTCTGTATTTCTATTGTTGCCAGTTCTGTCTAAAATAACTTTTATATCACCCTTTATATCTCCTATTTCCTTAATAAATTCTTCATCCTTCTTTTGGAACGTTCCTAGTTTTTCATCAAGCTTTGTTTCAACAGTTTTTATAAAATCACTTTTATCTTTTTCTATTTGTTCTTTATATGTTTTTACATCATCTTTAACATCAATATAGGCAATTGTAAATGCGGTAGAAAATAAAAATATAACACCTCCAATTAACCAAAGTGCAATTTTTACAGATAAAGTAATTTTTGTGTTTTCTCCTATTACCTTTTCTCCAACTTGTACCTCCTTATCAGCCATTCCAAATATGTTTTTTTATAAATATTAAAAACTTTTTTTATAAATATGGAAAAAATTAATAAACAATAGAAGATTGCCAAGTAATATTTACTATATCATCTGTAGAATTTGAATAAAAAACAGCACCTAAGTTTACGCCATCAAAGTAGTCAGTTTTTTGATTAATTAAAAAATAATCTAAATAAAGAACTGTTTTTTTTACACCAGAAGAATTTGTAATACATACGTTAATTCCAGTTAGATATGTTCCTGAAAGATATCCATTATAGTTGTAGCTATTGCTAAAGAAAAAAATATAATAAGCATATACTCCATTTGTCGAAAGTGTTGCTCTCATTATTTTTGTATAATGAGATGCACATCCATAACAAACATTTCCAGTCAACCCCACTCATAAACAAAACCAGTTCTATCTACTAAGGTTTGATAATAATTTATACAATTGTTTTCTACAATTTTTTTATAACTTTTCTGTTTAAAATTTTGTGCAATACTTACAAATCCAAGTAAAACCAAAAGTATTAATATTAAAAATTTTTTTATCATTTTTTTACAAATCATATATTTCATCAAACCCAAAATTCATAGCAAAATCTTTAATTAATATCCCTGCTTTTGCATTTGCCTCATCTTCTATCCATCCTCCAATGGTTTGTACTATTTCTCCATCTCCAAAACTTTTAATTTCTCTTTGTCTGTTATGCGTTAATTCGTGAGCTATACTTCTTAATATATCAACAATTGCTCTTCCAGTACATCTTATATGGTTTGAGTTTTCATCGGGAACATAAGAGGCTGTAGTGGCTATATATTCATCTCTCCCTTTGTGAAGATATATTTCAACTGGCTCCTCTAACTCTAATCTATTACATACAAAATTAATAAAGTTCCTTATAATTTCAACTTTTTCTGGAGTCATTCCTTCAATTCCTTTTTCTACTCCCAGTGTGTTTTCTTTTTTTCCAATGCTAAAGTTATATTTTTCTTTTGGGGGATATGAATAAGAAAAATTATCGCTTAAGAATTTAATCGACTTTTTCAACTTCTTTGAATATTTTTCTCCCGTTCCTGGTTTTAAATATGCTATAGTCATATGAGGGTGATAATCTGGATGATCGTTTTTATATTCAAAATTATCTCTCAAACTTTTGTTTAAATCATGTAAATCATCAGAATCAATATCAAACTTTAAAACATCGAAATCTTTGTTTTTAAACAAAGAAATTTCACTTAATTCAATTTCAATTTTTTTCTTTCCACTTAATGTTTTTCTTACAATTTTTTCAACATCACTGGGTTTAGTTTTTTCATGTATAAAACCAAATAGTGCAGTTGTATGAGGTTTGTCTTCTATTCCATAACCTGGAACATCATAAATGTCTTCTTTTTTTATTAAGTCGGTTATTTGTTTCCAATTCTTTATTGGGAAATCTAACATTAAACACCCATATTCTTTTTTAAATCCCCCTTTACCTTCTTTGAGTATAGATTTTTTTGGTTTATGTGATTCAAATAAATCTTTTTCCATTAAAGACAAAGAGGTGTCAAAAGATTTTGTTTTTATATCTGAAAGTTTATCTAAATAACCAGACTTTCTGATTATTTTAAAAACAAGATTTTCTATTGAATATTCTCCACCTTTTTCAAGGCCAGAATTTCTTAGTTTTTTTATTTTATCTTTTATTTTATCAGCCTTTTCAATAATCTTTTCATCGTTTTCTAAGTTTTGAAGACTGTCTATATCATTCATAATAGTAGCAGCTTTTTCTTTTATAGAAACTCCATCTACTTCTTTTGTATATTTCTCTGGCTTTTGAATCCATGAGTCTTTAAGAACACTATAAACGCCCTTATTTGAAAACAAATTTTCTTCATCTTTAGCAAACAATTCAACTTCAAATCCTTTTATTTTTATATCATGTTCATCATTCCATAAAGATTTCTTTGCAGCTATATATTCTTGTAGAAACTCTTCTGGTTCCTCTAAAGAAGGTAAGTCTAAAATTAAATGAATGTCTATATCACTCATTAATGTCCAATTATAATTAGCTAAACTTCCAGTGAAAATTACATCTTTTAAACGAACTCCTAATTTTAAATATTCCTTAAATGCTTTTGCTATTTTTAACATAGCAACCCTTACTTCTTTTTTTAATTTATAATTTTCCCAAATTTGACTATTTAACTCATCTTTAGGCTCACTCACTTGAACATCTATATCGTTTGGAGAAATATCTTCGTTAAAAAAATTAAAACTTCTTTTTATAATATAAGGATTCCCTTTATTTGTTTCCATCAAATAACTATTTTTTTATAAATAGTTTTATTTTATGATTTTTTAATTATTTATTGGAAATTTAACAATATGAATGAAAATTTAAAGGATTTATTAAGTTTTGGAAATAGTAAGGTTGGAAATGATACTGCTATTTTTAATATGAACGCAGCATTTGATTGTCCATCAGAAAAAATCGGACTTTGTAAACATGCAAAAAACTGTTATGCGAAAAAAGCGGAAAGAATTTATCCACAATCTTTGCCATACAGAAGGAGACAAGAGAATTATTGGGATTTAACAGATGTGAAAACTTTTGTTGAAGAGTTTAAAGAAGCAATAAAAAAACAAAAAGAAAAACCCAATAAAATATTTACGTATTAGTGAAAGTGGAGATTTTAAATCTCAATCTGATGTAGATAAGTTAAGTTTAATTTCAGAACAACTTAAAGGATTCGTTGTAGTTTATGTATATACAGCAAGAAAAGATTTAGATTTTAATAAAATATCAGACAACTTAGTTGTAAATGGATCTGGTTTTATGGTTTCTAACAACTTTTATATTATAGATAAAGTTGGTGATGAAATAGATAAATTTGTTTGCCCTGGTGCATGTATTAGTTGTAATCTTTGTAAGAGAGCAAAAGGAAGAAATATAGCAGTGTTAAAACATTAATAAAAGTTTTGGCGAAATATAAAACTCTATATCCAGCCAAAAGGTGGATAAAAATTTAAGTTTTGGCTGAATATAGAAACAAAAAAGCCCCAGAATTTGGGGCTTTTCTTATTGTAATCTATCTTGACTCATCCTTTGGAATCTCATAATTGTATAAGTTTTTCCACCTATTAGATTGATCTTCATCTACTATTTTTTTATCTTCAGCTATAATATCAAATAGTTCTGGGCTAATTAATGGATTTCTTAAATCAATTTTTTTGTTAATTTTTTTCATTTCCTCAGCTAAAATTTTAATTTTATCAGGAGATAAAATTCCTTCTTTTATTACTGCATCTTCATCAATAGAAACAGATTTTGGAATTTTAGGTTCTTTAGGCTCTTTTGGTTCTTTTGGTAATTTGTTTACGTTTTTTTTCGTAAAGCTAGGCTTTGTTAATTTTGGTGGCTCAGGTTGTTTAAGGATTTTTTTTTCTTCCTCTTGTACCTCTACACCTTCAAAAATATATTTTTGAGCTTTCTTTATTACAAATTCTCTAAATTCTTGTTGGTCCATAACCTATTTTATTTGGTTTTCATATAAATATAATAAAAAAATCAAATATCTATTTTTGTTTTTAAAAAATATTGTATATATTTGTAAAAAAACTAAAAAAATGAATAAACGTGAACAAATTTTAGAATTTATTGAGGATATTGAATTGCTTGATGAATTCGCAGATGATGCAATAATTGGATATGTAGAAAGAGCATGTGGATCTAATTATGTTTTATACGAAAAAGAAAAACTATTTAGTTTATTTAAAAACGAACCTCTTTGTTTAAAAGAAGGTCAACTTATATTTACAAAAGCTAATTTAACAGAAATTGAAGGTATTGAAAAAGGTAATTTATTAATTGCAGATGGTTTTAATGATGCAATAATTGGATATGCAAATACCTCAGACTTTAATTGTTTTGTTATTTATGATACCGAAAAATGTATTAATCTTCTTGCTGAAGATTATAAAAAAGAAATGAAAGAACAAGAGCCAGAAAAAACAGAAGAGGAAATAAATTCAGAAACATACGAAATGGCTGTAGAATATTTTTATTTTAACACAGCAGGAGCCTACATGGGAGAAAAAACACCAGGGTTTGCAACTATGATTTTATCAGAGGATTCTGATTAACTCTTTTGTTTTCTTCAAATATAAGAGAAATAATCTGTTTTAAAAATCCTTGTTTTTTTACTAACTTTTTATATTCTACCGCAAGTGAATTTGCTATCGTCAAAGCATTTGGACTATATATGGTTTTTTGCTCAGACTCTTTTCCATTAACTACACTAACAAAATAAGCAGCATCCACTCCCATAGGCCACCTAATCCAGAAATGAATTCCTATTGGAAGTGTAAAGTGAAAATATGTTACCCCTTCCTTTTTGTCACGTTCAATTGTAAAATCTTTTAATGACATTCCAGCTTTTTTAAAAACGCTTTTGTAAACAGCTTTAATTCTTTCGTCTGGAATGTTTTCGTTTAACAAATTTTCTTCTTCTTTTTTCATAATTTAAGATTTGCTAATAAATATTATTTTCTTTATTTCTTCTGAATTTCCAGAATCTAAAATTCTTTTAACCATATCTGGATTTTTGTAAAATTCCTTTTCTAATCTTGCAATAGCCATCCCCAATTCTCTTTCTTGGTATCCAAGTGATTTAAGCAACTCGGAAGGTTGTATAAATTCATTTGCAAGTCTTAAAAAATTGCTTATTTTAATTCTGTCTATGTGACTTATGTTTGCAAAACTATATATCATATCTTCTGTCATTGAATAAATTTTTTCGTTTATTTTAGGTTTTGCACTTTTTGCCTTTTGAAGATATAGTTTTTTTATAGAAGAAACAGTGTTTTCGTTTAAACTTAACAAAGAAACAAGAAAAATAATACAACTTATTTCATCAGTACTATATTTTCTAAAATTTAATTCTTTTTCTATGTTTTTTACATTATTGTCTTTTAATAAGTTAGAAACTAAGATTATTGGATTTTTCTCTTCAATAAAATAATTAGCACTAAAAGTTAAATTACCAAATATATATTTAAAAAAATCAAAATCTTTTAACAATTCAAGAAAGTGTTTTACGCTTTTTGAACTTTTAATTCCTTTATAAAACTCATCCCTTATTCTTTCCAAAGAAACCATTTTTCCAGTAGGGTCGGTCAAAGAAGTTCCCCCTTCCCTAATAGCTTCAGCAACATTGTCGGGAATTTTAGATCCCATTTTTGCAGCAAATCTTATAGCTCTAATTTTTCTCAATGGATCTTCATCAAATCTATCGGTTGGATTTCCGACGGTGTTAATAACATTGTTTTTAACATCATTTACTCCACCAACAAAATCTAATACATCTCCTTCAAAACCATTTTCTGCAATTCCAGTTATTTCATAAAACAATGCGTTGATCGTTAAATCTCTTCTTTTTGAATCTTCCTCTGGATTATCTACGTACTCAACACTATCTGGTTTTCTTCCTCCTCCAACATCTTTTCTAAATGTTGCCAATTCATATCTGTTTCCAGATTTTGTTACTATAAATTGAATTGCAAATGATTCTCCAATGTGCAAAATATTGGAAACGAAAGGTGCCTTTTCGAATAATGTTCTTATTTGATCTGGAAAAGCATTGGTGGCCAAATCAAAATCTTTTGGCACATCAATAGTTGTATCCATTGGGTTCTTTTGTAATTTTATTTCGTTTTTTACAGCGTCTCTTACGGCACCACCAACAATATACATTTTAAAATTATTCGCAAGTAATATTTCTCTTATTTTTAAAATATCTTCTTTGTCACTTGACGCCACTGGCATATTAAGAGGAAACCTTTTTTCTCCATTATCTTCCTTTAAAAAATTCTCAAGTAATATCTTTCTTATTTTTTTTCTGGCAATTTTTTCTTCCATAAACAACATTTTTTATAAATATGAAAACTTTTTAGTAATTTTTACGTTATTATTCAAATAAAGTTATTATATTTGTATAAATAATTTTAAAAATTAAATGGAAACAATACAAAAGGAAACAATACAAAAGGTAAATCTTCAACCCGTTGCATCAGTTAGAAAATGGGACACAAAAAGAATTAAAGCCTATATGGTAAGAATTCAAAAACATATTTCTTTTTTAGAATCTGGGAAACCATATGATAATGAAGATCATTATGGTGAAAATCGTCAACCTTTATCTCAGGAAAAAATAGAAAATCAAGAAGGAATTGTCCTGCAAAAATTCAAAAATTATAAAGAAGAATTAAAAAAAATTCTTGAAGGGAGAGAACATATTGAATAATTTTTCGTATAAGATAGTAAAATATAAAAATTTTATCATGAAAACAAAATCACCAGAACCGATTAACAAAGATTCAATTCTTTGGGCAGATTTATATAAATTTACCATGACTTGGGCAATTATTAAAAACTTCCCATCTGCAAAAGTTAGATATGAATTTATAGACAGAAACAATACAGTGTACCCAGATGGTTTTGCAGTGGAATTGCGTAAAATAGTTAATGAATATCGCAATAAAAGATTATCCATACAAAGAAAAAAAGAATTTTCAGAAAAATGCACATTTTTGCCAGCTGTATTTTTCGACTTTTTAGAAGGATATAGATATGACCCCAGCGAAGTCGGAATAATTCAAACAGGAGGTAAACTATCTATTCAAATTGCAGGATATTGGTATCGAACATGTCTTTGGGAAACAACGTTAATGGAAGACATTTGTGAATTGTATTATAATATGACGGGACAAAGTGATGATAATGTAGATATTAAAAATTCTCTTGAAAAAACTGAAGCAAAAGCTAACTTATTTTATATGAATAACGCACAAATCGTGGATTTTGGAACAAGAAGAGCAAAATCAAAAAACGTTCATATGCAAATAGTTGATGTGTTGTCAAATTCCCTTTTGTATACAAACTTTATCGGGTCAAGCAATGTAGAACTTGCATTATACAACAATATAAAACCTATTGGAACTTATGCTCATGAATGGGTTTCTGGTATAGCTTCGATGTTCGGATATGCTCATGCCAATAGAATTGCTATGGAATATTGGGTTCAAACATATAATGGAAATTTAGGCATTGCACTGACTGATACATTTACAACAGATTCTTTTTTAGAAGATTTTGATTCTAAGTATGCTAATCTTTTTACTGGAGTTAGGCATGATAGTTATGACCCTTTTGTTTTTACTGATAAAATGATTGATCATTACAAAAAACTTGGAATAGCACCAGAAACAAAAACAATTGTATATTCAGATGGATTGAACCCCGAAATGGTAATAAAAATTCAGAATTATAGAAAAGGTGAAATTAAAAAATCATATGGAATTGGAACTAATTTAACAAATGATATTAAAGATGTTAAACCAATGAATATAGTTATTAAACTTTTGGAAATAAATGGCATGCCAGTCATTAAATTATCAGATTCTTTGACAAAACACATTGGAGATGAAGAAACAATTAAATTTGTTAAATGGCAAATTGAACAACGTTTAAAAAATAAATAATTTTTTTAATCTACCTTTTTTCCATCCCAATTTTACATATAAATCTAATTCGTTTTTTATAACACGTTTACTTTCCTGCTTTTCTGTGTTATAAATCCATATTTTCCCAATTTGAGAGTTACTCATTCTTTCTTTGGTTTCATTAGAATAAATATTATCTTTACCCTTATTCCACGGCAACTTTCCTTTATTACATTCAGAACATTTTCTTTTAGACTCATCTGAATGGTGTTTTCCAAACATTGGGTTGTTTTTTCCATAATTTGATCTAATATTTTTTCTTGCTTTGTCTGATATTGGAACACCTTTTCTATATTCACTTAATTTATTTTTTACTTCATCTGAATGATGTTTTCCAAATCTTGGAGATTTTTCACCAGACATTTTTTCTCTAAGCTTTTGTTTAGTTTCTTCTGTATGAGTTCTTCCATACATTGGATTTCTTTTTCCTGTCATCATTTCTTTTCTCTTTTGTGTAACTTCTTTTGTCATTTTCTTTCCACAATTTGTATATACAACAGAATTTCTTATGTTGTATCCAACTTCTTTGTTTATAGATTTTAGTTTTTTAATCCAATAAACTTCTAATTCTTTAATTTCATCTATCGTTAACGCAAAAGATTCTTCAATGATTTCTTTTTTGAAGTTTTCTTTGCCATACTTTTTAATAGCATATTTAATTGCTGTACCAGAACCTAAATAATTAGGATTATTTTTTGTATCTAGTCCTATATATATTTTCCCATTGATTAAATTCGTTGTTTTATAAATTATCATAAGATTTTATTTTTATATTCATTTTCTATCCACTCTTTAATTTTATTTTCAATAAACTTAGATTTATTCAAAGACATTTTAGAACTAATTTTTTCAAATTTTTCATATAATTCCTTGTTTATTGTAAAAGTTTTCTTTATTTTTGTATTCATTGTTTTGTATTTATTAATATTTATTTATAAATATAAAAAAATTTTATTTTAAAGAAAACATTTATAAAAAAAATCGTATAAATTAATAAATCACTAACATGCCAAGAATTGTTAAAATAAAAAAAGAAAAAAGAGTTTACGACGGATATACAAAAGTTGATGAAGCTCTAATTGAAGATACATTAGAAAGTGGTAAAGTATCTACATACTCAAGACAAAAAGTAGTAAGGCCAGATGCTGTTGCTGGTTTAATTTATAACACTGATACAGAATGCGTGGTTCTTGTAAAGCAGCATAGGTATCCAACTCATTTTGGAAACAGAAATGGATTCATATATGAAGCTATGGCTGGAAAAATTGATTCTGGAGAAAACCCAAAACAAGCTTTTATTAGAGAAAGTTTTGAAGAGGTTGGATATAGGCTTAAAGAAAAAAACGTAGAATATTGTTTTAACTGCTTTACTACTCCAGGATATTCCACAGAAAGAATTCATTATTTTTTAGCAACAGCTACAAATAAAGATAAAATAAAAAATGCTGGAGGAGGAATGGAAGACGAACATGAAAATATAGAAATTTGTGAATTTCATTATCTTCAATTTAGAAGTATGATGGACACAATGGAAGATGCTAAAACAAAATTACTTGCATATGAAGCACATCACAGAAAATTGTTTGACAGGAAATAAAAATTATTTATGGGAAATTTATTAAAAAACAACGAAAGAGATAATATTGTGCAAAATTCGGTTATTGAATCTGTAACAGGATATTCTTGTCCTAATTGTGGGGCAATATGTTGTGACAAAACATTTATATCTAAAACAGAAATAGAATTTAACGAATTTCCAAATCCACATTACAATTGGGATGAAATTCATAAATGCCAAAAATGTGAAACTCTTTATCTTTTACATAATGGTACATAACGGCTGGCGGTATGGTTTAGTAAAGGCTGACCACTACCGACCAATCGAAGAAATAAACTTTAAACAGCCTTTATTAACTATACCGCTTGTTAGCGTTTCGTTTTTGAGCGTGGGCGGTGCAAAACTTAAATAAAATGTCACATAAAATAGATAAATATTTTCCATTTTTAGGGATTGACTTCTTAGGTAAAAAACACAAACTTAAAGAAAAAGATGGAAATATGGGTTTGTGTCCAAATGGTAAATGGAAACATTTTGTCTCCATTAAAGATAATGTTCTTTGGGAAGCAAAGAAAGTCCATTATGTTGGAAATAATGGTGTTGGTAGTATTTGTGGAAGGAATAATCGTTCATGTTTTTTAAAAATTACAATAGATAAAAACAAAGTTGATTGTGAATTTTGTTTAGAAAAAATGAAAGACTATATGTATTATTGTGAAATTCATGGGTTTATTGATGCTAAAGATGTAACTAATGACGAGAAATGTGACTACTGTAATTGTGCGTTGGCAAATGAACGCTAACTATTATATATCATGAGTAAATTCTAATCTATTAATTTTTAAGTTATTATAACTACAATAATTAAAAAAATATAAAGATTTATAAACAAAACATTATATTTACAACAATGAAAACAAACAAAAAATAATTTAAAGAGTTGGGAAAATTCATTGAAAAGAGAAATGGTACGAAATTTACACTTAAAAAACTTATTAAACAAAGTGAATTTACTTGCACTATTCAAAAAATATACGAAAACTTGAAAGCTCCATTTTTAATTATAAATGATTTAAAACAAAACTAAAATGAAAAAGTTAGATTATTCAAAAGTAGAAAAGCATATTGTTGAATGGTTAAAGGAATATGCTAAAAATGCAAAAGTAGAAGGATTTGTTATTGGAATATCTGGCGGAGTTGATTCGGCAGTAACATCTACTTTGGCTGCAAAAACAGGATTGAAACTATACACAATCCAAATGCCAATTAAGCAGAAATCAGAAGAAGTAAACAGAGCAACTTCTCATGTTTATTGGTTAGTTGAAAACTTCCCAAATGTATTTCCTTTAACTTGTGATTTAACCAATACTTTTAATTCCTTTTTATCTGAAATTGAAAAATCTGAAAACAAAGAAGGACAAAACATGGCCGAAGCAAATACAAGATCACGCCTGAGAATGGTAACCTTATATTACCACGCTTCAATAAAAAAATGCTTGGTTCTTGGAACTGGAAATAAAGTAGAGGATTTTGGTGTTGGATTTTATACAAAATACGGAGATGGTGGAGTAGATTTATCTCCCATTGCAGATCTTATGAAATCAGAAGTTCGTGAACTTGGGCGTCACATGTGCATATTGAAAGAGCTTTCTGAAGCCATTGCGACTGATGGTTTGTGGGATGATTCCATGACTGATGAAAAACAACTCGGTGCATCTTATGATGATTTAGAATGGGCCATGGAATGGATTGCTAATAATCCATTAGGATTTAACTTCTCTACAGATCAATTCGATGCATTACCAAAAAGGCAAGCAAATGCTGTAAGTATATATAAAAAAAGGTTTTTCGCAAATCAACACAAAATGGAACCAATTCCAGTATGTAATCTAAGTGAATTAAAAAAATAATTAATTTTTATATTTAAACTTAAATCCCTTGTGATGTTTTTGCCTGCCCTTCATAACTCTTATAACAGCACTATCGTCTAAACCCAATTGCTTACACATATATTTAATTCCTAACCATTCATCTATGTAATTTTCACATAAATCCATTCTTATGACGCACTTAATAGTTGGCTGATTCTTTCTGTTAATCTCAATAAATTCTTTAGATCGTTTTTTTCCATAAGAATAATTGTCTTTTCCAAAACGTGGACATTTTACTCTTAATATATCTTTTGTTTTTTCAGAATGGTTTTTTCCATAAAAAGGATTTTTTTCTCCAGTAACTCTATCTGTATGAAACTTCCTATATTTTTTATTTTTCCAAAGCTCCCTCACCCATTTAGAAGTATACCCTTCTCCACCATCACTATAATTAACTAAATTAAAGCCCCATGAAATAAATTGTGAAATCCAAAATTTTTCCCAAAATTTCCACTCAAAAAAATCAACCTCTTCTATTAATTCTATCTTTGGACACTGTTTGTTTTTTAATAAAGAATTTATCCAATTTTTTTTATGTTTATTTGTACATCTTTTAATATCCCAAACGTGATAATACAATCTCTTTTCTAATGACATTTCTGTTTTTCCAACATATCTAATAAAATCAGTATTCGGGTCTATTAATGTGTATATTTTTACTTTTTTCATAATTATATTTTTTTTATATAAATATGTATAAAAAACTGGCGGAGCGAAACGTGCAGACTTTTATTTCTCCTTTTCCCAAGTTATATATGTTCCTTTATTATCTCCTTCTTCAAAAGGGATTTCTTCAATTATTTTCCAATTTTCTTTGTCAAAATCAAAGAAGGTATCACCTTCAAAATCTTTATCAATGACAGTTTGGTATATCCTGTTCACTAAATTTTTTCTTAAAAACTGTTTATAAATACTGGCCCCGCCAATTACAAAAATTTTACATTCAGGAAAAACAAGTTTTGCAAATTCAAGAGAAGATTCTATATTTGAAAATGGATGAATACCTGGCGTTTTTAAAACTCCTTTAGATATTACAAAATTATATCTATTTAGCAAAACCTTTCCTATAGATTCGTGAGTTTTTCTTCCCATTATAATAATGGAATTAGCAGTTATCTTTTTAAATCTCCTTAAATCACCTGGCAAATTCCATGGCATGTGACCATCTTTGCCTATAACTCCATTTTTAGAATTAGCTACAATTAACCCAACAAACATTTTTCCTTAAGGTTTTTAACAATTTCTTCATTAACGTTCTCTATGTCTTCTTTTGATGTGTCAAATACTATTCTCGTTGGAGCATAATAATCAATTACAGGCTTAGTTCTTTTTTCGTAAGCATTCATAACCTCATTAAAAGACTGATCTGTTTTTTCAACCAATCTCTTTAAAGAAACAACAGATTCAGTGTCCAAAAAAATTGATATAGGTTTTTTTATTTTTCTTGCAAACAAAAAAGAATCCAAAGCTTTTGCCTGACCTACAGTTTTTGGAAATCCATTAAAAACAATTCCATCTTCTTTTAGGTTAATAATAATTTCTTTAATTAACATAGTTAAATATTCATCTGGTTCTTTGGTTCCAGAATTTAAATATTTCTCTAAAATTAAACCAATTTTAGTTTTGTTTTTAATTTCTTCATTAACAATATCGTTTACATAACAATATTTATAATTTAAATTTTTTGCCAACAATTTTGAGTGTGCATTTTTGCCCGAACAAAGAGTTCCTGTTACTACAATAATTTTTTTCATAATTTATTTTTTTTGAAATATAAAAAAAAATGTTTATATTATAAACCTATTTAGTTATTTTTAATAAAAAGACAAATGAACACTGAAAATGTAAAATTAGATTTTCATGATTTGAGAATTAAACCTGAGAAAACTAGTAGTATAACATCCAGAAGTCAAATAGACCCATACTACCATGTGAATAAAAAAGAGTTTTTGCCAATTTTTACAGCCCCTATGGACACTGTAATTAATAATGAAAATGCAAAATTGTTTGAAAAAAACAAAATTCACACAATTATTCCTAGAGGAGAAAATCCTCCTAGGTGGGGAAGTCAATTTCGATTTAAATCAGTTGGATTAGATGAATTCATTTATCAATATATAAATACTGACGAAAATGAAAATCATTTTCAATCTGCATTTACAATATATATTCTTATTGACATTGCAAATGGACATATGGAAAAACTTATTGAGGCCACTTCAAATGCAAAAAAAATATATGGAGAAAAAATGGTTTTAATGGTTGGAAATGTTGCAAACCCAGAGACATATAAAATATTTGCAGAAGCTGGAATAGATATGGTTAGAGTTGGAATAGGAAACGGAAACGCATGTTTAACAACTAAGCAGACTACAATTGGATATCCAATGGCATCATTAATTAAAGAGTGTTGCGAAATAAAAAAACAAAACGGATATTCAACAAAAATTATAGCAGATGGTGGAATGAAAGATTTTTCAGATGTAATTCTTGCACTTGCACTTGGTGCAGACTATGTAATGATCGGATCTCTTTTTAACAAATCTCTTGAATCTTGTGGGGACACCTATTTGTTTGACAAAATAAAAATAAACCAATATTCTAATTTTGCAAAATGGCTTTTCAAAAAGAAGTTTAAACTTACAAAAAAATTCAGAGGAATGTCAACCAAAGACGTGCAAAAAAAATGGAATAAAGAAAAAATTAAAACATCTGAGGGAATTTCAAAAAAACAAAAAGTTGAATATACAATAAGTCAATGGGTAGAAAATTTTGAAGACTATTTAAGATCAACAATGAGTTATTCAAATGCAAAAAATCTGAATGAATTTATTGGAGAAGTTGAAACTATACAAATTAGCGATAAAGCATACGAAAGATTTAACAAATAATAATATGAAAAAAAACAATCCAAATGTATTCCTCGGAGGAACATGCAATGATTCCACCTGGAGAGAAAGATTAATTAAAGACCTTAAAGTACCTTACTTTAATCCAGTTGTTAAGGATTGGAACGAGGAAGCTCAAAAAAAAGAAATAGAAGAAAGAAAAACAGCAAAGTTTGTTCTTTATGTAATAACACCCCTTATGACTGGAGTTTATTCAATAGCAGAAGTAATAGATGATTCAAACAAAAGACCAGAAACTACACTGTTTTGTGTTTTAGAAAAAGATAATGATAAAGAATTTGAAAAATTTCAAATAAAATCTCTTAATCAAGTTAAGGAAATGGTCAAAAAAAACGGATCAATGGTTTTTGAAAATTTATCAGAAATAGCAAAATTCTTAAACAACCAGGAAGATAAAGATAAAATGAAAAAACTTGCTGGTGTATAAGTAATATTTTTTATAGATATTTATTGAAAAATAAATGTCGTGGAAAATAAACTTAGAAAATTAATCCGAGAAAAAATAGAATTAGATATTGAAGTTGGAGATGAGCTTCTTGGAGGAAGATTTAAAAACAAAAAAGTTGTTGTTAAAGATATAGGAAAAGACGACAAAAATCAACCAACCATCAACGGAAAATCTCTTCTTAAGTTTAGAATAAAAAAACTAATAAAAGAAGAAATAAATAAAATTTTCGAAGTATTAGGTTTTCAATCCGCTGCAGCACAACAATTGGCAACAAATATGGCTTTATTTAAGTTACCCAGAAAAGGAATGGATGACTCAATAAATTATTATGACCAAGTTATGTGGGATTTGCATAAAAAAGATTCTGAAGAAGAAAAAGAAGAAGATTTAGAAAATAATTTTAAATATCCATCTGCAAACAATCAAGATGCACCAGTTTCTACAAACATATTCGAAGATGTGACAAATCCAATCGCAGCTCAAAAAAATCTTGATTATGACAGAACAGTGTCTCCAAAAACTGCAAATTTTAGCAAAGAAGCACAAGAAGAATTCGATTTGCATAATGACAATATAAATAGAGAATTGAATGGAATTCCTCCTGGAAATAGTAGGAGTGGAGCAGTATCAAATAATAAATCAAAAAATTTTTAGCAAACTATAAGAATTTAAAAAAAAGAAACTATTTATAAAAAAAATATTAAGATTATGAAAGTAACAAATACAGGTGCAAAAGGAAAATGGGTTCACGTTAAAATAAACGGATATTCGTATAAAAAATGGGTCGCAGCATATGGCTCTGTAACTTTACCAGAAGTTACAAGCAGAAGCCAGCTTAACCTAAATGCACACGAAGAATCAATGATTCACGCAGAAGATCATGGACAAATTTTTCCAAAACCAATACCCCCAGAGTTTTATTATACAATTAATGCAACAAGACTTGGAACAACAGGTGGAACAACTTCTTTAAGCGCATCATCTGTTTCAGTGGCAAAAGGAATGAGCTTATCATTCTCAGTTTATCCAGAATCCAACTATTATCTTTCAGCTTATACAGTTAATGGTATTGCTCAAGGAAGATCTACTCCATCTGCAACAACAGTTTATACACTGTCAAACATTGTGCAAGACGAAAATATTTCTGTTGCATTTGCAACATTTGGCTCTTAATATCAACTATATATCCTTGTTTATCAAAAATCCTTCAGAATATCTGGGGGATTTTTTGTTTTTTCACAATTTATTACTATATTTGTGAAAAATTCATTATGACAATAAAAGAAATTAAAAAGAAAATTGATGAAAGTTCTGTAAACTTATTTAAAAAATCAGACTTATATCAACTATTTGGAATAAAAGAAAAAACAAAAGTTTCAATTCCATCTAATATTGACGAACCGTTTAATAATATAAAACCAAAAATTAACCCCGAACTAATCGTAAGTTATAATGGCCACTCAATAGTTATTAATTCTCGCTTACTTGATTCAAAAAACGCCTGGGGAAACATTGAAAACATTAAAACACTTCATCTTGAGAAACTTAAGGTTTTTGAAAAAATGGAAAAAACCAACAACAAAAAAGAATTGAAAAAATACGCTGAAAAAATTGAACAAATTGAATTTTCTCTTCAAACAGAGTGGGGATTTCCTTTAAACAAAAACTTTCATACGTGGTATAATGTTCCAAAATGTACTTGCCCCAAAATGGATAATGAAGACAATAGAGGTACAGATTATAGAATTATTTCAGAAGACTGTCCAGTACACGGAAAAGAATAAAAATTCAACAAACTGTTGATTTTTAATTAGAAATTTTTTATTTTTATAATAAAAAACAATGGGAAATCTTAAAGAAATAAATAGAATTCTTATATTTAATAGAAAAGTCAGCAAAAAAAATGTCGGCAAACTTATTAAAAAAATATTGAAAATCAATGAGTTTGATGATTTGTTGGAAGAAAAAACAAAACAAAAAAGAGTCCCAATAAAACTTTATATTGATACAAATGGGGGAAATCTTTACAGCGGATTTTCTCTTTTGTGTATAATGAAATCTTCAAAAACCCCAATTCACACATATGTAATGGGATCAGCAATGTCTTGTGGGTTTTTAATATCTATTTGTGGTCATAAAAGATTTTGTCATAAACTATCCACATTTATGTGGCATAACATCTCAACTGAAGTAGCAGGAACAGTTTCTAGCATAGACGAAGATTTAACTGAAGTAAAAAGAGTTGGAGTTGAAGCTACAAAAATAATCATTGAAAAAACTAAGATAACAAACAAAAGATTAGAATCTTTGTTTAAAGAAAAAAACAATTTGTTTTTTAACTCAACTGAAGCGCTCAAACTTGGCATAGTTGACGAAATAATATAAGTAATTTGTAACTTTTTTTTCATAAAATCGTATAGATTAGTAAACAAAAACTAATTTTTATGGATTTTAACAACTTGGGAGACTGATACAAATGGTGGTTTTAAAAATTTACAATTTTCCCCCATATTTATATGAAAATTATAATTATGGAAAATTATTACGTCTATGTTTATTTGAATCAGTTAAAACCAGGTAGCTGGTTTTTTAGAGAACATAAATTTATTTATCAACCTTTTTATGTTGGTAAAGGAAAAAATAAAATAGAAAAATCTCATTTATATCCTTCAAATCTTAAAAATAAATCTCATAAAAATAATATTATTAAGGAAATAATAAAAAAAATCGGAGAAGAACCTATTCACATAAGACTTTATGAAAACATTTCCAACGAAGATGCGGTAAAAATAGAAGCTGAATTTATTAAGTGTTTTGGAAGATTAGATGATAAAACTGGAATATTAACAAACTTGACAGATGGAGGAGAGGGAATAAATAATTTTTATGACAAAAACATTTCAAAGCCATGGGCAAGAAAAAAAATATATCAATATACATTAGATGGTGTTTTTGTAAAAGAATGGGAAAGTATATCAAGCGTTGATATTGGATGGAAACAACCATCAAATATATCTACTGCAATAAAAAAAGGTGGAACATGGGGAAATTCTATTTGGTCTTATGTAAAAGAGGTGAGTGTAAAGCCTAGAATAAAAAATCAAATGAAAGTTACTTATAAAAACATTGAGCAGATTGACAAAAAAACTGGAAAAGTACTAAATGTTTTTGAAAATGCTTTGGATGCTGAAAGAGTATTAAAACTAAGACGTGGAGCAAGAAATAAAATTTATGATTGTTTTAAAGGTGTGTTAAAAACAGCATACGGTTATAAATGGAAATTAAAAAAACAATAAAATGGAAACAAAAAATCTATCAGAATGGTGTAAGTGGCTTGAGAAAAACTTTTCTCCAGAAATAATGATTCCCACACTGCCAGTTATTATCAGGCTAGACGGCAATAACTTTCACAACTGGACCAAGGGATTAAATCGTCCATTTGATGAGGGTTTAACAAATTTAATGATCGACACAACCAAGTTTTTAGTAAAAGAAACTGGCGCTGTTATTGGATACACACAATCAGATGAAATAACTCTTGTTTTATATTCTTCTGATAGAAAAACTCCAATCTATAATGATGGAAAAAAACAAAAAATATTGTCAAAACTTACAGTTAAGTGTGTAAATTATTTTAACACAAGCAGACAAAACTTTCTCCCAAATCACAATAAAATTGCAGTATTTGATTGCAGAATATATCAAACTCCAACACTGCACGATGCGGCAGTACAGTTATTGTGGAGAGAAAATGATGCAACAAAAAATAGTATATCATCCCTAGCTCAAAGTTTGTTTTCTCACGATTCTCTACAAAATCTTGACGGAAATCAAATGCAAGATAAAATGATGTTGGAAAAAAACGTTAATTGGAATGATTTGCAAACAAAATTCAAAAGAGGAACCTATGTTAAAAGAACAAGAACCTCTAAACCGTTTACTGTTCAAGAATTAGAATCTCTTCCTAAAAATCACAACGCACGTAAAAATCCAAACCTGGTCATTGAAAGAAATGTTATTTCAGTAATTGAATTACCAATTTTTAACAAAATTACAAACAAGGCTGGAGTTGTATTCTTTGATGAAAATCCAATATTAGGTGAAGAAGTTAATTCGTAAATCACATGAAAACTATTTTAGTGGCTATTTCTGGAGGAATTTCTGCATACAAAGCTGCAGATGTAATTAGTGGACTTAAACACAATGGATTTGAAGTTCATGTAATTACAACAAAAAACGCATTGGACTTTGTAACCCCCACTGTTCTCGGAGTAGTATCTGGAGGACACTATGTTACAGATGATAATGTAAATAAAATTGCTCATATTGAAGAAGCTCAAAATTGTGATGCATTCATTTGTGTTCCAGCAACAGCAAATATTATTGCGAAATTCGCAATGGGAATTGCTGATGATTTTGTTTCGTCTACTTTTATTGCAATTCCTAATAAAATTCCAAAAATTATTTGTCCAGCAATGAACACAATAATGTATGAAAACCCCGCTTGTTCTCAAAACCTTAATGTTCTTGAATCTAGAGGATGCTATATTATTGAACCTGTTTATGGAGAATTGGCTTGCGGTGTTGTCGGAATAGGAAAACTTCCAAAACCAAGAGATATCGTTAATAAAACAATAGATTTTCTCGATACAAGAAAGCCATGGCATTGGCCAATTTCTCAAATACCCCAAGGAGTTACTGAAGATTCAAATTCTTTTCTCAGAATAAATATCGAAAGAGAAGTTGAAATACCTGTAAAATATCATTTCGGAGCTTTTGGTGCAATGAGAAGGTTTGATAGACACAGAGGAGTTGATTTATATGCTCCAGTTGGTACTAAAGTTTCTGCTGTACAAAAGGGAATTGTAAAAGATATTCGCCCCTGGACAGGAATAAATGCAAATTGTGACTGGTGGAACGATACAGATGCAATTTCTATTGAGGGAGAAGATGGATTAGTTGTCTATGGAGAAATTAAAGTAAATCCAAAACTTAAAATTGGAAACGAAGTAATGGCTGGAGATTTAATTGGGGAAGTCTTACAAGTTCTTAAAAAAGACAAAGGTAGACCAACAAGTATGCTTCATTTAGAATTAAGAAAACCTGGATTTTATAAAAACATTGACAAAACATGGAACCAAGATTTGCCAGATGGATTACTTGATCCCACTCCATTTTTAATAAGATCAATGAAAAATTATCATCATTTTATAAAAATATAATTTATGGAACTAATCTATGACGGTTCAAAAATAACAGAAGAACATAAGAAAAAAAGAGGTTTATTTTTTTTGGAAGAACTTTTTGTTGGAAATTTTAACTCAATCAGAGCCCCACTTTCTTTGCGAAAAAAAATGGATTCTGATGTATTTGAAAACATTGAATTAGATATGAAATGTTTTTTTGGAGTAAAAGATGAGTCAAAAATTGTGTTTAAAAATTATACACACTTTAGAAAAATTTTAAAAAGATCTGGAATTAGTTTAAAACAATATTTTAAAGAATAAAAATTATGAAAGTTTTAATCACAGCAGGTGGAACCCGTGAGCACATTGATGAAGTTAGAGTTTTAACAAACATTAGTACTGGTAAACTTGGTGCTCAAATTGCAGACACATTTTCTTATAACAAAGACCTGGATAAGATATATTACATATGCAGTAAAGGGTCACAAATTCCAGAGCGTCCAATTTATGATGTTCCAATAGAAATTATATATGCAGATAGTGTTCAGCAAGTTTACGAAACAATGGAAAAGCTTGTTCCAAAATGTGATGTCGTAATTCACTCCATGGCAATAAGTGACTTTGGATTTAAAACATCAAATATTAAACTAAAAAGTAATGATCCACAGGCTTTCATAGATTCCCTTAGAGAGCGTATAGTAGTTAATCCGAAGATTATATCGTTCATAAAGAAATGGAACCCTAAAACGAAGCTTGTTGGCTTTAAATTCGAAGTTGATAAAACACATGATGAATTGATTGAAATTGCGTTTGAATCTTTGTTAAGAAACGAATGTGATTTTGTTGTTGCAAACGACAAAAAAGAAATGAAAGATAAGAAAGATCACATAGCTTATATTATTGACAAAAACAAAAATGTCATTGAATGCTCTGGAAAACTTGATATATCACTAAAATTAGTAACCAAAGTATTAAAAAAAATAAATCTATAAAAATGAAAACAATAGTAAACAAAAAAGTCTGCAAAGAAATATTTGTAGATCAACTTGAAGGTAAAGAAATTGTTGCATATAAATGTAAATCCATTGGGGGAATCAAATTCAAAACCAAGATATATGGAAAAAACTTGGTTTGAGTGTGTTCGTCTGGCATCTGAAAGCAGGGAACTTAAGATTTTTGACAGCATGGAGGAAATGATAAGCGCAATGTTTAATAAAATTTTTTAATGCAATTTCTAAAAGGAAAATACAAAGAGGTTTTACAAAAGGAAAAACATTCTCCATTTGGTTTTAATTCAGATATAGAAGATTATATCATAAGAAACGAGTTTAGAACTAAAGTAAGTTGGCATATCCCTTCTCAATCTCTTATAAATGAGATGAAAAGGTTTTCTCCTATTGTTTCCGTTGGAGCTGGTCACGCTTATACTGAATTTTTTGCACAAAAGAAAGGGGTAGATATAATAGCAACAGATATACGTCCAGACGAAAAAAACTTGTGGTGCAAAGGAAAAAAAACATACATACCAGTTGAAAAAATTACAGATAGGAAAGCTGTGCTTAAATATAAAGACAGAAATGTTTTTATGGCATGGCCCCCATATTGTCACCCCATGGCAACACAAGTTGCAAAAGCTATGAGACCAGGAAGGGTTTTAATATATGTTGGAGAAAGTCATGGTGGGTGTACGGCTGGAGATGATTTTTTTAGTTATGCAAGTAATAATTTAGAAAAATTAGAAACTGAAGTAAAGATCGAAAATTGGTTCGGCATATATGATAAAGTTTTTTTATACGTTAAAAAATAATTGTTTTTGTAATAATTTTTTTCTATATTTGCATATTAATAAATTTTTTATATGTTTAAAGTTTTAGGAAAAAAAATTCACGATTTTTTATTTGGAACAAAAGATAAAGAAAAAATTGAAACTCCTACCCCGATTTTTTCTGCCAGTACAAACTTGTATAATATATTCCAAACAAAAGAAACTCAACAAACAGAAGAATTAGAATTTCCACAAGATGATCCAGAGTTTATTAAAAAGTGTAGAGCCGACGACGAAAATTGGGGAATTATTAATCAAGTAAATACAGAAAAATTTGAAAGAAAATTGAATTTTAACGATCCTCTTTTGATAAAAGTTGTAAATATCGAAGAAAATCAAGATTCAAAAATATTCATTTCTCCAAAACAACTTTGTCAACATTTTAATTTAAAACCAAAACAGTTTTATGCTTGGGAAAAATCAGAAAACAAATTATATAACAAAAAATATAAATTGGAGATCATAAGTTTTCCAATAGATAAAGAAAAATATTCTATTGAAAAAATAAATTACACAAAAATTTCTGACGAAGAGGGAAAATTAGATATCCATATAATTCCAAAAAAAGGAGTTCAATTTATTCAAACAGATTTTAAAGTTACACCAAGCGGAACATTCTTTGATTCTGGAACTCGTCTTGCAATAAGAATAAAAAACTTACGGAAAAGAAAATTTATAAGTGTTGCTGAGAAATGTCCAGAACTTATTAAAGAGTGGGATGAACTAAATAACGGAGTTTCAATAGATAAAGTTCCTCATGCCTTAAAAGAAAAAGCATTTTGGATTTGTCAACACTGTGGTGCACGATACGAAAGACGTATTGATGATAGAACAAGAAATCCAAAACCAGGTTGTACAAAATGTATAAGAAGAAAAAATAATAATAAAAATTATGAAATTTAAAGACGAACTCAGGCAAATTAAAAATATCAAAAAAGCTTATGTCCAATTATGGAAAGGCGATTTTGCAAACGAAGCAACTTATATTGCTTTTATGGGATGTGAATTTCTTAAGATTCCGACACAAAGATTTCACATAGAGGACATGGGTACATTAGAAATTGACAAAGATACTGTGGTTTTTGGAGGAGTTACAGCTGTAAGAACTGGATTGTCAATGATTGGAGCAGAACTTCCAAAACCTCTTGATATTCCAGAAGAACTTTATCCATATACAAAAAGAAATATAAGATTGGGAACTATAAAATCTTTTATGGAAGAAAAAAATTTCCCACTTTTTGTTAAGCCAAGACTACCAAAATTGTTTACTGGAGCAGTTGTTTGTAGTGCTGAAGAATTAGAATTGTTCAAATATCTTCATACAGATGATTTGGACATGGAAATTATGGCCTCTGATGTTGTTAAATTCGTTTCTGAATATAGAACATTTGTTTTGGAAGGACACCCTTATGATTGTAGAAAATATAGCGGAAATCACAGAATAACACCAGATTTCAATTTTATTGAAGAAACTATAAAAGCATATAAAACTGCGCCAGTGGCTTATGGTATTGACTTTGGAGTAACAGACAAAGGGGAAACTATGTTAATAGAAGCTAATGATGGTTACTCCCTGGGAACTTATGGCTTTGATTGCTATAATTATGTTAGAATGTGCATACTTCGCTGGAATCAAATTCTAAATAATGAACAGTTTTTTAAAGAAGGTGATAAAATAGAAATTATGTAACCTTTTTTGTTTTTTTTCGTATAGTGTTAAAATTCAAAAAATATAATTATGGCAATTTCGTACATAGATGTAAAAGATGAATATGAGAAAAAAATGAATTCTCCTCTTTCACAACACGAACTTTCAGCTGTTGCTGAAATAGAAAAAATTATAGACAATAAAATTCTTAAAAATTTTGATGATGGCGAATTAATGTTTTCCATAAGAGATGTAAATTTTAACACATTTCATCAAAGAAGATCAAAGCTCATGTTTTCTGAGCTCGAAAGAAGATATAAATCTGTTGGATGGAAAACAAGAATTTATAGTACCGATGATGATGGACCAAATCGCCCCAGCTTCACCTATTGGGTTTTATTCGGAAAATAATTATATAAATTTAAATTTTTAATTATATGAAAAAGATTATTCTTTTTTTAATTTCAACGTTTATTTTCAACTTTTGTTTTCCTCAAAATTATATTGGAAAATGTTCCACTGAAATAATTGTGCAAGAAACGTGGTTGTTGAGCAAAGACTCTACTGAATCATGGGAAAAAAAGAATTTAAAAATAGATGTTACAAGACTAAGGAAAGAGGGAAAAATGACAATTCACGATCCTGACAATTTTAAAGTAATTACATGCTATTTTCAAAAAGATACGTGCAATTCATTTATGATTGTTTATTATAATCTTAATAGACCATATGTGGAGAAAATGTTAAAGAAAAAATATAACTATAACGGACAGGATTCTTGGATATGTTGTTCAGAAAATAAACACATAGAATTATGTTTTATGGAAAATCCAGGAGAAATATTCGTTGTAGAAGTTTGTCATTATTTATCGTCAAATCAAATAATAAAAGAAGGAAAATCAAAATTATAAAATTATGCAATCACAACACATTAAACTAAATGAAATCATTTGGGAAATTACTGGAGAATGTCATAACGGATGTTCATATTGTGGATCAAAAGAAGTTTGTAAATTAAAAACAAGCCCAGAAACTATTTTAAAAATTGCTGAAGCAATTGCTCAATATCCACCAGAGCAAATTGACATAAGTGGCGGAGATCCAATTCTTATTGAATATTCAGTCCACAAACAGGTTGTCGATATTTTAAAGGAAAAAAAAGTGATTTGCAAAATTATTGTAAGTCCCAACTCTTTAATTATTAATAATGAACCAAATGATAATGCATTCATGGTTATGCAATTTTATGATTGGATTGGAATATCTGTAAACAACAAAAAAGAACTCGAAAAATTTCAATCATATCAATTATCTTGCGCTGGAATAAATAAGATAAAAAATTATACAGTTATTACAAACTTTAACATTCAAAACCTTTATGACTTTGATTTAATTGAAGAATTTGTAAAACAAAATGATAAAATATGGACAATACAATTCACTGTATACAACGATCCATCCAATCCATTGGCATTATATCACCCAGACAACGAAGCTGCTTTCAACACCTTGAAAGAAAAAGTGGAAAAAAGTACAGCGAAAATCATTCTTTCTGATAACATAAGAAACGACATTGGATGTGGAGCTGGAATTAATTCAATTGGAATCACTTCTGATGGAACAGTTATTCCTTGTCTATCAATGAGAAGCTGGACAAGCCCACTAAAAGAAAAAGGATTGTTTAATATTCTTTCAACGCCATTAGAAAAAATTTGGATAAATGGATTTAAAGCACAAAGATTTGGATGTTTTAAATGCTGCAAAGATGCATGCAATAACAAATTTTTGACACAGAAAAGTGATTTTGAAAAAAAGATGTTTGAGCTAGCTACTCCAACAATAGAGAACAAAGAAATGGATTGGAAAAAATTTCTTGAAGATCTTCAAAAACAAACACCACCACAGCCACCATTTAGTCCAATGGAACAAACTGTTATGTACGCAGTACAATTTCCCAGACAACAACAAACTCTAATGTATGCAGTTCCATGCGGAAGAGGAAACGTATATGCTTATGCGGTTTTTATGGATAGAACTGTTTATGATAACTCTATTCCATTAGATTCTTCGACAAATATATCTTCAACCACCGAACCAGAAATAAAATGAAAAAAGAAGACATAGAAAAAATACTTCCACTTTTCAAAAAATATTCTGATAGAGATTTTGATTCCGTTTATATAAAAGGACCAAAAAAAGCAGAATGGTATTTTCATAAAGGCGAAGATTATTTTCAAATTATAATATTCGAAGAAGATAATTCAGTTTATCAATTAGACACAGAGGCAGATACATTTGGAATAGAACTTGAAACCATAGAGTCTCTACAAATAAGATTTGAATCATTTACTGGGGAAAAATTAGAAAATATCGATCCATCTTGGGACGAAATAGAATAAAAAAACTAATTAACCTAACTTTTATTTAATTTTCTCGTATAACCCTATACAGAGAATAAAATAAATATGTATAGTTTTGAAATTACAAGGTTAATGGTGTTTACAAAAGAAAAATCAAAAATTAATGATTTTTTCATAAAATATAATCATTTCTTTGAGGAAATTTCTTCTATAAATAATTCGTTTTTAATCATTTCAATACTTTCAAAACAAGAACTTGAAAGTTTGCTTGAAAAACATTTAAACAACTTTTGTGTATTTCAACTTGAAAAACAAACAATAAACGAATTGCTTGATAAAATATCAACAAGCGGGGAAGTTACATTAAGTGATAGAAAACAATTGAGTTATTTAACCAGATAAGATAAAATTTCATCCTGCAGTTTTTCATCCACCTTTTCCATAAACCCATAAACATCATAACTTACATCTGGGTTGTTTTTTTTGTATATTCTTTCATTTTTCTCATCTACAATCCACTTGGTTCCATTTATAATTACTATGTTTTCTTTTGGCTTTTCTACTGCAGCTACACTGGAACGAATTTTTGTTTGCAACCTAACCAAATCTTTTTCAGTTAAATTAAAATCAGATTTCTTTTCATTAATAATATAATCCTTAATTCTATCTATGGTTAAGTGTATTTGTGTGTTTTTTGGAACGTAATTCATATCACCAAACACAATAGTTTCTAAGTCATTTGCCCTTATAACAACCCAAACAAACCTTCCTTCGGAATGTTCAACCTTTCCATCAATAACATTATGATATACATAAACACTTGGACCCTTTAACAAAAGAACTCCAACGTTATCTTGTCCTGGAAATCTTACTTTTTTTAAGAATTCAATTCCATTACGTACAACATCTTGTAGTTCTTTTTTTTCTTTGGTAAAATTAGTAAAATCACTTTGTAGTCTGTCAAAAATCCTTTGTTTAAAATGTCCCTTATCATTAGCCTCTAAAAAGTTGCTTACTATTTCTTTTATTATTTTTTTAATTTTATCTTTCATAAAATCACTTTTGTTATAAATATTAAAAAAAATAGTAACTTTTATTAAAATTTTTCGTATATAAAAAAAATTTATTAATAATATTTGAAAATGAATTTTAGAGAACAATATGTAAATGAAACAAAATGTAAAATAGATTTTTGTAATGAATCTTTAATGAAATATATTGAATGGTTGGAAGGTTACAAAAAAGAACCGCAAATTCTTTTATGGATAAAAAAAATGTTCGAACACGCAGAAAATAAACAGTGGTACGAAGTTTATTTTTCTTTTGATATTCATGGTACAATTTCCGTCCCAGATTATAGAAAAGGAATTAAAAAAGATCCAAGCGAAATTAGTAAAGTTATTTATTATCCATATGCAAAAGAAACCTTACAACTACTTACTGAAACTCGTCCAGATATTATAAAAATACTATGGACATCTTCTTATCCAGAAGAATTAAAAGTATACAGAAAAACTTTTGAAAAAGACGGAATAATATTCAAATATAACAATGAAAATCCAGAAATAGCAGATGCAAAGGGTAGTTTTGGTTTTTATGAAAGAAAATTTTATTTTAATGTACTTTGGGAAGATAAATCTGGATTTGACCCAGAAACAGATTGGAAACCAATTTATGAATATTTCAAAAAAACAGATTATAGACCTAATCCAAAATGGTCAATGAAATATAAAGAAGACTATCACAAAAGTTAAGTGTTTTAAAAAATTTGTAATATTTATTAATATAAATTAATATTATGAATAAAAAAATTAAAAAAACATTTACATTAGACGAAAAGATATTTAATGAGTTTTCGATAATTGCCAACAAATTGTCTATCAACAAATCTAAATTTGTTGAAAATAAGATTATAGAATTTATAAAAATTAATAAACATGAATAAAGAATTTTATATTTATGTTTATTTAGATCCAAGAATAATTGGAGAATATAAATATGACAAATATATCTTTAATAATGAACCGTTTTATATAGGAAAAGGAAGTGGTTTAAGATTTAAAGATCATGTTAAAAAATCTAGGTTAGAGAATAATAAACAAAATTTTCTTAAAAATAGAAAAATAAAATCTATTTTAAAAGATAATTTGAATCCAATCATAAAAATTATATTTAAATCTACCAATGAAAAGATGGTGCTACTTGAAGAAATTAAAATAATTAAATTAATAGGAAGAAAAATATTAAATACTGGAACATTAACCAATTTAACTGACGGAGGAGATGGGTGTGAAAATAGATTTATTACTGAAGAGTTTAGAAAAAAACAATCAGACATTATGAAAAGTTATTACAAAGCCCATCCACCAACTAAAGAAACAAATGATAAAATAAGCAAAACTTTGCTGAGTAGAAAAATAATTCGCAGCGAAGAAACAAAAAATAAAATTGGGGTCGCAAATAAAAATAGAAAATTTAGTGATGAATATATAAAAGTTTTAAAAAAAATTAGGAAAGGTCCAAAACTAACACATAGAAAACATTATAAACTAATATCTCCAGATAATATAATTTTTAATTTTTTAGGGAAAATAGAGTTGACTAAGTTTATTCATGAAAACAATCTTTCTGAAAGAAAATTGTTTTCCAACACAAATAAAGGTGCAATTAAACTTAGTGACATCAGAAATGTTACAAATGTTGGGAAAATAAATACTAAAAATTGTGTTGGATGGCAATTAATTAAAAAATAAATACGCAACTTTTTTATTTTTTTCTCGTATATAATGAAAAAATTATATGAAAAAAACTTGTTTAACAATCTCTCTTTGTTTATGGATGATTTTTACATTCATCTTAGCATGCTCTGTTATTGGCTGGGTAGTTTTGTTACCTCAAATTAACTACACAAGCTATCATAAACATCAATCAGAATTAAGAAGCACCTGGATGAGAATTGGAATTGAATTAAAAGATAAACTTGTACAATCTTAATATGGTGAAATTTAAAATTCCAACTGGATTAGATAAAGATTCCGTTATTGGTAAACCAATTCTAGGTGAAAATTTAGATATACTTGGAACTATTATTGGTTATGATCCAATCAACGGGGATGTTTCTGTGGAAACAATTAAAGCGGCATGTAAAAAAACTTTATTTAAAGAAAATAAGACAATAGGAGTTTCTAGTCGAGCAGTCGATGAAAACAATCCAGAAAAAATAAAAAGAATTATTGAGGAAATTGATTCTCTTTCAAAAGAATATAAAATGGAAATACTTGGAAAATATTGTCACTATTGCGGTGGAGATGCCCCTTGCCAATGTTGGAATGATGATTAAAATTAAATCAAAAAATATGAACGCACAGAAAAAAATTGATCAGCTTAAGAATGAAATAAAACAGCTGGAAGAAACTCAAAGAAGTTGTCGTCACGATTTCGCAGATCCCATATATGATCCAGAAGAAGTATCTGTACAAGATGATCATGCTGGATACGAAGTGCATGGAGTTGACAGATGGCCCGTTTTGTCCTTTCATAAAGAATACAAAAACAGATGGAGCAGAGAGTGTAAAAATTGCGGCCACAAAGAATATACATATAAAAATACTCCTGTTATAAAAGAATACAAACCTGATTTTTCTTAAACAAATATGGAAATTCTTATTGTAGATATAGAAACCACTGGATATCTTGTAAAAACTGATGCTATCATAGAAATCGGTTTAGTACTCGTAAATACAGACACCAATGAAATAAAACCTCTGTTTAACCAAGTTGTTAAAGACGATTTATTTAACATAAACAAACATAAAAACGCCTGGATATTTCAAAATTCAGATTTGACTCCAGAGGAAGTCCAAAACGCAAAACTTCTCAAAGAACATTATGAAGAAATACAAAGCCTATTCGATAAATATCCAGTGACAGCATTTAACAAATCATTTGATGTTAGATTTTTAGAAACAAAAGCATTTAAACTAAATCATATTAAATGTCTTATGATGGCCTGTGTGGACTATGTTTACCTTAAAGATAAAAGAGGAAATAAAAAAAGACCATCCGTACAAGAAGCTTATGATCACTTTTTTCCAGATGAAAAATACATAGAAAAACATAGAGGGGCTGACGATGCCCTTCATGAGGCAAAAATTCTTCTTAAAATGTGCGAAATTAAATCTCAAAGAAAAAATAACAAAGATGAAAAATAATTATAAAGCCAAACTTTTCTACGAAAGAAAACAAAAAGAACATAAAGAAAAATTTGGAGTCTACTTTGATACAAATGCAAAACACGGGCAAATTATACAAGAATATCATAATAAAGAATTGAAAATTTTAACACTCTATGGATTCTTGTATAATAGTTGTATATTCGAAAGTGCCCCAAAAACCATCAGCATCCATTATACAGAAGAAGGCGCCGAAAAAGCTCTTAAAAAACATAAAAATAAACTCAGAAAAAAATGGAGAGAAATGTTTTCTCCAGAAGAAAGAAAAGAATATCCGTTTGGAAAACATGAATATTGGGGAATTCATGAAATAAACATAAAGCCCTAAATGAGCCAGAAACCCCGAAAGGGGTTTTTTAATATATTTATATGAAAGTTTTTAACCCAAAATGAATAGTAGAATAATATACGTACTAATAGGCCCACCAGCTATAGGAAAATCTACCTGGATTAATGCACACACAGATCCAGATAATACCATGGTGATTAACAGAGATGATATAGTGGAAAATGTTGCAAACTCTTATGGGTGGACATATGACGATTTATATGTATATCCACCAAATGACGCAGAAATTGGAAATGTGGATGAAAAATATGGAGAAGTTATTCCTGCCCCAGAAAATATGTACTGGAGAAAAACAGTGTTCAATAAAGTTACTGATGGTAACAATAGAGTTTCTGAAATCTTAAATCAAAATTTGGAAAATGCAAAAACAACAAATAAAAACATTATTGTTGATTTAACAAATATGAGAGTTAAAGATAGATTGGCTTCCCTTGAAAAAATTTCTAACCCCAAAGATATTAAAATAGCAGTGGTATTTAATTTTAAAGGAAAAGAAAATATAATAAAAACAGTTTCTAGAAAAAGAGCTGAAACTGCAGCTCGAATGGGGAAATCTAAAACAATCCCCGATTCAGCAATAGATAGAATGATCGATAAATATGAACCCCCAACTCCACAAGAAGGATTTGATAAAATTATTTACTCTAATACCATTCCTCAACTTAAAAAATTCGCTGGACTGAAAGAAGTAAGAAGAATTATTAGAAAAACTATAAACGAATTGTTTGACCGTAATTATTGAGCCCTACCAACAGCCCTGTCTATTACTCTATGTCCAGAATAATCTGAATGTTTGGACCCAACTCCAGCAGGAACATGACTCAATCCCATACTTTTCTTTAATAACGGAGACATTATATGTGCCTTCCACTTATCTGCCAAATCGCTTTTTTCCTCATCGCTTATTTCTCCACCACTAAAATCTTTTAATGAAATTAGTTTATTGTCTTTTCCAACCCTAATTACCCAAGATCCATCTATGTGAAATTCACCCCTGGATTCCTCGTTTAATTCATCCACAATGTCTTTTAAAGTAAATCTGTCCTCTGGCATCTTCCAAAAGGAAATTATTTTATCGTCAACCCATAAACGACCATTATATTTTGTGTCTTCCATTAATTCTTGTTCATAAGCACTCCAATCACCATCTTCAAAGTTTTCTAAATTTTTCTCTGTAACTTCTTTATCAATAATGTCATTTATAATATCCCAATGACTTTCTTCTTTATAAAGATAACCTTCATTATCTCTTAAGTGTAACTTATCTTCATAATAAAGAAAAGGTATAGCTCCACTACTCGTCATATCATACTCTCTACCGTCTGGAGCCATAAAATAATCAATCTCAAATAATTTGCTAATCTCTTCTCTTATAAGCTTTCTTAAATTCATATTGGGTAATTTTAATATAAATATTTGAAAAAATTTGTTTAATAAATTACTTTTACATATCTTTGCATTATAAAAACATTTATATATGCAAAAAATAATATCCGTAAAACCATCCAATCAAAAAGATATTGATGCAATGCAAAATTTGCTCGATGATGGTTACAAAGTTGTATTCGCAACGCCAAACAAAGTAGCAATCACAGGAAGAGGTTCATCAATTAGTTCTGATGAAATTGAAGGTCATATTGTCTATATCCTTGAAAAAAATTAATAGCTATGGAATTCATTAAAAACATTAATGGAACTTTTATTCTGAAACCAGAATTTAACCTATTAAAAAATCTTTTAGAAGGTAAAGTAGCTTACGAAGTTAAACAAAACATACCAAAAGAAACTTTCTCAGAAATAAACGTGAGAATCACCAACATTGATCTTGGTGGTGTAACTTTTTCAATCGTAAACCCACAAGTCCTAGAAAAACTCCCAGAAAAAATTACTTCCACCCTAATCGATAACCTTAAAAAAAATATAGAAAAAACAAAGAAAGTAGCCAATAAAGTTATTGATGCCTGGGAGAATAACCCAAAGAAGTTTATTAAAAAAGAACAAAGCTGGGGAAAAATAGTATATGAGTATAAAAAACTCCTAACTGATGATGAATATCATACAGGTGCCTTTTTCTTTTTTGACAAAATATCTTACCACTTCGAATTATCTTTTGTAACTGGATGCGGTTCTCATACTTATTACAACAAAGATTATTTCGTTAAAGCTCTCGAAAAAATAGACCAATGGTTCGAAGATACTTGTAAAATAGTTAAAACTGAAAAAATACAAAAAAGAATATTTAAATATTTATCAAAAATTGAAATAAGTTTGTCTTTTCCAGAGGTAATTAAATATATCTCAATCCCCAAAGAAGAAATAAAATTAAAAGAAGAAAAAAAACCCCCATTCCCCATTGTTTTAAATGGAGATGAATTAAATTCTATTCTTTCAGCATTTGATGGTGGAATTATTGATCAAGAATTTATTGATATCATAAAGGAAGAATATGATATAGACATTTCTTCATTGTTAGATTGGGAACTATCATCAACCACCGAAGGATATCACCATAATGATGGAGATTTTTGTGACTATACCGTCACATTCACCTCCCCAAATGGTCATTCTTATGAATTATACAATAGCCACTGCTTAGTTACTGGATACACATTTTCTGGAAAATTAATACCTGAATAAAATATACAAATCTTATAAAAAACAAAATACTATATGAACAGAGAAGAAATTAAAAAAGTAGACCTGGATAGATCTGGATTACTATATGGCTTAAGTGGAATAAATTACGATACCATTAAAAGCTATATGCAACAAATTGATTATGATAGACCAAAATATGCAGAAACAATTCAAGCTATCGCCCCAGCCATTAGAAGAACTTTATGTGAAATATTAGACACAAAAGATCAAATGATACCAATAATAAATGACCAAAAATTAAAAATTGATGTGATGGGGTTATTTAGAGTAAATGATTTAATAGACGGATTAGATGGGCTATATTCAGTAATCCCATCTATTGCAAATCATTTCAAAGCCACTGATATTGAAGCTGAACTAGTCAGTTTGTTTTGTAGCGACTATGTTAGAACACTTATAGGAAACAGTAGAAAAATAAATAACAAATAATATGGAAGAAATCGATTTTAAACAGTGCTGTGCAATAGAAATTAGAAAAATTTGGATGTTGGCTGGTCCAATGGATGTTGTTAGATATGAAAATAAATGTCCAATATGTGATCACTATATCGGATTAACCCAAACTTCTTTCGAAGAAGCTAACGAATTCTTGGAAAAATTTAATCTGGAAAAATTGCCAGCAAAATTTGACCCCAGCAAAATTGCAAAAATAAAACCCAACAAAGAACATGTCACCAAACTTATTGACTTTATATTTCACGAAGTAATATCTTCTGGAGGTGACGGTGATGCAATCTTGTATACAAGACTTTTTGACCTAAATGAAATTATTGACATCGTAAAAGAATATAATGAAGTTAATAATATCGGTTGGGAAATTAATGAAGATAAATCAAGAGGTTCCCGCATATTTAGTTGGGGAAAATATCAAGAATGGGTTTCAATAACCGATAGCAAAACTGCGTTTGATCAATCCCCAGAATGGATTCAAATTAAAATTATATATTAAAATGAAACCCCCACTATTTGACCCATTATTACATAGAGTAAAATGGGAACCAGAAATGTCAGACAAAGAAGTTGTCGAATATTACTATAAACACATCCGCCCAAATGATAAGTGGGAAGAAGAAAATGGAAAATTCTATTATTTTGTTGAAGATTACAATATGTTCTTCGAACATTCTGGATCAGATATTTTTATGTGTATGAGACCAGCAGTTTTTGCTCACATTAAGAAGGTGCAAAATTTATAGAAAAATCATTTTTTATTTTGATAATTATAATTTTTTTATTTCTTTTGCAGAACCTAGTTTCATTAAATATAAGTCATGGGAAAAAAACCAAAAAAAATTTTCACAAAGGAAGAATGTGCAGAAATTGTAAGTAAATGTAAAACAATTTCAGATTTTAGTATTAATTTTTTTCCAGCCTATTATTGTGCAAAAAAAAACAATTGGCTTGATGAAATTTGTTCTCATATGAAAATCACATTTACAAAAAAATATTGGACAAAAGAATTATGTCAAAAAGAAGCAGATAAATATTCTACAAGAGGAGAATTTGTTAATAATAGTAGTGGTGCATATTGTGCCGCTATTAGAAACGGTTGGCTTGATGAAATTTGTTCTCACATGATTAGATTGGTGCCAATAAGAGGATATTGGCAAATTAAAGAAAATTGTATTAAAGCTGCATTAAGTTGTGAAAATATAAAAGAATTCAGACAAAAATATAAAACTGCAAATAACTCTTTTATAAAAAATGGATGGGTAAAAGAATTAAATAATATCTTTCAAAAAGACTATAAAAAAGATTTTAGATTTAAAGAAAATTGTATTGAAGCTGCTTTAAATTGTAAAACAAGAACTGAATTTAGAGATAAATACAGGGGGGCTTATAAATCTGCAAAAAAAAATGGCTGGTTATATGAAATTTATCAATTATTTCCAATTGTGGGAAATAAATATAAAAGATTAATATATGCTGTTGAATTCCCAGATAATAATGTATATATAGGATTAACATATAATCTTAAAATAAGAATGATTCAACACACATGTTCAAAAAGGTCTCAAGTATATAAACATATACAAAAAACTCAATTAAAACCTTTTTTTAAAGAGTGTACAGAATTTATGGATATAACAGATGCTACAATTTATGAAGGAAAAATATTAAATTCATATATAAAAAATGGTTGGAATATTTTAAATAAAGCAAAGACAGGAGGTTTGGGAGGAAATAATAAAAGAGAGTATGAAAAAGAAGATTGTCTTAATATTGCATTAATGTTCCTTTCTAAAGAAGAATTTAATGCAAATTATCCGAAAATATATAGAGCAGCTTATAAGTTTGGGTGGTTAGATGAAATATGTTCTCATATGGAAATAAAAAGTAAAAAAGAAATATTTTTTATTGAATCATTAAAATATAGTTCCAGAAGAGAACTTCGCTTAAATAACATAAACCTTTATAATAAAATATTAATAAATAAGTGGATGGATGAGTTTTTTTCTAAAAAACAAATTACAAAAGAAGAATGTCAAAAAATCGCAAATCAATATGTTTTATTTGATAAATTTAAAGAAGAGAATTTAAAAATTTTTTATTTTTTAAAGAAAAATGGATGGACAAAAGAAGTTACAAAAAAATTAAAAAAAATAAGAGTAAATTGGAATATAAAAGAAAAATGTCACCAAGAAGCTCTTAAATATAAAACCAGATTTGAATTTGGTAGAAAATCTTCACAAGCATATAAAGCTTCATATAAAAATGGTTGGCTTGATGAAATATGTTCTCACATGATAGAAATTAGAAAACCAAAAAAATATTGGAATAAAGAAACTTGTTTAAAAGCAGCTTTAGAATGTCATAATTCAAAAGATTTTTGCAAAAAATATCCCCGTGCATACAGAATAGCTTGTGAGAATAAATGGATGAAAGAAATAAAAGAAAATTGGAAACTATTAAAAAACAATTCTAATATTGTTAATGAATTTATACCAGTGTTTTCACAAACAGAAAACTCAAAACAACTGGTTCTAAATTTTGACCAAAAAAATTAGAAAAAAATTTTTTGACAGAACTAATTATAAAAACCAATATGTTTTTTTCCGCTGTCCAAAAAGGTGCAAATTTTAACCAAAAATTTTGGGAAAAAATTTTTTTAAGGTCTTAACTTTAAAAAAACAAAAAGATTTTCAAGCTATGCCTTTAATTAAACAGAATTTAAATGTGCCAAAGTTGTGATAAAAATTCAACTGTAAAAAAAAGAACAGTTATAGTTACAGATGAAAATGTGTTTTCAAAAAACTTTCCAGAACTACTAATAGAATGGGATTGGGATAAAAACAACGCATTAGAAATTTTTCCAGATAAAATAACAAAATCAAATTCAAAAAAAGTTTGGTGGATCTGTAAAGATTGTGGATACGAATGGAATACAATCATATCAACTAGAACAAAATATAAATCTGGATGTCCAAAATGTAATATAGGACTTTTTAATAAATATGGAGATAACTATATATCCATTAATTATCCACATCTGCTTAAAGAATGGGATTATGAAAAAAACAACCCATTAACCCCAGATAAATATAAAGCATTTACAAATCATGTTGTTTGGTGGATTTGTCCAGACTGTGGCCATAGCTATCAAGAATATATTTATAAAAGAACAAAATTTAATCTTGGGTGTAAAATATGTAGAAAAAAAGAAAAAATTCTAAGGTCAAGAATTGTAAAATGTGTTAATTGTGGAAATGATTTTGATTATAAATTAGATTTTGGATGGAATGATTCAAAAAAAAATCATGACAAATGCAAAAAATGCCATGAAAAATTAATAAAACAAAGAATTGAAAATGTAAAAACTAAAAAAGAATTATTAAAGAAAACAAGAAATAAAACAAAAGAAATAAAAAAATTAAAAAACTCTAATCCAGAATTATTTAAAAGTCTTCATCCAACAAAAAATGTTGGAGTAGATTTTGAAAACATTCTTCATAACTCTGAAAAAAAATATTATTGGATTTGTACAAATTGTAAAAGAGAAATGTTTGAAAGTGTTTCTACAATGGTAAAAAAAGTTGTTTGTAGAAAATGTGTTTCCAAAAGAGCATCTGGAATAGAAAGAAAATTTTATTTCTTTATAGAAAGCGTTTTGGGGGAAAATAATGTTGAAAACACTTATAATTTTACAACCATAGATAATAAAAAAATAGAGATAGACATATATATTCATCCTCTAAAATTGGGAATTGAATATGATGGAGCTTACTTTCATAATAACAAACATGAAGCTGATATAAAAAAAACAAAAATATTGAACTCTCATGGAATTGACGTTATCAGAATTAGAGAAATCGGATTAAGTAAAATAAGAGAAGAAGATATAATATACAATTATAAGAAAAATAAATTTTCTAAAGCTCTTGTAGAATTGTTTTGGTATATTCAAAGAAAATATAAACTTACAATAGAACAAGGAGATATCTTGAAAAATTTTTTAAAACAAGATTTAAACAACTATGTTCTTCCAAAAGAATATCTTGTTTACCCACTTAAAAAAAACTCTCTCATGCAAAAAAATCCACATTTATCAAAATTGTGGCACTATGAAAAAAATCATCCATTAAAACCAGAAATGGTTTCTTTTAATTACTCAAAAAAATTGTGGTTTCATTGTAAAAACTGCGCAGAGCCAGTCAATGCTTTAATATACGATTTGTTAAATGGACTCCATTGGGGATTATGTAAAGAATGTTCAAATATAAAAAGAAAAACAAAATCTATTGTTAAAAATATTATTGACTTTAGACCTGAATTAATTAATTGGTTTATTAAAGAAAAAAATAGAGATTATAAAACATATGGAAAGTCTTCTGATGAAAAATTATGGTGGAGATGTCCAGAGTGTGGAGAAGAATTTTTAGAAGAAGCAAGAGTAATGGTAAACAAAAAAATAAAAAATTTATGTCCTAATCGCAAGAATCACAAAGATTGGATAGACACTGAAGAATTCTATAAAAGAACTAAAAAAAAATATAGTGAAAAAAATAAGACAATAACCAGTAGAAACAAAAAGTTGGATATCAAATATCCACAAGTATTATGTCAATGGGACTGGGATAAAAATATAACTACCCCAGATAAAGTTCAAAAATATGATGACATTTTAATTTGGTGGAAATGCTCAAAATGTGGACACTCCTGGCAAGAAACACCATTCAACAGAATTTCATATCATGAAAATTGCCCTAAATGTAATCCTAAATATAATGAAAAAAGTGTCTATGGATATAAATTTTGTACACTTAAAAAAACATCCCTACTTGCAAAATCCCCTAAAATTGCAAAAGATTGGGATATTGAAAAAAATCATAATGTAGACGCAAGCCATGTTTCTAATATTTATTCAGATAAAGTATTTTGGAAATGTCACAAGTGTGGTCATTCATGGGAAGAATCTGTTTACAACAGAACTAGAAAAGATAGAGTCACAAGTTGTAATTGTCCTGGGTGTGAACATAGAGCAAAACCTGTAGATAATTTAAAAAAAAATAAAGGTGCCAAATTTTGACCAAAAAATTGGGGAAAAAAATTTTTTTAGACTCACTTTTAAATAAAATGTCCCTAAAAAAGGTGTTTTTCAGTGGTTTTAAATCGCTGGTTGGGGTGGCAAAAAAAATGTATGCGGTCTGGGACGGGGTATATTTAAGGGGTCTAAACTACCCTTATTATCGTGCCGAAGGGGTCTAATTAGTGGGTCTATTTAAGGGGTCTAATCTATATAGGGGGTTTAAATTAACCCCCTTATTCTTTAGCCACCTTACAGGCTTTTGTACTCATTCATTAACCTGTCATACTCAGGTTCGTCAATACCTTTTAATTCGTTGAGGAATTTTGCGGTGAACTTTGCTTTTTCAGCTTTTGATTCCTGTCCGCTTTTGATCTTTTTAATTCTCTCTTTGATGTAGCGTGAGATTTCGATTGAGCCTGCCATAACTTTTGGTTTTAATTGGTTTATGGATCTATAAAGCAAATAAAAATAAAAAGTGGGAACGTACCACTTTATTAAATAATTTGCTTTATATACTCAACCAATAACTTTAACACTATGGATAATTACGAAAAATCAAACAGTATTGAGGCTTTGCCCAATGTAAAATTTTCAAGTACAAAAACTCTTTTTTCTTATATGAGGGAAAAAGGCGTGGTAACTCAAGACGACTTGCAAAGAGTAGCAGACGCTATATGCAATGATTTAAAAGTATCAAAGGTAAATATTATCTTTGGGGGCGTACAAAACAATACAAGGGTAAATGGCAAACTCAAATCAAAAACTCTCGGTACTTATAACACAGGGTCAACAAACATAAGAATTTTTCAATTTACTGCTGTAAAAAAACAGGCGGTTGCCACGAAAACAACCTTTGACACCTTGCTTCACGAATTAATGCACCATTTCGACTATAAGATATTAAATTTACAACAGTCAATTCATTCGGGGGGCTTTTACAAAAGAATAGGAAATTTAAAAACTGCTTTGTTAAGTTAAGGGAAAGGGGGCAACCCCTTTTTTTATTTTCTTTTTTTTAATTTCTGTTTTGTAGTAAACCAATAGACAAAAATACAAAAAGGTCAATTCCCACTTTTTCAGAAAATTTGCTTTATATACTCACCAACCAACCAAACCAAAAATATGAAAACAATCGTAACGCCTTTCGAGCAGGCACAGGAAGCTGTCCGCAATGGAAAACTGACAACCCCAACAGTTGTTGCAGAGGGAAAACAAATCGATTATTTCGGTTATCAGATCAGTGTTCACAGGTTTAATCTGAGAATAATGGCAGGGGATATGAAATTCAGGGGCGTCAAATTAAGAGATTTAAAGAATTATTACGGTCTGACAGGTCGCAGTGCAAGTGAATGCCTTGCACAGTTTGAAAATGTAGTAGCGGACTATCGCAGGCGGTTCAATCTACTGCAATCAGTAAACAAAAATTAAAAGGTGTGAAAGCCGAAAAAAGGGGGTGTGAAAGCCCTCTTTTATTTTTTTTTTAATTTTTTAAATTTCGGTATTGTCGTAAACCAACAAGCCAAACATCCAAAAATGGCAATTCCCACTTTTCCAGAAAATTTGCTTTATATAGTCACGTTCTTTCGGTAGTTAAAAAAAGCGATCACAGGGAAACAAAAAATTCCCACTTTTTCAGAAAATTCGCTTTATATACTCACAAGCTCTTTGACATACTGAAATCAGAAAAAATAAAGTTACCAAACCATAAAAAACAAAAATTATGAAAGCTACTACATTATTACAGTTAATCGAAAGTTTCGATTTTTCAGGTGTGTCCTTTATTTCGATAAAAGGATATTGTTCAGACGAAAGTGAAAACAGCGAAATCGCTGATGTTGTTGTGAATGTTGGTGCGTCTTATGGAAATATGAAAGATGCCGATTTGATTACCCTTCAGGGTGCAGATGTTTCAAAACTTGCTTCAGACAATTTTGGTTTTGCAATTCTTGAACAGGCTGTAAAAGAAAAAATTCAGTCAATTATTGCACCAAACGAAAACCGTTCAAACGGTCAAAAAGATGCCTACATCAACCTTAACCCCAAAGGTACTCTGAAATATTGCAAATCTACGGGCAGTGTTTTGATACAGGGTACGGTTGTTCGTAAAACTGTGATTAAAGAGGGTATTTTCAAAACAACAAATTCACGCCCTTTAACCCTTGCAAAAAAACATATTGACAAGGTTCTTGATCTGAAAGTCGCAAAAATGCGATATTACAAAATTGCAAATATCACACGAAATGTAAAAGTTTCAGGTGATTGTATCGAAATCGAATAACGAAAGAAAACGATCAGGGAGAGGGGGGCAGGTTGCCCCTCTTTTTTTTTCTTTTTTTTTAAAAACCTTTCCCTGATATGGTGGTTTACGAGCAAACCGAAATTTAAAAAAAAGTTTTTAAAAACTTTCCCTGACATAAACTTTCCCTTGCGTTTCCCTGTATATAGAAAACGTTCCCTTTAAAACGGTTTTTAGGCTATTTTACAGGCTTTTTTTTATTACTGAATGATATTTGATATGTTTCCCCGATCAAAACGCTTTAAAATGCTTTAAAATGTTTCCCCAAAAACGTTCCCTCTTTTTCAATTTATTTGCTTTATATATTTTAAATAATTTAATTATGAAATTAGATTTTTCAGGTCGCATAAATACTGATTATACAAAGGTTTCCCTTACTCGCTCTTTTAAATATAAGGGCGGTTTTATTTCACCTAAGAGATTAAAAAACGGCAATGAAAAATTACATCATTGTTTTGTTTTCGATTTACCTGCTGTATTAAGTTGTCCTAATTGTAAAGGTTGCAAAGATAGTTGCTACGCTTTACAGGCACAAATGCAATATCCCGATGTAAGAGTTTTCAGGCATACAAATTTACATCTTGCTGTTTTTAATATAAGCAAGTTAAAAGAGTTAATTTGTTCACAATTGCAGACATCACGAACAAACATTGTTCGCATACATGGTAGCGGTGATTTTTTCAGTCAACAGTATGTGGATATGTGGCTCGAAATAATTAAAATGTTTCCTGATAAAAAGTTTTACGCTTATACAAAAGCTGAGAAATTATTTACCTTTAAAAAATTATCAAACTTTAACCTTATTACATCGTTTATAGGGGGCAAATTGAATTACGGTGACATTGATTATTGCAACAGTTTAAAAGATCGTTATAACGCTTTTATTTGCCCTTGCGGAATTGATAAAACTGTTAAATGTGGAATTGATTGTAATTATTGTATAACGAATAAAAAGGTTTGTTTTTTGAAACATTAAACCTTTCTCACTTTCCCAGAAAATTTGCTTTATATATCCATGAGAAAATAAATAAACAAACCAAAAAGGAATTTAAAATGCGAAAGTAAGTTTGTCTTTTCCTCTTAGTAATATTAAAATAGTAACTCGCACTCACAAGGTGCGGGAAAAACGTTTTTTATTTTGTTTTTTTAAATTTCTGTTTTGTCGTAAACCAATTACAAAAAACTCCATAACTCTTTTTCCCTCTTTTTCATTTTATTTGCTTTATATATTCACAAACCAATTAAAACCAAAAGCTATGAGTTTAACAATTCACATACAGGCAAAGTCCAAAAAAGAGATCAATGAAAAATTGGCTCAGGGTAAAAAAGTTTACGGAGAAAGTTATTCATTATTTGGCGGTGGTGGTACGTATGAATTGAACAAAGATTTGCCCACAGGTACGGTAATTAAAATCTTTGAGAAATATGTATCGGGCAACCCGTTTGTAAAATCTTATGGTACGTGGGCTGCGAGTAAAAACAAGGTGATATAAAAATTCCCACTTTCCCAGAAAATTTGCTTTATATCTTTATAAACCAATTAAAACTGACAATCATGAAAAGATCAATAGGTTTCAAAAGGAGTGAGGAAAGAGAAATTGAAGTTTCAAACAATTCTTTACCTGCCACAAATGAAGATCGTCCCAGTGAAATTTCCGTACCAATGAGTTCTGCTCAGGTTGATCTACTTGAAACGATTCAAAACCTGTCTGAAATAATTGTGGACAAAAGTTTTGCAAAGTTTGCAGAAAACCAAAGAGTTTTATTTATTAAACAGCTTATCAATGCAGTTTCATTAAATTCTGAACTGACAACAAAAACAGCTATGCTGATGGTTTAATCCCACTTTTTGAAATAATTTGCTTTATACAGACATAAGAAATTGCCCGAAACAAATAATACTACAAATCATGAATAGAATAAGAGAACCCGATGTAAGTAAAAAAATTTATTTAGAATTTATAAAACAATCCGTTGATCAAAAACTTTCGTAAAAAAGCAAAAAGGTATGCCGAGAATAAGATGCCCGAATAGGATAAAAACCCACTGAAAATTAACAAGAGTATTAACCCTAAATGAAAAATAGTATGATAAGAGCCTCTCCGAAATAAGCACATCTAATAATCTATAATATATAATAATCCGATTAAAACCCCTACCCGTTTATATTTGGGCGGGGGTTTCTTTTTTTTATTTCTTTTTTTTAAATTTCTGTTTTGTCGTAAACCCTCCCTTTGAAACTTTCCCCAACCTTTCCCTGTTTTCCCCAGAGTTTTCCCACTTTTTCTTTTTATTTGCTTTATATACTTGTCAAACCAATTAAAACCAAAGATCATGTCAAAAACAAAAAAATTCCACAAGCCGTCAAAAAGTGAAGTTGACGAAATGTATCTGAAAGCAAACCGCAAAGGTAGCAGACAGGCAGAACTTGAAAACGCCACAGGTTTTACCTCAAATCACAAAGCACACAAAAGTAAAAAAGATTACAACAGAAAACCAAAGCACAAAGGAAGTTGGGATTGTTAATCCCACTTTTATTTTTTATTTGCTTTATATAATCACAAACCAAAAACAAAAACCAATGAAAAGCATATTTGTAAAATTCGGGAACATGAGAGGTGAAGCGCAAGATTTTACCCTGTATCCGTACAATGGTGGTGATACGATTGTAATTCAATCAGACAAAAGAATTGCACAGATCAATCTGAAAACAGGTGAAACGATACTGAGCAAACAGGTTCAGGGCGGGGCTTATTTCATGCACTTAAACGCATTTTTAGGGGCAACAGTTTGCCAATTTCCAAAAGATGAACTGATAAAAATTCAGGAATATTTGTGGAACAATGCAGGTGAAAAAATTCATGGAGGTATTTTGATCACAGAAGACAAACCACTATTTTCAGTAAAATTATAAAAGAGGGGGCTTTCCCTCTTTTCCAGATAATTTGCTTTATATATTTACAAACCAATTAAAACCAAAAAGATGAAAAAATCATTAGCATTATTAGCAAAAGGGTTTGAAAGCTCATGTTCAACCACACCCGAATTTGCCCAGTTTTTTCGCACCTTTAAAAGCGAATTTACAAAAGAACTTCAAAGCATTGGGGCAACCAAAATCGAAATGAACAGGGGTCATTTTTACCTGTCAGGTTTTTTTACAAAAGGTGAAAAGATTTTCTATTTTTCTCTTTCCGATGTAAGAGGTTCAGACTTTGTTTTGGGCAGTGGTGGTGATCTTGATCTACTTTACAGAACTGCAAAACACTACAAAGATTGGTCAGGGGGTACAAATTGTTATGTAATAATCGAGGCGGGAATGGCTCAAAAAATGAGGTTATAAAAAAGAGGGAACTTTCCCTCTTTTCTTTTTTATTTGCTTTATATATTTATAAACCAAAACTAATTTTTATGAAAACAAATATTTTAAAATACAGTTTATACCTCATTTTTGTTTTAGCTTTAATTTCTAAAGTTGACGGTTGGGGTGCAATTCTTTCAGCAGTAAAAGAGTTTTCGTCTTTTGTTTTATTTATGGCAGTTATCATCGCCTTTGTTGTTTTGCTTTATATAATGTTCAACAAATCAAAATCTCTCAAACGTTTTGTTGACGACAAAGATAATGAACTGAAATGATCGTTTCCCACTTTTCAAAGAAATTTGCTTTATATAATCACAAACCAATTAAAAACCAAAAATCATGAAAAAAGCAAACATAGTATTTAATGACCAGAGAATACCATCGGAATATCTGAACACAATTCTCGTTGAAAATGTTAAAGATCTCATAAGCGCCCACAATTTTGTATTTGGATCTACATTCAGCGATTTTGCAAAAAAAGCATTAACAGGACTTAAAAAAACAAGCGATATAACATTCAGGATTGAAAGTTTAATAAGGAATGAAAATCTTGCCCCTCAAACAAAAATCTGCTTTATAAATCAATTAAAAGCTGTCCTTTCGGGTAATTTTATCAGAATGAATAATGCAGGGGGTTACTTTGATTTTGACCCTAACAAAGCAACAATAACGAAATTAAAATAGGTTTTTTCATAGTTTAATTGTTTAAATTGGTTTGAAGGGGGGCTGGTTACCTCCCTTTTTTTTATTTTCTTTTTTTAAATTTCGGTTTGGTCGTAAACCATACCTTTTTGATTTTTCACCTGTGACTTCCCATGTTCCACTTTCTCAAATAATTTGCTTTATATACTCATAGCAAAAAACCATAAACAAATGAAAACAATAGATAAAATTATAACCAAAGTAGATTGCAAATTCGGAGCGCCAATGGGAAGATATAATATAGGCAACAAGCCAACAAACAAAAGAGTTTTTGATTGTGCAGTCCCAATGAGTTGTGACGGTGCTTATGATAAAGGTGGGGCATATTTTGGGATTGGAAAACAATTAAGAGTTGAGTACACAAAAGATTTATCTTATGTGAAATTTTACAGGAGGGGAGAAAAATAATTCCCACTTTTCAAAGAAATTTGCTTTATATACTCATAACCAAAAACCAAAACCAATGACAAAAGAAAAAACTTATACAGGTGCTTATAAAGTAGTTCAAATTTTCAGAGTTTCTAAAAGGCGTAAAACTTTAAAGCGTGGTTTAACAAAAGAAGAAGCAATGAGGGTTGTTAACAGATACCCCAACAGTTCTCGGAGTATGGTTGTATTTATGAAGCAATTTAGTGCTGATAAATATTTTGTTTAACGGTTGTATAATAAAAAACAATTAAATGAGATTCATTCTAAGACCATTTTGCATATTGATAGTAAAGTTTTTACAAAGAAGGTATAAACAAATAACTATTAAAAACAGGCACAATCAGACAAATCAGGTTTTATCAAAATTAAAACTGATACAATCAATTTTATATTATTTTAAAAGTCAATTTCATGCTTGGGGTTATTTTCACCCCGATTGTGGATGGAGCGAAAAAGATGAATTTAAGTTTAGGAAACTGTTTCCTACAAAAGATTTTGAAGAGCTTGATTTAGTTGTTTTGCACAATCCTAATGCGATAACTTATTATCAGAATAGGATATATGACCTAACAAACGGAAAGAGCGTTAAATCCAGCGATATTGAGAAACAGTTAAGAAAGTGGAATGATTGGAATTAATCCCACTTTCTACAATAATTTGCTTTATATCCACAACCAAAACCTTAAAATTATGACTGAATTACAATTTATTCTTTTAGAAATTATTATTTTAATAATTATTTATCTTGGGTGTTTCTGTTTAATTTTTAAGTCAATGGTTTTTAATACAGCAGAAGAAGAAATTAAAAACATGAAAATAAGCAATATAGTTGCTTTGATAGTAGTTTCAATCTGTGTTATTTGTATTTACATAAATTATCCGACATTCCCAATTTCCCACTTTCCCCAATAATTTGCTTTATATATTCATAACCAAAAATCAAAAGTCATGATAGAATATCGCAAAAGATACAGTGAATCAACCACACGTTCAACTTCACCCATAACAAAAAAGGGTCAGGCAATAACTGTTCGCAAAGGAAAAAAGAAATTTAAAGTTATAATCACGCACCCGAATTATGCTGGAAGCAATATAACTGAGGGGGATGCAAACGGAAAACATTATGTATGTTGGTTCAATTATGGTTCATGGTCTGTATCTAATTAATTCCCACTTTTTATTTTAATTTGCTTTATATATCCATAACCAAAAATAAAAGCCATGCAATTAACTAAAGAAGAAAAAACAAATATATTCTGGTCGTTGCTTAAAGAATATCCCGAATTTGAAAGGAGCCGTAAACAAATGCCTTTAATTTTTAAAGGAGAAGAAAAAATATCAAAAATGATTAAAATCATTAATGATGGAGAAAAAAAAGCTTATGATTTGATCAAAAAGTTTGCTGATGAAATTGGAGAAAATATACCCGAATACAAGAATCCAAATTTGAGGGGGTAATAATATTCCCACTTTCCCAGGAAATTTGCTTTATATATCCATAACCAAAAAATAAAAGCCATGCCAAAATTTGAATTAAGATCAAACCAGTACATTCCTTATCGTGGAAAAAGATTACAAAGTGGGATGCCTGCCAGTGCTACATACTTTTATTTCGTAAATGAAAACGGAAAAGTTGTGGACTTACAAACATTAAAACCATATAAGGGAAAACAAATGAATCGTTATGCAATGCACGATAAAAAAGAGGCAAATTCTTTTCTTAAATTGATTAATAAAACTACAACTCACAAAGTTGAAAAGCCAAAGGGTACTTTTTATTCTGATTATACCATAAAAGGTGATTGCTGTTATGCAATATTTGAAAACTGTGATGGAAGGGTTAATACAAAATTAGTTTGCAAAACAAAAAAAACGAATGACGATTGGAAAACTTTTAATATAAAGGAAACAAAAAGGAATTTATTTATAAATCTGGGAGAATAAACTCTCCCACTTTTCTTTTTTATTTGCTTTATATATTCACAAACCGCAAAGCTATGTATAAAGTTTACAGATATGAAAGCCCTTATGATCAAACGGGGGTTTTTAATTGTAGCCTTTCAAAATTTCCTGATAAATACAAAGTTTCAAAATTGTGTGATAAAATTCATGGAGATCATATCGGAAATAAAGATCACCCCACTTTACAAACTGACGGGTTAGATTTTGCACTTGAAATGACTGGGTTTTTATGTGCTTGTAATAGCATAAAAGAATTATTGAATTGGTTTGATAAATACAATAAAAAACTTATTAAAAGCGGTTTTGTAATTGCTGAATATATTGTAATTGCAAAGTTTGACGGCAAATCTGGATTGCAATGTGTTTTCAATGAAAAGGCAATAATTGAAAGAAATGTTATTTCCACTTTTTAATAAAATTTGCTTTATATACTTATAACTTTAAAACCTTTCCCCAATGAAAAAAACAATGTATTTAACGGTCAATGTTTCTGAAGGAAACGCTGAACATATTGGAACGATGAAAATTACATCGGCAGGTCAAATTGAAGGTAAATTAAAAGAAATGTTAGATTCACATTTTGATGCCAATGTTGAAGTTAAAAACGATACACCGTTTCAATTAGAAGATTTTCTCTACGGCAGAACCGTTGAGCTTAAAGTGAAAGTTGATTCTGAAATAGACAGCATTGAAGAAATTATTATTCAGGAAACATGGTTATATTAAACTCCCACTTTCCCCAATAATTTGCTTTATATACTTATAAAACCAAAACTTTCCCAATGGAAGAATTGAAAAAGAAAGTAATTGCAAAGTTAATTACATACGGCAACAATGCAGAAGAAGTGAAAATTATGGTTGCAAAACACTTTGAATATGCTGCAAGTAATTATAAGACAGTGAAGACAATTTGTGAATGTATCAGAACAATATATTAAAACCTTAGAGCTTAACAAAATGAATATAGAGAAAAGAAAAAAAAGCAATGCAGCTCACAAAGTTTTATCGCTAATGGATAAAGATTTTTCTTATGAAAAAGCTTTGAGAAAAGTTTTAAAATCAGATAAAAGATTAAACAAAGTAAAGCTTGAAAAAGAACTGGACTTTTATATTTAAAACTCCCACTTTTATTTTTTATTTGCTTTATATATCCATAACCAAAAACCACAACAAAATGAAAAAATTAAGAGTATTTGAATTTTCCCTTGATGTTGACTATGGAGGTGGTATAATGTTAATCGCTGCCAAAGATACAGATCGTGCAATAGAATTGTGTCCAGTGCTTAGTCGTTTTCATGGTACTTGGGTATATTCAGGTGAACATACAGAATTGTCCTATAAAGGAAAAGAGGGTGAAATTTTGAGTTTTACAAGAGTGGATTGAATTTCCACTTTTCCCAATAATTTGCTTTATATATCCATAACCAAAAACCACAACAAAATGAAAAAAGATACTTACAAAACAGATGTGATTTTCAGAGTTCTCACTATTGGTGATATAACAGAAGTCACAGCATTGTTTCCTCATGATGTTGAAACGCCTGAAGGTCATATAAGCTGTTATGCTCACGTTGGTCAGCATGGGTCAGCAGATTACAGATATTGCGTATCAAAAAGCCGTCTTGCCACAAAAGAAGAATACAGGGATCTCAAAAACGAACTTGAAAACGCTGTGGGATATAACCTGAATATTGTTCAAAAACAGAACAGAACAAAATATCTGAAAAGTTATTACGAAACAAGAAAAAGATAATCTGGGTTCATATTGGTTTGGTTTGATCGGGGAGGAGTGGTTTCCTCCCCTCTTTTTTAAATAATTTGCTTTATATATTCATAACCAAAAATTAAACAAATGGGACACGATATATCCGCTTTTAAAATAGAATCAAAAAACGATGACAATATTGGTTTTCGTGAAGGAGAAGAAATTTCTTATGCTTGTTTTTCCGCTGGGAACATTGTGGGTCAATATCTTTTTTATGAAAGCCTAAATGCCCAAAAATTTAACGCTGGGTGCAGTGGTGGTGGTGGTCGGGATGTTTATACTATTGACCAAATAAAAACCGCCAAATCAAAGCTAAACTACATTTCCTCAGATGATAATGTGAGTGCAGAAATTAAAAGGTATTCATTTGATGAAAAACACAATATTTTTAAAAATCTTATTGATAGGCTTAATGGCAACCCCGAAAGTGCTTTATTAAAAGGAGATGCTGAAAGAATTAAACATGAAATTAAAAAGATCAATCAGTTTTATGATAATATTTTAAACAGCGGAGAGGAAACAATTATGATAGGGTTTTATTGAAAACCCTTTTTTATTTTCTTTTTTTAAATTTCTGTTTTGTCGTAAACCCATATACAAAATTCCCCCACAAGACAACTTCCCACTTTTTCAAATAATTTGCTTTATATACTCACGAAGCGAAAGGAAAAACAGGGTTTCAGGTTTTTGTTACTTAGAGTTTTTGTGCAGTCAGCTTCAAAGGGTTAAATTCCCTTGCAAAACTCACTTGAAAGTTAAAACCTCCTGATCTGGTTAAACCCCAGATAACTTCGATGGTGTGAAAACCGAAAAAAAGAGGGGTGAAATCCTCTTTTTTTATTTCCCACTTTTTCAAATAATTTGCTTTATATACTCACAAACCAACAATTAAAACAATGGCAACAAAAAAATTAAGAATTTCAACGATAATGGGTGATTACAATTTAGGATTGTTTCAAAACAAAATTGAATTTAAAGAACCTTTAAGCTCTTTTGAAAAAGATGAATTAAAAGCAAGTGTTTTGCACAGGGAATTTAAAACAATTGAAGAACATGATGCCTATTTGACTGCTTTAAAAGATGCAAGTGAATATCTTAACATAAGAGTTTTGACAGCAGAAGAAGTGAAAAAAATTAACAGAATGAGAATATGAAAGAAATTAATTTAACCATTGAAGGAACTTTCACAACTCAGGAGGAACTTGAAAAGTATCTAAATGCAGTTTTGGAAAGCGTGAAATTGGCAAACAGCCTTAAACTCCCTTTTCACAATTTCTGTGGACACGATAATGACAGAAAAAATGAAATTTTCGCAACCGCAAAACACAAATAATATGGCAAATTTTAAACCACAAGTCACAATTATAACAAGTGAAACCCGTAGGGAATATGCAAACAGTTTTGGCACAAAAAACCCCTATAAAACAATTTCTTACCCCACCTATAAAGATCTTTTAAAAAACATTAAAAGGCACTTAGAGGAAAACCTTGAAGATACTGTATCCGTATCCCGATCAAAGCGGGGCGAATGGGGTGAATGGTTTGAAATATGGAAATTAAATTGGCTCAATAAACCTGAAATTATAAAACAGGGCTGGATGTAATTCTCCCTCTTTTCCAAATAATTTGCTTTATATACTCATAACCAATTAATTTTACACAATATGAAAATAACATTTGAACCATCAGAAGAACAAAGTGGATCGTGGATATTCCATTACGGAAATGTTGAGCAAAACGGCAAAGAGTTTGAATTTAGCCTACTTGAAATGAAAGATGGAAATTCTGATTCAAAGGCATTTGAATTAACATGGTGCGAAGAAACACCAGACAATGCAATAGAAATTGAAAAAAAGGTTATTAGGGAATTTGAAGTATTACAAATTGCTTAACTCTCCCCTCTTTTCCAAATAATTTGCTTTATATACTCATAACCAAAACCACAACAAAATGGAAAGAAGAAAACTACCAGAAATTCCAAGCGAATTTATCGAACCATATTTGACAAAATTCATGGGAAATATAATAGAATTTGCGTCAACTGCTTGCACAGAAGAAGAACTAAAAGAAAGAAATGGTGTGGGTTGGACTATTGCTGAATTAAAACAATGGATTAAAGGTGTTGAAATGTTTGTTTCTTGGACTTGTGGTATTCATGCCAGACTTGCAATGTCAAATGAATTTTACAACAGATGGAAATATATGCCTGATGATGAAATTAAAAGAATTTGCAAAAAGGTTATGGATAAAATTTATAGTGATCCCACTTTTTAAAATAATTTGCTTTATATACTCATAACCAATTAAACAAAAAAAATTATGCCAAAGAAAAAACTTTCTCCAGCTGATGAAAAATTCATCGCAAAATTTCTCAATGCTGATGGCAAACTGAATTTTGATGCTGCTAAAATCTTTCGTGAGAATCGTTTTACTGGTGAGAAATTTGAAGTTGATCCTATTTGTGCCAAAGCAATTGATTTCGTCTTTGCAGTTGAAAGAGCAATGCAATTTGGGGATGCAGCACTCAAAAGAGTTCACCCCGATCTTAAAATGAGCAATGCAGTCATGAATTTTGACAGAGCCAGGATGCTCGTTTGCAAACTCGATACAAAAGTTTATATGGGAATTTTGGACTAAATGAAAAGGGGGAACTTTCCCTCTTTTTTGTTTTATTTGCTTTATATACTCACTAACCAAAAAAAATAAAAAAATGCACAATCTTCACTTTGTAATTACAACAGCAGACAGCCCCGAAGATGCCTGTAATAATGTGGAAACATTGATTTCCGATTTCGGGAATGAAAACAACTGGCGTACTGTTTGTGGGTGCGTTTCAGAAAAAAAATGAGGTTTACAATGCAAGTGATGGCCGCTATGAACCAAAAAACACCGAATACACAACCATTGCAAAGATTAATAAATGTGTAAGAGGTTGGATGAAAGAATGTTTTTATGGTGATACTGCAAAGAAAAAACTTGCAGAAGCAAAGGGAAAAATTAACTTAAACAAATGGACAAGTTCTGAATTGTTCTCCCTTAAAAGCCTTGCAACTCATCTTGACCAAACTATTGCTTTCAGGAAAAAGAAATTTAATGTTCTTGAAAATGAATTTTTCGCTTGGAGTTTTGATGAATATGGAGTTACACAAGACAATAACTCAAATGATGATGAAGGTCAAAAATATGTCGTGTTTATTGATATGCATAGTTAAAACATTGAAAATCAGAGTATTAATAGTTAAAAAGGGATTTTCCCTCTTTTTCTTTTTATTTGCTTTATATACTTGTAACAAAAAACAATCATTATGAAAGCTACTTGCAAAACCAGTTTTTTAGCCCTTAAAGGAATTATTGACATTGGGGATGTTGTTGAAATTGAATCTATACTTTCAACAGAAGATAAAGTTTTGAATACGAAAATAATAGTTACAAGGGATGAAAACGAACGTATAATATCTTCAGTTGTTGTCAGTGATGTTGTAAGTCCCAAAGGTAGCTTTGAAGGTTACAGAATAAAATCAAAAAACGGGAATACATATTCAGATAAAGAAATTTTAGGAATGATCGAATATAAACCACTGTCTGAAATTTTTGAAAAATAATTCTCCCACTTTTCAAAATAATTTGCTTTATATAATCACTAACCAAAACAATAATCATGGAAACAAAAACGAAATCGGGATTTAGTGTAATCCAAATGGTAGAAATACCTGAAACCTTTTTGAGAAAAGGAGTTTTAAAAGAATTATCTGGGCGTGAAATTTACACTGATACAGATGATGAACTGAATGAACAAATTTTCGCTGGTAATGTGTTTGAAACAATAGCCTGTGACCAAGCTGAAATACCCGAAAATTCACCCCTCAAATTAAGCGCTGAAGACTTAAAACAAGTCGATGAACTTGCAGAAGAATTGGGAGAATATGAACTTATCAGAATAAACAAAATATAATTTTTGGTTTGGTGAAGCAAGTGAAGGGAGGAAAGTGGTTCCTCCTTTTTTATTTTCTTTTTTTTAAATTTCTGTTTTGTCGTAAACCTCCCTATGTAAACTTTCCCTGGCAGGATTCCCACTTTCCAAAATAATTTGCTTTATATAGTTATAACCAAAAAATAAAGAAATGAAAAAAACATCATTAACTGAAAAACAGAAAAAGATAGTTTCTGATCTGATCGCTGAATTTGAGGGCATAAACGCTCAGAAAAAATGCGACCACAATGACCTGTTTGCTTATATTGATAACACACTCAATGAGCGCAAAAGAATACAGGAAGAAATTATCCAGCATAACAAATTAATGTGTGCAAAACACCTTGAATACCTTGCTTCTATTGTTGGTGATGTTCGTAAAATGTGCGAAAGATATAATGTTTCGGTTGATTTTTCAAAAAGTATTTCGGGGACTATGAGAATAAGCTTTTATTTTTACAAAAGCAAAGATATGTTTGAAAAGTACGGAGAAAAAAGAGTGGGGTTTGATTGTTCACAACATGTTGATGTACTTATTGAAAACAGTAGAATTGAAGATGTAATGAAATACGGAGAAATTGTCGAATTAAGATGGAAAAAATCAAATTATGGATATGACATTGTAAAAAGAGAAGATTTCCCCAAATTTCTTGCCGACAAAATCATCGAAGTAAACAAAACTTTTTAAAAGAAAAGTGGGAACTCTCCCACTTTTTTATTATATTTGCTTTATATAGTCATAACCAATAATTAAGACAATGGCAAAAAGAAATAATTTTTTCAATAAAAGAAAAAATAACTATTACGATTTTGGAGATAACATTTGGGGTCAAATATTATCCACAAGTGGAATAAATGGTTTTATGCACGATATGTTTGTAGACATGAGCAGACGTGAACACCAAGAAAAACTGAAAAAAGCTGGAATCGTATTAAACGAAGAACATAATCTCTTTGGAGTGCCAAGCAAAAATATTCCATTTAAGTATATTAAAATTGATTTCATTCATGACAAATTTTATGTTTGTTATGTTAAAATGGATTATGTTAAAATGGATATTGACGATGATTTTCAAATGGTTACTGTTTGTAAAGAAGATGGAACAGAAATGTTTACAGTTGAAGAAAAGAGTTTTGATTACCTGCACTTTGAAGATTTTTTTCTTGTAAAAGAAAGAAAAGAAAAAAACTATATGCTTCATGGTCTTTGTGGCACAATTAAAACAAAACACGTTTTCAGACCAATGTTTCATTCTAAATTTGATAAAGATTCTGATTTCTGTATTCTGGGGAATAATGATTTCTCTGGTGAATGTGTTATAAACAAAAAAGGTGAAGTTGTTTTTGAAAAGAAAGATTACAATAGCCTTTATCTTCATGGAAACATTTTAAGCACAGGAAGTAAAAATTATAACCTGTTTACGGGGGAATTAATTTGTGATAAAAGTTATCACAGTTCCCTCGATATAAAAGAATTTATGTTTATTCAGGTTGATGTTAATCAGGTTTATAAGATCAACAAAAAAACCTGTGAATTTGAAGTCTTTGGAGAACCAAAACAAGCCCCTAAGTTAAACGATATTAAAATTTGTGAACACTCAGACACCACAGTTGCAGAAGTTCTCCCCAAACTCATTAAACAGGGCAGAAATGATATTTGTCAATGTGGTTCAGGTAAGAAGTTTAAAAACTGTTGCATGAAAAAGTAACTCTCCCTCTTTTTAAAATAATTTGCTTTATATCTACATGGAAGAAAAAAAAGAAATAGGCATTAGGGCTCCTCTCCCCGAAATTGATCCCTTAAAAGATGTTACTATTATTGGCGCTGGTCATGTTGGCGTTGGAAAATCTTCTCTCATACAAGTTGAGGCAGCAATAAGAATGATGGCAGAAGGAAAAAAGGTAATTGTTATCACAGGTGATACAACTCCAAACATTGATCTTTCAAAAATTGATTTGGATAGCATTTCAATTCCTGTTTTAAAAAAGATAAGTGAATTTCCAAGTCCAGTAATTTACGACCATGATACTCCAAACAAATTGGAAATGTTAAGGAATTTAAAACTTTCTCCTGAGCAAATTGATTACTTCCAAAATTCACCACCACAAAGATTGGAAGGGGAAAAACAAGAAGATTATAAAACTCGTAGAATGTTAAATAAATTAATTATAAAATATAGGGGGCAATTCTAATGATTCTATTAAATAACAGTCAAAGTTTATTGCAACTTCCTGTGGAATATGCTTATTTTGTAGGTATTTTAATCGTTTTATTTTTAATTGGATTGCCTATAAGAATTTGGCTTTACAGAAGAAAGACAGGAAAAAATCAATAGTTCTTCCACTTTTTTAAAAAATTTGCTTTATATAGTTGTAACAAAAAAAACGGGTTATCCGTATAAAATATTGGGAAAGGGTCGCTAAGGTTCCACCCCAAAACTGCGAAAGCGGTTCCGCAATGCCCAAAGCTTGCTTTATGGGAACCACCGACAGCCCGTCCCAAAGGTTCATTGAGAATATAAAAAAATCTCCTATAACAGCCGAGTACGGTTGGTTGGAAAATGGAGATTCTGTCCGTACAACAGTTTTGGGATAAATGCTCATAATTAATAATCCCGCCGACATTTGAATGATCGGTTATGCCCCGTATGAAGCCGAGACCCTTAAGTGGCTCTGGCAATGACTGGGGCGCTAATAATCCTGAATAAAGAGCAATCCCGATGAACCGAAGGGGGGTAGGCAGTTCGCCTGTTCCCTCTTTTTTTATTCCCACTTTTATAAATAATTTGCTTTATATACTCATAACCAAAAATTAAGGTCATGGAAACAAAAAGTTTAGACAAAAAAAAGAAATCAATAAAAGTAAAAGAAATGTATAAATTTCTTGGGAAGTTAATTAAAGAAGGAAAAGGCGACTATAAAATGAAAATTGACTTAAATGAATATTATGTAAGTTTAAAACGAATTTCAGTAATTGATGAATCAACTGTTTGTGAAAACAAAACTATAAATGTTTCATAATTCCCACTTTTGTAAATAATTTGCTTTATATACTTGAAAGAAATTTTTATTAACTAACACTAAATCAATTAATTATGGGCTTCACGCACTACTTCTACAGAAAAGAAAAGTTAGATCAGAAAACATTTGATCTCTTTGTTAAAGATGTAAAAGCAATCTTCGCTGATACCAAAAGGCAAAAAAGAATTGCAATAGTTAACGGCTGGGGTGAAATGGGAACTCAACCAATAGCAAACTCAGAAGAAATTTGTTTCAATGGAGTTCAAAACACAAAAACAAATGTTGACAACAGCCATGAAACAATGTACATTTCACGTGTTGCAAACAAGAGCATTTTTACACCTGATTCCCCCTCGCTTTCGGGTTTTGCAAAACAGCAAGGAAGCCTTATGACAGGGTTGTAACAGCGGTTCTTATAGCATTTAAACATCATTTTCCTCATGCACAAATTCATTCTGACGGTGATATTGAAGATTTTGAGCTTGGCCGCAAAACTTGTACAAAACTCTTTGGTTACGGTTTTGGCTTTGAACTTGACAAAGATTAAAAAGATTGGGTTCACCGTTATCCCCCCCTGGAAAACGGTTTGGTTATGATGGCTCGGAGTGGTTAACCGAGCCTTTTTTATTTTCTTTTTTTAAATTTCGGTTTGGTCGTAAACCCCATATCCACAATTCTGGTCCAGACAATTCCCACTTTTTCATTTAATTTGCTTTATATAGTCACAAACAAAAAATAATTTATATGAAAAACTTTGATGTAAAAATTACAGGTTCAGGCACAAAAAGCGAGATCGTTGAATCTTTAAAAGCTATTATTGAAACAATAGAGAGTTCAGAATCAGAAAGAGAAATTGAAGCTGAAGATGAAACTCTTGTGGCAGAAATAAATTAATTCCACTTTTTCATTTAATTTGCTTTATATAGTCATAACCAAAATACTTATCTAAATGAACGAAACAGAAAAAAATATAAAGAAATTTGCCCAAATGATCGAAAATGAAATTGGAATTAAAGTTTTTCAATCATTTGAAAGTCGATACGGAGGATGGTGCAATTTTTACTTTAACGAATTATACTCAGACGATATGATAAAGTTGGGTAATTTTATTAATAAACATTTCTCAACCCCTGGGGCATTTACAGAACGTTGTTTGAGATTGGTTGTAAGTCCTGAAAATCGTTTAAGTCTTGTTGTTATTGCACAAAGATTAAATGATTTTATGAAAAATGGCAAAATAACAGATATTCGATGTTATCCCACTTCTTAAAATAATTTGCTTTATATAGTCATAACCAATAAAAAAATAAAGTCATGGGCGGATTTACTTCTATAAAATTAAAAGATTGTTCGAGAGGAAACATTGTCAGACAGAATACAATTCTGGACATTTACAAAGTACCCAAAAAATATCGTTTCTCCTGCTTGGAAAATGAACAGGCAATTGAATACGAATACTTCAAAAGGGGCATGGGTTCTTTTCCTGAAAGACAATTCCCCAAAAACAAAATCAATTCTCTGGAAGATTTCAAAAAATTCTGGACACCTGAAGCTCTTGGAGAAGTGTTTGTGCCTCCCTCTGGCACTCTGCAATTTGATTGTTATTTCGGCAGAACTTCAAAAAAAGCAATGCGTAAAATGGGAAGATACATAGCTGAAAACATAAGGGAATTTAAAGAGTTTGAAGGTTCATTCTCAACCTTTATGGAAAGAGGAATGACAGCTATTGAACGTAAAATTGTTGATGAAAGCGGAATTTCATATTAAATAAAAGGGGGGTTCTCTCCCTCTTTTTCTTTTTATTTGCTTTATATAGTTATAAATAGTAAAAAATTTCATGTATTACGAAATAATTTATAAACCACTAAAAAACAAATAGTTATGTCGTATGAAATCGTATATTTAAAGCAGTTCATCAAAGCTGAAAAAGATAACAAAACTGTTTTCTTTCCAATGATTTACGGAGGTTCAAATAACTGTATTCAGTTTGACCGCTCAAGTAGGGGCAGACGTGAAAGAAGCTGGTTTTTAATGACACACATACTGGAAGGAAAACGTTTCGGTACGATGGAAGAAATGTTAAAAAGGGCAGATCAGGAAAGAGAAGGTGTAATTAAAAGAAACAAAGAAAGCAATGAACATTACAGGGCTGAAGGAAATGAAAGCTGGTGTTCAGAATACTCTGATAAAAGTTTTGGCTGGTTTACATCATTGGCAATTGGCGGAAGTACCTCAAACACTTCCTTTGGAAAATACAAAGGTTTGTTTTCTATTGGTTGCAAAAAAGCCCTGACGGTTGAAGAATTAAAAGAATTTCGTGTTAATGTAAGAATTCATTCTTATGTATATGACGACAAAAAAAGAGAAGCATTTGAAGCACTGGGGAAAAAAGATATAAATTTCATACCCCAAACTTCCGCTGAACTACTCGAAAAATTAGATGAGTTTGATGAATACCTGAAAGATACTCCTTATGTTTTTATGTATGTTACAATTGATGCAAATGAATCTACAATGAAACGTATTCTCAGGGAAAAATTTCCCACAAAAAAACACGTACCTGAATACAAAGAGGTTGATAAATATTTTGTGATGCACATTGTTAATTACGGATATTTTTATGATTCTAAAAGATATGGGTTTCGTTACACTCCCTATCAAAATTCAGGAAAAAGATTTGCTTCCCAAAAAGCTGCTGAAAGATTTCAAAAAAGATTTGCACAAAAACATTCTTATACAACTGTAATTGAAACAGTAAACGAAAAAGCAAAGGTGAAAGTATAACGATCTCTCCCTCTTTTTTAAATAATTTGCTTTATATAATCAAATCAAAAACAAACATTATGAAACTCACTTTAATAAAAGATTTAAAAGCACCCCGTTGGGCGCACGTTGTAACTACAATTAAAAAAGGAACAGAGGTAGAATGTTCAATACAGAAAAATGGTGATGTTTTTGTGGAACATCAAACACTCAAAGGTATCAGCATCATTGTTGAAAAAGAAAAAAGATCAAAATACTTTCTTGAAAACCCAAAATCTCCCCAAAAGAAAGTTGTGAAGAAAACTTACAAACTTTGGATTACAATTGAAGAACACACAGAGTTTTCCGATGGTTCTGATAAGTACAGGGATATGAAAGAAGAAGATACAAGATCGCTGGGAACATTTTCAACAGTGGAACTGGCAAATGAACACATGAATTTTATGGGGGATAATCACCAAAGTGATGGAGATGTTGAATAAAAATTTCTCCCACTTTTCAAAATAATTTGCTTTATATAGCCAACATATTAGCCAATATCAAAAGAAATTAAACAAAATAGATAATATATTATCCAAAATATGAAAACAATTTTAATTCTCTCAATTTTACTTCTCTCCCTGAATATCTTTTCACAAACTGTTTCTTATAAAGATATAACAGTAATTTCCCATTGTGACACTCTTAATGAGAAATGGCTCGACTGCAGTTCAACAGTTTTTTATAAAGGAACAAAAACAAACAATTCAAATCTATTCAATAAAGATTCAATTGTTTTACTCGAAAGATTGAATGAACAAATTAAAAAAGAATTCATTTCTAATTTGGAAGATTTCCCCGACTGCCTTAATGGAGTTTCTCTCCCTAATAGTTTCCCCCTAAATGAAATGAATGTTTTTATAGAAAAACCTGATATGATATTTGATATAAAGTTTGCGCAAATGGATTGTTCAAAAGCAAATATTCGTATTCGTATTCCTTTAAATGAAATTGATTTGTATCTGAGATAATCCCACTTTTTCAAATAATTTGCTTTATATATAAAACAAAAAGATAATGAAAAAACAGATTATTGATGAATGGCACTTTTTACCTGAACTCCCAGAAGAGTGTGAAGAAGTTCTTATTGCAATTAAATATGAGAAAATTCCTATACAAGCTTATTTGATGGGAGGCAAATGGAAAATGTCTTTTGAATTAAAAAGCTGGTTACAGGATAAAGAATCTGTTAATCCATTATTAGAATGTGAAGAGTTTGTATATGCTTGGAAAAAACTTCCTTCTGTTCCTGATGTTCCAGATCCATTTTGAAAATAAATTTAAAACTTAATTATTTGTTAACCTTATGTTAACGTAGTTATCTTTTATTTAAGTATTTATAGGCAAATGAAAACAAAAATTATATTATTATCTTTTATTTTATTTTACTCATGCAGTTCAACTGTTCATGTTTATAATTCTAAAAAACCATATTCTTTAGCAAAAGATATTAATTCAGAAATCATTTCAGAATTTTACAAAAAAGACACAAACGGAATTTCAAAAAAGATTTATCTATTAGACCAAAAAAATAACCATACGCCCCACAATTAATTGGTCATTGTGGCAAACGGTGAGTTATTCTTTTTTGGAAATTCTAAATTAATTTAAAAATATTTAAAAATTTATTTGCTTTTTTGTAACCTTTTTTATATCTTTGCGTATAGATGATTGGAAACAGTGGCAATCAAAAAGGGTTACTTCGTAAAATTCATAATTTTTATCTAAAGCACCCTCTGAATCTTACCCTGTTTTTTGATTTTAAAAATTTTTGACTATTTAATAATATATTGCAAGGTAGAGCAGTAGTTAGCTTGCGGCGCTCATAACGCCGAGGTCGTCGGTGCAAATCCGACCTTTGCAACAAAGAAAAAATAAAAATGAAAGTTAATTTTAACATAGAGGAAAGCGAGGAACGTTTACTGAAAAGTATCCCTGCTAAAACTATGTAAAAGTACTGAAAAAGTAATTTGAAAAGAGGGATGCGAAAGTTTCCCTCTTTTTTTATTTATGCCCTGTTCGTATAGAAGTCAGTACAACGGTTTTTCAAGCCGTAAAGGAGATAGCATAATTCTCACAGGGTACAAAAACGCTCGGTTCTTCTAACAGTAAGGATACCGCTCTTTCACAGCGGAGATACGATAGCATAATTCGTACCGAGTTCAAGTGTTTGTTATTTTACAACTAATAACTTATAACGTAAACCATTATAAGTCGAAGAACAACTTAAAGAACAAAATTTACTTTTTGTTTCTTTTCCACATTGCAAACAATTATTCATCTTTTTTTGCTTACCTGAAAAATTTCTTAAATTAGCTGCTCTCCCCGAACATTCCCTACTACAATAATCGTTTTTTGCAGGCTTACCACAAACTTTACATATATTTTTCTTTTCATTATATGGATTTCCTTCGTATAGTTTTACAAAATCACTTCCGTAAGTTTCTTTTACATATTTAAAAATCTCCCCCAGGTCTTTTTTAAACAACACTCTAAGTTTATGCGGAAAACTCTTAAATTTAGCATCATCATTTTTTCTTTTAAATCCTTTTATTTCGTAGTAAATTTCTTCTTTAATAAAATCAGGGTAATACTTATGAGTTTCCCCTTCGTAAAAATAATCAAACCCCTCAGTATTTCTTTTAAATTCAATTTTATGATCAATATTGTAAATTATCCAAGCAAGCTCATAGCTGCTTCCACAATAAAATCCTTTATACCATCCGCTCTTACTGCGTCCAGATCCTTCTCTAATTCCTCCTCCACCACATTTTCTAAACTCTGCATTTTTATCATTATTATAGCATTCTTTAGAACAATATATTTTTTTAGTTTTACAAGGTAAAACTTTAAATTCCTTTTTACATATAGGACATTCTTTTTTTATTAATTCCCTCTCTGAAATTTTTCGTCTTACCTTAAAGTTTTTTATTCTTGACTCTTTTGCTTTTTCAGAATTTTTAATAGATTTACTAATATTTTCTTTTGTTTCTTTTGTTTGTTTTCTGCTATGTGCACAAAAAGAAGAACAAAACTTTTTTTCATCTTTCCCAGAAACTGTTTCAAATTCTTTATTACATTTGGGGCATGTTTTTTTAATTACTTTATTTTTTAATTTTTCACTGGCACATATAACAGAGCAATAATTTCCATTAGCAAGGTATTTCGGACTTAAAATAGTAGACTTAATATAATGTTTAGTTTTATAAAAAGTTTTACCACACTCTAAACATTCAATTGGTAACAAGTCATTAGACTTAGCTAAATTTAGTTCTTCATCTGTAAATAGTTGTTTCATAATTTTGTTTTTCTATAAATAGTTAGAAAAAATAAAATCAATCAAAAAATATAAGTTCGATTTTCTAACCAATTACACTCCCTCCACTTTTTCAAAAAATTCGCTTTATATACTCACAAACAAAAAAAATAAATTTTATGGCAAAAGTATTTAACGCACCTGCGGAACTTAAAGTTCCTGATCTCAATTGGAAAGACATCCCACAGTATCATAAAGACTGTGATAAGTATTTTGAAGATTTGAAAAAACTTCTGATCGAAAAGTACAAACGCACTGGCGCAAACGTTGGGGAAATAATTAAATTCCCTGTTGCTGATGGTTATGCTTTATATATGGTTGCAGGAATGAAACCTGTTGAATTGATACATATTGAGATCGGTGATGCTTGGCACTTTCAGTATGCCAATCGTCTTACGGCAAAAGATGTTCAGCAAAAAATTGATCAGGAAAAGGCTCTTGCGAAATTGTTCTCCAAAAAGTAATTTAAAAAGGGTGATTAACATTAATGCAAGAACAGTATTCTTGAAATAGAAGTAACGCTGCGTGTGGGTTCGATTCCCACATCACCCACTTTTCCAAATAATTCGCTTTATATAGTCATAATCAAAAATAAACATCATGAAAATAGAACTTAAGAATGTGAAAATTAGCGAAAGCTTAAGTGAAGAAACTACAGCTTTTACAGCCGACATATTTGTGAATGGGAAAAAAGCGGGATATGCAAGAAACGACGGCAGAGGAGGGTGCACTGAATATCACTCATTTCCTGAAACAAGAGAATTGTTTGATAAAGCTGAAAAATTTGCTTTGACACTTCCAAAAAAGGTTGAGGAATTTAACGGGAAAATATACGAGTTCAATTCAAATTTAGAACTTATTATTGATAACATAATTGAGAACGTTCTCAAAGAAAAAGACAAAAAGAAACTTGAAAAAGCTTGTCTTAAAGGAATATTTAAAGGAAATACATTTGATTATTCAGGCGTTTCTTACAAACTTCCCCTGAAAGATATTGTTAGAATTCATAAAGAAAAAGGTGTTGCACATCTTCAGGGGGCTTACAACAAAATGAAGTCTGAACTTAAACAAGGAGAAAAAATACTAAATACGAACTTAGAAGAATTGGGGATTATACTTTAATCCCCCGTTCTTCTTTAAAGTTATTTTATATGGCACAGCATTATGAATTAAAACGGCACATCGAGCCTAAGATCTTTAAAAGCGTAGATCGGGTTGCTGAATATTATGTAAGAGCATCAAAGTATATCACACGCTATTTAAATGATTATACAGAGGAGGTTGTATATAAGAAGAAGACAACCAAACTCCCCGACGAATATAAGATCTTTGCAGAGGATCACCTCGTTTTAAAAGTTGGGAAATATGATCTTCAAGAAACCAAGGATCTCTTTGGATTATATCTCGAATGTCATATCGATGAAAAAGGGAAAGTACTTTCTATCTATATTGTAATGTAAAAACTCTCCCCCACTTTTTCAAAAAATTTGCTTTATATAGCCATAACGAAAAACTTCATCATGGAATATGTAATAAAACTTTTAAGATATGATTTGGAATGCCTATGCGAAGATTTATCTTCATCTGAGATAAAATTAAATATTTCAGTAAAAAACAAAATTGAAGATAATATAAAATTTTATTCTGAAGAAATAAAAATACTTTCAACAAACATTGAGCAGGTGAAAAAAGCTATTAAAATTTTAACTGACAAAAAATAACAAATCCCACTTTTTCAAATAATTTGCTTTATATAGTCATAACAAACAAAAAATCAAATGGAAAAAGAACTTGGAATTGGCGTTGTAACAGATAAAGGGACTGTCATGGATATTGATGTAAGTTATAAGCCTAAAATTAAAGGCCAAACAATTTATTATGTTACAAAAACTCCTGAAAAATATGCAAAAGGAGTAAATTGTGGAATATGGAAGTTGAAAGAAGAACTTGTTTTACTTCAATAATAAATCCCACTTTTTCAGAAAATTCGCTTTATATACTTGTTAATGTAAAAAAAAATAAATAACTTTGCTAATTATTAACTAAATTTTTTTAAAAATGGGATACAATAGTGAGTTCAAAGGGGGCTTCCTCCTTAACAAAGCATTGGACGATGTAACGTTCAATTTCTTAAATAAATTGGCCAACACTCGCAGAATGGCCAGAAAAGTAGATGCCAAATATGGTGTCCAAGGTGAATTTTATGTTGACGGCACAGGAGATTCTGGCCAAGGACGTGAACCAAATGTTATTGATTTTAACGTAGCTCCAAGAACACAGCCAGGTTTATGGTGCCAGTGGGTTCCTACAGAAGATCGCAGAGGCATTGAGTGGGACGGTGGAGAAAAATTTTATGCCTATATTCAGTGGATTGAATATATTATTTCCAAAGTTCTTGCCCCCAGAGGATATGTTCTCAACGGTAATGTAAAATGGAGAGGTGAAGATTTTGATGACACTGGTGTTATTGAAATCCATGACAACATGGTTCAGGGAAAACGTTTGATTGTGGATTATTCAATCAACAAACTTTTGGGGGCTGTTGGCGCTTCTACTGGTGTAAAAAATTCCACTCCATCTGTTTCTACCAATAACAAACGCAAAGCTGGTGTAAGACCTGATGGAACAAAAACAAAACATCAGATTTACAAAGAGAAGCAAGAAGCTGCAAAAAAACTTCTTGAAGATCAGATTGCAAAATTAGAAGCTGATCTGAAAGCTGCAGATGAGGAGCTGAAAAAGAAAAAAGTAGCAATTACAAAGAAGCTGACCGTAAATGATGTTGTTCTGGATCAGATCAGGAAAAAAGCTGAATTTGGAAGTACACTGGAAGATTTCAAAAAAACACTGAGGAATTTACTGGAAGATTAAATTCCCACTTTTTTAAATAATTTGCTTTATATAGTTGTTAGATAAATTAAAACTTAAGAAAATGAAAGACGTAAAAGAGATGAGTAAGAGTGCAATAGCCGATTTGGAATTGGTTAACGCCATCAAAAGTGAAGACAAAAGAAAATCAGAAAAGGCTTTTTCTCTGCTGTTTAAAAAATACCATGATACTATGCTGTTTCACTTCAGGGGATTGGTAAAAGATGAAGAAGATGCAAAAGAAATTGTTCTCGAAGCTTTTGTAAAAGTAAGTTCAAACATTGAAAAATTCAATCAGGATTCCGCTGTGTTCAGCACATGGTTATTCAGACTTACACAGAATCTTTTCATCGATAAACTGAGAAAGAAAAAAGATGATGTTGTTTCTCTTAGCGACATGGCTACATATGACGAAGATAGCCATACTTTCGAGTTCGACTTTGAAGATTGTGATGGAACTCCTGAATCTAAAATACTGGATTCAGAAAAAGAAAGAAGAGTAAATGAAGTTCTTTCAAAAATGGAAAATCAGGAACTTGCCGAAATGATAAAAATGAGATATTTCCAAGGTCTGTCATACGAAGAAATCTCTAATGTTACGGGTAAACCTTTGGGAACTATAAAAGCTTTTATCTTCAGAGCAAAACAATTTCTGAAAAAAGACCTTAAAAGAGCTAAATTAAATTTTTAAAATTCTACTTGATAATTTTTAAAGAAATCCTTATATTTACTTATAAGGATTTTTTTTTATTTATTATTATGGTACCACAACAAGCAGGCCGTCCCCTCACTCCAGCAGAAAAGAAACAATATCTTTTGGCCAAATACACAAAGAGAGACTACAATGTAGGTGATTTAGAAAGTTGTAAAAAATATGCAGTATATTTTTGTCCAAATTTGGAACTTGTAAAAGAATGGAAATTATTACATGTATGTGGGAATCTGAATGAAGCAAAACAACAGATTTTTTGGAGAAAACAATACATGAGTACAAAGGATGGGGATTTAATTATAGATAATTGTGAAGATTTTAAGACATGGAGAGATGAAACAAAAAATGTTGACTCTAACGGGAATGCTTATGAGCCAGGAGAAGAATTAATGAAAATTGATTATAATGCTCCAGGAAATATGATTCAGGTAATAGCAAGTTCGACTCCAGCTCAACAAAATTCTAATGGATTCAAAGGATTTGGGTTTTATACAGGAATTGAGATTGGAAATTATCAAGGTTTTTATAAAATTGAGGAAATTTACGAAGTATAGTAAAATAAACTCCCACTTTTTCAAATAATTTGCTTTATATAGTCAAAAGTTATTAATATGAAAAAAATTATTGAAGCTACGTATCATTTATTGTTCTTTAAAACTTATACCCACTTTTCAAGGTGGTTTGAAATTAGTAGCGGCATACTTGTTTGGTTAAATATTGCATTATTAGTTTGTATAATGAGTGGATGTGTAAAAGAAGGCCCCAGTGGATATGCAGAAATTTCAAGTGTTGAAGAACAGGAAAAATATGAAGTCAGTCATGATTCAACTTGGTCCAATGCTGATTCTATTGAATATGGTTTACTTCCAGTTTGGTATAAAGTAAAAAATACTGGCTTCGGAGAAATACATAAATATTCCATAACATTCGCTGTACTTCTTACAAATGGAAACTATATATACACTGAATCTTTTGGTACTGGAGTTAGAGATTATTCAACATCTTTAATATACATAGAAACCAACGGGCAAGAAGCGCAAGATGTTTTAATAACCAATCTTCAAGTTGAATAATTTGTTTTATCAACAAAATAATTACTTGGTTTTAACTTTTTTGTACTATTTATAAATAAAATGGATACAAAAGAATTTATAGAAAAATCGAAAAAAATTCATGGGGATAAATATGATTATTCAAAAAGCATATATGTAAAGTCAAAGATAAAATTGACAATCATTTGTCCAATTCATGGAGAATTTTTTATGGCACCACAATCGCATTTGTATGGAAAAAACGGATGTCAAAAATGTGCAAAAATAAAAGGTCTACAAAATTTAATTAATAATTCAAATAAAAAAAGAATAACATTTGAATCATTTTTAGAAAGAGCAAAAAATATTCATAACAACAAATATGAATATGAAAAAATTGAAATTAAAAATTTTTATCAAAAAGTTCGAATTAAATGCCCTGTTCATGGATGGTTTATTCAATCTGTAGCTGATCATTTAAGAAAGCATGGATGTATTGAATGTCACAGACCAAATAGAGGAAGCTCTCAACGATTGCTGTTAGGAGAATTTATAGAAAAAGCAAATAATATTCATAATAATATATATGATTATTCAAAGGTAGTTTACACTAATAATCATACAAAAATAATAATAGGGTGTAAAACCCATGGAGATTTTCAACAAACACCTGCATCTCATTTAAAATCTAATGGATGTCCAATTTGCAAAAGTTCTAAAGGAGAAATAAAAATAAAAGAATTTTTAGAAAAAAGAAACATTTTGTTTAAACAACAAAAAACATTTTCTGGATGTAAAAATAAACAACTTTTGCAATTTGATTTTTATCTTCCTGATTTAAATTCTTGTATTGAATATGATGGAATGCAACATTTTAAAGCAATAGAATATTTTGGAGGGGAAAAAGGTTTAATTGAAACTAAAAAGCGTGATATTATAAAAAATGAATATTGTAAACAAAACAATATTTCTTTATTAAGAATAAAGTACAATGAAAAAATAGAAAATAAAATTACTTCTTTTTTAAAAACTTTTTTTTAAATTTCGGTTTGCTCGTAAACCCCACAGTAAATCCACAAATCCAAAACTCCCACTTTTTCAAATAATTTGCTTTATATACTCACATAAACTAAATATTAACAATTTAAATTTAAAAAAATGGTACGTGAATTAAGTGAAAAAATAGGCTGGGAAATTGAAAGTAAAAATATTTTCTCAGGAGATCAAATAGGTCTCGAAAAAATTTTAGGGTACAAAGCTGTTACTCGTAATGATAACGGAGGAGTTCTCTCAGTTATGAAAAAATCTTATTCCCCCATGACCAACACAGAGTTTTTAGAAGTGGTTTCAAAAATTCAAGAAATATCTGGATTTAAACTTGCAGGGTTTAATGAATTCAGACAAGGGAGGAAAGTTTTGGGGTTCCTTGAAAATGATAAAGAGGATTTATATATTGGAGGACATAAAATAAAAGATTATTTTTTAGTTGGAAACAGCTTTGATGGATCTACATCTTTCTTCCAAGGTACATCGACAATTCTAATCCGCTGTCAAAATCAGTTCAGCCAAATTAATGTAATGAACAAAATCCGCCATACGAAAAGTATAGGAAGAAAACTTGAAGAATTTTATTCCTACTTAGATTTTTATTTCAACAAAAGAAATGAATTATATAAAACTTTCGAGCAACTTGGAAATATTACCCTCACAGAAAATTTACGTGAAAATCTTATTAAAGCTGCCCTTGGAGTTAAAGAAGTTACTGACAAAGAAATATCAGCTCGTAAACAAAATCAAATCGACCTGCTGAGATCAACAATACTCGCAGAAACTTTGGAACTGGGCGAAAATATGTGGGGGGCATTTAATGGAGTTACAAAATATACAACCCACGAAATCGAAACAAAAAACCCCATCTTCGGAAATGTCTTCGGAAATCAGGCCGATATCAATAACAGAGCAATGGAATTTGCAACCAAAGAACTGGTAATGTCATAAAGAAACTGGGGGAGGAAACTCTCCCCCACATTTTTTAAATGTTTAACTTAATAATTTATAATCATGCATAAATCATTTGTAATTTTACTTTCGATTTTATTTAGCTTTATTATATTTGTAGACATAGGAACTATTGCATCTATCGCATATAGAGATAATCAAAGAATCAATCAAGAAATAACTGTAAACAAAGACAGTTTCGAAGATCAATATCCCAGACTTGGACCATTTATTACCATTGAAGATTTTATACATGTAGATAGTATTTATAAAGCAGAAATGGACAGGATAAATAAATTAAAAAACAAACCTTTTAAAATGATTACAAAATGTAAATTTATTCCCGAAGTTGAATTTGTTGATTATGGAACATTCAAAGAAATAGATAGTCTTAAATGTATTCGACAAAAAGAAATGGAAAATCTTATCAAGCAAGAGAAAGAACAAGAAAAAGAACTTGATCTATTAAATAATAAACCCTGTAATAATTAAAAAGCCAAAGGGGGAGGAAACTCTCCCCATTTTTTTCTCTTTTTTTTTGCATATTTAATGGAAATTCAAAACACCATTATCTATGAAACCAAAAGAAACATTTAAGGAAATGCTCACTCTTTGCTATGAAGAAGATTTCCCAGAATTACACAAAGAATTAATTTCACTTGAAAGTGAAACAAAAAAGATCAGAGACTCGTATAAGTATGAAAAAGCAATGGAGGAAATATTTAATCTTATACCCCTATTTTCTGAAGACTTTCCCCAGGAAATAATGTTGCAACTGGAAAAACTATATGAAGATTGTATAGAAGAATAACTTAATTTAAATAAAATGAAAAAAATCTCTGGAGACGTTATCGCTCACCTCCTGTTTGGAGTGGCTGCAATTGGTTTATTAATCGGTGGAGCTATTATGCTAATAGCATCTTTCTTTACAGCTCTCCCTATATTTAATGCTTTTATCGTATTAACACTGGGAGCTATCCTATATGTGGGAGTTAGACTTTATTTTGTATTCGGCGATGTACTGGAATCTATAACTAAATTAATAGAAATTTCTTCCTCTCCCCAGATAAATAAGAACGGTAGAATATATAAAAATGGATTGTTAACAAAACAAATGGGATTTGGAGACCTGCCAACTCATGATCTATCAAAAATTCCACATCCTGCACCAGGATTAATTGATGAAATTCTTATTGATGAAAATACAACCCCAGAGGAAATTGAAAATATTAAAAAGAAATATCCTGGGTTCTCTCATGCAATTGATGAAATACTGGAAAAGGTTGGGGGGATTTCACGTACATCTACTTTACCCCTATCTTCTCTCTCTTCTTTTAAATTAGAAAAACTTCTTCAGGAAGCTATTGATAAAAATGATTTTGAAAGAGCTGCTGAAATAAGAGACGAAATTAATAGAAGGAATAAGTAACCTTTTAAAAATTAATCCGTATAAGATAGTAAGAGTAATTTATATAACAAGTTGTATCTACTAATCGCATGATTAAAACCCCACACCCAAAATTTGCTGGGGTTTTTTTATTCCCACTTTTTAAAATAATTTGCTTTATATAGTTATTGTTAAAAAAAACTAAAGCTATGTTTGAAAAACTAATCTGGAAACTGTTTAAAATGAACAGGAATGATTTCAATAAGGCAGATAAGAAAATTGAAAAGATACTGCTTGAAGTTTATGAAAAAGGTAAAAAGGATGGCAAAAAAGAAATGTCAAAATTAATGTCGATATTAGTTAAAAAAACAATATTATGAAATTAGAAATTAAGCAATACAAATATGAAAAAATAGAGGTGTCATCAAAAGAAATTGAATTGCCAACTGAAACCTCTTACTTTTTTCAAACTGGAATAAGACGTTCAATAAAAATAACTCCACGTTTTACAACTTGGAATAAAAAACACTATAATAAAGAAGAAGAGTTATATGAACTTATAGTTGTTTGTTTATACCAAAATTTTGAATGTAAAGCAGAAAAGTTCAGCTTAAGAGTTAATGAATTAGAAAATATTTATTATTCTGAAAAAGACGAAAATAAAGAATTTGTAACTGCATTGATTGATGGTTGTTTTAATAAAAGAACTAAAGAACAATTTGATGCTGATTTTAAACACATATTTTCAGAAATGCAGTGTCTTTAAAATGAAAAAATTTCTCCTGTTCATATTCAATTTATTCAATAAGAAATCTCTGGAGCCCCCAAAACCAGAACTCATCGTCATTAGCAAAAAATCAAATAGCGGAAGTACAATACAAAACCATTTTGTCTATACAGCTGCAAACCCCAGTATTAAATCTCTGGCCGCTTCTGTGCTTCTTAAAAATGATCTTATGTTTCAAGATGTAGACTACCTGGAAGATGAACTTCATAAATGGCTCGAATTTCGTGAAAGATATCTATATAAACAACTGATATTAAAAAAAGGTCTGATATGTACCTATTGTGGAAAACCCCACCTGGAAATCGGAGGTAGAACCCCCAAAGATATTATCGCTAATAACAAAAACCCAAACCTGGCAACTATAGACCATATTACAGCGCTCGCTAATGGGGGATCAAAGTATGATGAAGATAATCTATGCGTTAGCTGTAAAAAATGCAACAGAAACAAAGGAACAACCCCAGTGGAAGAATTTAAAAGAAAATTAAATTTTAAAAATTTTAATCAATAGTTGTAACCTTTTTTAATTTTTCTCGTATTAATAGGTAACTTGGATAACTTGGACGCCCGTCCTTAAACTATTCAAGTCTTTGTATTCTTTGTCTGTTTTATTTTTTAGAAACCCCTGAGCTTGTCCCTCTGGGGTTTCAGTTTTTTAAAAACTTTTTTTTAAATTTCGGTTCCGTCGTAAACCCCCACAAACAATCTCTTTTTCTATTTTTTATTTTTCTTTTTTTAAATTTCGGTTTGCTCGTAAACCCCCATAGTAAAACCCCCAATCTAAAATTCCCACTTTTTTAAAAAATTTGCTTTATATAACTTTTGCCTTTTTTCTGCGTATAAACCATTATGGAAATATCAGTAACAATTGAATCTATAAAACCAATTACCCTGGACCAGCTGTCCAGAGAAAAAACATACGTGGTTTTTAACTCAACATCATTCTATATTCACTCTGGGGATGATCTAAAGTGTCTGACAAACCAGGATGACATTAACATGACAACATCTCAGCTCTTTGATAATATAGGCCCCGCAGGATCGCATTACGTAGCTGAATGTGAATCTATGGACGCTGCACTGGATTACTTTAATTCAGGTCACTGGAGATCATATAGTGAATAATTATAACTAAGTTTTGTTACAGAGCCCTTGGGGATTATCCCAGCTTATTTTCATATCTGTTTTAAAAACTTTTTTTTTAATTTCTTTTTTGTCGTATACGCAGTTTTCCAAAAACTAAATAAAAAATAGAATTAGAATAGAACTACATCTTCTCTACCAATGTGCGTCACTTCAGATTTTTTATTCCTGGGCCCAATTTTTTCTCAGGGACCTGTAACATTCTCAATAAAATCACGTACCAATTAGTACAAGGGGGAAACCCCACAATTTTTAGATGACAACATTTAAAAACTAACGAATAAGAAAGGAGTATACTATGAAAAGGTAATTTGAAAATAATCTGATAGACTTTTGGGAATGAAACAATATAGTTGTCTCTCCCCAGAAGAAAACAATAAAGTTATTATTGTTATCAGGATTACTATTTTTTGATCGCTAATTTTTGGGGATTATTTCCCCCTAGGATAACTACACCTCTTCCTTAAAAAAATGAAGTGAGTTCTCCCCACAAAATAACTATGCCCAAAAATATTTAAAATTTGTAAATTTATTTAAGGTTTACATAGGGGGATTTCTATAACCAAAAACTCTGGGGGCTTACTCTCATCCAAAACCCCCCACTATTTATTGTAAATTTATAATTTCACTTATTCTTTTGTTCCACGTGGAACAACTATATCCCCCTCAGTCATTTTAAAAATATTTAAAAGGTCCCTTATTTTTTTAAAAATCAAAGGTGAGTATTTGGGGGCACTGAGTGTGAGTCAGTTGCGTCCCACCCCAGACCCCAAAAAGTATTTTTCACAACAACAATTTTTTCTTCTAACTTTACATTTAACCATTTATCTAAAAACCAGTTAGTTACTTATTTAAAAGTGCAAATAAGTGGGATAAAGTGGTAAATCTCCCCAGATTTCCCCCATAGTTTTTCCCTCAATCTTTCCCCAGAAATTCCCCATTAATAATTTGGGTAATTCTCCCTTAATATTCTGTAACAATATTATGTTATAAATGTTACATTTCTCCCCAGGAAATTCTGCAGGTAATTTAAGTAATTTCTGTCGCATATTTAGCATATATATGTGACAAGCAACATGCAACATCTCCCTGATAATTAATTAGAAGTGGGGGTTAAAATAGCGGAGGGGGGTCGGCGGATTAAAGAGGTAATTCTCCCCATAATATTAAGAAGTTAAAATTGGTACTTCTCCCCATGGTTTTTATCTATCTTTGTTTTTTGAAATAATTTTGTTTATATTTATTTTATATAAAACAAAAATAGAATGAGATCGATCACAGAAGAAAGGTTAGCACGACAATTAATAAGGGAAGAAATAAAGAGGTGTATTATATATGAGGGATTAATTTTTTCTTATTCTCCAGCTTTTATATTTACTAGTTTAAAGGGCATGGGTTATAGTGATATTTTTTACAATAAGCACAGGAAGGTATTTAGTATAAATTTCGCTTTGGGTTCTGATAATGAATCAAGGTATAGGGATCTGGATCATTTTTTAGACAATGTTTGTGGATGGTTTCATGGTTCGAGTATTTCTAACAAAAATGTTTTACCAAACAAAACAAGTTTCATTGATATAATATCTGGGAATGTTTTTCTTCAGTATGAAGCGAAGTTTAATATAAGAGTTGAAAAATTACCAGGGAAGATATATCATTTAACCACGGAGGAAAAGTTAAAAAAGATATTAAAAGTTGGGTTGACTCCAAAGAGTTCTATTTTGTTATTAAATTACAGAGACAGGATATATTTTTCTTTGAATTATGATTCATTAATAAATTTTTCCAAACAAAAATCTTCCATTACGAATAAAAATGATTTTATTATTTTAGAGGTAGAAACTTCTAAAATAAATCATGGGACAAGGTTTTTTGAAGATCCAAATTTTTTGAATGGGGTTTACACTTTAGAGAATATTCCCCCATATGCAATTAAGCCTTTTATTAAAATAAAGGTTGATGGAGAATTGGTGGATAAAGTTTTCATATAGACCTATCGGTCTTTGCTTTTTTGAAATATTTTTCTTATATTTGAATTAAAAACATTTATGGAATCACAAAAGAACAAACCTATAAAAAGGATTAGGATAACTAATAAGTTAATGGATTTACTGGTATTAAAACTTTTCAGGTCTGAGCAAATAAACAGAGATCGTTATTTAAAGAACAAAATGAATGGAGAGTGGGAGATGGAAGTTCCTCCATTGGTAATAGATTTAAACAACAGATTAAACATTTCTATAAAGGATATACATAGGTATATAAGGAAGCAAGAAGAAAGCATGAATTCTTTTTCTACAGTGATTGGTTATCCTTATATTTCTTTGGTATCAAACAATTCGGAGAATGATTTACAGATTTTCATTAATTCTTTTAGTTATGATAGTGATGGGGGAATTTCCTGTAATGATATAAGGGCATATTCAAGATATTTTATTATGCATTATGACAAAAAGAAGAAGTATACGTTTTATAATAGATAAATAAAAAACCCCCACCCAAAGGTTTCAGATTTTCATATAGACCTATCGGTCTTTGCTTTTGGAATAATTTTGCTTATATTTATAGAAAAATTAATTTCATGAAAAGAATAAAAGAATTTATAAAAGAAGAAATAAACATTTTTTTAGAATCTTGGGGAAAGCAAGATGACATAAGCAATCATTCAAAAGAACTTGCTGAATTAATAGTTTCTTTTTTGGGGAATTATATAAAAATCAACAAAGAAGATTTATACGATGGGTATGAATGGGAATTTAGTAGAAAAGAAATTATAAAAACTGATTATTTCAAAAAAAGCACTTTAATTGGTGGCATTAAATTAAGTGTAAATTATTTAAACTCTAAAGAAAATAAAATATCTGGTTTTTTTAAAAGAGTTCAATTGTTAGATAATGGTTATTATTTAGTATTTTTAGAAATAAATGTAAAAATAAAAGATAATATAGAAAATTATATAAATCAAATAGAATATTGGATTTCACACGAATTGCATCATGCTTTTAGATACATAAAAACTATTAATAAAAAATCAAAGTCAAATAGTTTGAATTGGGTTAAAAATAAAACTAGGAATCTAGCTGCTGATTTTTTACACAAGCACCCCTCTCTCAACGAATTTGTTGACATGATTTATTTATCTTTGCCACAAGAGGTGGAAGCAAGAAAACAAGAAACAGCATCTCAGTTAAAATACGATAAAAGTATAAATCCAGATCAAACGTATGAATATTTAATGCAATTTCAACCAATAACAGATTCAAGGAAAATGAGAAATTATTCCACAGAAGAAGTTTTAAAGATTGATATAAATACATTAAAACAATTTATGGATATATTTAACAAAAATTTAAAAGAGAAGGGTTTAGATACCTGGATTCGAAAAGATATAAATATATTTTTTGAATTCTGGAAAGAAAGGATTGTTGATGCTGGGGTAGAACTTAAAAAAAACATTAACAGGATGGTTTCAGATAAATATCTTTATAAGAACGAATCTGAATTATATGATAATGTAGACTGGGATATTATAAGTGAAGCTTATGGTATTAAGGATTAATATCTTTTACCCACTCGCCTTGATCATTTTAGATATCATCTGAAGATTGGGAATAGTTATATTTTGCTTCATCTTGGGTTTTACACCATCTAATTATTGATGAGCTATTAATTTCTCTGTCGTATGGATCGACATAGCAAAAGACATCATTTCCTTTTTTCACTTGTTTATTTAGCCCCAGAGAATCTTCGCAAGTACCTTTCATAACATCTTCTACTTGCACTGCTGTTTGAAGTTTTGTTTTACGAAAGTTTTCTTTATTTGGTTGTCTAATGTATATAGCCATAATTATTTAAAATCATCACATTCATTACACTTTTTCTTACTACAAGATTTAAAAGAAGATGATCCTTCTAAATCAGCACAACACGTTTTCTTATTTTCTTCATTAGTAGTTTCGATATTGTATTCTTGTTTAAGTTCTTCAATTAATTTTTTGTTATTTAGGATTTGGTTTACATGAGATTTTATTTGAGAATTGTATTCTTTTATTTTCTCATTAACTTTTTGGTTTATAAAATCTTTTTCATTGAAGTCGATAAGTTCATTGATGGTGATAGAGAAATCAACATCACAATGTCCCCCATATGCCCAGTGATCTGTATAATTAAGATAAATTTCTTTTTCTTCTAAGTCAATGTCTGTAACAGAAAGGTTACCTCTTGTATGACTTATTTCAGAATCAAACTTGGTATGGGTAAAATTAAATTTATTACAGATTTCAATATATTTGTTAACATAATTACAAGCAGCTTCACAAATTTGTGTTTTTAATAAAGATCTTTCTTCTTTAATAGACTTCTCTTTTGCAAGATCAATAATTTTCTTTCCGTCTATTATTTCGGAGTAAGAGTGTTTTAAAGACTTTTTATAATTATTGATTACTTCCTGTATGTTTTTCATGTTTAAAGTTTTTACATTGATTTAATAATAGATTGAAGGATTTCTATTCTTTTTTTGGTTCCTATTTTTGTTCCTACTGGAAACCAATAGCACCCCAAAGATAAGTTTTTTTCTTTTGGTTTATATTTCAGCAATTCTTTATAGATTGATTTATTGTTTAGATAATATCGGTTTTTTTGAATATATGAAACAAATTGGTCGAAGAAAAGTAAATTTGAAACTGCTAACTCTATAGTAAGACAAAACCCATAAGTGTATACTCCATTTATTTTTGAATTTTCAATAATTCTCAGGGCTTCACAATAGATTTTTTTTCTAATAATTTTTGTGTTTCTAGTTTCGTTTGAAATTGGTATTAATAAACTATTTTTCATGATTGGTTTAAATTACATTGATTTAATAATATCTTTCAGTATTTGGATTCTTTTACCGAAACCTTCTTTATTAGTTGGAAACCAATATCCGAACGCTCCTTTTTTTTTATATTTAAACAATTCGGTATATACATATCCATCCCAAAAGAGGTTAAATTTATCGTGTATTTTGTAGTTGGTTAACTTATTGAAATCAATAGCATTGAAAATAGCATAGCAGAATCCGAATGTAGGGTGATTATCTTTATTGATTTCAAAGATTTTCAAAGCTTTTTGATAGATTTTTTTTCTGAGGGCTTTGGTATTTCTTGTTTTATCTGTAATAATAATTTTTTCCATTGGAGGAAATATATATGCGGCCATAATTTTATTTTTATTAAGTTATACGAAAAAATCCCCCAAAGGTTTCAGATATTCTTTTCTGGGTATTTGTTTTTATGTATAGACCTATCGGTCTTTGGCTTTATATAATAAATCATTAATAAGGGAATCGGCTTCTTTGTTTTTAATTAGATCATTTACTTCTTTTTTTATTCTATTCATGTCTTTATTAAAAACTTCTGTTCTTGATTTAATCAATGTATCCATTTCAATTTTCAAATCATGTTTCCAGGTTTGTGGTTTTAGAGTAAAAAATCTCATAGAAGAAGAAAAATCTACTAAGAAAAAATGGTAATTCATACATTCGTCTTTCAAAGCAGCGCTGCATCCCATAGGTTTTACATCATGTTTTACTGAAAAGTTTGTCCATTTTGTGTTTTTTTCTTCTCCTTTATGAAAATTTATTTTTACATAATCAATGTCATAAATTATCGATCCTTTAAAAATGATGCATAATATTTGATCATCTTTTTCCAAGTCTGATAGTAAATTTTTTTCTTTTGATTGTTTAACAAAAGCTTTTTTAATATCAACAATTTTCAATTGATCTTCTACTTCTTGTTTTACTTTTAGAAGTTCTGTTTTTGATAGGTCTTTTAAATTCATATTTTTATAATTTATGGTATTAATTTATCTACTTGATTCATTATGATGTTTTCAATTTTTTGTGTATCTTCCAGTGATGGTTTGTTGTAGGTATTTTTTCCGCTGGAAACTTCAATGGGAGAGCATATATAGAATCCGTCCCCTCTTTTAAATCTAAAGTTTATGGTCATTTTTCTGAACATTAGAATAGAATTGCATCCAAAAGTTATTTCCAGGTCTAAGGAATTATCAATTTCTTTTTTTGCCCACTCATTAAATTTTTTAACGACATTATGGATTACTGTTTTTTCATGATAATTTTCTCTTAATCTTTTTTCTACTTTTTCCTCTAATGATTTGCTTCTATTTAGCAGAGAGTATGTAAAAAACTTTCCTTGTTCATAATATATTCTCATGAAAGATGAATAATCAAAATAGAATGATTCAATATATATCATTTTGCTATTAAAATAGTGTTTCATATATATTTTTACATCTATATTTTGTTCATTGAACAGTTCCAATAATTTCTTTGCCGTTTTAACATTTTTTATGGCAACTTTATCTGTTTTTTTAATTAAGAGAGCTTTCTCAAGAGTAATTGTTTCTGTTTTGGCTCCTGGTTTATAATTGTCTGGGACTTGTTTTAGCTTTGTATGCCAATCGTATTCTTTTTTAAGTCCAGGGGTTATGGATCTTTTAAGATCAATGCTTGAGCCGAGTTTTCCATCTGATTTTACATGAACAAAATCTTTATAAATGACGGCCTTTCCAGTTCTTTTATTTTTGCTGGTATCATAGGTGTGAAAATCGATATATGTTTTTCGTGGGGATACGCATCCAGACACATTTCCTTTGTGATCGAAAGTTGTATATCTTTCGTTTGGTTTTGTGCTTAATTGTTCGTTAAGAATTTTGGATACTTTTTCAGATTTTAGGTAATCAACCAGTTTATTAAACTCTTTTATTTTTTTCAGGACTTCTTCGGCTTCTTTTGAAGCTGGTACAAACAAATCCTTTTCTTTTTTAAATTCTTTTTGCATTTTAATTAATTTTATACAATTCATACAGTACTCCATTTTTCTCAACAAACATTTTCAATGATAAAGACACATTGTTTGGGTTATAGACAGATGATGGCGTTCCATTTAAATTTGCATAATTTATTGTAAATCCGCTAAAAATTTTATCATTAACTTGTAACTCTTTTCCACCTCCGTAGAATTTACAGATCATTTTTTTTAATTTTTCTTCTGTAATTGTCTCCATTAACTTTTTTCTTTTAAAATTTTCAGTGCATATTTTAGCCCCATTTCCAAAGCTTCCTCATAACTGTCGAAATACATTTCAATACCAATATCATCAGATTGTGTATAGTTGTTTTCGTCAATAAAGTTAACTGACCAGATCCATTTTTTTAAACTATTACAATCTATCCAAATATTTATATTATGTTTTTGTATCAGCCATTTTTGAAGTTTTGCTTGAGTTGGGGCTGGATATAACAAATTATGAATTTTTAGCATTCCCATGTATATTGGGAAGTCGCTGTTTCGTATATCAAAATAGTAATTACATGACCAATCAAAATCATTTTCTTTTGCAAGTTTTGCAGTTTCAAATGTTATTAGCGATTCTTCTTCTGAGTTTGTGATAGATAAATTTTCATTACCAGTAAGCAAATCCATAACTTTCCAGAATGCATCATTTGATTCTATTTCTCCACTAACGAGTTTTTCTCGTATTTCGATTATTTCTTTTTGCATTTTTTTTATAATTCATTTTTCTTATTACCTGCTTCTGCGTGTATTTTGTATTTTTTGATACCACGATTCCAATATCAAAGAATTTTCTTTGTTTGCATTAACAAATCCCCCAAATGTGTACCATTCGAATTTTCCACCTTCACATTCTTCTCTTTGGAATGTCATCCATGGAGCGTTTGGATATTTACCATCTATTAGTCTTTTGTCATAATCTTTTCCCCACATACCTTGTGTTCTCACATAGAAGATTTTTTTTATTTTTTTCCCTATTGGTTCTATGACAATTTCTTCGTCTTGGTTTTCGATTTTTGGCACAAGATAATAATCTTTGCCTTCATAATTAATTGTTTTATAATCCATATATAAAATTTATTATTTATTCATACTATTCTAAGGTTTCTATTTCATTTTTCCAAATTAAAGATGAAAAATCTGGTTTCCAATTTTTAATTTGTCCGTTTTGATCAATATTCATAATAATATAGTCTCCATATCCACCTTCTTCTGGACAAAGCACTGGGGGAACATAATCTTGTTCTATTGATAGGATTAAATTTCCCCTGTCGTCTTTCACAAAATACGAACCAGCGTCACATATTTTGAAGTGAATTTTTGCAGTTGTTTCTTTGGGCCAATCTCTTATAATACCTGTATCAATGTCAATAATTGGGCACCACAAATTACCTCTTTTAAATGGGGTTAATTTTCCTTCTTCATCTTTCACTCCGTTTATTATTGCATCTTCCCAGTATCTTACGCTAGCTATAACTTCGAGGGTTTTAATCTCAACTTGTATTTCAGTTTTTATTATTATCTTCATTTTCTTGATATTTTTGAAATTTATTATATAATTCTTCGTAGACTCCAATTTTTTCAACATCGAATAAATAATCAACGAAGTCCTTTAAATCTTCGGCATCTTCGAAATATCCTTGTGTAATTTGTATTGGTTGTTCTCTTAATCCCATTATTAAACCTATTTGTTAATTGTTTTAGTAGAGATTATTTTCCATATTTAATTTGCAGTCCATGTGTTTCTTTTATTCTGTCTAAGGATGCTAGTTTCAATCCTTTAAATATTTCTTCTGGACTTTCTGCAATTTCTGATGTCCACCATTTGTCTTTTCCAAATGATATTTCGTAAACAGGCTTATTTTCTGTATATCTTATTCCTGTTACAATACCAGAAATTATTCTTAATCCGAACAATCCAGAATCAATTATTCCATATTTTGGCTTGCTTAGATTTTCCATGTGTAAATTTTGTTTTATGATCTATACGAAAAAAAGTTTAAAATGTTTCAAAAATACCAATATTGTTTTTGGATTTTGGCATAATTTTGCTTATATTTATAGAAAATTACAATATGCAAAATAAATTAAGAGAAATAATAAAAGAGGCTATAGGCGGGATTTTCGAAAGCGGTCATAAACAGGATGAAATTTACGTATATACTGAAGAATTAGTTTTGAAATTAATAAGTTTTATTGTAAAACAAATTGAAGTTAATCCCTCTTTGGTGGATGGTGGAGAGTGGGGCTTAAAAAAAACATTTGAATGTGGTGAAGAATTTGCAGAAGCAACGAAGATATCAGAAATTATATTAGATATAGATTTTAAAAAAGATTTAAAAGAAAATATAAGTGCAGTATTTCAATCCAATAAAACAAGACTATTAAATAATGATTTTTATAAAATTAACATTAATATAAACATAAAAATTAATAGAAATATAAAAAACTATAAAGAAAAAGTGGAAGACATATTATCTCATGAGTTGCTCCATGCATTTAAATACATAAAGACTATTAATATAATTTCCAAAACTAACTCTTTAAATAAAGCCAAAAATTACACAAATAAAGAAATTAATCATTTAACTGTAAAATATCCAGAGATTAAAAGATTTATGGATATGATATATTTAAGTAATTTTTCTGAGATAGAAGCAAGACAACAAGAAACAGCTTCTCAATTAAAAAGGGCAGATCTTAAAACACCAAAAGAAACACTGGAATATTTATTACAATTTCAACCTCTTTCTGATGCAAATAAAATGATAAATTATTCAACCGAAGAAATTAAAAAAATAAACGAAAATATCTTAGAAGAATTTATCAATATTTTTAATAATAACCTAAAAAACTTAAGTTTAAACAACGACATAAAAAGTAATAAAAGCATTTTTTTTTCTTATTGGAAAAACAAGATTAATGATGCTGGGATAAAGTTAAGAAAGAATATAATCAATATGGTTTCATATAAATATAATTTGAAAGAGGGATTGGCTTTTTTAAACGCTGATGATTTGTTAGATGAAATATTTTGATTCGGTTTGTATATAAATAAAGATATTTTGTTTTAAGAATAATTTTGATTATATTTATAGAAAAATTAAAATTTATGAGTAAAAATCTTAGAAAAATAATAAAAGATATTGTCAAAGAAACTTTTGATAACATTAACGATTTGCCAATTAATTTGAGAAAAGAAGAAGGTGAAAACAAAATTTATTATAAATTTCCTTTTAATAATATAGAATATGCAGTAGAAATATCAAAACTTACAGACATAGGAAACACTCAAATGCCAGATGAAAAATTAAAGAATTTTGTTCTTGAAAAATCTAATGGTTTTATTTTTAGTTTTGGAATTATAAAAAATGGGATTTATTATGACGTAATTGATACTAAAGAAAACAAAGCAATTAAAATAATTAGTTTTGTGGCTGCAATTATAAATAAATTTTTAAAAGAAAATGATGTTAATGTAATAACTTTTCACGCAGAAAGTTCAAGAGATAAAATTTATGATTACATTTATAGAAAATATTTAAAAGATGAATTTAAATATTATACAGCAAAGGAAAAATCAAATTACAATAGGTTTTATATAAAAAACGATTTGTATAATGAATTTTTAAATCAAACTAATAATGAAAAAAAAGAAATTTAAAATAGGAATATGTAATGGGCTAATTTTGTCTTATAATTCTATAGAAAAGACGTTCAAAGAAAAACTTTTATGTAACATATTTGACTGTAACATTTATACACATATTTCCATCAATTCTTTTGAATTAACATTTGATTGTAAAATAAACAAATATTCTTCAATAGAATTATTAATGAATAATTTAAATTATTATTTTACAGATTATTCAATCAAGAAAGAAAAAGAAAAAGATGTTTTGATTTTAAATGCCATTTTAAAAACACAAAATCCTTTTTTAGATAGTATTTTTGAGTGCAACAATTTACATTCAAAAAAAGATTATTTTATATATATTAAAGACAGATTGTTTTATAAAAAAGATTTTGAGGAAATAATTTCAAATATTATAAAAGATAAGTTGAACATTTTATCAATTGATATATCGAACAATGATTTTTTTGTTTTTACTTATAATAAACATGGAAATAAAATAGAAACAATAGAATTGAGATACGAAAATTTTGTTACTTCTTAATAATAAAGTTTTATTGCCAACTATCGGTCTTTGGCCTTTAATTTTGTAACTTTTTATTTAATTTTTCGTATACTATAGTAAGAAACGAAAACGAAACAAAAATGAAAAGTATTAATTATTCCGCAGTTCAGGTCAAGAGTGATTTGACAATAAAGACTGGAGATGAAACTTTTGACAGTTTTTTAAGCAATGATGGTGGTTTCATAGAGGGAAGCGCCATTTTTCTTACAGGAACCCCAGGGGCAGGCAAGACCACTCTTGCAATAGTTTTGCAGAAGTTGCTGAGGCAATACAAGACATCTCTTTATTCAAGAGAAATGACGGCATCCAGTGTTAAAGCACAGATGAAAAGGTATGCTGTTGATCATTCAAATGCTTACATTGCTGACAAAGACATGTGTCCAACGATAGATTCTTTTATCGAAGAATTAAATGAATTGAAGCCAAAGGTTGTTATTGTAGATTCTCTGCAGGTTATAATGAAAGAGGATTATGCAAATTCAACTGCAGAATCTTCAGGATTCAATATTATTCAGAAGCTTAGGGGATGGACCGAAAAGAACGAAGCTGTTCTTATTGTTGTTGGCCATGTAAACAAGGATGGTGAGTTTGAGGGCAGGAATACTATTCAGCACATGTTTGATTCACATTTGGAAATGATTTTTGACAAGAAAAAGGGAACAAGAACAATTTCCTGGGCAAAAAACAGGAAGGGTGCTGTTGGGGAAGTTCTTTATTATGAATTTGGTGAAGATTCTATAATTTTCCACACAAAGGAACAGTTTGAATCCATTAAGAACAGTAAAAAATTAGAGGATTATATTTTCGAAATGATTTCTTCTTTTCTTGGTTCTTTGGACAGAAAACATCCAGGTTATGAATCATTCAAAAAAGATTTGTTTAATAAATTCGAAGTTTTAAAGAATTCTAACAAAGATATGTTGGATGTTAACATAGAGTGTGTTTTGGCAATCAAAAGTCTTTTGAGTAAATATAAGATATGATATTTTTGAACTCAAATAACGTGGAAAGTAAATACTCTTGTGCAGAATAATATAAAAAAACAGAGTTAAAATAAAATGTCTAGACATGCCGTTTAGACTCCTTTTGTAGAAAAATATAAAAAATTTTTAATTCAGAATTAAAGTCAATTTTGCGATTTTGACTCCATTTGGATTGATATAAAAAACAGAATTTAATAGGCTAACAACTCACCTTGCCCGATTTTGACTCCATTGCGGAACAATATAATAAAAAAATTGTAAATCACAATAAATTTTATTGTAATATTTGGACTCCATTGTAGATTGATATAATAAACAGTAAAAGTACAGAAGCAATAAGTTGTGTACACAGCTTTGCCTTTTGACTCTATTATAGATAAATATAAGAAACAGAAATTGTGAAAAATCCAATCACTGGCCGCACATTTGAACTCTATTGTAGATAGATATAAAAAAACAGGACGCATCGGTTGTTTTTTTCAACTACTGGTTTTTGACTCCATTCGGATCTATATAAGAAACGGGCTCAAATAGTTTTTTTATCTATTCGCATGTTGTGACTCCCCCAGTGGATCGATATAAGAAACATGTTGAGAATAGGAAGGCAACGTTTAAATCTCTTTCTAAGAGCTTTGGTGTTCTTTGTATTTTTGGTAATATCAATTTCATTCATAACGTTTTTGTTTTACATATTTGAAATTATTTCTTCCAGGATTTTAATACGTTTATTTTTACCTTTTTCGTCGATAGGAAACCAATAACAATTATAAGGTCTTTTAGGTTTATATTTTAACAATTCTTCATAAACATTATTAATAGACATCAAAACAAATTTATCTCGTTCTGGATAGAATGAATTTTGGTTATCGATTGAAAAGACAATTGCGCTGCAAAAACCACAACTTCTTTTATTTTTAATATTATCCAGCGCCCTCTTATATATTCTCTTTCTGAGAGTTTTGGGGTTCTTGGTTTTTTCCGTAATAATAATTTGATTCATAATGTTTTTGTTTTACATTGAATTAATAATTTCTTTCAGAATTTTTACACGTTTTTTTGAACCGTATTCGTTTCTCGGAAACCAGTATATACTATATTGATAGTTTCTTTTTGGTTTGTATTCCATTAGTTCTGTATATATGTTGTTTGGGTTTGCCATTGAGAAAACACTAAACTCAAATCCAGAAATATTTTTATTAAACGCCATAGAAATAGCATAACAAAATCCAGAGAAAAAACTACTTTTAGATTCTTCATCAATAAATTTCATCGCAGACTCATAAACTTTTTTTCTTAGTTTTTTAGAGTTTTTTGTATTATATGTGAGATTTATTTGTTTCATATTTTATATCTTTCTTGGCGTTTAAAATACTTTGGTATAATATGATGGAAATACTCTTTGCCATTATATATTATTTTCACCAAATTTGAATCTGTGTTATGAATATTTTTAGGAATTTTTCTCATTTGACAAATTTTATAGTTTTATCTTCGAGGAGATCGTGAAGGTTTGCTAAAAGGATCTTTTCTTGATCATCAATTACATTATCCTCTGCAGCGATATTTGTAATTTTGTCATAGTTTTTTCTGGTAATTGTTCCAAACTTGATGGCCTCGTTGATTATTTCTCTAATCTCCAAAGCCGACTTAGAAATTTTCTTTTCTTTCATATGTTTTTTATTGTTTTATACGAAAAAATAACACAAATGTTTCACTAAGAATATTTTATTTTTAATACCAATCATCTTTTTTTTGTAAGTTTTAATTAAATTCATTAATTCTTTTTTCTACAATTGGATATAGTATTTGCAAATATTCTTTTCCATGTTGTAAATTGTGTAAGTTATCGGTCATAAACCAACCTTTTATTTCTAAATTTTTTTGTAAATTCGAAATTTTATTTTTAGACCACATAAAATACTCTCCTCCACCATTTGATTTAACATAAGTGATATATCCGTCATATATTTCACTTGGATAGTCAATTCTATAATCATAATTTTCACTAAATTTTATAGAAGAATCAGTTATATATCCTTGTAAATATATGAAACCTCCAGTATTTTGTAATTTTTCAGTAATTACTTTTGTTACTGTTATTGTATCAATTTTCTGATTATTTCTTTCTGATATTTTTCCTGGCAATTCATAAATTTGGTATATTAACATCAAATTAGAAATTAAAAGTGTTGGAAAAATAAAATTGCTTATGAGTGATAAAAAATTTTTCATTAATAGTCCGCTGTTTGTTCTGTATAAAAATCTGCAATATTGTCCATAAATTTTTTAATTGCATCTTCCAGGGATAAAACTGAAAAACAATCTATTAATTGAGTTTTTTCATTTAACTCTTTGCACTTTTGATCTAATTCATTTTTGTCAAACGAAACATAATTTTCAAAAAAACCACTGGTTCCATTGGAAAAGTTTTTCACTATAACAAAAGTTTCTTTAAGATTTTTCATAGAGATTTTATTATCCTATACGAAAAATCCCCCAAAAGGTTTCAAATGTTCCTTTTTTGTTAATATGTTAAATATTTGTTAAAATTTATCATTCTATTGCTTTAATTGATATATTTTAATAACTTTGTGTTATAACAACGTTTAAACAAAACAAAATGAAAACAAATGAAAGAATTGTAGAAGTCGAAGTAAAAAGATTTTATGTTGACTTAAAAAACCCATTGAACATTTCTACTGACGAAAGGAAAAAAAATGAAATCCCAGTATGTTTAGAATATTGGTTATATCTTCCAGAACCAAAAGATGGTGAAATTTTATACAAATTAAGGGGAAACGAAAATTGGGGAAGTTTGATAAACATTAAAGATCCAAAATATTACTGTATAAAGCAGAATGAAACTAAGACCCAGTGGGTTTGTGAAATGGAAGGAAACTCTTATGTGCGAACTTTAATTGAATGGAATGATGTTAACAGAAAAGATACGATAACATGGCATTTAAATAAAGATCAAGTTGAAGGAGAAACATATCTTTCAGAAGTTAGATTAGAAGAATTGTTTCGCTTAACCTCTAATACATTAAACAAAAAACCCAAAGAAGAAACTTTAACAATAAGAATAGACAATTCTAAAAAAAATGATTTTCAAAAAATTTGTGAATCTGAAAACAAAGATATGTCAAGAAGATTAAATGAATTTATTGAAAAAGAAATAAAAGAAAAAAGGAAAGCATCAATGTTTTTTTCAAACGGAATGAAGTTTGAAAAGTTTATTTACAAAGGGGTCAATGATGATGGTACATTTAAAAACGAAGAAGGACAGATAGATGTTAATGGTGGAATTTTAAAAGGATATAGTGATGAAAACAATAATCCATTTATAACAATTTCTCTTCCAAGATCAGAAGATGGAGTGGTTGAGGGAATTAAAGTTACTTTTAAAAATATTGCCACTTATGATAGTATAATTTTAAGCAAAAACAAATCTGATTTAAATTATATAGCTGACTTGGAAAAAAGATGCAAATTGGCGCACTTTGCACCATTTGATGATAGAATTGAAAGTGGTGGCAATTTTAATTTTATATGGGATAGCTACACTATTAACCTGGCAGAATCATGGATAAAAAAACATCATCCAGAATTATAAAAATAAATCCCCCAAAAGGTTTCAAATGTTCCTTTGTGGGGGATTTATTTATCATATGTCACATTTGAACAATTATAAATTTGCCTTCTATATAGGAGTTATATCCAAATCTTTTTATCATATATCTTACCACAATATTTAATTGTTCAAGTTCACAGAGTTCAAATCCAATTTTTCCTTTATATTCGTTTTCTTCCACCCATTCTTTTATTTTATCAAAAGCCAATTTATATAATTTAAAAATCATTTCTTTACAATCCATTGCTCCAAATTTTATTTTTCCCACACCCCAGTAAAAACAAAGAACATCATCTTTAATATATCCTATTATTTTTTGATACGGCAATGTATCACAACAAAAGTATTCATCAACAATGCCAGTGTTTGGGTATTTGTTTTTATTTACAATACGCCACTTCCTATTTGCTATTGCTAAATATTTTTTTGGATGTTCTCCTCTGTCACTCATAGTAATTCTTTCTTTATTAAAAAAGTATTCATTATTCCTTCAATTTTTAAATAATTATTCATATTCATTTTATTAAACATCTTATCGTAAATTAGTTTTCTTTTGTCTATTGCTTGGTAAAATATTATATCAGGATTATGTTCTTCTAAAAACTTTTTAATGATTGCGAAAACTGAATTAAATACAAACAATTCCTCTTTATAATTTGTTTTTATGTTATCAATAGGAGTATTGTTTTCATCACATGTTCCCCAGCTTAAAAAAAATATATTATTATTTGAAATTATAACATCGTTTATTTCATCTTTTTTTGTAAGAGCAAGAAGTTTATTTGCAGGAGTTTTTTCTAATTTGCTTTTTGGAACATCAAACAACACACAGTAATTATTGTTTTTTGTTAAAAAACTATATGTAAATGAATTTTCTGTTTTTTTAAAAAGTAAATTTTTAGGAATTTCTAAATTGTCAAAAATTTCATTTAAAATTTCTCTTATTATTTTTTTAATTTTTTTCATAATAATAAATATAAAAAAAAACTTAACAAATGTCAAATTAAAATCCCCCAAAAGGTTTCAAATGTTCCTTTGTGGGGGATTTTATTTATATGAATTCTTTTTTTAAAGAGTTGTAATTGAAAACATAAGAGTTCTTAGTGTTATAGCACCCGTGGATGATTGATTTTGTACTCTAATATCAAAATAATCATTAGGTGACATATCGTTAATAGCATTAAATGAAAATGGATATGGTTGTGCGTTAGTTGCGCATCTAACATCTAAGTCTTGAAGTCTAACATTTCCATTTTTATATAATGCAACAGAACAAACTTGGTTTGTACCAACTACACTTAAATCACCAGAAATCATAAATGTCCCCTTTCTTGTTATTGATGGAAGATAAGTGAAGAGTTGAGTTTCAGCCCCACCGCTAAATTTAATCATATCAACAACTACAATAGATGATTGTAATACAGATGCTTTAAAATAATTAGTAGTATTAGCTATTGTTGTTGCCGTTGTGTTTCCACTCACCCACACCCAACATTCTGGTTTATAGTTTCTCAATCCAGCATTATTTTCATATCTAACATCTGATTGTGTTGATGAAGTAAATGTTAAACCGCTTATATAATTTCCTTCCCCATAAAATGCGTTTCCTGTTGCATAATGGAATTCTGGTTTAACTGTATTGTCGATATAATTAACTCCAGTTTGTCCAGTCAAAACATTAAAAAGAGTATTTTGAATTGCATAATGATTTGTTGTACCTGTTGGATTTAAATAAATAGAATTTGTGCAATTATTTATTGTCAATTCTGACATTAAAATAGAGCCACCGTGAACCCAAACTCCGTTTACACAATTTTCAATTATAGAATCAAAAAACCAAAATTCAGAATTTGCGTCAAGTTCTATTGCTTTGAAAAATCCATTAAAATAACATTGATGAATTTCTCCGTATAAATTATCTGTTCCACAATCTAAACAACATTGATCATCAATAGAAGAAAGTCCACTTAAACCATAAAAAGACATTCCTTTGAAGTCAGCTTTTGTTTTTATATCAAAAAATGGAGTGGCTGACATTGCGGTTGTGGCACTTAAAACTGTTCCTTCTGTTCCAAAACTTTCAAGCATTAATGGATATGCACAATCTATTGTAATTTTTTCTGAAATGTTGTATGTGCCAGGATTTATTCTTATTCTTTTTGGACCATCTGCATAGTTGTTGCAATAATCAATACAATCTTTAATTGAAGTGAATAGTTGTGTACCACCAATTGATACATCAATTGTTTCGTGAACAACCCTTTCGTTCATTTTTAATCTGTATAAGTATGATGTAGCTCCGCTGCTTCCATATTTATGTGCTATTAAATCCGCTCTATCATTTGAATTTCTTAGGCAGAAGTTCGGATCTCTTGATATTATTTGATTAGATGTAGTTCTAATAACAATTTCATTTCCAGATTGCACCAATCTTGGCTTAACAAAAGTCATTATTTTACCAGAATTCAAAGAACTTGCATCTGGAATAGTTATATTCATGTTTCCACCAGTATCATCAATGTGATATATGGTATTATATTGAGAAACCGTCCAAGTACCAGCGGACACATATGTACAACCATTTGTTCCAGTTGATGTACCAGATGTTCCGCTAAATGTAAGATAACACAGGTTGTATGGTTGTGATAAATAGCTCATATTCTAAATATTTTTCATTGTTATTTACAATAACTAGCTTGAAAAAATAATTAGAAAGAGTGAAATACAGTGTAAAGAGGATGTTAAATTACAACAAAAGGAGAATTTTTATTGCATTTAATTTTTTCTATTCTATCGACAAAATCATCATACCACTTTTTGTCACCTTCGCATAAAGGACATTTTGTAAAACTTTGATCAAGATAATAAATTCCACAAATATCGCATATATTCATTTTGTTTTTAGGATCTTTAAGATCACGAACACATGGTGATACTTGGGAATACAAATCAACAATTTCTTTTTCCGCCTGTTTAATAGTTAAAGTTTCTTCTTTAACTTTTTTTAATATTTTTGTTAAATATGTTTGTTCATTATTTTCACCAACAATTTCAACTTCTTTTTTTCTTTTTTTTACACCAGAAAAACACTCAGGATGTTCAGAGTAAAAATAATAGAAACTATCAAAAGCTTTAAGATCTTTTTTCTTTTTCCTCATTTTAATAAATTTAAGATTCGCCCAACAATTCCTTTAATTTTCTTTCTAACAACAAAGCACGTCTTCCTTGGCGCTAAGCTATATTTATTAAAATATCTTTTGGATAATATTTTTCTGCATGTTCTTTCCATCCATCACCAAATGTTGCCGTGACAAAAGGCTGTTCAACCACTTCGTCTATCTTCTTTAAAATTTCTTCTGATTTTTTCATAATTTATTTTGTTTTTCTTGTGAATCTTCTTCTTTTTCATCCAAGTTACTATTACCACAAACTGGGCAGTAGCAGTCTCCATAATCGCCTGTATCTGCAATCTGTCCTCCACCATCAAGAAGTTCAGAACTTCCCCACCAGCCGCATTTTTTACACTCTGCTGTATAGAATTGTCCTCCTGGTGGACAGAATTTAAAGCTGAGGGGTGCTATTTTCAAGTTTTTAACCAATCTGTCGAGACAATCAATTTTATTAACAATTTCCCAATTAAACTTGTATTCTATTTTTTGGTTAATAGCACTCAGAATCTCTTTAATTTCATTAACTTGTTTAATATCGTCTTCTGTAATCATAATTTTTTTATTATTCATTCTGAAGTTTAAGATTAAGCATTTCGCCTATTTTTTTCATGTGTTCATTCAGTGATACGCCTTTTAATCCAGTTCTTTCTTCAAACCAATCTCTCATTCGTTTGTTTTGTTCGCTGGAACGTTCTTCTTCAACTTCTTTTTTGCACTGATTTAATTCATCCCAGTGAACAAAAACTTTTCTTAAATCTTTTTTAAGATTTTCAATGATAAATTCAAGTAATTCTTCTTCTGATGGATGTTCTTCAGCTGGAATGTTTAAAAGTTGATTTTGAATATATCTTAGCTCATCAATAAAAGCCCCTTCTTTAATCTTACTAAGCGATTTTTTCCAGCGTTTCTCTTTTATTAATTGAATTGCCCAATTTAGATAATCATTCCATTTTTCGTCAGTAAATGACCAAACAAGTTCAATATATAAACCAGACATAATATCTCTAACGCCAAATTGTGCATTTCCAAATTCTTCCATTCCAGCTTCTACAAGTTGGGTTAACCTTTTTTTGGTTCTTTCTCTTAATTCGGGCTTACCGTATTCGTAGTAATCTTTGTCATTAATGTCTATTGCTTTCATAAAATTTGTTTAAAATTAAAAAATAAAACATCCAGTTAAAAATCCAAAAAGAAAAGCCAACAGCCATGCTATCTCCCATTCATACCAACTGTAGTGATACTTTTTTCCAGTTTCATTGTTTATTACTGTAAATTTTTTCATAATTGTTTCATAATTATTTCACTTTCCATACCACATATAAGCTGGTTTTACTGCCAGGACATTCCAGTCACCATCTACGTGTCCCCAGTCTTCTGTATAAGCTCTCCAACCAAGCTCATTGCTTCCATCGTGATCAGCATCGATATCCCATCCTTGCAGTGTTGTAGTTTTTGCTTCATCACCTTTTAGCCATTCGAAAACTAATTCGGCTACTGTTTCTGCTTTAAGGGGTACTGGGAATTTTTGTATATCTTTTTTGGAAGTAGAATCATATTGATAAAGACAAATTCCTTTTTCTTTTTTAAATTTCCAGCCTTCGACTGTGTTATTTTCCAATGCTAAGCTGAGAGTTTTTTTTAATCTTTCTAAGCCAACTCCGTTGACATTAAAAATTGCGTTGTCTGAATTCCACATTGTAATAAGTTTTAAATTTTTTTGAATATATGATAAATCTTTTCGCTTTTGTCTATCTTGTATGTAGTGTTTCTATGTTCAATATCAACAGTGTCCAAATAGCAAACACAATTATGAAAATTGTTGGCATCAGTTTGATTCCATCTGGTATATTTATCATGTGTTCTTTGAAAATATGTAATTAAGAAAGCTTCTATATAACCATAGTGTGAAAGTCTAGAATTACTTGTATAGAAAGCAATTTTGTGGCCATTAATAATAGCAAAGAAAAAACTTATATACACAGGCAACACTTCTTTTGTGGTTTTTGTAATTTTTTTTGTTCCCATACAACTTTGTACACTTATCTCTAAGTTTACTATGTTATATAATTTTCCACAATTAATATCTTCCCATTTATATCTATCATGGTTATCTCTCCACAATTGATGTCTTTCTTCATCTGAAGCTTCTACGATCCATTCAACATCTTCCATAAAAGGATAGTTAAGAGCCAAGTGAAGTTTGTTTGTGTTGTTTAAACCTGTGTCCATATTGATTTTTATTTAATAAAATTTTTAATTTTCAGTTCTGGGAATTTAGAAGTGACACCATGATAAAATTTGCATCCAGTACAATTTCCAATTCCATAATGTAATGGAGTTACACAACTTACGCAACTTCCATGGAAAATAAAATGAATTTTTTCTGATGGATGTTGTTTTGCATATTCAATCTCATTTAATTTTCCTTTTTCTTCAAATTCAGAATATTCTTTATATTCTTTACTTGTTTTAAAAACTTTAATAATCCCCATGTTTATAAATTTTTAACAAGAGCAATTCTTCTTTGAACTTTTTCGTAATGTTCCAAAAATTCTTCTTTAGTTATTTCGTCCCATTTTTCTGCATCTTCTGCCCATCTTTTTGGATTAAAATGAGAATGATATTCTAAACCAAACCACGAATCTTCTTTGTCTTGCCAGTAGTTAATAAGCAAAGACATTGTATCACAACTTTCGTTGTCTATTCCATAAACAAATAAACATCTTATACACTTATCGTGAAATTTGTTTATTTCCTTGAAGCATTTTCCAAAATATTTTTTTGATTCTTCCAATCTTTCTTCATGATCAATTTCATCAAGTAGTTTGCGAACTTCTTTTTGCTTATCTCGCAAATCAATTAATTGATCTACTAATTCTTCTTTTTTTGTTTTCATTTATATTCAATGTTAAATTTTATTTTCATGAAGGCATCCTATACAAATAAAGAATTTTATTTCAGTAGGAGGTTGCAAAGCTCTTATTCCTGTGGCGCTTAAATCATATTCAGATCTTATGTCTGTTTCTTCAACTAATAAAACTGCCCCGCAATGTTTACATATAATTTCTTTTGGAAATTCTTTTTTTTTATTTCCTTCTTTTATAATTTTCATGTTAAATTATTTTTTTATTAAATGAAACTATTTTCCCAATCTATTTCGTCAGAAGATATGTTGTTATTTGTCATGATCGGCCTGGATACTTTATAGTGATATTGAACCGTTCAATAAAATCTATGAAAACTTATGTTTCTTAAATTTTATTTTCTATAGATTAACTCTATATGGGTGAACGGCAACACCCTCTATTCCCTCCGCAAACGCATTGGGAAATACTTTTCTCATTATGTTATAACTACCATTAACA